CATTTGTTGATAAGTTAGTTCGAGAATAAAATGATATGTGATTACTTTGACCATTCAATGCGTTTGCGTTTAAAAATGTGTTAGCAGTTCCATTAACTCCATTTGGAAGGCATCCGTTTGCACTATGAGTTATTGTTCCTGAAAAAGATAACCTAAACGCTATATCTAAATCTCTGGGATCTTTTAAATTAAACTTATGTGTTGTTGCAGTTCCACCAACAAATGGATAGATGGCTTTCATTTTAGTCCATAAATTATTAGACTTTAATCCCACAACCAATGCATTTATTGCACTTTGTTGTGTCGATCCTGTGATACCAGCAGCAGTTATAAATGCTTGTGCATCACTATCACCTGATTGATTATATGGATTTATTATAAACATTGTTTTATTTATTACATCCAGTAAAGGATTTATGTGTTTTTTTCCCATCCTTCATCTAAATTTGGTTCTTGTTCTAATTCAATTTGTGATTTCAAATTAGTACTATGTTGATTATTTTGAATTATTTTATTAGTTCGATTAACATAATCTAACATTATATTTTCTTCATCTTCAGTTAGATCAATATTATTTAGCTGTTTTTGAATTAAACCTTGTGCAATAAAAAATAAATCTTCATTTCTCCACGAATAGTTGGCTAATCTACATGCATTGTCAACAGATTGAAAAATATCAATATTTGATCGTTTAATGTATTGATGTTCAATTAACCATTTTTTAAATTGTGTATATATTGGATGGGGTTCATTCGTTGGTGTTTCATCCTTTTCATAATCATAATATCTTTGATCATAATCAATTATCGAATATGGCTCATATGTTATAAAATATGTATAACCAGAACCATAATCTTTTGGATTGTTTTCATCGATTTCGATGTTATGGGAGATAATATCTCCCGTAAGAATATTTATTAATTTTCCTATAATCATCTTATTTATACGTTTTCATCATAATCATTAAGATCCCATCCATTGTCTAAATCGGGATTATTATTTCCTTCAATTAAAATATATTTGTCATCTTTTGCTTTGTCATTTTCTCGTATATGATTTGCAATATGTCTAAAGATTCTAATTTGTTTTTTCTTTTTATTATTTAATGGACTGTTAGTTTCAGTATATCCTATATAATCTAACAAACTATCAAGAGCCAGATAAATAGTTTTATTTCTTTTTGAAACAGGAATATTAGTTTCAATACTATTAGATTCGGCCACATCAACTGCTGCTTTTTGTTCAGTAGTTGACTTATTTTCTGTTGTATATGTTACTAACCATTGTTTGACTGTTGGAAAATCTGGATGTGGTTCATCTACATAACTTCCATTACCATTTAAACCATTAACGATTACATTAATTAATCTCTCATCAACCAATGGTCTTTCATATGGTTCATAATTACAAACAATTTCCAATGAAGGATCTAATGATTGTAAAATACTTGCCAACCACACTTCTTGATCTTCAAGAGTATCTAAATTCCAATTCAAAACATTTTTTGTTGATTTTTCTAATAAAATAAATTGTGCCATTTTTTTTTATTGTTTTTAGTTTAAAGTTATTTTTTTAAGGTCTTGGTGGATAATTGTAAAAATCAGGAAAATATTTAATAGGATCTTCTAAATATAATTTTTCTTTCTCATTTCTTAATTCTCTACATTTCATCAACCAAGCACTCAATTCTTTTATATAATTTATTCTTTCTTCTGTTGCTTCAAATAAAAATTCTTGAAGGTGTTTGTTTCTTTCCCAAATAGGATATTCTCTGTCAACATAAATACCCAACTCATCGTTTAATTTTTGAATAACCTCATCTTTATTTTTCTCAACAAGATAATGTTTTCTATTACAGATTTTTAAATGTTTATATTTTTGATGTGTTTCATTTATTAATTCATCAGCATATTGAATATAGTATTGTTCGGTGTTTGGGTTTTTAACCAGTTGTTCATTAATGAAATAAATTTCAATATTTGGATCAAGCCCTTCAATGGGTTCAGATATATCAACCCTAGGATAATGATCTTCTTTTATTTCTTTAGTTTGTTTATTGTAAATAATTACATTCATATTAAGTTCTCCTCATCATTAAATGTATAGTTAAACCCTTTCCCTTTGTAGTGATTCCTACTTGTGTTATTCTGGTATTTAATTTAACACCTTTTAACCAGTTAATAACAGACAATGTTGGTTGATTGGTTGCTGTTAAACTACTATATTCGCCAGATTCTATATTTATTTTATTTACACCAAATGCTGTTACTCCTGAATAATAAATATCTGCTATAAATGTTGAACCCGAACAAACAGTATCTAATGCTCCGAACACGCCCAATAATGTGCAATTAAAAGGAACTGGAAAACTAGCGGCATTGTTATTTATAGCTAGGTCTGTTGTAATATCGCTTGCAGTATATGATATAAATTCATAAACACCAGTTCCACCAGTCCAACCATTAATTATCGCTTTGTTATAATAATTTGCTGGTAGAGTAGTTCCAGTAAATGTGGTAAATGTGATTGTGTTTAATTTATTATCAGTAACTCCAGAAATGTAAACTATTTTGTTGTTAGTTTTACCACTATAACTATTTATTTGAGATTTATCATAATAATTATTAGGTAAAGTAGTTCCAGTAAAAGAATTAAAATCATTAATTAAATAATATTGATTGTGATTGTGTGCATTTTCAAAATCACTTAATGTATTACCACTTAACCAACTTGGCTTTCCTTGAATTGATGACCAAATGGGTGATTGATTTAATTTAATTGGAACTGATATATATGCATTATTTGTTGATTGACCATATGTCCAAGTTACTGTTCTATTTGCAGTTGTTACAACATATACCTTAACAACTAATCTATCTGTTAAACTTAATCCAGTAAATGCGTCATGCGTTTCTTCTATTTGGTATTCAGTTACACCTGTTGTGGTAATCGGTTTTAGCCCACTTTGGAAAAGTAATGTTTCTATGTTACCAACTCTTTTATAAAAATCAAATCGCATATTTGAACTATCCCCAATATTTGTTTGAGCATGAAAATGAATAATCCAAACACCACTTGTTATTCCAGTTACACCTAAACCTTCACTTGGAGTTATATATGTATCAACTAATTGTGTACCGTTTACCGTAACAGTTTCAGTTGCACCAGTTAAAGATAGAACTGTTGGACTTAGTTGTTCATAACCTAATACATCAGAAAATTCGTGTTGAAAAATATAAATTCTATCACTTGATTGAATTGCAGCCAAGTTATTAATTTGAGTCTGAAGATATGATAAATCGGTTGGTAAATTAGTTACTTGATTTTCATTAATACTAATACTAGACATTGGATAGTGAATAGCTAGATTAGAAGTATGTCCTGTGAAACTATTATAATTATTAACCGTTACACCTGAAATATAATCAATCTTACTTAGTGTTTCACCAGTAAAAGTATTAAAATTACTAACTAAATTATATTGTGAATGACTATGATTATTTTCGAAATCATTTAAAGTAGTGCCACTTAACCAGCTTGGTTTATTATTTATATCATTCCAATTACTAGTCCCACCACTAGGAGAATAAATTATTATTGTGTTAAAACTAGTTCCAGTTATTGATTTTATTTTTGTAGCACCTGATTCTATAAAGTTATATATTTTACCAGTGTTGCCAGTTACTCCAGAAAATAATGAATCAACTTGTGTTTTATTATAATAATTAGTAGGTAAAGTAGTTCCAGTAAAATAATTAAACGTACTTGCACTTAATAGAGGTATTATTGCGTTATATACTGCTAATGTGCTTGTATATCCAGTAATGTTTGGATTTTGTAAATTATTTTTCTTATTTGCAACATTTTCTGCAATATATGGAGGTCTGATAACTGGTGTTTGAGGATTATAATCTTCTATGATCACCATGTCTTTTTTTCCATCAAAAGTTCCTAGACCATTGTTTGTAATTTCAATATATTCTAAAACATTGCTCATTATTAATAATTTTTAACACTATTATCTTGTAAACTATTTGTTGTAATGTTTGTAATAAATATTTTATCAAAAACATTATCAATATCCAAAGGATCTGCCCATTGAAATAAAATTTCAGCAAACAATATTTCATTTGGATGTTGTGATGTTATTTCATCTGGAATTATAAAATCATATGTGGTGTCATTAATCCAAATTAATTGTAACCAGCCACTTTCTATGTTTTTCTTGAATTTAACTAATTCAACAGTTGGGTTAACTCTACTTTTAACTACTACTTTTATATCAATCATTTGATATAAATCTCTATAAGTACCGTCTGCATTTCTGTATCTGATTGATTTTCTAATGTCAGATCCAGATGTCCATTGTGGAAGTTGTGGATAGTTTTGATTTGACGAAATTATTCTACCACCTTTTGATATTTGTAGATTATACGCTGAATTATTTCTTGTTTCGATAATTGCATTATGCAATACTTCATCAGGATTTAACGCAATATTGTAAACTCTTAATTTTTGTATATTTCCAATATAAGATGAATTAAAATATTTTTCAACAAATAAATTATCTTTTCTTTCATCTTGTTTTATAATATCAGCACCTTTATATGTAAAATTTGTAATAAATAAAGGTCTATTTAAATTAAAAACATTTGTTGTTTCTATTAGAATACCAATATAAATTAAATTTTTACCTGAATTTTCAGTTGTTCTAAATTTTAATTTAATAGGTTTCCAACTATTTTCACCAGTTACAATGCTATTAAATGAAGTTTCCTGAAGACTTGGTGGATTCGAATATTTATCATATCCATATACATAATCCATCTCATCAGTTACTTTCACACCACTAACACCATAATACATTACGCCATTTCTAATATATTGATATTCTTGTCTATCTGGAAATGGATATAATTGTTGATTAGTTGGTGTTGAATTATTGTTAAATAACAATGGTATTTCATAATCTATTTCATCAATAACACTAATGTCTGATGTTCCATATGTTAATAAAGATATTTTATTTTGAATACGATTACCATTTTCATCAACCGTTTTAAAAAATCTATCATTAAATAAGGATAACTCAACTTCATAATCTCTATTTGATAATACAGTAATTGGAGTATTGCATTTAATAAAATATGTTAGAGCGCTTGTACCACCAGTATATTCAACACGCATAACAGTCATTGGATACTCGATTGATGAATCACAAATATCTCCAATTCTAAAAGTTGAGGTATCAGCACTTAACAATAAACCAGATAATGCAATATTACTTAAATCAATTTCACAATCATTTGGAATTGGATTGTTTTCAACAACAAAATTTGTGTTAATATATTCTGTATCGCCACTATTATATAAAACATATTCATTGATGTCATAATGCCAAGAATGTTTTAATCCAAAAGATCCCCCACCCCATGTAATATTATAAGGAACTCCAATCTGTTTTTCCTTATCGTTTTTTAAACCAATAAAATAAAATTCATCAAAATCATTAATTTTCCAAAATTTTCTACCATTAACATAAAAAGTTAAATCACCCTTTCTTCTTAAATAACATTTATAACTACTAATATCGTATTTCTCAATAATATCATAAGGTTTGTAAACAATATCGATTATTGTCCATCCAATTCTATTTATCTGATTTGGTGATTCATTTTCAATTAAATTACCATTATTGTTAACATATTTATATTTTAATCTTTTGTCGGAAGTAATTTCAAATGAAATTATATTGTTATTAATATTTCCAGACTGTTCAGGCGATATATCATCAATAACAACATCCGAATATTCTGGACGTTTAAATGCATTTAATTTTGTTGTACTTTCAATATTAGAATTTAAATAATTATTTTCAGAAGTTGTAATTCCACTAAATTCATATTGATAACCAGTTTCATTACCAACTATTTTAACTCTATTTGTTTCAACAATCCCACATTCGCCACTAAAGAATAAATTATACTTATCTTCAGATCTTGTTCCCATATGATAAAAAATACCTTCTGTTTGTGGAAGAATTTCAATTATTGTTTCAATTGTAATTCCTTTATTATATCGTGGAGGAAGTAATTGATAATCATAATCTTCTAACTTAAAAAATCCTTGTAAATATCCACCATCTAATGAAAAATAATAACCAACTGAGCTTCCAGTTATTGGAGTTATTGTATAACCACTGTAATATGTCCCTCCACTTTCATTGTTATAACCAACTCTATATAAATTAAGTTTATTATCATTTTGTGTTAGTGTTAAACTATTTATCATATCATTGGTTCTACCATTATCAAAAGCAGTTAAACCAAAATCAAATAATTCTAAATCACTTGAAATTGCATCATTCCATTTTGTTAAACTAACCAAAGTTAAACCTGTATTAAGATTCCATGATTTTAATTGGGTTATATCAATATGAATTGCAAGATTATCTGTTATGATTGTATTAAGGCAATTTAAATTCATCAAAATATTTTTAATTATAAATACTTAATTATTTTAATAACATTTAAGTATTTATGTTAAAATTTAATCACAAGAAAAATAATTCATTACATTTTTATGAAAAAAAATATAGATACTAAAACCAAATTATTCGAAAACATGAAGAAATTAAATTCGAATTTTGAAATAAAAGAAGTTATTAATGAAGAATTTGGTTTAGAAACAGAAGCAAATGTTTTTGCAGGAGTTAATTATAAAATGAAGGTTGATAAAATAAAAGCATTTTTAGATAATTTATTAACAACTAAAGAATATGACGGAATTGATTCATTATTTCAATTAACTGTTGGTAGGGGAAAGAAATTTAAATTCACTACTGTCAATGAAAATTTAGAAAACAATAAGAAATAACTTTTTTATGGAACAAAATAATCCACGTTTTTCTACAAATAAATTCTGGAAAGAAAATAATATTTCTGAATTAATTAAAGAAATTGTTGAACCAGACAATGTTGATGTTTCGTCTTTGAGATTTAATGAAACATTGTCTCCATTAATTTGGGAAAACGATGAAAAATTAAAAACAGATGTTAGAAAAGCTTTGTTGTTAAATGCAAAACGTTTTATTGAATTTTCAGGATTGGAAAGTTTAAAATTTAATGACATTGTATTAACTGGAAGTTTGGCAAACTATAACTATAATGAAAATTCTGATTTAGATGTCCATATTTTAATTGATTTTACTCAAATTTCAGATAATGTTGAATTTGTTGGGGATTATTTAAAAATGAAAAAACAACTTTGGAGCGATTTATTACCAATTCAAGTAAAAGGTCATGATGTTGAATTGTATTTTCAAGATATTAACGAACCACACCATTCAACAGGGGTTTACTCGCTAATGAAAGATGAATGGGTTAGAAAACCAATAAAACAACTTGTCAATATTGACATTGCAGATATTCAATTAAAAGCATCCAATATCATGAACAAAATTGATGATTTGGAAACCAATAAAAATAAAAAGGATTTTTTAGAGAAACATAAGGCACTTAAAGATAAAATAAAGAAATATCGTCAATCTGGTTTAGATGAAGTTGGAGAATATTCTATTGAAAATTTAGTGTTTAAAATTTTAAGAAATACTGGTTATTTGAAGAAAATGATTGATCTTAAAAATGATTATTTGAGTAAAGAACTTAATCTAAGAGAAAATTTGAAATAACATGAAGAAAATTTTTATTGTAAAAAAAGAACAGTTAGAAAGTTATATTGATGATAAAAAGTCAAATAATACTTTTTATGAGATTATTGAAAAACTTCATAATAATAAAAAATTTTTAAATGAAAATGTTTCAATAGAAAATGCAAATCAATCGATTATTAATACTTATAAAAGAAAAGGTTTAATTACACCAAAAATTTATGAAATGTTGATTAAACATAAGGTGATGAACGAAAAATATGAAATAATTTAAAATTTACATTTTTTTACTAGATTTCAACTATTTATAAAAAAAAGTTTAAATAAAGAATAATAAAAATATTAATATATTTAATAATGAAAAAAAATATAACAGAAGAGGCTTATTATGAAAGATTAAGAAATTTAGCCGATACTAAAAAAATATCAAAAACTGATAAATTAGTTAATAATCTTGGAACATTAGTTGATTATAAAAGTGCTTCGGATGGTATTAACTATGGAATTATTAAAGAAAACCACAACTACTATATTAAAGTAGGGGGTAAAAAAACCAACCCAGACGTTTCTGATTTTGCATATATTGGTGGGTTAAGTAACATTACAGATTTCCAATACAAATCTTTAGCAGAAGCTGAGAAACAAAGAAATATGATTTTTCAAACAATTTCAGATGGAATATCACATACTTCAAATAAAAAGAAATTGAATGAAAATAATGCAAAAGAAGAAATTGAAGCATCTAGTGAAAAGGTTGATGATTTAGATGCTGCTACTGATGCTGCTGAAGTTGCGCCTGAAACAGAAGAAATTCCTGAACCTGAAATTCCAACAGATGAAGTTCCAAGTGAAGAAATGCCAAGTGATGATGGTGCTGTAGAAGCTGGTGATGAAGCAATGCCAGAAATACCTGTTGATGGTACAGAAAATCCAGAAGCACCTGCTGATGGTATGGAAAATGATGAAACTGGTGAAGATGTTAGTGGTGGTGATTTGGAAATTAAAGAAATTGAAAAATCTGTTGGAAAATTAACCAATAAAATTAGAAATAATGAACTAACCCCAGAACAAACAAAATCATTTCTTAATTCGTTAATTGCATCATTTAAAGATAAATTACCTGAATTGGAACTTGATGACAGGAAAAAAGCAGCAAATAAAATATTAAAAGTTGAAGATGAAAACGAACCAGAAGATGTAGATACTGAAAATCCAGAAGAAATGGAAGAAAGTGAAATGTGTTCTGAATGTGGTGGTTTTGCTAAGTATGCAGAATCAAGAGGCTATACCAAAGAATCTATTATGGAATGTGATAATGAAGAAATGACCAATTTAGTTAGTGGTTATGCAAATGCACATAATGATGGAATGAACGATGGTAATTTTGATGCTGTTGCTCTTTTTGTTAATCCAGAAGTTGTAGATTCCCTAAAAAATGATTACGGTCATGAAGAATATGCTGAAAAATTAACACCACATATTGATTCATTGAACGAAACTACTGATGAAGATAAGCAACAAAAAATTGATGAACTTTGGGGTGGATTAAGTCAATTAGGAAAAAAAGCTGGTGAAGTAATTGGTAACACTGCAAAAAAAATTGGACAAAATGTTGCTCAGAAAGCAAGCGATGTTAAACAAGCCATTGGACAAAAAGTTGGTGATGTTAAACAAGCAGTAGGTCAGAAAGTAGATCAGGCAAAACAAGCTGTTGGAAAAACTGTTCAAAATGTTAAACAAGCATATTATACTGGTGAAAAAAATGCAGCAGTTAAGAAAGCAGAAGAACTTGCAATTAACTTAGGAAATCAATTAAAAGTAATTAATGCAAATGCTGTTAAAGCAGGTCAAGAACCAATTAATATTAATAGTGTTCTAACAACATTAAAAAATCAATTAGGTTTAAGTGGAAAAGCAGATCTTTCAAAATTAAAAACCGCAGAAAATGTTGAATTAGCTTCTGATTCTGATAATTTAGGTATTGTTGCAGAAGGAAAAGTTAATGAAATTTCTCCTGAATTAGTAAACAAAGCAAAAAAAGTAGCAGTTAGCAAATTTTATAATGAAAAAGATCCACAAAAAAAGGAAAAACCATCTGCTGGATTATCAAAAGAAAAGAAAAGCGAAGTAGTAAAAAAAGCAAAGGCTGGTGAAGATATTGGTAAAAAGGGTAAAGACTTCGGAAAATTAGCCAAATCAGCAGCAAAAGAATATGGTAGTAAAGAAAAGGGTGAAAAGGTCGCTGCTGCCGCAATGTGGAAAAATGTTAAAAGAGAAAGTGTTGAAACTGAAAAAAAACAAATTAATGAAACCGAATCCAAAATAAGAAAATATGTTCGTAGACGTCTTGAAGAAAAAATGGGAAAAAGAAAAGCTTCTTTAAATGAAAACAAAAAATCGGAAACTTTAAAGAAATTAGACAAGTGGATTGACGAACAATATGAAATTCTTAAATCAAAATCTAAAAAATAATAAAAAACGTTAATACTAAACAACTAAAAACCTGATGAATAGTCAGGTTTTTTTATTTTTAACAATTATTAACATAAAAAAATGTATTTAATGATAACAATTTCATAAATTTTTCGTATAATATAGAAAAAAGATACTATGATACAAAGACTATTTGATGACTATAAATTTACTAGAACCTATATCGGAGGTTCAAAAGCAAAAGAAAACAAACTTTTAAAAGAAGTCGATAAAAATGAAGATTGGATCAGATACAAATCTTTAGCAACAGAATTCTTTGATGATAGTTTAAATGTTATCCTATCTTGGAAAATTATCACAAAAACAATCTCTCAAATTATTGGTGTTATTTCAATAATTTCATTATTTGCTTTTATATTAACAAATGGTTTAAACTCCAAATATACAGCAATATTTGGAATAGTAACTGCATTAATATTTTTTATCGTTTCAAAAGTTTTAGAAAAAAAACTAAGAAAATGGCATTTTAGTTATGACCTAATCTTAGGTTTTATTCTAAACAAAATCGAAGAAACCACTAAAATAAAATTATCTAAAAATAATTAATAATGCATTTTTTCTTTTTAGTTTTTTCATATTTTTAAGCCACATATTGTGGCTTTTTTTGTTTTTATAAGTATTTATAAAAAATTATAAAAATGGAAAATAATGACGACAATTTAAAACTGATCTACATTTATAAAAATGGTCATAACATTAAAGGAGAATCAATGTATGAATTTATTTTTTCGAAAGATCCTTCAAATATTGATGCCGAAGAATGGGGTTGGAATCTATCTCCTGCTTGTGATAATGCTGAACCTCCTAGTGAGAATTATATTGATGCCACAATTACATTAAGAACAAAACAATTTAACTTATTTTGTTTACATGAATCAGTAAATCACGAATATATTCATGGTTATCATACAATACACGCATTGGCATATGAATCTGAAAATATTGATGAAGATGGATATGAATCTTACGAAAATATGTTTGATGATAACTTTGACATGCCTTTACTTGTTTTTCATTATGGAACTAGCCTAAAACAAATAAAAGATCTTTTAAATCCCAGAAACGTTATTTTTAAAAATAATGAATTTGTGGATATTAGTTCAATAAAATTATAAAGCATATAGTATTTATATTTGCAGATCTTACCAAATTCGGATGATTCTGTTTCGAAGCTTGATAGAACCAGATTTCTACCAAGCTTTGCGTTTTTTAGAATGATAGTATTTATAAAAAAATATAAAATATTATCATTATATGACAAAGAAAAAAACTCCAACAACCAACACCAACTCACCTAAAAAAAAGGTAGTAAAGAAAAAAACCGAATCAGAAGTTCTTGATCATGTACCAGTTGTACCATACAATTTTAAACTTGAACATGAAAAAGAAGAAGCTAGAATAAAAGCTTTTGAATTAAGAAAAAAAGGAAGAAACTTAGAACCTATAATCGTTACAGAGGAAGGTTTAACAAAAAAAGCATCTGAATTAAGTTTTGTCGAATGCCAACACGAAATAATCCGTTGTGCAACAGATCCTATTTATTTTATTGAGACATATTTAACTATCTTCGATCAAACTCAAGGTGATGGTGGTATGATCGTACCTTTTAAATTATTCGATTTTCAAAAAAAATTGATTCATACATACCTAAACAATAGATTTATTGTAGCAAATAAGTATAGACAAGCTGGTATATCAAAAACCACTGAAGCATACGTTGCATGGTATTTAATGTTTAATATGAACAGAACAGTTGCAATTATTGCCAACAAATTGGAAACTGCAAAGGATGAAATAATGAACGATATCATCGGTTTCATCGAAAATTGTCCAGAATGGTTAAGACCAAAAACTGGTAAGGAAAGCGAAAACAATTTGAAAGATACTCAAAAAATGAAAAGATATGATAATGGTTCAACCATTAGTGCATTTTCAGCAACAGGAATTCGTGGACCCGTGCCAACTTTAGTGTTTTGGGATGAAGTAGCATTTACACAAGACAATGACAAATTTTGGCTTGCTACATATCCATCATTGCAGACTGGTGGTGGTGCTATTATGGTTTCATGTGTAACAAAAGATACTTTTACATATACAGATAAAGGAATTAAACAAATAAAAGACTTTATTCCAAATGAAGATTTGGGTGGTCATATTATTGATGAATACAATGTTCTTGGAATAAATAAACTAAGAAAAGGAAATATATTTTTCAATAATGGGTTTGTTGATACTTTGAAAGTAAAAACTACATATTCTGAATTAGAATCAAGTTTAAATCATAAATATTGGGCATATAAAATTAAAGAAAATAAATATGGAATTTATAAAGCATCTGAACTTGAAGTTGGAGATTATGTTTCAATTCAATATGGTATGGAAATTTGGAATAATAATAATGATTGTTCCGATTTTAAACCAACAGAATCAATTAATATAAAAAATAGATTTAAACCTACAGAAATAACTCCAAATCTAGCATATTTAATTGGACTATATATTAGTGAAGGTTATGCTTTTGATAATATTAGAAATGATTTTGTTCATACAACCCAATTTACTTTGACTTGTGGTGATTCTTTATCACATATATTTGATGAAATTGGATTTAAATGTTATTTTGATGGTATCCATTATACAATTAGTTCAAAACAGTTGGGAGAATTTTTTAAATATTTAGGTTTTGATTTAAAGAAAAAAGCCAAAGAGAAAATTATACCTTCAAGACTTCTTGAAATGAGTAGAGAAAATATTGTTGCTATGTTACAAGGTATTATGGATGGTGATGGGTATGCTTCATATGATGCTAAAAGAAATAAAATAAAAGTAGGTATTGGTTTATCATCAAAAGAATTAGTTCAACAAATTAGAATGATTTGGGGAAATTTTGGAATATTAACCGACTATCAAGAAGTTCTAGTAAAACCAACAAAAAAAGTAAAAGTTTTTTCGAATTCATATAGAATTGTCGCAACTGGAGAATTTGCTGAAAAATATTTTTCTGAAATTGGATTTAGATTTGAAAGAAAACAAGAAAAAATTCAACTATATGACAAATCTAAAAACAAACATGCTGGAACTTTTGACAACATTCCTAATGGATGTAATTATTTGTATGAGATATATCAAAAAATAAAAACATATGGCGAATTAACAGAATTACATGAAAATGACATAAAAATTAGACATCAAGTACAACATTTTCCTCAATTAATTAATTCTCCATCAAGTAGAAAGGTGTTGTTGAGATTTATTGATTTCGAAAAGGGACTTTTAACTAAAAAATATCTTGAATCACTATCTCCAATTATTAACGAAAATATAATTTGGACACCAATTAAAGAAATTGAAAAATCAAAAAATTGGACGTATGATTTTTCACTTCCAAATGACATTATTGAAGAAAACGATTTTCATCACTCTGTTGTATACTCCCAAATCATTGGCTACCAAACACCAAACGGTCTAGATTCGACGTTCTACAAGACTTTCAGAGGGGCACGCTCTAAAGAGAACAATTTTGCTGCTGTTGAACTATGGTGGTTTTGCGATCCTAGATATAACAAGGGTTTGGTTTGGTTAAAAAATAAAGGTAAGACAAATCAACTAAAAATTGTTGATGAAAATTGGACTGATGAAGAACGAATAAAATTGATGGATGATGGTTGGGAGGCGTCTAGTCCTTGGTTTGAGGATCAAGTGAAAAATGCTAATGGGGATATGAAGAGGATAGCCCAGGAGATTCAATGTTCGTTTTTGGGTTCTGGTGATAACTTCATAGCTGAAGAATATTTAAAAGACATTGAAGAAAACATGGCTTGTGCACCAATTAGACAAGAATATATAGATTCAAATATGTGGATTTGGGAAGATCCACAAGCAGGTGAGGATTATATAATGGGTGTTGATGTTTCCCCTGGTCATGGAGAAGATTGTTCGACAATTAATATTTTAAAAATTAGTGAGATTGTTGAAGAAAAGGTTATTATAAAAAATGATAAACCAAAAAAAGTTAAAATATCTAAACATAAAATTGAACAGGTTGCAGAATATTATGGAAAGGTATCTCCCCAAATGTTATCAGAAATAGTATATCAATATGGTAAAAGATATAATGACGCATATTGTGTTGTTGACATCACAGGTGGTTATGGTTATTATACGATTGAAAAGTTGATTGAAATTGGTTATGCCAATATTCATTATGCAGATGTTAATCATAAGAAATTAAGGGATCAGTTATCTGGTTATGTTAAACAAGGTCAAAAAACTATGTCTGATGGTTCTGTGGTTAGTATTGATTTAATCCCTGGGTTTTTTATTGGTTCAAATCGTGCTTCTGTTTTACTTGAATTACAGAGAACAATTCACATGAAAGAAATTATTATTAGATCAATGAGATTATTAAATGAATTAAAAACATTTGTAACTGTATCTGGAAGTCGGGTTGCTGATCATAGACGTAGTTTTCATGACGATTCAATTATGGGCTTATCAATTGCCCTATATGTTCTTAATTATGATATTGATAGATTTAAACAAAATAAAAAAAGAAATGAAAAGATGTTGGATGCTTTTTTAACAGCAAACGATATTAAAGAAATTGAAATAAATAACAGAGATAAAAATAATAAAATATTTTCAGAAACTAGTGTTTCTCCGTTAAATCCATATGCTGCAAATTCTTGGTTGTTTAAAGGTTTGAAAAAGAGATAATAAAAATTTACTAAACAATAGAATTTTATAACATGTCCAGAAAAAGTATTAAATCTGGGCATATATCTATTTTTTGTTCAAAAACTGGACAAATGATTTAACTATTCACTTTCATTGGATTTGATTTGTTCTTTTTCTGCGTTAATTTTTGATTCTTCTGGATTATCTAATCCAAGATTTTCGGCAATTCTCATTATTAAATCTCTTTCTTTTACAGTAAATGGTTTTTTAAAACCAGTTTGCTTCGAAGCGATTAATAGCTTATTTAATAAAGTAATAAAGGTATCAATGTCTTCATCTTGTATCTGGAGATTTAATGCTCTAAGTTGTTCGATTTGAATCATTTTGTGTGAATTAGCACTTCATGTTATTTTATATAAATAATTCGAAAAAGATTTTATTTAATTAAAATTTTTTATTAAACATCAAAACGAAAAGTTTCGTCTTTTGGTGGTATTATTTCACCATAAATTGGTTCAGATTTATTCCATTTACCGTCTTTACAGCTAAAAATAATTTTAAAAACTCTAGTTGTTGGAAATATATTTAAATTCCAAGAACCAGCATTATTTTTTATTTGTTTATAAACAAATTCAACAGTATCACCAATCTCATTAGCCTCAATCAATGTTGGATTTAGCCATTCAAGATGAAATAATGTATTTTGAGTATTAGGAATAGTTGATCTGCTATTCAATAATGAATTGAATGAACAAGATGATTGTTCTAATTTGTTTTTTTCCATGTTAAAGATTAATTAAATTACATTATTTTTTAAAATTTTTATTTCAAGTTTTAATTCTTCAATAACTCTATTAAGTTCCATTATTTCATTTTTCCCATTTAACCAATAATTATAAAATTTTCTACATAAAACATTTTCGAATTCCAATTTATTTTTATGAATAAATGGTGCTTGTTTTATTATTTTTAGTTTTGGATATGTTGTTTCACTAAAATAAATTAAACCTGCATATTTAGGAATTTCATCTACTTTAATTAAATCTTTTGGAACGACATAAAAAAACTTATTTGGCCTAAAATTATATAAATGTTCAGTTAGTATCGTTTCTTTAACTTCTGGTTTTTTTGTTTGTTCATTAATTTTCCAAGATCTATGTTCTGTAGTGTATTTACCTTCTGATAGTATTAAATGTTTTGTTATTTTTTTCTTATCATTAAAAAAATCTGCTCGATTAATTTTTACTTCGAATTCATACGAATAACCATTTCTTTTTTGAATAAAAAAATCACTTTCCCAATCAGATTTGAATATAAGGGCATTTGATAGTTTGTAAACTATATTTGATGTGTTGTATGAATTGCATAAAACTTTAATTATAGTATTTTCGTTAATTGTAGCCATTTATATTATAACGCATTAAATTCTCTATTTTATCAAGCGTATCATTAATTTCAAAAATTATTTCATCAAATAAAACATATCGTAATTTTGTTTCATAATTATCTAATATTTTATTTCTAAACAATAAAACCACTAAATTAGTAATTAGTTCATCATTAACGTTATTAATAAGTTTTTCTTCAAAAGATCTTATATTCATTTTTATTTAGTTTATATTTAAATTAATTACATATAATAAATCGTAAGAAACATTCCTTTCAATTCCGTTTAATTCAATATATAGAATATTTGCCAAATCTTCACTAAGTAATTTAGTTTCATAAAAAAAAAGAAAAGTGTTTTTAGTAATTAACTGATCATTGATATTATGTTCAATTCTTCTGCAAAAATTTATTACATTCATTTTCCAAACCATTAAATTAGTAATTAGTTCATCATTAGTGTGATTAATGAGTTTTTCTTCAAAAGATCCAATATTCATTTTATTAACAATGTATTAAATTATTTGGATTTTTTACTACAAAAAAAGTTCTATTGGAAATTGTTTCATTAATATCATTCATCTCCAAATTTATTTCTGCAATCATTTCGCTAAGTTTAAATCCTGTGCTTACATTTATAAATGCAAAACGATAGTTTTTATCTAATTCACTATTATTTATTATTTCATCAGAAATGTTATTTAGTAGATTTTCTCTAAATTTTTTAATATTCATTTTCCAATCTTTTTACTAAATCGAATAATTAATTCACCAACAAGTAGATCGTAATCATCATCTGGCCTAGCAGGAATGAATCTTGATGGAATTTTACCAGTTTTATACATTTCATCAGTAAGATAATCAACCCGCTTTAAAAGTTCTTCATCTGTTAATGTACATAATCTAAAAGTAGAAATAGTATTCATATTGTCATTCTTTAAATATATTTAAAACTTATATTTTTATCACAATTACTATGATAATTTATAGCATCTAATTCATTTTTAATTTCAACAAATAATACACTAAATAACATTCGTTCAAAATCATTTAAATAATAATCATTTCTAATAATGGCAAATTTAATAAAATCATCTTTAACAACATTTGTTAATTTCTCTGCAAAACCATCTACGAACATCATAAAATATAGTTAGAATCCATTGGTGTTAAATGATATAATTCTGCTAATTCTGAACTTAATAGTCGATATATATTCTCATATATATAATATGAATAAATTAAAATATCTGGATCATATTTAATTAACTCATCCCCTAACCCAATAATCAATTTTCTTCTAAATGGATTAGGAACTTTCATATTACTATCAACATAGCCAAAATTAAGATCCATGTTATTCTATCCTTTAATTAAAGTCATTTATTAAATCTTTAAACATCGTCTCTAATTCAAAATATTTCAAATCAAAACCAATTAATCCAATATTTAGATAAATAGTTTCACTATAAGACAAACCACGTTGATAATCTTCAATTAATAGATCTTTAAGATTTTTATTAAGTAAAAATTCAAAAAAACTAATATTCATCTAATTAATATTTTTTACAAATTTACGACAAACACTTAAATAAAAATTTAATAAAAATAAATAAATGTACCACCAATATCTGAACAACTATATATACTACTTAATTCAGCTTTTATCTGAAAATAGAGTTCATCAGCTAAATTTGATTCAAATTCGTCAAAAAAATCACTTCTATCAAGAATAGAGTACACAATAAAACTATCTTTAATTTTAAACGATAAATTATTTACAAAATTTTCAATAAAATTACTAGTTATTAATCTATAAAATTCAATGACGTTCATCTAATCAATATTTTTTACAAATTTACGATAAAAAATCATTCAAACCAAATTATTTAATTGTAAGATAATTTTTTAGTATTTATGATAAAAATTTACATACTTTTCAAGAAATGAGAAGTATTTATATAAAATTATAAAATTTTATAAATAATGGAAAAAAATAGCATTTATCAAACATTAAATAAATTATTGAATTTCGATGGAACAAATTTCCAATCTCAACAAACAATAGTCGATACCCCTAAAAGAGAAAAAATAATTATAAAAGGTGCAAGCCCTGAAGAAATTAAATTAAAAGCTCTTGAATTAGAACAAAAAAGAGAACTTCAAAGAAAATTCTTCAAAACAACTGAGAGAGGTCATCAAAAAGCACTTCAATATGAAGCAGCAAGATTACAAATGTATCTTGATTTCGAAAGTATGGAATATTACCCACTAATCGCAAGTGCTCTGGATCTTTATATGGAAGAAGCAACAACAATTGGATTAAACGGAAAAATGTTAAATGTCTATTCAAATAAAGATAGAATCAAATATCTTTTAGAAGAATTATTTTATGATATTATAAATGTTAATGTTAACCTACCGTTTTGGACGAGGAATTTGTGTAAATATGGAAATAATTTCAATTTATTATATGGTGAAAGAAAAAAAGGGATCTCATATGTTAAACAACTTGTTAACTATGAAATAGAAAGAATTGATAAAATCGTTGATGGAAAACCCACTGTTAAATTTAAAGATAGAACAACTGGTGATGAATTTAATCCATTCGAAATCGCACACTTCCGACTGTTAGGAGATGATAGAGCGATTCCATACGGAAGTTGCTTAGAATCAAATAGTTATATAAAAACTATTGATGGTGTAAAAAAAATAAAAGATATTAATAAAAATGATATTGTAATTTCATTTGATTTAAAAACTCAAAATAAAATTCAATCAAAAGTATTGGATACCATATATAGTGGAAAAAAAGAATGTTTTAAAATATCAACAAGACACAATTTTGTTGATGGTTCAAAAGAACACAAAATATTAATATACGATAAAACAAACGAAATTTTTAGATATGAATTTATTGAAAATCTAAAAATTGGTGATTATTTAATCATTAATAATTATGATAATAATAATAGTGAAAAGCATATTGATAAAACAGAGGAATATACAATAGACAGAATTAAACGTGAATATCATTATTTTAATAATATTAATTGTATTCCAGATATTGTAACTGTAGATTTTGCTAGATTTTTAGGTTTTATGTATGGTGATGGGTGGATTTCAAAAAATAAAGATGTTATTTTTGCTTTAGGAATATATGATGAACAAAATCACAAATATATTGATTTACTTGAAAAATTTTCAGGAGTTAAACCTAGATTGATTAAAGGTAATGTTTTAAATAATTATAAATATAGTCAAGCTATTGTTGGTTCAAAAATGTTTGCAACAATATTAAAAAGATTAGGATTTTATGGAAAATTTAACACTAAAAAAATTCCTGATTGGATTTTTAACTCATCTTATGAAATTAGAGAAGCGTTTTTAGATGGCTTTGTAGATGCAGATGGATCTACCTATATTGATAAATGGAACTGTGTTAGATACCAAATTGAAATAAATAATCATGATTTAATTCATGGTTTGAAATATTTGATTCAGTCATTGGGTTATAAAAGTGGCAAAATAACTCATAGAAATTCAAGATCTAGTTATATTGAAGGAAGAAAAATAAATTCCACAGGATCTTATTATTTTTATTTTTTCAAAAGTAAAAACAAACAAACTAAAACACATGAAATAAAAAATAGATTAACTGAAAATTTTATAATTGAACCTATAATTTCAATTGAAACTATAGGATATAAAGACGTTTATGACATACATGTTGATAATGAAAATCATAACTTTTATGCAAATAATATTGTTGTTCATAATTCAATTTTAAACAAAGTTAGAAGAGTATTTCGTCAATGTTTAGATGGAAAAACAAAAATTTATACATATAATGGATTAAAACACATTGAAGATATTAATATTGGCGATGATATCTATTCATTCGATTATGACACGAATAACGTTATTAATTCAAAAGTAAAAAATGTTTCTAATAATGGAATAAGAGAGAGATTTAAAGTAACTACAAATGACACTAATATTACATTAACTAATGATCATTTATTGTTGACTTATGATATTAATAATAAATCTTATAGTTATAAAGATATTAGATCTATTGATAAAGATATTGATTATTTAGTATCTCCAGTAATAGATGATGTTGATATATATCAAAAAATTATAGATATTGAATATCAAGGAAATGATGTTGTTTGGGATATTGAGGTAGATAATGAACTTCATAATTTCATTGCAGAAGGAATTGTTGTTCATAATTGTGTTATGGCCGAAGATGCGATGTTAACAAATCGTTTAATTCGTGCAGGTTCGAAACGTGTATATAAGATTGATGTGGGGAATATGGATGATGATGATATTGATCAATATGTAATGAAAGTTGCCACAAAATTTAAGAAAAGTACTCAGGTAAATCCATTTGATGGACAAATTGATCATAGATTTCATATAGCAGGAAACGATGAAGATATTTTTCTTCCAGTTAGAAATGCAAATAGTCAGACAGGTGTTGATACGCTGGACGGATCGAATAATATGAACGAAATTCAAGATATTGAATTCCTTAGAAGTAATTTGCTTACAGGTTTAGGTGTTCCAAAGCCTTTTCTAAGTTTTCAAGATGCTGGTGGTGGTGGAAAGAATTTGGCACAATTTGATATACGATTTGCAAAAAAGGTATCGAGAATTCAACAAGCCATGATTCAAGAATTGAATAAAATTTCGATGATTCATTTGTTTTTATTGGGTTATTCAGGTGATGATTTATCTGATTTTACATTATCACTTACAAATCCATCAACACAAGAAGATTTGTTAAAAGCTCAATTAGTTAGAGAACAAGCTGGTGCATATGCAGAATTAACTCGTTCAGAATCTGGTATTGGTGGAATGTCTCATACAAATGCAAAGAAATTCATATTTAACATGAGTGATAGGGAAATTGTTAATGATCTTAAACAACAGAAAATGGAAAGGGTTATTATGCAAGAATTCCAAGACACCCCAATCGAAATTAGGAAAAGTGGGTTGTTTAAAGATATTGATGATAAATATGCCCAACCAGTTCAAGGAATGCCAACAAGTGGTTCTACTGAACAACCAAATCTTCCTCCTGTTGGTGGAGGTGGTGGAATGCCTTCTCCTGAAGGCGGTGCTTTACCTCCAGTTGGTGGTGGAAATGCTCCTGAAGCTGGTAGTCTTCCTCCTACTGGTGGTGGTGAAGGTGGAGCAGAGGGCGGTTTACCTCCATTAGCTGAAAATAAAAAATTCTATAAAAAGTTTACTAACGAAGATGAATATAATTCATATCTTGAAAAATTAGTTTATGGGTCTGTTAAAAATCAAGAATATATTGAAAACGATAGAAAAAAACTATTGATTAAAGAAACTGATGAAAAAAACTTAGAAATGGTAAGTAATGCTGAAAAAATTATGAAAGAATTTGATGATATACTTAATAGTAAAGATAATGATATTATAGATGAAAGTCTTGATATTGATGATTTTAATATTGATGATGAACAATAAAAATATTGTGGGATGTAATTTAAACATTTACACATAATTAAACTATTTATATTAAATTATATGATAAAAATGGAAAACATTAACATTGGAATTGCTAATTTGGTTATAGCTAATAAGTTAAAAAACGCTTATTTGGAAAATAATTTAATTACTGAATCAAGAAAACACGTTTCTGATTTTTTTGAGCTAGTAAAAAAATCTCCAATACTTCAATTAGAATTTAAAATTTTCAATAAAATTGAAAATAAATATATCGATAATGATACTATTGCAACTCGTTATATTGATAATAATATTAAACTATTTGAAGTATATACTTTAGGTGAAATTGAAGATGAACATAAAAAATTAAAAAGTTTTATTGGTCTTAATGAAAATCTTCAATCTTTTGATGAAGTAAAGGTTAAGTTATATAATTCCATTTTTGTTTTAATTAAAGAATCGTTGAATGATTATAGTAAAATTGATGTTGATGCTATCCACGAATCGTTTTCATATGTTCTTAATTATATAAAAGAACCTAAAACAAAAGAAATTAGTGATATTATTAATAATAAATCTGAGGTTAATGATGAAATCATCGAAATTGCAATTGAAAAATTTAATGAACGCTATAATTCACTAAACGAAGAAGAAAAAGATTTATTAGAGAAATTAACCAAATCTAATAGGGAAGAAAAGAAAACGTTATTAGAAGATTATAAACAAGAGAATTTAACGATTCTTGAAAATTTAAATAAGGATGAGATTAAAGATAATATCACTCAAGCAATTAGTAAAATTAATAACATGAAATATAATCATGAAACAATTGTTGATGATATCATTTCGTTATATGAATTAAAGAAAAATTTGTTATAATTAATTATTTTTAGTTAATGATTCATCAATCATTCTTTGTATTTGATGATTTTCATTAGAAAAAGAAGAAAAGTAAGTACCTAATAAATATTTAGTTTTCAACTCTTCTAGCAAATCGTTAGATACTTTATATTCAAAACCAAAACACACTAAAAATCTTAAATAATCAGAACAAATAATATTTCTAGCAGGTTTATTAAATTCACCTAGATGTGGAAAAAATTTATTCATTTTTACATTTCTTATGCCATTCGTCATATAGTTTCTCAATTTCATTTTCTAAATACTCTATTTTTGTTCTATATGATTCGCCAATAGTCCAACAATTTTTACAATAAACAGTTCGATAATCACCATCACTATGATCTTCATGACCAAGACATTTATTACATAAATCTTTTCCACAAATTTCGCATCTGGCAACAGAACACGCCATTCCAATTTCTATTTCACTTCCACAATCATCACAAAATTTATGATTAATTATTTTTTCTTGGATTATAGTTTCTTTTTTTATCATAATAAATTTATTATTTAAGAAAATAATGGGAGTGTTGAAGAATATTCTTCATAAAAATTAGTTTCAAAGATTTCATCAAAAATTACTATGAACAAATTATCCATTTCAGAATGTTTTGTAATTACCAAATCAAAATAAATTTCATTTAATAATTCAAAATTAATAGATTTATCCTTGAATTCGTTAAATTCATTACTAATTTTATCTGAAGATTTTCTTAAATTATTAAAACTAAATTTGTTCACATTAATAATTATTTATATTCTTTTTTCTTCAATTCCAAAAATTCAGTTAACGATGTTGCATGTTTATAAACTCCATTATTAAATGTTGTTAAACGTTTTCTATTTTTACGACTTCCATCAGAAATATAACTAATATGAACCCACCCAGGATTGTCAATTGTACCCTTTTCCCATATCATTTGATCCCAATCAAGATTATTAACAACAAACATAAAAATGTCTGAATTTTTCATCTTAATCATATCTCCATCAATGTCTGCGGCAGTTCCATCCATATGTTGTGATCCACTTGCTCCCTTAACTGCCTCGTTTAATTCAGCATTTCTAAAAATAGTTGTTGTTGGAATTTTTTTACCAAAATGTTCGCAAATTGGATCATATATATGCTTTCCCAATTCGATTAAATTATTTAATTGTGCTTGTGTTGGGGTATTTAATATGTTTCTCCAATTAGCAGAATCATAAGAAATTCCGTCATAATATGTCATCCACTTTGATAAATTATAGTTTGTTAGATATTTAACTTTTGTTGTTGCCATGTTATTATATTTTTTATTAAATTTATTTTTTTTACAAAGTTATAAAATTTATTATATTCCATAAATACTTTTCTTTAATGTAAGAAAATCTTCTAAAGTATAAACATCTTGTGTATATTTTTTATTATGAAATATTGTATATCTACCTCTATTTTTACCAACAGACGTATATGCCACATGCACCCATCCAGGGTTATTTCCATCACCTTCCTCCCACAACAATTGATCAAATGGTAAATTTTGTGCAATATAGAAATACACATCAGAATTTGAAGGATGATCAACACCAGATCCATCCATATCTAAGTCAATAGCTTTAGCCAATCGATGCCAAGAACTTTCAGTACCACCAACACCATTATTAAGTTGTTCATTTCTAAAGAATGTTGTTATTGGAATTTTCACACTAAAATGATCACAAATAGAATCATAAATTACTTTTGCTGTTGTTTTAATTGTTTCAAGTTCTGAAGCGGTTGGAGTATTATCAATATTACGTTTTTTTGCTGAATTATATGAAATTCCATCATAATATGTACACCATTTTGAAATTAAATAATCGTTTGGATATTCAACAATCGCACTTCCAGATACAATATTATTAAACACACCCATATTCATATCTAAATCATCTAAACCAGCAAAAACAACTGGACTTGTAACACGAGGAATGGGATATTTAAGTATTTTAGTTCCTGAAAATGTAGTCATCATTTTATTTGGAGTTATTACATGTTCAACACTTAAAATTAAATAAGCACCATTAAACATTGGTACGTTTTCCAATTGAAAATATTGTGTTGGTTGAATCATAACATTGCCAAATGCAGTAACAGTTGCTTTATATGCTCTATTTTCATAAACATTATATAGACTTTGTCCTTTTGGAATTGGCGCATTTAGTTTATTATCACCAGCCAATCTTGATAAAATTTGAATCGATTCATTTGTTTCTGGATATTCTTTCGAATCAATTTTAATATTAGTAAACATTGATTGATTTTGTTCTCCAAATCTAACTCTAAATGCTCTCACATTTCTCCAAGGAAAATCAGAATAATTTTCAACTTGGTTGTCTAAAGTTGGATTCATGCCACTACATTCTTGTGTAGTAAAGTCTGTTAATTGTTCAAGATTCTCAACACCATCATTTTCAAAACCATTTGCACTAATAGTTGGATAACTTGAACTACCACCAATATACATACAAACAAAAGCCGGACTATTCGCATTTATTCCACTTATATCAATTTTAAATGTATTTTTCCAATCATCGTTTTTATAACTCATAAAGTTTTGAAGTGGGAAAAATTCAAATCCATTTGTTGATAGTATTTGAGATAATGCAGAATATAATGTAATATTTGGATCATCAAATAAACTTGTTAATATTTCGGCGTTTATCATTGTATCTCCAATTGGATTCATTGCACGATCAACAAAAACAAAAGAATCTATTAGATTTTTATTATTCCCAAATGGATAACCATTAAAATTACTTTTGGGGCTAGACAACCATTTATCGTTAATATTTTTAAATGAATAATAGGTTTGTGTCATAATATCTTCATCTGCTAATAATTTTTTTTGTTGCTCTTTTTCTTTATCTTTTGATTTATCGACATTAGATATGTGATTCAATATATATTGAAAAAATAACGAAAAATACTTATCATTAACCAATCTATCATTTCCTTCAAAACTATTGATTGAGGTATATGTTTTTGTATATGAATCTTCAATTGGTTTAAATGTAATTTGACTATATACTGCAATATTTTTTCTACTTATTAATGGTTTTATAATATTATTATAATATTCAACATTCCCATTATCTTCATTTGGATTTAAAAATTTACTGTAAATATCTTCTTTATCGACATCTATTTTATTTGCTTCTCCATATAATTTTTTTAGTTGTGTTACAATAATAGGATAACCAATACTATTATCTGATAAAAAATCTTCATAAATTAGTTTAAACGATTTTTTGTCATTTTCAGATAAGAATTTATCAATATCATGAATATCAGCAAATACAAAATAACCCTTATGATTAAAACTATTTTCATTATTATTGTCTTCAACCACATTAAAGAAATTTATAACATCATTTATCCAATTTTCTTCAATTGCACTCACAATAGCACCAATATATGCAAGCATAAATGTTGGTAATTCAATAATTGCTGGAATATTAAAAATAAAATCATTTAACCTATTTGGAAAAATGTTAAATGGACTTAATGCATATCCAAAGTTAGATAATAAAATAAATGCACTTAGTTTAGGATTATATTCACTACCACCAACATTAATAATTTTTTCATAAATATTTGTGTCATAATTTGATAAAACATTTGACCAAAGATCAACAATATTTCCACCTTGGGATAATATGTAATTGTCAATTGTTAGTGTTTCGAATCCCTTTATACTTAATAATTTATTACCTTGGTTTAAAACTTCGTTATAGTCTTTTATTTTTGAAAATATCGCATCAAATGTTGATTCTAATCCACTATAATCAAATTCGTATAAAAATCTTGTTTTCCATTCAATACTATCATAAGTACTACTACTATTTAATGCCCTTCTTATTGTTTTAAATGGGATGTCAATAATATGTGGTAGATTTTCATTGGTATAAGAAACTAGTTTTTCTCCACTGTCAAGTAATGGTATTTTAAAAAAATATTTTTCGTAAAAATTGCTATTATTCTTTATAAAATTATTAATTGGATTATCAATTCCTTCAGTCAAGGTTAATTCATTAATATTACCAATATTTAAATTGACACCTCTAAAATTAACATTTTGCTTGTTTGTATAAATTGAACTAGTGTTTAATGTTGAATCAATTAAAAAATATTCTACTTTTTCATTAGGAAAACTAAATAAATTAATTTGTTCACCATTATATGCATCAATTGCAGATGTTATATATTCATAAAAATTATTAATATTATTGGTAAATTTATTTGCATTAATCTTAACATTATCAATATAATCTGGTGTTATTAGCGAATTAACCAAATTTAGTGCTTCTGATTCTGCAAATAATTTAATGTAATTATTTTTGTTTATGTCCGTTGATGTTTCATAAAATTCATATGGCATAACTCCTTGTGATAAAATATAAAACCTTTTCAAACTAATTTTAATAAATTGCATTAATTTATTGTCAATCGATTCATTTATTCTACCACTATCAATATTAATATATGGACTGCTTAAATTTGTATTATCAATTTGTGAATCAATTGGTGAAATGGGTATCCAAACATTACTTCCATCTTCATTTTGATTGGCTTTCATGTTACTCAATTCACTTAATCTTGCTTGTGTTTGAAATGTATTAATAAAATTTTTAACTAAATCCATTTCAGGAAATTCAATCTCTTCACTCAATTTTATTGGGGCAATTCTTTCTTCTTTCGTACCACCACAAACACTTTTTCTATCAATAATCAACGGAAATGCATATATTTTATCTTTGTTTTTTATTGGATTATTATCAACAATCTTAGACTTAGAATCTGGTTCATTATGTTTATTTTCTGCAATTTCAGAAGTTTTTCTTAAAATTTTAAAAAATGTATCTACATCATCCAATATAATTTTAAAAATATTATAAATAGTTGGCTGCATGCCCAATTTTCCAACAATCGAATTATTAACAATTGTTCCAATTTGTTTTGATAAATCACTCTTATCTTTTTGAAAATCAAATTTCTTTTTATATAATTTTACATAGTAATTTGTTAAATCAAGTCCTATGTATGTTGTAGTTTCATTTGTTGTAGTAATAATATTTGAATTACCAATAAAAATAGAAGGATTAACGATATCATTTTGATTTATTTGTAGTGTTAAAACATTTGTTGTTAATAATGAATTTTTATAACTATTTAAACATGAATTTATTCCATTTATGTTCGATAAATTTGGAGATGCATAAACAATATATAACCGATCTTTAATATTTGTCGGAATTGTAGAACTGCCTGAAATTTGAATAATTGTATTATATTCATTAAGACTTCTCATTTTTGTTATTGTATATGTATCACCAGTATTTGGATATGAATTACCATCATGAAAAAAATCTGAATCATACTTAACATGAATTAAATGTGGAATACCAGCATTTTTTAAATTTTCATCATTTTTATAATTGTTAATAACATTAAATTGATTATCAATTAATTCAATGCTTTTATTAATATTATCCAATTCTTTTGTTTCATTTCCTGAGTTAATCTCTTTCTCAATTGAAGAATATAAATCTTTTACTTTTAAAATTAATTCATATGTGTTTTTTGGTTGTATTGATGTGTCTGAACTTAATGAATCCTCTTCTTCAATTAATGGAAAATTAATTACATATCTGAATGGAATATCTGCCAATGGTGCAAATGTCATCGCAACAAATTGAGCATCTATTACAAAATTACCATTTTCAGCAATAAACTCAGAAGTATATTTTACTAAATGTAAATCATATTTTAATGCCTTTCCATAATAACCTTTAACAGTTAAATGAAATAATGGGGGTGGAAATTCAAATAACATTCTATATGGCGAATTTTCCTGATTAAAAAAAGATAAACCTCTAATATCTACAAATTGAACATTAACTTGTGGAACATATGACGAATTCACCAAAATCTTTATTTCTGCTATTCCAAATCCTTCATATTGAATCCTTGTACCAGTACTACCATCATAATAATTTGTTGTAAACTTTAAATAATTCGGATTATTAACATCATTATTTTGATTAACCCCCATAAAATTAACATTTCTATCAACCTCTAATCCAGTTTGGATAGTTCCAATACTATTCTCACCATTACCTGTAGTCATTACCACGGTTCTACCCCTACTCTCTGCTGTTAATTCAGCAAAAATATACATGTCTTGATACTGTGGAATCCCATTTACAAATGGAACATTGTTTAATGCCGTTGTGTTAATATTAACTTCATTTGGATCAATAAGTAGTACATTACTCATATTATAAAATATTTATCATAAATACCTATTATTAAAATTACTTTAAATATTAACATGAATAATTAAGATTTAAAACTATTTATGTTTAATAAAATATAGATTGTAAATATGAGCAAAATATTAAAACCAAACGAAACGGGATTTGGAATAATCATTGAGGAAGCAGAATTTATCACACCTGACTTAAATCAAAATTTATTAAACGAAAATTTTGAACTAAAATCTACAGAATTTAAACCTAATGAACCAATATTAGTTAAATGTATTCTACAAAAATGGGGTGTAAAAAATAAAAATGGAAGGATTTATCCAAAATCTGTTTTAATCCCCCAAGTGGAAGCATATCAGGAATTAGTTAGAACCAATAGTGCTGTAAGCGAATGTTTCACTCCTGATACTAAAATAATGACAAAAGAAGGTTGGAAATTAATTAAAAATATTTCTGATGATGAAGAAATATTGACATTAAATAGAGAAACAAAAAAAACAGAATATCAAAAAATAACCAAAAAAATTAATGATGAATATTCTGGTGATTTATATCACATAAAATCAAATGCTATTGATATTAAAGTAACACCCAATCATAGATTTATTATTGAAAATAATAAAAACGAATTAATGGAAATAACTGCATCAGAATTATTCGAATGTCCTGATTATAGTATGTTTTTTAACGGAACATATAAGTTGTTAAAAAAATTTGATTATGATTATTCAAATAATCAAAAATTTGTTTTTGATGGTGTTGAAATTAAAGATGAAGATTTTTATGCGTTTATGGGAATTTATTTATCTGAAGGTTGGGTTAAACCAAATAGTAATATTATTTATATCTCACAAAAAAAGAAAGAAAATATTGACAAAATTAATCAATTAATAATTAATTGTAAATTAAATTTTAATATTGAAACCAAAACAAACGATTGTGTTAATTTTTCTATACACAATAAAGAATTAAACAGATATTTATTTCCATTGGGTAAAGCACATCAAAAATATATACCAGTTGAATTAAAAAACAATTCTCCACATTTATTAAAAATATTGCTTGATTGGTTTTTATTGGGTGATGGTAGAAGTGTTACTTATAAAGAAAGAAATGGTAAATTTATCAACAGAAAATCAGTATTTACGGTATCGAAAAAACTGATATATGATTTAAATGAAATTCAATTAAAATCTGGTGGTTCTGGTATTATTACAATAGATACTAAAAGAAAAGATAGAACAATAATTGATAAAAAAAATGTTGATGGGGAAGAAATAATAAATGAAAGAGCCATTTTAAGAATAAATTCAAAGGCATTATTTAATTTAAATTTTTCAAAATCTAAACACATTTATCTTGATAGAAGATCAATAAAAATTAAAAAAATAAAATATTCTGGAAATGTTGTTTGTGTTCAAGTTCCAAATGAAACAATTTATGTGATGAGGAATGGTAAGTCTTTATGGACTTTAAACTCTGATCATCCAGAGCAAAGCATCATCTCTCTTCAAAACATCTCTCACATGATCACAAAAATGTGGTGGGGAAATGGAGAAGAAGAAAATGTCTTATTTGGTGAAATTAAATTAATTATCTCCCTAGGGTATATCAAATATGGTATTGCCTCTGTTATTGGTGATAAAATATTATTATATCTCCAAAACAAAATAAGACTTGGAATATCATCTCGTGGTGTTGGTACTTTAAAAGAAATCAATGGAGAAAATGTTGTTCAAGGCGATTTCGAATTAATAGGATTTGACTTAGTTGCCACTCCAAGTACCCCAGGTGCTTATCTCTTTCCAATAAATAATAATCATAGTGGTAAGGTTGAAAATAAACCTGATGGAACATTTATCAAAGAAACAAAAATAGTTAATGCGATTAATAAATTTTTAATCTAAAAAAATGAAAAGAAAAAATTTATATGACGAAATCTTTACATTCAAATGTAATAGATGTTATAATATTTTTAAAGGTGAAATTGGCACACCTTGTCCAAAATGTGGGACTAGTGATGTTACAATATTAGTAAAATTTAAAATTAAAAATTTTTTAATGAGTTTTTTTGGTTGAAACTCACTTTTTTACAAAATTAAACTATTTATAAAAAAAATTACATAATTAATTAATAGCAATTTAACAAAAAATGAAAGACGATAAGAAATCGATATTAAAAGAGGCAATAGCTGATCTTAATGAAATTAAAGAGGCTGCCGATGTTAATGCTAAGAAAAAATTAGCTGAAGAGTTCCCAGAAAAGTTTAATGAACTTTTAAAGAACGAACTAAATCAAAAAAAAGAGTCATATAAAAAAATTGACGAAAATAAAGAATCCGAATTAGTGGATGATAATAATAACGAAAAAAAAGAAAATGATAATTCTGTTATGAAAGAAACAAAAACAATAAAAAAAGGACCTGTTGGTGATGGGAAACCTTTTGCAAAAAAAATAAAAAATGAAGAAGTAGAATCTACTAAACCTATTGAAGAAGTTGTTGGTGATGGAAAACCTTTTGATAAAAAAGTTAACAAATCACTCCAAACTGAAGAATTTGACATAACAGAACTTGACAATTCTATGGTTGGAAGTGCTATCGAAAACGCTGATAACGAAGACCAATTTTTGACATTAGACGAAATCGAAAAAGAAATTAACGACATGGAAAATTTAGATGGTGAACTAGATGCTATTGAATCTGGTGAAGAAACTGAAGAACCTGTTGAAACTACTAATGAAATCGATATTGACGAACTTAAAGAAATTAAGGAAAAAATAGATAATATTATTCAATCTTTGGAAGGTAATGTTGGAGGTTCTGAAGAAGAATTAGAACCAGAAACTGATGAATTTTCAGGTGAAGAAATGGAAACTGAAGTTGAACCAGAAGAAGAAATGGAAGAAGGTGTTCTTGATTTCCTAAAATCAAAAAATCTTGAAGAACTTAACCCTAACGATCCAAAAGATCAACAAACAATTAAACAAAAATTCTTAAATACATTTAACACAAGCATCAGACAATTTACTCAAGTTAGAGAAGCTGTTAAAGGTATTGGTTTTGATGAAATGTTAAGTCTTTTAATTCAAAACAAAGAAGCTGGTGCTAATGGTGGTGCTTTAGGTGTTGGTAAAATGGGTTTGGGTATTCGTCCAAAAAATGTTAGTTGGGCTGGTAAAAGTAGAAGTCGTTTGGGTGAAGAAAATGTTAATGAAATCTTTGGATTTAGTGTTAAAGATAAATTTTCAAAATTAGATCCTAATGATGAAGCTGGTGTTATAAAATTATTCAACGCTGCCTTTGGTGATATATTAATGAATCCTAAAATGGGAATCATTAACAGAATCGCTAGTAAAACATCTATTCCTGAAAAATATGAATTATTAAGACAATATGTTGAAGGTAATGGCGGAACTTTAAGAATTGGTAATGATAATAAATTAACATTAGGTTCTCAACAACTAAAAGACAAATCAACAACATTTGCCGCAAAAGGAAGAAATCGTTTAGGTGAAGAACAATACATGGAAAACGAACAACCAATTACTGATGAAGAAATTGATGCTATTCTTAATTCAGATGATGAAACTGAAGAACCTGAAATGGATGAAGCTCATGGTGTTTCATATGGTGAAAGAAGAAAAATGACTGGAAGACACAATCCTGGCAATGAGTATTTATCATCTATGGAAAAAGATCAAGCTCCTTATGTACAAGAATCAAAAAAAGTTAGCGCATTAATTGAAGAAAATAAAAAATTAACAAAAAAATTAAATGAAGCTAAAAAATATAAAAATTCTGTAAGTACTTTGGTTGAAAACTATAAATCAGTTATCGGAAAATGTCGTGAACAACTAAAAGAAATGACAATATTCAACACTAACTTATCAAACGTTAATAATTTGTTAGTTAATGAAGAATTAGCATTAACTCATGATGATAAAATCAAAATCATTAATGAATTTAAAAGCATTGATAAAATTTCTGTTTCACAAGAAAAATATAAAGTTATGTTGGCTGAAATGAAAAACAGTAAAAAAACTTTAAGTGAAAATATTGAAGATAAAGTGTCAGCAGATTCGATACAACCATCTTCTAAAGAAAATTTAAACGAAGTAATTCAAAAAACTGCTTATGAAAACAATGAACATATTGATAGAATGAGAAAGTTAATGAATTATGGAGGAAAAAAATAATTTAAATAATATTAAATAAAAAAATAATAAAATGGGTTTTTTAATGGAATCAGCCGTAGTTGGTAATATCGGCTTAAAACAATTACGTGAACAACGTGAAATTACCACAAACCGTTGGGAAAAAATCGGTTTGTTAGAAGGTTTGGAAGGCAATGTGAAAGAAAATTGCGCTCAATTATTTGAAAACCAACTTTCTTATATGATTAATGAATCTAGTGATGCAACTAGTTCTGGACAATTTGAAACAGTAGCATTCCCTGTTATTCGTAGGGTATTCGCTAAACTTTTAGCTAATGACATTGTTTCTGTACAAGCTCTGAATTTACCTATTGGTAAATTGTATTACATCAATCCTAAAACATCTGAAAGAGTTAGTCCTGATTATTATCAGCACACTTCTCCAGATAACGCTTATCAAAATGCTGCTAGTTTAGCTCCTACTGCTAAAACACAATTTGAAACTCGTTCATTGTACGATGCTTTCTATGCTTCTAGCTATGCTGACGAAGGAACTTCATTGTTTGATCGTTCAAAAGGTGAAATTACTATCGTAACTGGTGTTACTACTGCATCTACTTTCGTTATTGGAACTGATAAATTCGTTACCTTAACTGCTAACGGTTTTAGTACTACTTATGAAGGTAAATTAATAGGCCCTGCTGGTGTTCCAATGGATACTGAATCTTTCTTAGCAAGCTTAAAAGTTTATGCTGATGTTAATTTAGTTGCTCCATCTCCATACACTGCTGAAGGTAGTATTACTGCTGGTGATTCAATTCCTTTCAACGTAAAAGTTCAACAATATGGTCAAGCCATTGTTTCTAAAACTGGCAAAATCACTCTTGTTGCTGATCTTCAATATGCTGGAACTAACGGTTATCAAGCATTAAGTGCAACAACTACTCCTGTTTTCTACTATTCATATAGGGTTTACTCTGATATGGAAGAAGATTCAAGAATGGCTGAAGTAACTTTCGCTCTTGACCAAGTAACAGTTTCTGTTGAAACTCGTAAAATGAGAGCTATGTGGACTCCTGAATTAGCACAAGACGTTAGTGCATTCCATAATATTGATGCTGAAGCTGAATTAACTGCTTTATTGTCAGAACAAATGGCCGCTGAAATTGATCGTGAAATTCTTCGTGATCTTCGTAGAGGTGCTGCTTGGACTGCTCGTTGGGATTATAATGGTCTTCGTAAAGGTACTGTTACTTATTATGGTACACAAAAAGACTGGAATCAAACATTGGTAACTAAAGTTAACCAAATCTCTGCTCAAATTCATAAAGCTACTCTTCGTGGTGGTGCTTCTTTCATAGTTGTATCTCCTGAAGTTAGTGCAGTATTTGATGATTTAGAATATTTCCATGTAAGTAATGCTGCTCCAGAGCAAGACAAATACAACATGGGTATCGAGAAAATTGGTACTTTAAGTGGAAGGTATTTAGTATATCGTGATCCATATGCACCTGCTAATACAATTTTAGTTGGTCATAAGGGTAACTCTATATTAGAAACCGGATTTATTTATGCTCCATACGTTCCTATGCAATTGACTCCAGTTATGTACAATCCATTTGATTTTACACCTATTAGAGGAATTATGACAAGATATGCAAAGAAAATGGTTCTTAATCGTTACTATGGTCGTATCTATTGCGATGGTTTACAAACTTTCGGAATTGGTGATTTAAGATAGTTAATAAAATATAAATATCTTTAAAATTTGTTAAAAGAGTTGGTTATTTCCAACTCTTTTTTTATTTTTGTATGTTTTGTTTGAAACAAAATACACTATTTTTCGTATAATATATAAAGATATTTAAAGTTATGAAAAAATTAACTTATAATAATTCTATTTTTTTATTTCTTGACATTAATGATATGTCAAATCTTAAAAAGAACGATTTAAAAAAGATTAAAGAAGATTATTTATTGTCTTATCAAAATTGTATAATTTATAATTATTTTGATCTAAAAAACTATAAAAATATAATTAGAGATATAATTAACAAAGCAAAACATTTAAATCAAATAAAATTAAATTTTGAAAAATGTAAATTTTCAACTATTGATGAAACACAAAAAAATCTATTTTTAAAGACAAATCATATACAAGGAATTGATAATTCTCAAATATTTTATGGTACTTTTTACAACAACGAATTAATTTCAATAATGACATTTATTGACAAACAAAAATATAATAAAAATACTAAAGAAAATGAAAGAGAATATGAATTATCAAGATTTTCCACAAAACTTGGATATATTACATCTGGGATTTTTAAAAAAATGTTAGACTTATTTATAAAAGTATACCATCCAAAAAAAATAACAACAATTGTTGATTACGATATTTTTAATAAAAAAAATAATATCTATATTAATAATAAATTTAAATTAGATAAGATTTTTCAACCTAATTATAAATTTTTATTGAAAACAAATAATCAATTATATGATAAATCTACATATATTAATGAATTTTTTAGAAATGAATTAATTTCAAAAAACGAAAAAGAACTTATAAAAAAGAATACAATTAATGTTTGGAATTGTGGTAGATTAAAATATATTGCCAGATTTAATGACAATGATGAAATCATATATGGATATATTTATTTGATTAGAAATTTGGTAAATAATAAAGTTTGTGTGGGACAAACAGATAGAACATTATCAAAAAGAAAATTGGAATATTATAATAAATATACTAAAAACGATTTCTATAATCCACATCTATTAAATGCATTTAATAAATATGGATGGAATAATTTTACATTTACTGAAATAGACATAGCATTAAACGTTGATGAACTAAATGAGAAAGAAATTTTTTACATAAAAAAATATAAATCAAATGATCGAAATTTTGGTTATAATATTGAAAGTGGTGGTAAAAATTCATCTCCCACTGACGAAACATTATTAAAAATGAGCAAAGCACATTTGGGAATAGTTCAATCTGAAGAATGGAAAAATAGTAGAATTGCAAAAGCAGGTTCAGAAGAAGCTAAAAAATATGGTAAGGTAAAAACAGAAGAGGAAAAAAAATATTTGAGTGAATTTTCTCCAAAATTTTGGCAAGGTAAGACACGAGATGAAGAAACTAGAAAAAAAATTAGTGAAACTAAACTAAATAAAGGTTTAAGTGATAAACAAAAAGATGTAATTTGTAAAAAAGTATACAAAATAAATTATCAAACTAAAGAAATTGTAAGTATTTTTGAATCTAGTGAAAAAGCAAGTAAATTTGAAAATGTAAATCAAAGTACCATTTCGAGATGGTGTTCTGCCACTAAAATTGTTAATGGATATATCTGGTCATTTAAGCCAATAAAAGATTTAGATTTTTCTAAAATTGTTATTAAAGAAGTACCTAAAGTTTTAATTAAAGAAAAAGAACCCTATATCGTTTCAGAAGAAACCCGAAAAAAACTTTCAGAAGCAAGAAAGAATATAAAACAATCGCAAGAATGGATTGATAAACGAATTGATGTTGTTGCAAAACCAGTGATTAAATTAGATAAAACAAAAAATATTATTTTAGAAAAATTTAGATCTTTAGCAGATGCTGGAAGATACAACAAAGACAATTTATCTTACGAAGCGATAAATCGTTTATGTTTGGGGTATTCTAAAAACGATGAAAATATTATATGGTGTTATGAGGAAGATTATTTAAATAAAACAATTCCGACACATCAAAAAACTATTGTTAGAGAATTTTCAGAACTGTCACAAAATGAATTAGATAACATTGTTCTTAAATATAAGAATAATGAAACTTCTATGAGACAATTATCTGAAGAATTTTCTGTGAATTTTTCAACGTTAAATAAATATTTAAAAGATTTAGATAAACCAAAATCCATTTTTAACGAAGGAATTGAATATGTTGCTGTTTGTAAAAAAACCAATAAACGATTTGTAGACTATTTAAACAAATCTGGAACAATAACAACTCATATTTCTGAAACATATCCAGAATTTAAAATCGAAAGTAAATTTAAAAGAAAGAGTGTCGAAGAAAAAACTGGAAAACCTTGGTATTATGAATTTTTTGAGTTTATTAAAAAATAATATTAATTTAAATTAGATAATAATGGAAATTGTAAAAGAAATCCCTAAATGTGGTAAACTTATTATTGAGCTTGATCTTAATATACATTTAGCAACATTACTTGATGTTGATGAATATGTTGCAGATCATTTTATTCGTGATTTTTATGGTGTAAAATATTTTCAATCTTTTGATAATGATAATTGGGGTAGTGAAAGTGAAGAAATTGAAGAAACTCCAATAAGTGGTTCAATTTATTTAACATATCCACTATCTGTAAATGTAAAAATAGATGTTAAAGAAGTTGAAACTATTGGTTCATTATTGTGGCAAATAGCTAAAATATATGAACAAATTTATCAAGAAGAGGAAACATCTACAAAAGATCTAATATTAAACGATGACGATAGAGGAACAGTATATAATAGGAACAAAACCAATGGTAAATATGGTATCTGGGGACATGATATTGGTGATTTATATTTTGAAAGAATTTTTATCTATGACAATGAGATTATTGGAATTGGTATTGGATCATAATAAATATTAAATTATCATTAATCATAAAAACCTCTGTCATTAATTGAAGAGGTTTTTATATTTTAATTAATACCATCCCATAATTATTAACACCATTTGGTATAATAAGATCTGGTTTTTTTATTAATTTATTTTCTTTAAATGATCGATAATCTACATGATGATGCCATCTATTAAATTTCCAACTTAGTTTTACAATATCTGGGTGTTGATCAACTAATGATTGTGCAAATTTTAATCGATTATCATTATCAATATAAACATTATCAGTATTACCGCCTTTCATTGTCATTGTTTGTGCCTTTTCTTGGGTAAATGCGTTAAATAGTACCGTACACCAGCCATCTTTTAGTACTCTAATTGATAAATCAGTGTCTTCATTATATTTGCCACGCCATCTATATGGTATATCATTTTTTATTAAAATACAAGAATAGATCCTAGTATTAAGTTTAAAAGCGGGTAATTTAGTTTTTGCTTTCGCAAAAAAATCATATTGAAATCCAGATAGTGCGACATTTTCATATCTATCAACAAAATCTTCAGCACATTTAAATATTGTACCAGATGTTACTTTTCCTTGCAAATTTCTATTTAATCTATTAAAAGCACCAATATTATCATCAACTATCCAATGTCTTTCATGTCCATTGTTAATTGAATGTTCCCAAATCCAATTTCTTGCTGGTATTGAACCTTGTCCTAAATAACTAAAAGGTAGAATAAGTATTTTTTCTGAATCAATAACAGATACATAATTATCGTATTCTTGTGGTTCAATTACAATCTTATAAGGCACATTCATTTTTTCTAAAGTCTTGCTTGTTAATCGACTTTCCCATCTGCCTTTTGAAACAATATAAATCGGATATTTAGGATTCATCTACATATCTATTATTTGCATATCTTCTAGGTGGCATATGTGGATACCACAAACTTGATTGTTTTGGTGTTATTTTTTGACCAATTAATTCAGCAAATTTTTCTACATCTTCATCATTTCTAAAATGAACAATTATTTTTCTTTTGGAAGTCAAATCTTCTTGTATAAATTCTGGCATATCTTGCCATTCATCTTGCCAAAATTCATCATTATTTTTTTTCTTCATTATCATCAAAATTTCTTTTACTTATTTTTAAATAACGTTCACCAAATCTATCTTTAACATATCCAATTGAAGAAATAAAAAATCTATCGATGTAGTTATTGTTTTCATCTACAATTAGAATTTCAGAAAATTTTGTTAGATCTATTTTCATATTAATTTTTTTATTAATAACCATATTTATACGTTTTTGATGTACATTCTAATGAATAAAGAATTTTATATTCAGTATATAAGTCGCTAAACCATTCTTCCAATGTAGCTCTACATTTCATCATTTGTTCTAATGATGTAAAATAAAAGTTTTCACTTCTCTCTAATATTATATATTCACTAAATGTCATATCTATTTTCATAAAATTATTTTAATTTATTGATTATTCTTTCTTAAATAAACCTCAAAATCACTACCTCCTGAACTGATTGAATATATTTCCATTAAATGTTCACCAAATTCTTTAATAATATTTTTACATATTTTATCGAATTCTATATCGTGTTCAATACTATTATATGTGTTAGTATCGTCATTACGTTTACATTTACACATCCAATATTTATCGTATTCATAAACAATTTCTTCCCATTCTTTAGGAATCAATCCACTTAAGAACTTTTTATTTGTTTTTATTCCACTATTTTTCATATCTATTTTTATCAAATTTTAGGAGGAAACCCATTATTCCAACATTTATCACAAACGGTGAATGTAATGTTACCAATAGGTTCGTTACAATACATACAAAGGTTTCTCATGCAAGCACATTCTTTAGCCATTTCATTACAATTTGGACATGGTTTATCTCTTAATTGTGGATTAAGATCTTTTTCGCCATTTTTTTCTTTTAGAACAACATTTAATGATTTTTCAATTCCAATATTTAGTGCTTCGTATTTGTTATCATAAGTACCTTTGTATTTCCAAATTTCTTTTTTATTACCATCTTTATCATAATAATGGATCATTAAAATCCATTTATTAAATTCATCAAAAAGGTTTATATAAATCCCTTTTTCTTCCAACCAATCTAAAACTTGTTGATATGTTGGTGCTGGTAATTGAAAGGTTTCTTTTGAATTAGTAGTATTGATATCTTCAACATAAACAGTTTCTCCAAAATAATGAATTCCTTGAAAAACCATGACAAGTTTATCTGCTTCAATTTTTGTATATTGGTTTGGAACATCGTTTTGAATAGGATGTTTGGTATAAAAAGCTAAACAGGGTTCATTAAAACCGTTATCATTTAATAGTTGTGCTAGATTTTGAGGTATAAAAAGTTTTTCTATCATCTTATTATTGTATGATAATTATTAATATGAATATCCCTATTGTGTTTATTTATTTTTAAAATAGCCGAAATTGTTATAAAAACATCATCATCAGATACATAATATAATTGGTTTACTTGTGTTAGTTCATCAAGAAACAAAGTTAGTAATTGTGAGTATTCATTATTAGTTTTTTTATCTATAATTGAATTAAACAAATTAGCATATAATTGATCAGGAAATAAAATATCTATGTTCATTTAATTAATTCTTTAATAGTATATCAAAACTTTCACAAATTTCTATATAAATATGCCGATCAAATTCCCTTTTAAGTTCATCATAAAGTGTTGTAGTAAGATTATGATCAAGTATTTCTTTATTAAGTATAGGAATTAAATTTCTATCAAGATTATAATAAACTACTTTCATGTTAATTTTATATTAAATCTTCTTCATTAATTTCATCACTACTGATATAGTCTCGTGTATATTCTACTGAAGGAACAACAATTGAATGTTCCAAATATATCCTATGATTTCCTTTAACTGTTACTACTTATCGCAATCAGGAACATCATAGCCAGAATTAATCATATCTTGTATAATCTCATTATCTGTTTTATCATTGTTCCATGTTATATATCCGCATTTCACACATCGTTTTTCTTCATTCCCGTAAGGAACTAATTTACAACGATGTATAATAATTAACTCCATTTCTTTATCTGTCGATTCTTCACTATTTTTATCATTTTCTTCCATATCTATTAAATTGAATTTTTATTTCACATTTAAGTTTGTACTAAATTAACACAATGCAACATACAAATACTGTTACTTGAGAATTTTGTTTATAAATTCGATAGGATTACAATTAAACTTTTCAGATAAATTATTGATTGTCATTGCTCTATTTTTAGTTGTGGTTAATCCTATTATTCTTTCGATTTCAAAGAATATTCCATTTTCTTTTAATCCTTTTAAGGTTATTTCAGAAACATCCATTGTTCCAGTAATTAATTCTTGAAGCCAAAAATCATCCTGTTCATCATCTGATAGTTGATTGTAGTGTTCTTCTATTTTATCAAAATCAACGACTGCAATAAAATACTCATTGTTTAAATCATGTTGATAACCACTTTTAAAAGGTTTTGAAATCTCTGTTGGCTTTGCAAAATCAACCACTTTTTTTGAGCAAATAAAATAAGTATTATTACTAATAACAGGTATATTTAATTGCTCAGTTTGTGTCTCTAATATCATTTGTTCTCTTATTTAAGTTATAAGTAATATTATTTTTGTTTTGAGTTTAATATATTAAAAACTTTTTTAACTCATTATTATATTATTACCATTCAAATATTCGTGTGCCAATTAATTACAAGATATTAAATCTTCTTCATTTACTTTTAGACAAACTTCAAGATAATACTAAATAATTCCTAATCTATAAGAAATTGTTTTCATTAAAATTTTCATAATAATCTATTTGTAAATCTTCATCATCAACAATACCTACTTTTTTAGATACAATCAATAAACAAACAATTAACAATAGAATAAACACTATTATAAATAAAATAACTAATATTATTTTCATGATTTTTCTTTTTTATAGTTTGGAGAATATGAGGTTATTATTTGAGCAATACATTGATTTTTGTTTTTATCTAAATACGGCAAAAATAATTCACCGCATTCTTCTGATTTGCATTGATAAAAACCCATATCTACTTCTTCTAATTCAGATCCACAAATAAAACAAAAATTTATAATATTTTCTTTCATGTTAATTTAGTTATTTCAATATTTAATTGTAAATTTTTATACACAGAAAATTTTTATAATCCATTAAATTTGATAAAATATCTTTGAAATGTCTTCTACTTGAAATCCAGCAGCTTTTTTATGTCCACCACCGCCATTTGCTTTTGCTAAAACACTGCAATCAACATCTTCTTTGGTTGTATAAAGTGAAATTATCCATTTCTTACCATCAAACTGGAATGGCATCATAATATCGTGCTTGCTTTCATCGTAAACACTTTTGAAAACATCTGAATTAAAACCACCACCATTTAGGCAAATTGCACGTAATCCATTAAATTCTATTTCAAATGCTGCTTTTTTGCATTGTAATTCATTTACTTGTGATTGATATTTTAATATGGTTATTCCTTCATGAATTATTTGTTTAACCAAAACTTCATTTTCAAAAACTTCTAATGGAAATGAATCAACACTATTACAATAAAGTCTCATTCCAAATTGGAATGGTAATATTTCATTTTCCCATCTTACTTTATCAAAGTTTCTCCAAGTATCATATTCACCAAGTAACTTAACAGCTATTGGCATTTCTTTATCTGGAAATAAGTGTTTCCATGTTCCCTCACATGCTGCAATTCCATTTTCTAAAATCGCATTACAAAAAGTTTCATCATCACCAACAAATTCTTTATAGTCATTTATTGCTGAAATATGGTGGTCAATCCACGTTAATTGCCAGTTACTTAATTGTGCTATTTTTACCATTGTTTTCATTGGAAGTGAGATATCTGCCATAATAATCGGTTCTCCACTTACCTCTTGTTCAAAAGGTTGTCCATAGTCATATCCTACCATTTTAGCATTTGGATATTTTAGTTTGATAATAGCCCCACTTGTGAAACCATCTAAATCTCTGTTGTGATAAACTCCAATCATATTTTTAATTTTTTAAAATTATTACTTATTATTTCTAAATCTTTAAATTTTATGAGTTTTTTCAATATATTTAGCATCAATCTTCTACCTTAACCATATCATTTCTGAAATATGCACACACCCTATCTTCTTTTCCATATGGTTTGAAATAAAGTTGACCATCCTCTTTTTTATAAATCTTGTGTTCGCCATCCATTTGAACATCTACTATATCACCTTCTTTTAGTTCTACATCAAATTTGTCGAAACATTTAATATATGTGTTTTTTGTTTTTAAGTTATTATTGTAATATTCAATAAATTCTACTATTGCCAACCAAATTGCAAGTATTTTTGATTCATTGCTCTTATTGGTATCCCAAATACTTCTACCTAATTCATTAAAATGTACTATCATACAATGAGATTCATTGTTCATTCCAGTAAAAATACCAACATTACAATGTAAATTTTCAATATCTTTAATTATCGGCATAATATCATTCCATGAACAATGATATTGTAGATTAACTTTTTCGTATTTTGCTTTGATAAACTTATGAATAAGTTTATTTCCTTTGTTAATTTTTTGAGTTGTCATAATTATTAATATGGATAATTTCTTTCAACAATTCTATGAAATGGTTTTTCTATGGTTTTCAATAAAAAAAGATCTTCTGGTTCAAAATTAAAACCTTTTTGAATATAACCATCTTCAAAGACTCTTGGTTCATCGAATTCGACACATATTCCAAGATATTTATAACTATTTTTTATAACTTTTCCAGTTTCTTCATAAAAAAAATGAAAATCTTGACTTGGTGTAATGACTTTAACACGATCACCAATTTGGAAATCTTCGAATTTGTTATTAATTGTATTATATTCAATCATTTTCTCTTGACGAATATCTCTAATACTTTTACTCATAATTTAAAATTTTATATATGTTATAAATAATATTGGTGGAACTGAAGTGCATCAGTATATTGTGAATCCAGTTTAATCCACCATTAAAAACTTTTAATATTTATCCATTATTTTCTTTCCAACGTCTATAACCTTCATTATAACAATATTGATAAAATTCATCACTCTGAATTACAGCCCAAGTATTATCATCAAGTTTAACTTTTCCAAAATTTTTATTCAAATACCATTTAATGAAAGTTTTAGACGATGAAAACCAACGCATATAAATATATTGAGTTAATGTTTGTATTTTTTTTAACACGATATACAATATTATAAACCATCAATAAAACAAATGTTTATCCATTCTAAATAAATGCTATGAAACTGTTTTATTCTAACAAAACACAACCATCTAGTTTCATATCGACAAGTACCATTAATTTTACATCTTAGGGGAAAGAATAAAAATTTTTCAACAATACGTTCTACTCCAACTTCATAATTATTCCATTTCATCTTTTATACGTTATTAAGTTTTTTATAAACTACATATTCTCTTCGTTCACTTAATATATTCATATCAAGTTTGTTGACAATTTCGATAATATTATTTTCTTTTATATATTGTTCACTAAACCTTTGTTCATTAGGTTTACAGCACAATGAAGTATATATATATTTCCAATTTGGAAACTTTTTATCGACTTCATCTAATTTAACATGTGCATGAACGCAAGTAATACCATATTGTTTATCAGTATCTAAAAATTCGTTGATTAAATTCATATCAACATCTTCGTATTTTTCTTTAAAAACGTTAAATCTTTCGATCTTCCATCTATTTACCCATTTATAAAGCAAATCTGTTCTTGTTGTTGGATCAATACTTACATTATTACATTTGGTAAATAAAGTAAATAATGCACCTGTTCTGGCTCTACTTCCATCACCTATATGAATCCAATTTAAATTAGATATCTGGCATATTTTTTTAAGGTTTTGAAAAGCAGAATATGATTCAGACATTTCCTTTGCAGGACTATCAGAATCTCTAAATAACTCCCACAATTCTTCGAAACAACCTTTTTTTAACAACCAATTCACATAATCGAATCTTGGCAATTGAATAACTGCTGTTTGAGAATTATATCTAATTAATTCTTGATTATTCATTATAAATGTTTTATTCGTTATTTTTTAACAAAAATTCAGGATTTATTGCTTTAAATGATAATCGTCCTAGGTCTGGATCTTGTTTTTCGTTAATTGGTCTAATAACAATACCTTCAGCCCAAACATTGTTACAAATATTACTTTTTATGATTGACATATTAACAATTTTATTTATATCATTTTCAAGAACATAATTAGTTGTAATGATTGGAACTGTTTCTAATTCTAAAGTATTTGTTATTAATTCAATAAAATCATTAAATGAATAATATTGATATAGATCGATATCAAATGCGTTAAAAAACTTTATAGTAGTTCCTTTTAAATTTAATTTATTTCCTTGAACACCTTCTCCGATTAATTCACCTTGGATTGCAATATTTTTTCCAACTGAGAGTAATTTATTTTTAATATCTAATTCACGAACTATTTTCCAAAAAGAATTTGAATCGTCTTCTAACAATTCTAAATTTCTTGAACAAACACCAAAGATATTATCTTTTACATATAATGTACAACTACTTCCATCTACTTTTTCAGAGATATAACAAATTTCACCTTTGTGTCTTTCCAAAACTTCTTCTAATACTTGAACTCTGGTTTCATCAGTTTTGGGAATAAACGATGGAAAACGACCTTTTGTTGTGCCTCTTAAACATGCTGGTATTGGTGGTTCATATTTTTCAATATTTAAAATATCAGTACAATCCATATCTTCAACAATTTCAAGATCTTTTGGAAGTATTGATAATGGAAAACAAATTCCTTGTGAAATTTGTCCACGTAAACGAACTGTTCTGATTCTCATACCTCTTGGCTTTAAAAACTCAAATTCTGGTTTATTTGGTAATAATGAATCAATCTCGCAATAAACAACAAAATCATTCACCTTAAAGTCTCCTTTTTTTACAACAACATTCCATCCTAAAACTAATGCTTTTTCAATTTGATCAGCATTTTCAATAGGTTCTAAAGATTTTATTCTTTGTATTGTAGCTAATTTACGCATAAAAATAGTTTTATATGTTATTTATTTAATATTTTGCCTAGAAGGATTCCCGATTCTTCACCTTCATTTATTGTCATAATTGTCCATATCATCAATTATCTTTGTGGAAGTAACGACCAATAAGTTTTATTTGTTCGAGTTTATTAATATTTATCATCGCTTTAAACTATAGGCAAAATATTTTTTAAGAATTTAAATTTATATAATCCCAAATACCACTTTCGTATCCATAAACACAAGTAATCACTTCTTGATATAAATAATGATCAAAATCATCATCACGATTTCGTATATCATCTAAATATTCCTCACACATTTTGATTAATGAACTAAAATCTGGATTAGTTTTTGGCTTTGGTCTTATACCATGAATTTCTTCATATGTTTCTGGTGAATCTGGATAAATTGTTTTTAATAATCCAGATTCTTTTAACTTATTAAATTCGTTTTTGCTGAGTTCTCTAAGTAATTTTACTTTTTCCATATCATTTATTTTCTATTGTTTTTAAAAAATTTTGTGTTTTTTGTATTTTCTCAGATTCTTCAGAAAGATTTACATATTCAAGTAAATCTTTTATTATTTCGATTGCTTTAGGATAATTATTAATAGCATTTAAAATATAATCTGCTTTCTTTCTATCTTTTTCACTATCTTTCTTAGACCAAACATCTAATACTAGGTCATCTATAGAATGATCATAGTCAATTTTCATTCCACTACAATCATAATCTCCAATTGTTCCTATATGGTATGATGAATCTAATTCACAAAATCCACTTCTATCTAATGGTAATTTAAAGGGTATTTTCATTTTAACAATTTTTTTATATATTTAATTATTTCAATTGATGTACTAAATCTATTACAAATTATTCCTTCTGTGTTATTTTCTTTTGTTCCAGCAACTAAATTTTCATCCATTATCTTTAATATTTGAATATCCATTTCTTCATCAGAAGGTAATTTTATATTTAAATCAAATATTTTAGACAAATCATTAACAATTTTATGAAAATTCATTGGATCAATCACACCTTCATCATGTAAAGGCATTGTTTTTTCTTGGTATTTATTGAGAATTTCAAGAATTGTTTTCTTTTTAGATTTCATCTTCAAATGGTAATTTTTTATATTTGTTGTTTAATAAAATTTCAAAATCATCTTCTGAATATACACACCCACCTATATTTTTATATTCTTTATTTAGTATTAAAAATTCCATTTTATCATTCATCATACCATTGAATTCTAAAACATAGTTATTAGGATCATTAATAGACATAAATTTATCACCCCTTTCAATACCTAATCTATTTTTTTCACCAAATCCAAATAATTTAAATAATTCACTTATCGTATCCATAATTGTTTTAGATTTCATCTTCAAATGGTAATTTAATTGAAAAATAAGTTTTGCTGGTAACAATCCAAAATAATATTGGTATTACTATTGAAAACATTGCCATTAGGAATATAATTCCACCAATGACATGTATGAATCTTTTTATAATTTTCATGATATTAATCTATTTTAAATGAAATTTTATTAACTAATCCACAAATCCAATTATGTTATATTCTCCCAATCTTTTAAATGTTATAATTTGTTTACCATCATTTCCAGTTAACAAATTCATGTTATTATCACAAAGTCTAATCATTGCTGTTTTATTTTCACGACCTGTTTGAGTTTGATCTGATTCTAAAAGTAAACCTTTCTGGATATTATCTTCTTTATTTTTAAATTCGACAAGTAAATCCTTAGTTTTATTTTTCATTGTTCTTTATGTTTTAACCATTCAATAAAATCATTAAATCCCGATGCTATCTCAGCTTCATAGTGAAATGGTTCATCCACATATTTAAGATATTCTTTTTTATATGCGTTTATTAAATTTTCAATTAACAATAAATTACTAGTTAATATATTTGTTGTTGAATTTATTGTATTTAATGCTTCTTTTAGAGTTTCTTCGAAATGTTCCTTTGTTGTTTGATTATTGATTAAATAATGCTCCTCTATAGTAAATAATGTACTACGTTCTATTGTTACCCCAAAATAAGAATATTTTACACGTATTTGATGATTTTCTTCAACTTTTATAAGTTCATCCATACAATTTTCATCTTGAAAATAAAGATAGACAGGATATTCGAAATCTGTTTCTTCTTCGATAATTTGATGTTTTTTTATTTTTACTTTTGTCATGTTATTATAAGTTAGGTTTAATACTATCACCATAAAGATTTATAATCGTACCATCGTTTATCCCCACATTTTTCACACTTAATAACTTTTATTTGTGTATCACTAACATATTTATGATTACATACACATCTAACATATATTAAGTGCAATGCTTTTATTTTTTTTATCAATTTCTTATACATAATTTTAATTATATATTTTTCTTTATCCAATTATTATAAATCCCCATTCCCCAACTAAATGTATAAATGCAAGATAATGCAACAATTCCCCAATTTTTATCAATTATTTGAGTATAGAACCAAAATGGTTGACCACACATTCCAACAATAAATCCCCATTTCCTAAATTTATCTTTTCTTCCAACTAAATAAATGGCAGACGCTCCAAAGACAAATAACATTATTTGAGCAAAATCCATAAATATAAATTAATTAAAGAACATAAGTATTCATCGTTTCAATCCATTTATTAAAAACATTGATAATAAATGGTTTAAAATCTTCATAATCATTTATTTCTTCGATAAACTTTCTATCATCATTTTCTGAGTTCCAAAGCATTTTATCACCAAAACCAAAAACATCACAATATCCATCTGTTGTGTAATAAAATCTGTCCTCAAGATCATCTCCTATTTTTTCGAAAAGTTCTTGATTTAAATCGCTTGCGATCTCAATAAATTTAAGTTGTTCTTCTTGTTTTGTCATTTTTATATTTTTATTATATTATACGAAATTTTTAAAAAAATGTTTTATTAAATAACCATAATATGTTTTCCTTTAACAATATTTAACTTATCCCAAATAAACCAAGCATATTCGGTAGAATCTGTTCCTAATGTCAAATCTAGTTCTTTTGCCTTTTCTTTTAAGTTAACATCAAGACCAAATAACGATATAAGATATTCTTTAACAAAATTTGGGCGTTTTGAGATGACAAATAATTTGTCAGGAGTATTTTCATTCCAAAAATCTTTTCGTTGTTGAGCACCCAACCAATTAATACGTTGAAGATAACAAACGGTTTTTCCTTCATTTAAACTTTTTTTGATAAAATCTAATGCTATTGAAAATGGTGGATTGGTTATAATTAAATCAACATTGAAATTATATTTAAAATAATCTTTTCCTTCTCTTATTTCACACCAATCTTTATTAATATAATTTGGGATGTATTCCAAAATTCTCCCATCACCCTTACAAGGTTCTAAAAAAGAATTAACTTTAGAAAAATCAATTTGATTGATTAATCCTTCAATAACATAACGAGGTGTGGGATAATTATCAGAAATTATCCTTTTACTACCATTTCTATTTGTAGATGACATATATTTTTATTTTTTAACGGTTACGATAATCATTAACAATATCAACAATTTCATCATAAACCCTTTCAAATTCATTATAGTCAATTCTTTCATTATCGTCATTACCTGAATAAAATTTGATAAATCTATTTGATGAATTTCCACCACATCCATAATCTACATCAACACCAATTCCCTTTTTAAAAATATAAACATGAATTGGCCAATCACCATAAGCATGACCAGCAGATTTAAAATAACAATAATTTTCATATGATTCGTTTTCTTCAGTTTCATAACAATACGAATCATTCTTTTTATATTCAAAACCCTCTAATTGAATAAATTCTAAAATCTCTTTTGAGAAAACATTATTTTCAAAATTATTTAATGATTTCATATGTAAATTTTTAAAAATTTAAGAATTGCTATTCACCATTAAAAATATTTATCAAATCAATAGTTGCTTTTTTTAGTTTATTTAAACTATCATTAAAATTATGGTCTATGTCAAAAAATGTTTTTTTTCTTAAATAATCAACATTAGTCGCTTTGTATAGTATTTTATCTTTTTCTTTGACAATTAAAAATTCAATTAAATTAAAATATTGATCTGATAAACAACCATCAACATCATAAATAATTTCATCCCAATTATTTTCACAATAACTTGGAAATGTCAATTTTATAATTTTTTCAACTTCTTTTTCTAAATCCATAATATTTTTTTTATAAATCATTATTAATTTCAATTTCTTTTACGTAACTTAATATTTTACTAACATTGTTATAAATTTCCAATTTTTCATCCATTTCTTTGGAAATTTCATAAAGAATTTCTTTTAAATTATCAATAGTTAAGGAATCAATATTGAGTGTTTTTGCACATATTATATTCCAACCAGTAAGTGTGGTGTTTTTTATTTTCTGTAAGCCAGAAATAGTTATGTCATTACCACCAATATGATATTTAATTTCAAATTTTCTATCTTTCTTACCACTAATTTCAATATCCCATTTCATAATATATGTTTTTATAAATTTAACGTTATTGTGAAACATTTTTCACACTGTAAAATACCTCTTTGTTCATTGAAATTTTCATCATAAACCTTATATGATTTTCCTTTAATTTCTTTTCCACAAAAATCACAATGTTTTACATTATCACTTTTCTTTTTACTTTTCTTTTTCATATAAAAATTTTTATAAAACTTCTTTTTTATTTGTTTCTTCACCTAAATTGATTCCAAATTTTTTCAAAATTAGATCGTATTCCTCATCACGAGATTTGATATCTTCAAAGGGATAAAACCAATTAACATATTCTTCATGTATGTTAAAAAATCTAATTATTGGATAATCATATCCAATATAAGTACGTATCATTTTTTCAAATTTAATACATAATTCAATATTAATAGGAAGATTTGTAAATCCACTATTTTCACCTTCCTTTTCATAAAAAGGAACTTTTAAAAATTTTGATATTATAAATGTAGCCATATAAATTTATTTTATTATATTATTTCTTTCCAATTATTTTCTTCAACGCTAGTTAATTCATACTTTTTATCCTCAGACTTAACAAATACTTTTAAACCAATTTGAAGTTCAAATAACTTGTTTTCATATTTAATTAATCGATTTTTAATCAAATTATCACGTTCTTCAATTGTTTCTACCTTAATATGATAATTATCATCCAACATAAAAGATACCTCTCCCAATGTCTTCATTTGACTAATAATTATATTAGCTATGTTATCACCAATCTAATATAACAATCCTATTGAGTTTTTTATTAAATTTGAACTTTCTTCATCAAAATTTATTGTTCTTTTTACGTAAACCTGCTCTGTAATATATCTTGTAAGTTCAACAGCTAAAAACCTATCTTCTGTAGCATTACCACTATCGTTTAATAAAACAATATATGGTCGGCCATTTTCCTCAAATTTAATATCATATACTATTTTGTACAATTTGATTAAATATAAATAAAATTATTTTCCCACAAAGATATGTATTTATTTTTGTTTTTTTAAAAAACTTGACAAGTATTTATGTTAAATTAAGTTAATTATGGCATTAATCACAACAGCAGATAAAAACAAATTATATACTCATGTTAAACATGAATTAGGATACCCACTCAGACCTTTTGAACTAAAAGACGAAATGATGGATTCCTATCTTGAAATGGTTATCGAAGATTATTCGTCTCTTGTTAATAGTTGGTTAATTCAACAACAATGGACTGGTTTAGAAGGGCTTAGTATTGAGAATGGGGATTTTTTGGCAAGTTTCACAACCAAGTCTAATGACTATATGAAATCCTTTACACTTGCATATTCGAAGCAGATCGGGCTTGGCACTAATGCTCCAGCTAAAGTAGGATGGGAATTGAAAAGAGATTTTTTTACATTGTCTGCACATACTCAGCATTATCTCATAAAATCGGGAAGAGAAATAAATCAATTATTATGGGAGACACCAAATGAAATTGATATGGGGTTAATCGATCCATTTACACTTACTAGTTCATGGTCTGCTGGCGTAATGGGTTGGTCGTATTTGGGAAGACCAGCAAATTTAGTTCAACCAACATATTCAATATTATTAAGTGCACAAGATCGAAGAATGAAACAAAGGGTTCTACAATCAACATTGTCATATAGGATTACTGGTTTGGAAACGGGTGAAAAACTAGTGCACTTATATCCAATACCCAACTCAAGAATGGAAATAAAAAGTAATTGGAATGATTATGTAAATAGAAAAGTTTGGTACTGGTATTATGATACAAATAAAAAAAATAGAGATAAATGTTTAGATGAAAATCCAGATATAGTTATTTTATCAAGTGATGTGCCAACAAAAGTTCTGAAATGGGATAGATTAAATGATGTTGCAAAACAACAAATAAGAAATTTATTAATTGCGAAGGTAAAGATGGCAATTGGAAATATACGCGGCTATTACGGTGGTGAAATTGGAACACAAGAAATGAAACTAATTTTAGATTATAAACATTTACTTGATGAAGGTATTAAATTAAAAGAAGATACCGAAAAAATAATATTAGATCAACTTGAAAAATTACGTTCTGTTAATTTATCTAAGGAAAGGGCTGATATTGGTGAGAATCTTAATACATTTTTATCAAGGCAACCCCTAAAATCGCCCTTTACTTTGTTTTAGTTAATTATTTATTATATTATTAATTTTATCTACGGTGATGTTGATTTGATTTTCAACATCTTTTAGAAATTCTTTTTCTTTAATTCTAATTATTTTACAATCATAATTTTCAATAATAAATTTTTAACATTATTTAACTAATTCATCTATTTTTTAACAGTATTTATATAAAAAATACGATAATGAAATCAAAAGATACTAAACAAAGGCTTTTTGAAATTATGCAGAAAGTTGACAATAGTTATAAGTTAACAAACGTTCTTAATGAAACAAAAGCATTTGGGCAATTACGAAAATCAAATAAAGAATTATATGATGAAACAATAAAATTAGAAGATAGGATTGGTGGGGATGTATTGAAATTAATTGATGATGCAATAAAAAAAGAAAATTTTAAATATAAGTCTGATGAAGAAAGAGAATTGGTTTATCTTATAATTTTAGATTTAGTACTTGATCGATATTTAGATAGAAAAACAAAAAAATAAAAAATATTATAATGAAAAAGAAAAAAGAGATTGTTGATTTAGAAACTGAAAGATATGGTTATTTCATGTCTCAAAATTCTATTGATCTTGATATAATGTATGGAAGGAATTTTTTGAAAACAGATAATGTGCAATATGTTATTTTGCATAAAATTGATCTGATATCAACTTCCACTCACCGTCTTTATGGCCAATCTAAGGCCAAAGATAAGAAATTCTTTGCACCTGTTAAATTAAGTGGATTTATAAAAATTGAAGAATCTAAACAAAATTATTATGGAGATAATAAGGGTATTGTAAGGGATGATACTGGTAATTTGGTTGTTAGTATCTATCTTGACGAATTGAAAGAAAAAAATGTTGAAATTGATAGGGGTGATATTCTTGAATATAATTTAAGTGGGGAAAAAGCAAGATTTTATGAAGTTGAAAATGCAAATGCTGTTCCTGATACTTCAGATAAGACAATTGGTGGATTCTATAGATTTTATAAAACTATTGTTGCAGTTCCAGTAAAACAAGATGTTATAGATTTATTAATGGATGATACTAAAGGAGAGTTCTAAATTCATTATCAATTGTTTTTTCTAAATCAGTTGGTATAAATTTTGTTACTAACTCATCATATAGTTTATCAAACAAATTTGAATCTAATTTATTTATAAAAAAATCATTCCAAATTGGATTAGATAAAAATAACATATAACTTTCAAACTTTACTGATTTCATTATTATCTAATTGTATGAATTATTAAATCTTCTAACTCAACATTAATTTCAAAATATGGATCATATCTCATTTCAAGATAGATATCTCTAAAAATTCTAAGAATATCAATATCTTTTAAATTTAATTCTTTAAACACATTATTACAATTAATATTTAAATCAAAAATTGTAAAATTATTTTTTTTCATAACAATAAATTTAATAAATCTTGCATTTCCAAAGCAATATTCTTATTATGGTATCATTACATATCAAATGTTAAATTTAACAGTCTAAGAATATCAATATCTATATCATCTTTTAGCAAATCATATAATCCACCAAACAGTTTTGTATCTAAAAACATAGAAATATCGCCTTTTGTATGCTCTTTAAAAGGATCTGTATAGTAAATCTGTTGTGCTACTATTAATTTAATATTATTATCATCCAACCAACTCATCATTAATTTCAAAATATAGATCATATCTCAATTCAAAATACAGATCCATAAAATCTCTAGTAATATCAAAATCTTTTAAATTTAGTTCTTTGAATACATTATTAATATTAACATTTAAATCAAAAATGATATTTGGAATCAACATTCCATTTGATAATATTACATGTCTTTCATTAATCACTATAATTTATATTTTATCTAATTTAATCATCAAATAAAACGCTTAAACTGAATAAATCACTATATAAATCCATTATTAATTCACTTCTATTATAAATTGTATGTATAAAACTATTCTTAGTATAAAAATATATAGGTTTAAACGAAATGGGATTATATAGTATTATAAATGCTTTCTCTTGATCAATAAATTCCAAATCTTCAATATAATTTGGTATTGATACTGTATTTGAAATTTCAATATGTTTATTATAATTAGGTTTATGCATATTTTTTTATTTTTTACTTTTGTCGTTTAATTTCAGAGTGGACTATATTATTTAAAACATTTAAATCAACTAGTGGTTCATGTTTAAGTAATTCATTCATTTTCCAAAAAAACATATAATCTACTTTATTTTTTGGAAATAAGCCATAATTATGTCTAACTGCAAAATCTAACTTTTCAAGATCATTTATAAGTTTTGAATTATTCATAAATAATTTTACCAATTTCTAAACCTAATTCAAGCAACAATATATCATACAATAATTCTAAGCTCCAACTACTCCAACTAATAAATCTACTTTTTAGCAATTCATCTTTAAATCCAGAAAAAACGGCAGTATCTAAATCTCTAATTTTCATAAATAGTTTTACCAATTTCTACACCTAATTCAAGCAATGTATCATTTATCAATTCATAATAAACAAAATTAAAACAATTACTATCATTAACATTCCAACTAATTGTATATGTTTCTAATAATCTATCTTTAATTCCAGAAAGAATTCTTTTGTTTAAATCCATGTTATCCATTAAGAAATGTATTTAATTTAGAATTTAATATAAAATGAAAAAACACTATCTAACTCATGCAACAATAAAACTTCAGATATTACAAATTCTTCTTGAAATAAAAGTTGTGATTCTTTATTAAACGCATCAAAAGATACTAAATTAGATAATAGTAATTCATCTTGAATTCCAGAAAGAATGGCAATATTTAAATCTATTTTAATCATCAAAATGGCATATCAACATCATAATCATTGACTTTTGGATTGTATGGTAATTTGACATTATCTACAATAAAATCTTCCTTAATTGGATCGTTATCCCACATAGATTTATGTTCAATATGAACAATATTATTTTCATTGAGATATTCCAAATATAATGTTAATTTATATTGATGAATAATATTTTCCATATATCCATCTAATTTCTCATTTATTGTTATATTTAGCCAATCTATTGGTTGTTCTTCTTTCCATTCTTTAGGAATAATATCTTTAGGATTTGATGAAGCAAACATTTTTAGTTCTGCCTCATAGTCGTTAATTAATCTATCTAAATCTTTTATCTCATCCTCAACCTCAAACTTTGAAGAATAAAGTTTATTATTAAGATAAATATCTGCTTTAAAATCTGTTCCGTCTGCCATATTATTATTGTTTTAATATTAATTAAATTTTTGAATTACAATTCCGATTCCTAAAATTAGCGAAATAATTGTTAAAATGATTGCTGAAATTAAGATTGATTTAAAAAATCCTATTAAAGTAATTATTATCTTTTCATTTAGATTAGAAACATTATTTGTTCCTACTTGACGTTTACCAATTTCATATGAAACTTTTAATATAATTGGTATTGTTAATAAAATTATTAGCGTTTGATATGACATAATGTTGTTATTTTAAATTATCTGATTTATCTATTAACCCATCTAAAAATTTTGAGAATTGTTTTGCGTTTGGAAATTTTGAATGAGATTCCAACATTTCATGGTATTTCAAATATTCAATCATTATTTTTTTCATTTTATTCATAACATATTCAGAATTTGTTTTTAAGAAATTTATTAATTTTCTTTTAAATGCATTAATATCATTTGTAATTATCTTTTTAATACCAGTATGTTTGGCATATTCCATCAATAATTTTAATTCTTCATTGTTTAATGAATTAACATATGATTCTGAATATTTGTTGATGTTTAGATAATTTTTATAATATGTAAAATCTTTGTATTTTCCGTTTTGAATGTCTTCTTTGGTGAATTTTAATTTATCCATTTCATAATATAATTGTGCTACATTTGCTTTTTCTTCAACATTCATTAAATGATAGATAGAATATGAAAGAAACAATAATTTATTATTGTTTTTAAATTTATCTCGTACATTATTCAATTCATCAGTATCGAAAGAATAGTAGTTTGGATTTCTATCATTAAATCCTTTATTTGTTTTTAATTTAAGTTCATAATCTTCATAAGCATGATGCAATTCATGTGCAATTAACTCCTTAATATCGTTTACATCTGTTTTTGAAACAACAATCTTTATTGTAACTTTATTAAAAATTTTTCTTCGATTGTTTTCATAATTCTACATCTTTTTATAAAATTTCAAATTTATTTAAAAATTCTTCCTTTTCTCGAACAAAAATTCCTTTCGTTTTACCATCTTTTTTTAAACCTTTATAAACCACCATTACCATTCCATCATCTTTGTTTGTAGTATTTATTACATCCATCAAAACTATTTGATAAATTCTACCAGATTTCTTATGTATATATTCTTCAATTGTTTTCATCTTTTTCAAAATTTTCAATAATCTTATTGTATTCGGTTAATTCACTATTATTTAGTAGAAATTCTCTACGAGTTTCATATTCTTTGTTTTTATAAATTTTTTTACTGAAGAATAAACCTTGTGATTCAGCATTTTCAAACTCATTATAGAAACTATTGCTTATATTCAAATAAGAATAGGTATGACCTCTTTTAAATGACAAATATAACATTTCCAATTTGGGAAAATAAAGACTTTTAAGAATATTATCGGATTTAAATATTGATTCGATGTAACCAATATCACCATTTTCTTCTAAATGTTCATTTCTTTTAATTAACATAGTATATTTTTTTTAAATTAATCTTTAGAATATCTAATATCAAGAAGTTTATCATATTCCAAATCAAAATCATTGACAAACATTTCTTTAGTGTAATTATTATTGTTTTTTAAATTTTCAATTAATTCAAAAATCATTTTAACTGTTTGATTATTTAAAATCGCTTCTTTAATATAAATTTCACCATATTTACATTTGGGATTTTTTATTAACGCAGAAAAACAATTAATGTGTGAACAACAACCATCTTCACCACAAGCTTCACATAATTCACAATATGGACTATATTCTTCTTCCATTTTTATTTAAGTTAAATTTTGCAAATATAATGAAAAAATTTTGAATAAAAAAATCAAGTATTTATTATAAAAATATTAAATAAATGTCTGTTCCTAGAAAAAATAGTAAACTAACTCTTGATGTTAATCCTCCAAAAATTGGAAATGAATATCTTAAATATGGTTTTGATAGAATTGAAAAGTTAATGGCAGATACTGATATTAAAACTAAATATCTACCACGAACAATACTTTTAGAAGATTTGGATTATGGGGTTTTTGAATATACTAATAATGATATTAAAATAGTTATTGACGGTAAAATAGTTCCTGTAATCTACCTCGAAAATGAAAGATGGGCAGAATTCAAAAAGACATGGAAATTAAGTACAGATAGTGATAAAAACCTATTAACACCTTATATTACAGTTAGAAGAACAGATAAAGGTGTTGGGACTAGATTAGGAACAAAATATCGTATTCCGCAACCACGTATGTTCAGATATGCACAAGTACCAATTCTTGATGAAGGACAAATAGTCTATCTATTATTTAAAATGCCACAACCAACAAACGTTGATTTTACATATGAAGTTGCATTATTTACAAAATATAGAGTTGATATTAATCAATATGATGAACAAATTTTAAAGAAATTTGCTTCAAGACAAGATTATGTATTTATCAAAGGAAATCCAATGCCATTATTATTTGAAGGAATGTCAGAAGCAAATCCAATTGAAAATATTGATGGTGATAGATTTTTTGTTTCGAAATATACTTTAAAAATATTAGGTTTTATTCAAGATGAAAAAGAATTTCAAATTGTTAAGACATCAAGAAAACCAATGTTAACTTATAGTGTAGTATAACTAACACCACTATAAACAAAAGTGTTGCCAACTGGATAACTTTGTTTGATATTTTCAAATTTATCAAATGTATCATTAACTTTATTAGTATATGTTGTATTGATATATTCTCTTAAATTAATGTTATGGGAAACGTTGTCTAATCTCCATTTTTTATTTACTAAATCTAACTCTGTTTTAATGTACATTTTTTCTGCTGTTGTTTTATTACTATTTTGATTATAGAATAATTTAACACCATTCGATGTTTTTAATGCTGAAAAAAATGAAAATTTAGTATATCCACTAACAATATTAGTTGTCTGAGTTTCTATAAAAGATAATGGTACTTGCATACCATAAAATTGACCAGTTGTTGCACTACCAATAAAATAACTCGGAATTGTTCCTAATTTTGATAAATATGTGGTAAATATTCTTGATTGGGTATTAATATCATATGTATCATAAAAATCTAATATAAAAAAACTATTTATAAAATTTAAACTATTTTTTGTAATTTCATCACTGGTAAATCCTGCGTTTGTAAAATTTAAACCATATGAACCATTTTTATAAAAATAGAAATTAAGTTTATCTGTAGTATATGCTGAATTGTATTTAAATTTTCGAGTTTCTTCATCAACAACAGGATTAAGTGAATTATTAGTTACTACTTGGGTTAAGCTATCAATTTCCTGTTGATAATCAAAAAAATTATTCTTAATATCTAAACTAAACTTAATTTGATTATCAGAATTATTATATAATATAGTTTTTTTTATTATTGACATGGTTTTCCAATGTTATCTAATTCGTTATCTAATGGAGTGATATTTAAAATATTTTCACTGATTATTGTATTTTTAAATGCATTATATGTATATGTATCAGTTAAATCTGGCACAATGTCAATCATCGAACTGCTAAATAAATATCTTTTTTTATTAACAAACGGATAATCAACACCTTCATTTGTTAATGGATCTGTATATCCTTGTGGTAATATTGTTCTCCATACATAATTTCCATTACTATCTAATAACGTTGCATAATCAGGTATTGATTCAACTAATTCAATTGAACTATCCCCACTATTTGCATTATATATATCATTGCTAAAATACCTTAAAGTTAGCGGAATAAATGGTTGGTATTTCCACATTATATTTCCACTAAAAACATTGTTTAAATTTCTAACTGGTGTTGTAATATAATAAGTTTGTGGAAGTTTTTGAGTTTGACTAAATGTGGTTCTCGAATATTCAATCAAATCTCCATATACTCTATCTCCAATATTTAAAGTAGTTGTACTTAATAATGTTTTTGTTCCACTACCACCAACAGTACCCCAATTCAAATAATAAACATTTTCACTATCATTAAATGCATTCTTCTTTGGAAGATATTTAACATATAAATATAATTCATTTACTGGAAACCCAAAATTATCATAATAGTTAGAAACATCAAAATCAATATTAAAATTATAAATATGTGTTTGATCACCATAAACGTTTTTTCCAAAACCCGCTTTAAAAATTTCAATATCGTTTGTTGCCCCAATAACTTCAAAATGTCTGACATACTCAATATTATTGTTAAGTATTTTTGTATATCCTGTCGATGGTTTTAATAAATAAAATTCAAACGAATTTACCAATGTTTTGGCATTTGTTAACTGTGGTGTGAAATAATCCTTTAAATATTTATAATCTAACTTTAAACCATTTAATAATGACAAATAATCAAACTTTCCATAAATCCTATAAATTTGATTATCTTCTCTTTCTGCATCAAAAATTTCCGTTACACTTAATACGTTTCTTATATCAAACTCAGTAATTTCTGAAATGTTATTGTTTAGTTCAATTTTATTAAAAGTATCTACATTTACCGAATTAACGTTTCTAAAACTATTTAATAAAATTTGTTGTGTAGTATCCATTAAAAGAATAATTTTATTATAAATACGTTAAATGTGAATTTGAATAAATATTTGGTTTTTACTACTTTTATAAAATACGAAAATATAACTATTTTTGTTGACGAAATGTTTGATGATTAAATCTATTTAGAATCATTAATTAATCGATTTAATAAATATTCAAATTCAAACAAATCATCAGTAATATTTATAAAATTTTCAACATATACTCTACTAATAATAAATGGATCTTTTGCTATTAACTTAAAATTATAATAATCTTTATATGCAATTATTGCATCAACACCATATAAATTAAAATTTATTCTGAGTTTTTTATCTAAATTTCGTTCAAGTTTTTTCATTTTATCATATAAAATTTTAAAAGAAACAATACATTAACATAATTTAACATTTATAATTTATTATAAATCAGTAATATGGCCTTTTTATTAAAAATTTATAATAAATACTTGAAACAAATTTAATTTCTTTTCGTATAATATAGTGAGATTAAAAACTATTTATGTTAAATTAAAATTTAAACAAAATGAAAAAAATTAATTATCTTATAGGCTTGCTTTTATTAGCAATTGCTTTAACAAGTTTTACTTGTGGAAAAGAAACTGTTGAACCTGAAAAACCATCAACTGCAATAATTACGTTGAATGAATTATATGGGTATTGGGATTTTGTATCTTATGAATTGAATAATAAGACATATATTAAAGGTGAATGTAATAATATTGACATAAAAAATTATGAGTATATTATGCTGTCATTTGAATTTATAAAAGATACTTACAATAGTAAAATAACAGATTTATGTATTAATCCTAATAATCCAAATTCTCGTGGTTTTGTATTAAATGATAATATACTTAATTTTAACGAAAAAGTTAAATTTGAAGTTATTAGCTACGAACCCAATGAAAATATATTAACTTTAAAATTTTTATTCTACGATGAATCAATACCAGGAGATATACCAATTGGTGGAATATATAAATTACAAAAACAAGTATAGATTATAATTTCACATATAACTATAAACCCATCAAATTAGATGGGTTTTTTTATGTTAAAATACCTAATAAATAAAGATACTCAACACAATCGGAAGCACCCCAACCCTTGTAGAAATAAACATAAGGATCGTAACTACTTGATACATAATTTCCATTAACTTTACCACCATTTATTGGTGAATTTGCTTGTGGCCATGTAGATGGTTTATTTGATCCACCATGATAATTATTTAAAGTAATATTTAATAAATCTTCATTTGTAAATCCCCTTTTACTAAGTTTTCTCATATTAATTATATCACTCACAGGAACTTCAATAAAATCCGTCCAATGTAAATCAGATCTGGCAAACCACTTGGTATTATAATCACCAGCAGCAATTTCTTGTAAATTATCTATTGTAAAATACCCATTAAAGGTTGTGTTTCCCGGATTTTGTTTTGTAAAGTTATCACTTGTTCTTACATATCTCACATTACTATAACCCTGATCAATATATCCAATTTGTGGTAAGTAAACAGATAAATTTAACCAGTTTGCACCAAATAATTTAGTTACATATGCATTATTAGTTATATTACTTGGAAATTGATAATCGGCATTGTTATAGTCACTATATGTATCTGTTGCAATTATCCCAACATTCCAAAAAGGATCATCAACCCCATCATTTACAATACTTCCTTTATAAAACCCAACAGTAAGATTTTGTTCATTATCGTCATCTTGGTGATTGAAAGATAAACCATGAAATCTTGATATACTATAAAACTTTCCTGCTTCAAATGTATAATGCTGTTTTCTCCACTGATCACTAAAAACACTATCATTTTCTGTAAATAATGCAGTAAAACTTTGATCCTGATTAGCATATTGTGGAAATTTTAATTTATAACGTATTGGTCTAACAACACTATTTTGTCCTAAAGTTCCTGTCCAATTCATTGGAATGTCGTCAACTGTAAACTCTAAAGTCACAAATCCCCTAAATTTAGTAAATATTCCAGATGTTGAAGAATCATCAACAGGAACTTTATTTCCAAAATCATCTGTAACTACTTTACCCCTATTACAATTAATAATAAAAACAAAATCACCATCTCTTTTATAAACAGAATATTCACTAGGATCTAATAATAACATTTTAGTTCTAGGATCTGCACCAGCATTAATTTCAGAATCACTAACATTTGTTGGATAATAATAAACCTTTTCAGTTATTTTACCAATTCTTTTTGAATAAATTCCAATTGTATTATTTGCATCTGTTCTGGCTCTAAACAATTCTCTTATTCGGGGATCACCACCCGCAAAATCATCACCAAACATAGATCCATCACCATCTGTGAATGCACTTCCAAAAATTATAAATGTATTAACCAATGTACTTCTAATTCTAAAATTTTGTTTAGTAATCCCAATTTCGAAATTTTCTTTATCTCCCCAAAATGGAATAATATCAACAGTTACTTCTTGTGTTTCAATATGTGGTAAATCGTTTAAATCTGTACTTGGTTTTATTTTAGTATTATTTTCCATAAAAAGATTTGGAGAATATCCCAAATTTGTTACCATTGATGCTGGTGTCATACTATATTCACCAATATCTGTAATGTCAACACTCATATGTATTGTTTGTGTGCCAATTGGAACACCAAAAATCATATAATCACCAGAATTATTAGTAATAGCAGTATGTTTATAATATTTCTTATAAACAGTTAAAAATTTTTGATTCGCAATTACCTCTTCTTTAATTGGAAATGATCCAAATGGTTGTTTCGGTGAAGATTGTCCAGTTGCTGGATCTATTTTACCAACCCTAGGTAGTAAATTATACCTCTTTCCTTCTGCATTTTTGTCTCTAGGAGTCTTATAAGGATAGATTGAGTATATCTGTCCATTTTGAGCATCTTCGTCCGTTAGAGGGATGAAAACACTTATTTTTGCGTTTGGAATACCGACTCCACCATTTGCAATTACTCTACCTACCAAAACACCATAATCTGCATTAAAATTCTGATAAACATCAGTAGTGTTGATATTCATACTTAAAAATTCAATTGTGTCAACATTTTCTTCTAATCGTACTTTTAAATATTTATCGTTATTAATATTATCATTATTTAATTCGATTCGCTGAGATCTATTCATTTAAAACTTTTTTTTATAAATACTAAAAATATTTTTCACTAAAATTTTTCAAAATTAAAGAAAATTTAGAACAAAAAAATCAAAATTTAAGAAAATTTTAATCTAAAAATATGAAATTTATTAAAATTTAAAAATTTGACCACTTTTTAAGATTCTGTGAATATTGAAATTAATCAACTTTTGGATTTATTTTTAGTATTTATGAAAAACAAAAAAATAATTTTAAAAAATAAATAATAAAAATAAACATGGCAGATTTCGTATTTACCTCTCCAGGTGTTAAGTTCCGTGAACGTGACATTTCTTTTGTGAGCAGATCCCTTAGTATCACCACTTTGGGGGTTGTTGGAGAAACTTTAAAAGGTCCTGCTTTTGAACCTATTTATGTTCAAGATAAAACCGAATTTGAACAAAGATTCGGTAAACAAAGCATAAAAAAATTATCAGAAGGAACATTACAATATCAATTACCTTATGTTGCAAATGCATATTTATCTGAATCAAATCAATTATGGGTAACTAGAGTATTGGGATTATCTGGATATAATGCAGGAAAAGCATGGGCAGTAACATTAAACGCAGGTGTTGATCTTTCAACTACCGGTGCAACTACATCTACATTAAATACAGGTGTGGCATTCGCAGACTTCTCATATCTAGGTGTAGCATTAGTCGATGTTAACGATACAGGTACTAGTTTTAGTGGATTTACTAAGGTTGGTTCAACAGATTTTGAAGGCTATATGCATTCTTTTACCGCTACAACAGTAAACCCTGATGGTACTGGTACTGTGGATGATTTAGTTACATTAATTACTGGTAGTTCATACGTTGAATATGAAAATATGGTATTGGCAATAATTAGAAGCAGAGGACGTGTTCAAGATAACGCAAATTTACCTTCAAGTACTTTATTTAATACCACTTCGTTAACAATAACTGGTAATACTACTAATATTGACACAGGTGATTTATTTGGACAATTTACTTTAGTCGCAGCAAGTACTGCATCTACTGAAAACTATGTTGTTTCTTTAAATCCTAATTCAAGTAGTTTCTTATCTAACGTTGTTGGCTCAGAAGCTAAAGATAAAACAACCAAAATTTGGGTACAATCAATATTCCCAGATCTAATCAAAAAATTAGATGCTGATGGTTTAGGATATGGAGTTAATACTACATTAATCGATTGTAATTCTAGCTACTTTACTGACTATAAAACACAATTTAAAACACCTGAAACCCCTTGGGTAGTATCTCAATTAAAAGGTAATGCTATTGATAGATTATTCAAATTTATTAGTATTTCCGATGGTGATGCTGCTAATCAAGAAATAAAAATTAGTATTGTTAACGTTAATCCAATTACCTTGGAATTCGATGTTATAATTCGTGATTTTTATGATACAGATGATAAAGTATCTATTTTGGAATCATTCACAAGATGTTCTTTAATACAAGGTACTACTAATTATATCGCACAACGTATCGGTACATCAGATGGCGAATATTCATTAAAAAGCAAATATGTTATGCTTGAAATGAGTGCAAGTATTAATGTTGAAGATTTTCCTGCTGGTTTTGAAGGTTATGCATTTAATAATTACGCTATTTCTGCAACCTCAACAACTTCTGGCGAAGCTGGTGTAACACCAAAAGTTTTTTATAAAACTTCTTATAATGATGACGAAAAAATTAAAAAAGTATATCTTGGTGTTTCTGAAAAAGGTTATGATGGATCTGGTTTAATCGGAACTGGCATTAATCAAAATTTCTTTAACTTTACTGGTATAGGTGGTTTTGTTTATTCAAAAGGCTTCCACTTAGATTCTGGTGTAACTTCAACTTATAATGGTTTTGATTTTGAAGTTGGTGCTGGTGATTTCCAAACTGTTGATGATATCCTTGATGTAAATAACCCATATTATGATATTAATACAAGAAAATTTACCTTAGTTCCTAATGGTGGATTTGATGGATGGGATGTTAACAGAGGTGTTAATGGTGCTAGTCGTTCTTATGGTGATTTATATCGTGCAAACGGTATTTATGATGGTGTTTCACCTAATACACCACCTTCAAACGACTTCCAAGCATGGGAAACCGCAATAAACACTTTCTCAAATCCTGAAGAAGTAACTATCAATATATTTGCCACTCCTGGTATTAATTGGAGTGATCAAAACATATTGGTTAAAGAAGCTATCGACATGATAGAAACTGAAAGAACTGATACTCTTTATGTAATCGATTCTCCAGATGTTAATATCGCAATGACAATTGGTGATGGTGGAAAAGCTGATGTTATCGCTTCTCAAGATATCGTGGATTTAATGGACACTGCCGAAATCGATAGTAATTATGCTTGTACATATTTCCCTTGGATTCAAATTAGAGATAATGTTAACAACGTCAATATTTACATTCCACCAACTGGTGAAGTATTAAAAGCTATGGCATTTACCGATAATAATAAATTTCCTTGGTTCGCACCAGCAGGTCTTAGTCGTGGTGTTACTGATGCAATAAAATCCAAATATAAATTGTCGTTAGATGCTCGTGATGTATTATATGAAGGAAGAATCAACCCAATAGCAGATTTTGCTGATGTTGGAACTGCAATTTTTGGTCAAAAGACATTGCAAGTTAGAGATAGTTTACTAACCAAAATTAATGTTCGTAGATTGTTACTTCAAGTTAAAGTTCTTATTTCTAATATCGCTGTTAGATTATTGTTTGAACAAAACGATCAAACAACAATAGACCAGTTTCTACAGAAGACTACACCGCTTCTTGACAGCATAAAAAGAGAACGAGGTCTAATTGACTTCAGAGTTTCTATGGGACTTGATAGTGATGGGAATAGCCCTGAGAGCCGAGATCGAGGGGAATTGTACGGAAATATAAGGCTAAAGCCCTCAGTTTCACTGGAATATGTAGGTTTAACTTTTACAATTACACCTTCTGGTGCTTCTTTTGAAGATGTGGGTGCTTAATAATTTATATTATTCTATATATGAAAAAAACCACCTAATTGGTGGTTTTTTGTTTTATTACATCTAATTCAAATTTTAATAAACCACAGTCATAAATTCTTGGAAATTTTCGTTCTATTAATAGTTCATGTTTTGTTTTATTTATATCGGATTCTGTTAATATTAAATCCTTTTTATTATATTCATATGAAAATTTTCTATGTTTATGTCTTGCATACCAAAAATTTGGTGTTATTACTTTTGTTTTAACAAAACCCAAATTTTCAAATAAAATTTCGTTTGAATATCTTCTATCAAGATATATTATTATTTTATTTGATTGATAGTTATTTATAAAATAATCAAGCAAAACATTTTCTCCATTAATTATATTTGTATTTAATTTATTACAAATTCTAACAATTTCAAATTTATTTGAATTATTTTTATATTGTTTTAAACAAATAACTGAAACCAATTCATTTTTAATTTCTAAACCAATATTAATTGTATTTAAAACATTACCAAGTATATGATTTTTTTCAAGAAATTCTTTTAATATTATATTACTTTTAATTTCGTTTATTTGACAATCATTTCCGTAAATAGTTTCTTTAAATATATTTAATCTATTGGAAATCATTAATTTTACAATATCAAAATTTTTAATAATTTCATCTTCAAAAAATTGAAATAATGTATAATTTTGATCAAGACATAAATTCAATTTATTAAGATGATAATCTTTTTTTAGAAAAAATTCAGAATGCCAATAAATACCATTGGTTTCAATACCTAAATTATATTTTTTTATGAAAATATCAATTTCAAACCCCTTTATTATATTTCTACGATTTTTTTTATATTCAATTCCAATTTCATCTAAAAATTTACATATTTTTATTTCTAATGATGATCTTAATTTATATTTGGGTAATAAAACTGTTGACAATTCAATGCCTTTGTATAATCTACCTAATATAAGTGATTTTGTATTTTCAAAAATATGACCATCTGGATGCTTTATTATTAAAATTCCATTTTTGTTATACTCTAAAAGCTCATATCCTAGCTTATTAAAACTTTCCATATGTTTTTTCATCGCCTTTTTTCTTTTTCCTTCACCAGCACATTTATATGAACAATATTTTAACTTTTCTTTCTTTTTTGATTTAAAAACTTTTCCACAAATAGGACATTCTTTTTCAATATAATAAATTTCATCGTGTTTACTTCTTTTATCTTTATTACAATTTGGACAAGTACATCCCTTAAGATGATTTGCAGGCGATTGAGTAAATTCTCCATGTAATGGGCATATTATCACAATTTTAGTTTTTTTATTTAAATATTCAATTTTTGAATAATCAAATTTATTATTGTGTTTTTTATTTGCTTGTTCAATAAATTCTTCTTTAGTTATTATATATTTACCATTACATTTTGAACACCCATCACCATTTAAATGTTTATTTGGTTTTTGAAAGAATTCATGACCTTGAGAACAAATTATACAAACATTTGTTTTACTATTAATATAATCAACTTTAGAATAGTCATATTCATTTCCATGAATATTTATTGCTTTTTCAATAAATTCTTGAGTATTGGATCTTTTACTATCACCAATTTTTTCTAAATTACATTTTGGACAACCATTTCCTTTGAGAAAATCAAGAGGATATATAAAAATTTCACCATGTTTAGAGCATATTATATTAACTTTAGTATCTGAATTAACATATTTTGTTTGAGATAAATCAAATTTGTCGCCATAAACGTTTTTAGCTCTAGTTATAAATTCTTCTGTTGTTATTTTTTTATTACCACCACATATTGGGCATCCATGACCACTGAGATGGGATTGTGGAATTTGAGTAAATATATGACCTTCTAAACATTTTATTTTAATTTTTGTTGTATTATTTACATATTCAACCAACGAATAATCATATGCATCTCCATGAACCTCTTTTGCTTTTCTTATAAATTCTTCAGTTGTTACATTTTTATTTGCACATTTGGAACAACCGCTTCCATGTAAATGAATATTAGGCTTTTGTAAAAACTCTCCATGTCCAAATTTTTTACAAATAATGATAACCTTTTTTTTACTATTAATATATTCAACTTTAGTATAATCAAAATCATCACCATGTATTGATTTAGCTTTTTCAAGAAATTCTTTTTGTGTTAATTTTCTCATATAAAAATTTTACAAAATTAATTTCTTTTTTTCACATAAAAAACTATTTAACTTTATTTAACTTTATTTAACTATTTTATCTAAATTCAATTAATCGTCTCATTTCTTATATTTTTTGTTTTATGTAGTATTTATTATTAAAATAATAATAAAAACAACATAAAAAACATAAAACACTATGGCTGAGATGATTAGGAGCGTGCCATTTGAGTACGAAGTTAAGAGAGTTAATCGATTCGTTGCAGAATTTGCAGATGAATTAGGAATTGAATCTTGGAAAGTTCAAAAATTCAAAAGGCCGTCAATGAAAATAAATCCGGTTGAAATACCTTATATGAATGAAATGAACTATGTAGCAGGACGTTACACGTGGAATTCGATCCAAATTGAATTTATCGATCCAATTGGCCCATCGACTTCACAACAATTAATGGAGTGGGTACGCCTTCATGCTGAATCTCTCACTGGGAGAATGGGATTTGCTGCGGGTTACAAGAAGAACATACTTTTAAAGGAACTTGATCCAACTGGAGTCGAAGTTGCAAAATTTTTCCTTGAACAATGTATGATAACATCAATTGATTTTGGAGATAATGATCATGGAAGTGATGAATTAACTAAAATAACATTAGAGTTGCAACCATATCGCTGCATTCTAAATTTATAGTTAATTTAATAAAAATTTATAAAAAAATGAATTTTGAGTATTTATATTCATAATTCATTTTTTTTATGAAAAATTGTGGAATTTATTCGATTGTTAATAAAATAAATAAAAAAATATATATTGGTAGTAGTATTGATATAAAAAAGAGATGGCGTGATCATAAATGGTATTTAAGGCACAATATTCATCATAATAATCATTTACAATGTGCATGGAATAAATACGGATCTGATTGTTTTGAATTTTCAATTATTTTGGAATGTAGCGTTTCAGATCTGATTAATAACGAAATTAAATATATTAATATTTATAATTCTAACAATAAAAAATTGGGTTATAATAAAAGCGATCCTGAACATAAAACATTTAGTTGGCAACATAGTGAAGAAACTAAACAAATTTTATCACAACAAAAATTAGGAGAAAAAAATCCAATGTGGGGTTTAAAGGGTAATAAACATCATAATTATCAAAAAGAAATCTCAATCGATGTTAGAAAAAAAATGTCATTAAGTCATTTAGGAATACCAACAAATAGAAGGAATAATGCTAAACTAAGTATGGAATTGGCCAATGAAATTCGAAATATTTATAATACTGAAAAAATTACAATACGTAATTTAGGAAAAAGATTTAATGTAAGTTATACTACAGTTAATAGAATTATTCATAATATTTCGTGGAAAGCTTGAGACAACTAATTTATAACAATATTTTTCTGTAAAATTGCCTCAAAGTTAATTTTTTCAAGATCATTAATTATATCATTTTTATCGGCAACTGTATTTGAGTAGCCATGAAGATGTTGAAGTATTGCTTTTCTAATTACATTAAAAGCTTCTACGACAAGATCTCCTCTTGGGATTGGGTGAGATTTTTCGAATATTTCATTTCTATTTTCGGGTGTTAATTTGGTTGTTTTAAATTTTGGGATACCGTCATGAGAGATTAGGGCAATTTTATCGCCAGTTATAATGTTATTACTATAATAATTTCCGTCATCGGGTTTTGGTTCAAAGTTTAATAAAACTTGTGCTGGGTTTTTAGTATTAAGTTTTAGAACGTTATCGTTTTCGTGTTTACCTGCTCTAATAACAACTCTATTTTCTTTTAAAATAATATCAGTGTTTATTCTTCCGATGATAGCAATATCTTTTTTATCAGGATAAACGTCAACAGCATCTGGGTATTTTGATATTGCGGCTTCTGGATTAAGTATTCCTTGTTGTGTTGTTGATAAAGCAGTTAATTTTGAATCGTATTTTATTTTTTGTAATTGTGAAATAATACTTCCTACCCAAAATCTGTTTCTTTGTGGATATTTAACGTCTTCTATTAAAATTCTAACCATTTCACCAATTTGTGGATAGATATGAAAATATTTAGGGGTTAGAGGAAAACACCAAGGAAGATCGTCAACAATTGAAGTTCTGTTATCTAAATCATTTATTTTAACTTTAATTCTTCCACCATCGGTAGGATCATCAATTGAAACTACTTCACCATAGTATATAGTTCTAGTGATAGTATTATTACTATGTTCTGGTTTATAGGGATTAGTTTTATTTATATATGGTTTATCGAACATTTATTAAATGATTATTTTTATTTAAAGTTTTATATTTTATATTATTTATCTATTTGAATATTCGTCAACTAGAATAACATAATTATCTTCAATTTCTTTTAGTTCTATTAATTTTTGGTTTATTAATTCTAATTTTTGATTTATAGTATTTTTCATATCTTCGACTTCAATAGATGTATTTATCATGTCGTTTTTTAAATTATTATGTTTTACTTCAAGATCGCTAATAAATTTAACTAGTTCGATTGTTGTATATTTTGATAATTCGTTCATAATTTTTTATTGTATTACTGCATAACCTTTAGAATATGTTGTTGTTGAGCCTACTACGTTGACAGGGCCTGATGGTGAAGTTCCTGCTGCTGTCAATGATATTCCAGGAGGGATTACAACTGTAATGATTCCATTTTCTTGAATTTCTTTAATAATTTCTTCAACGGCAATTCTCCACATGACTTCTTCTGGATTGATACTTCCTGATGGCAATACTCCAACTGGTAAACCTGCCTCACTTTTTCTACTTATAATTCTTGTAGCAATTCGTGTTGGGGATATTCCAGATCTTTTCGGTACACCTGTTAATATTAGTGGTGCAGGAATTGGTGGAGGTGTTCCAACAGATGATAAATTTAAGATTTTTCCAAAACCTTCAATAATTGAATCAATATTAGTATAATCTACTGCCATTTTTATCCAGTTTTACTTGTTGTTAAGCTTTTGATAATTCTTTTAAATTGATTTGTTTTTTCTTTAATAATTTTTTTTATAACGGGTTTAGTTAATTCGACTAGGTATGATATAACTAATTTATAAATAAATTCAACAACAAGTTTTATTAAATCGTTTATAATACATTTTATTAATACTTTAAATTTTTCTAAATCTTTTTTTGCGGTTTCAAGAACAACAGTTCCATTATTTTGTATTGCACTAGTAACACCCAATAACATCCTAATTTGTGGTGAAGTTGTTGTTGCTTGTACAATTTTATTAATAAATATTTTAATAATTTTCTGAAAAAAATTATCTTTAATAGTTTGTTGATTTTCGTCATTTAGATCGTTATTTGTTGATGAATCGTTAATTGAGTTTTCAATAGCATTTGCAGTATTAAAGTCATCATTTGAATTAGCGATATCTAAAACTGTTGAATTGAAATCATTAAAAGATAGTTTTGATTCCATAATTCCGCAACCAAGATCGTAATTAACAATTCCGTTTGCTAGTTCTTTGGCTTTGTTTTCTAATTCTTCTAACAAATCATTCGAAATTTCAAAAGAATCGTCATTATTAATTAGTTGATCTATCAATTGATCTACTTCAAGTTCTTCTTTAATGTTTTCGATAGATTTATTTTGAGTACTGGTAATGTTGCCATATATTTTATCCATTACCAATGTTGTTAATTCTTTTTTGTTTAAAATTTCAGTATCATCAATATAACTTGTAACCCAAGTATTAATTGAAGTATTTCCATTATCTGGTTTAAATTTAAAACTATCAGTATTTGAATCATAATTTATAACAAGGTTATTAAATGTCGTATCACTACCTTCATTAGTTATTGCTTGATATGCTTTTGAATCAAAATTTGCTTTAGAATTATCATATAAAAGACTGCCTTGAGATGTATTAGGATCTGTTTTTAATTTTGATTTACTATCAATTGATTTTACAGGGATATCAATACCATTTTTAAAAGAATCTGGTAAATTATCATCTGAATTATATTGAACAAATTGTTTTTTTAATGTTACTTTTAATTTTGGTTCAATATCACTAATAAATTTAGTAAACATCCTCCCTGTTAATTGTTTTAGTGCTTCAGTTCCTGCGACTGTTTTAAGAACATCTAATAGATATGGTACTATTTCATTTTTGTTATTGACAGATAGAAATGAGTCGTTTTGATTGGGTACTTTTCCTTCTTGTTTTAGAGAAGTAAACGCACCAATTGTAGTTAAAACGGATTTTTTATCATCTTTCAGACTCATGATTATTTTTTATTTTTCTTTTCAAGATTTTTTCTATCAATTTCTTTTTTTACCATTTCGATAAGATCGTTTCTATTTTCACTGGTAATTGCACCATCTTCAACAGGTTCATCTTTATCAGGTTTTTTTCCAAAATTTTTAATATCAAAAACAATTTCTTTCAAATATTTTAAAAGCATTATTTTTTGATCTTGGTTTTTAGCTTCAACTCCTAACAATTTAATTATTTGATCACCAATTGCAGCAATTTCACCACCTTCTTTAACCTTTTGTTCCCATTTACTAAAAAGTCTAACGGTTTTTGCTCTTACAATATGAACATCGTTATATACTTCTTGAAGTAGTTTATTAAGACTATCTTCATCAAATTTTAATTTATATCTTGTTGCCCTCATTTTATTTAGTTTTAGTTATTAATAAATAGTTTTAGATGAGAAATTATTTATTAATCGATAGATAAGTTTTTTTCGATAAAATATAGATCTTTAAATGGTTTAATTCCAATTCTAATTTCTTTGGTTGTTAAATCGGTTTGTTCTTTTAGAAAAAGTAGTATTTTATTTTTTGCAAATTTATTTGTTACTTTTTTATTATATTTGCCTACTGGTGTTTCTTCCATGAATAGAACATTCCAATTTTTTAAAATATTTATAATAGCAGTACCAACATTACTTTCAATTTTCTTTAATAATGGATCATTATTAATTCTTAATTCAATTTTTCCAATAACGCCATTGATTAACTCATTCATACGATTCTGAGATTCATTTTCAATCTCATAAAGAAATTCTCTATTTTCAATAAATTCATCAACATAATCATCAAACGATAAATTTGTCTTTTTTTCAAGATAACTATGTTTACTATGATCTTTGTAATAATTTCTTACAATTGTTTGACAATAACTAAATGCCTTTGAATTGAATATTCTATATTTATTATCATTTATTCCAATTAATGATTTCAATTTTTCGTTGGCTCTTTCGGCATAAAAAAATCTATATTCTTCTTCTTTTAGTTTTATCCATTTTTCAGAACAACCATTGTTGTATTCAATGATGAATGGTCTATATTTAACCATATGTTCAACTAAATGAGTTAATGCATTTGATTCAACTTCTTTCATATCATAATTTCCAATATGGATTGGGTATCTTCTTAAAATGGATTCAATCATTTTTCGAAATGGTTCAATCAAAATTTCATTATAGATTCTATTTTTTTCTTCTAATGAATTGGAATTTATGTAATCAATAACTGCTTGTTCTTCTTTTTCGGCAAAATAATGCGTACTAGTTTTTTCATCTGTCATAATTTAAATTAAACAACTTCTAATTCTTATTTTTCATTAACATATTGGCCTAAAAATCCAAATATATTTCTATTCAGTTTAAAATGTTTTTTATTTAAAGTTAAATTTCTATCAAGATTATTTACTTTTTCTATTTTTTTACCACAAATATTACATTTGTAGAAGGTATAGTAATTGTTTTCATCTTCAGTGAAATCAGCAATTGGTTCATGAATATTTAAAAAACATTTTAAACGTTTGAAAATTTTCATTGTTAAACAATTTTAGTTATTTTACTTGTGTCAATAATCCTATCGTTTGTAAAATTTGATTCTTTGTGTGCGGTTTCAAACCAAAATTTTCTTTCTGGCATTGGCATAGATTTTAAATATCCGTCAAATAAACTACCACTCCTATTCATAATATGTTTATAACCCAACTTAGGAATTGTAAATATTTTACAACCATTATTAACTGCTCTTAATAAAAATTCATACATAAATGTTAGTAGAATATTTGATTTATAACCACCAATATTAAGGAATTCTGATTTTTTAATAACAGCACCAGATAATTTGAAATCACTATACTGTTTTAAAACATTTATATTTAGATAACCAATTTCACCATTTTCTCCAACAAATTGCTGTGCCCAGACCGTTTCGTTTGCAAATTTCATTGCTTCATTTTTCTCATTACTTTCAATGATAATAGTTAAAAACACATCAATATCTTTATATGTTTTTATGTATTGTTCGACATTTTTAAAATATGAGATAGCATATTCATCATCAAATTCAAGAACTGAAAAATAATCTACTTCAATAGATTTAACTGCTAAGTTAACTTGGGATTGATAATCAGTTTTACCTTCGTTTTTTAATAAAGTTATGTCTAATTTATCTCCAAATTTTAGTGAATCTTTATAATTTATAATATTTTCTTCAATAGCTTCAGCATATACAATTACTATTTTAGGTAATTCGTTAATTTTTTCTTGCTTAATGATAGATTCAATTGCTTTATCTAAATACTTAGATATGTCTTCATTAAATTCATGTATTGGTATTATTACACTTATATTACTCATTTGATTTTATATTTTATTTTCAATTAAAAATTATTTTGGAATTGCATTTTCAAAAAATGTTATTCTTTCATTAATAAATTCAGTATATACTTTAACTATACTTTCTTCTGAATTTTCCATGTTATATGACGATGATACTTGTTTCATTGCATCATAGATTGATTCTGATAAATTATCATCTAAAAATTTAACGATTATTTCACCAATTAACAGTGGTAAATCATAAAAATTTTCTGTCCAAACGCCTGCTTCATTATTAACTTTTGTAACAACATTTTCTTCATTTCTTTCAACCATATATTCTGGCATGATATCAGGTTTTAAACAAATTGGAATTACACCAGATTTCATACATTCAAGAGGAAACGTTCCAAATGAAGCAATTCTATCAACCCAAACAGCAGCAAAATTATTTTTCAACCTATTTGCAAAGTCAATTCTTCTCATTGTTTGAGGTGGTTTGCTTTTTGTTAGCATTGGATCGAAACTAACCCATCCGTATTGAGGATATTTAGCATAAAATAGTTTAACCAATTTAGAAATTTCATTAGGATTTCTTCCAACAATTGAAATTACTGGTTTTTGTGGTTCATTAGATGGTTTAAAATAATCGGGAATTCCGATTTTATATGATTTGACGTTAAATTTATTTCCATAGAATTGTCTAACAATTTCGTTCATCATTTCGGATGTGGTAATTACATTATTAACTCCAAATGATTTCCAATCCATCCCTGGTATCAGACTATTAATCATATAATCTATTGATTGTAATAATCCAATTCTTAGACATGGCAGATCTTTTGTTTGTTCCATAATATTTGAATAAACATCTGGAATAATCATTATTGTATCTGGTGCTATTGTTAATTTTGGATCAGACATTGGCATATGTTTATGCTCTGTTAAATTACTATCAATCCAACTTGGTATAACATATTCTGCCTTTTCAACTAGCATTATTACTTCAAATCCCATTTTCTTTATTACTGTTGCATGAAAATATACTTCATAAACAGATGCTGCTGGATTTTGTGATTCTGGAACAAAAAATAAAAATTTAGATTTTTTATTTTTCAAATTTTCAACTGCAATTTTTATTTTTTCAATTTTATCGTTTTCAAATTGCTGAACTTCTGTGTTCATTATTTCTTCACTCATTTTCTTATTTATTATTTGTTTCTTTATAATTTATTAATTTTTCGAATTCTTTATTACCATTAAGATCGTTTAATTGTAATACTTCTAAACATTTGTTTTTAATATCAACATTATATGGTCTTTTTACTTTAATTACTTTTTTTCCAAAAGGAATTTTATCGTTTAGAATTTCTGGATTAGTTGTTATTAAAATATCAACATCTTTCCACATTTCTTTTGAATTTTCAACAAATTTATAATTTCTAAATCTGGAACAATTTGTCCTTCCTAAAAAATATAATGTTGGGGGTATTGATAGTTTATTTTCAATAGATAAAATAGTGATATCAATATAATTTTCATATTTTTGAATAAACTTATTCATATGTACATCCAATCCTTTATAGATCAAAGGCGCTAGACCACTAATTTCAAGAAGATAGTCTTCATACATAAATTTATTATAAACTTCTTTTGGGGTTAAATTTATTTTTTCTGACTTCTTGAATAAGAATGCATCTGCTGGTACAACACCTTCATCATCAGGCTGATAATCTATTGGATTAATAAATTCTGGACAATCTTCTGGTTCTTTAAGTTCTTTAATTATTTCTGTTTTGGCTTCCCATTTATATTCTTTAAAAAAATCAAACACATATGGTTGTTCTGGAATACCAGATTCATCAAAATCTTGACAATAATATCGATCCGCTTGCAAACATTTTGATCTTAAAATTTCATCAATCTCAATACCTATCCTAATTTTTCTTTTTTTAAATAACTTATTTAGTATTTTCATATTTTTTTAATTTCTTGTTGATTTTCTTATTTATTTTTTTAATCATTTTAGTATGTTTCTTTATCAATGTTTTATCACTAATATATTCTGGATTAATACATTCGATTCTGGTATTAACACTTGTTTTATCTGGAATAACAATAAATTCACCTTTAACTGTTGAAGGAAGAATTTTTTCAATAACTTTCTTAACATATTCATCAACATCATTGATGTCGTTTATTCCAACATAAACAACAAATATTTTTTCTTCAAAATAATTAAATGTGTTTGTAGTTGCTGTGATCATTTTTTTGTTTTTTATTGTAATTTTATTTTATTATCATCTTTCATTTTACTAATACGTAAATTTTTTAAAAATCTTGAATTTTTTTGAAAAAAAATATTTTTTTAACTATTTATCATAAAACAATAATTATTTATAAAAAAATATAAAAATTTATGAACGAAGAAAAAATACCACAAAGAGAAAATATCACAGAAGTTTTAAAGAAATATAAAGAAGTTAAAACACAATTAGAAAATAAAGGTGCTTCAATTGAAACTAATATTGAAAATCAACCAATTGGTAAAACAAATAATTTTCAGGATTATGAGAAATTAATGACAAAAGAAACTGATCCCGATTTAATGATGTCTTATGAAATTGTTCAATTACCATCAAAAGGTATTTTTTATCAAAATAGAATTTCAGAATTAAATGTTGAATATATGACATCTAAGGATGAAGATCTAATTACAACTCCCTCAATAATTGATAGTGGCAATGCACTTGATTTACTTCTAAAAAGAAAAATAAAAACTCCAAATGTTAGTCCAGAAGATCTTTTAGGTGGTGATAGAAATGCAGTTATTCTATATTTAAGAACTTCTAGTTATGGAACTGATTATAACGTCAATGTAACAGATCCTAGAGATGGTTCAACTTTTAAATATAAAATTAATTTATTAAAATTAAAATACAAAGAACTGACTGAAATTCCTGACGATAATGGTCATTTCAATGTTGATATTCCAATGCGTAAAAAAAATGTTGTATTTAGATTATTAACTTCTGGTCAAGATAACGAAATATTTAAAAAAGCAGAAGCAATGAAAGTAGAATTTAATGAGGAATTTAGTCAATATAATACTTTAAAATTAAAAGCTTCTATTATTTCAATTGGTGGTAATTTAGATAGAACATATATTAACAGATTTGTTGATGCTATGCCAAGTCTTGACGCATTCACTATTCGTAAAAAAATATTAGAAGTATCGCCTGATGTTGATATGACATATGAATTTACTTCACCTAAAGATGAATATAAATTTAATGCACAATTATCAATAGGTCTGGATTTTTTTTTCCCTCAAATTTAGCGGGATCTTATAAGAAGTTGTTGAATGAAGAAATTTTTATTTTAACAAAACACGCTAAATTTCAGGCTGATTACGTAGAAAAACTTCCTGTGTATCGGAGAAGATACTATCTTCATTTATTACAAAAGGAAAATGAAGAAATTGAAAAAATTCAAGAGAAGGAAATGAATAGAGCCAGGTCAAGAAGATAAATTTTTTATAAATCAATATCAAAATAAAGATCAGTTATAAGTTCTTTCCATAATTCATTTATCATAAGTTTATGATAAATTTCTGAATCAAGATTGTCATTTAGTGTTTGCGTTCTTAATTTGTTGTTTGTTGATTCAATAACACTTAACTTATAAGCAATAGCGTCTCTAAATATATTATAATCTATAAACATTTTCTAAATCAAATATTCGTTAGAATCTTTCACTTTACGTTTTAATAAACTTAAACCGCTTAATATATCTATTTTTCTTGGTCTTTTTTCAACTTCCGAAATTAAGTTTAATAGATTATCATTATTTTCAATTCTTTTCTTGTTATTGTAATCAAAAATATTATGTATCTTCTTATTAAGGACATTATTGATATTTTGAACAAAATCATCTAAAGTAATATTTTTATTGTCAAAATTTTTAACTAAAGTAGTTATCTCTGAATTAATATCGTTACGAAGAATAATATCACTAATACTATTTACATATTTTTTTATATTTGGAATATTGTTTCTTATTTTTAGTGCATGATTTAGTGTAGAATGATCACGATTTACTTTACTTGTAATCATACTATTGCTTGCTTTTGTAAAATCTCGTGCAACTATCATATACGCATGTCGAACTTCAGTAATCTTTCTTTTTCTTGTTTTGCTTTTTAATTCATTATAAGAAATCCCAGAAGCTAAAATAGTTACATTTAAAACTAAATCCAAACTAATTTCATTATTGTTCATAGAAACATTATTATTTAAATTTATTTGGAAAGTTTATTATGATACTTTCCAAATAACATATTTTATTGATATGATTAGTAGCGTTTTATAAATATTTTGTATATATAATAATTATAAAACAACTTGTGATCTAAAATCGTCTTTAAGTTTCTGCCTACATTCATTACACATTGTTATTACATCGGTACATGGTTTTTTGCAAGCCGATTTTATAACATCAGGTATATTTAATTTTTTAACCTCACCTTTGATCATTGGAATAAGCCCGTCCAAAATTTTAACTACAGATTCTCGCTTGATTTCATACCAACCATTGTCGTTTTCTGGTACACTATCAAAAACGATATTTTTATCAATTTTATCCTTTAGCCATGTTATTATAATTTCTCTGTCTTTATTCATATTGTTGGTTTTAAACGGTAAAAAAAACTAAAACATACCTATCGACTGTTAGTGATTAGCTTTCGACCACCACTGCAAAAACACGACAACTGAATTGAATAGTATTTTAATATCAACATCCATTAAAGCTGACATTACTGACTTCTTTTTTGTAAAATCATCAATAGGTAGTTGTTGTATTTTTTTTACTACTGGCATTAATTCGTCCCAACTTTCGTCATAACTGAAATTACTTAGATGTTTACCTCCTTTTAAGTCTTTTAAATATACCTTATTTGGAGTATTATCGTAAGGCGAATCAATCCATCCCATGAAATTAGCAATAAGCCGAACCGCTAACAATGTATTTACGCCATTAGCGGTTATGTTCTCGCTTAATAATTCTTCAGTTTTCATATATTTGTTTTTACGTGTTAAATTCGTAGTTAATAATCGCCAACAGGCGCAAATATTAAACGTTAAGTTACATTAAACATTCTCAATGAGATAGTGTTCTAAATTTTCAAGAGAATCTAATAACAATTTAACTCTTTTAATTTTATCTGATTTTGTATAAAAGCATGGTTTTTCGGTTTCTTTATCAAATCTTTCAAGGTCGGATGACAAACGCAACTTAATATCTGCTATAACATCATTTTTATTTATTATATCTGAGGTTGCTGCAAGTTCTAACATTTTAGAGGCAAACCATTCTACTATCTCATTTGCATCCAAAGGCTGCGATTGAGAGTAGTACCATAAACAGAAGTCTTTTCGCTTTTCCTCCAACTGTTCGCTTCGCCCGCTAACAACAGGTAAATCCAATTTTTTTAACGCTTCGATTAACTCCAAAAAGGCATTTGTTATATCCATATAAAATGCCATAGCACCAGTTGTAAGTGTTTCCGCTTTTTGATATTTTTCGTAAGCAGATGCCTTTTTTTCTTCGGCTTTTGAGATTAATTCATTTAATTTCATTTTCTATGTATTTTAAGTAAAAAACTGTATTTACTAACAACCGTTATACTTAACTTAAAACAAGATGCGTTCTATTTTGAGCATAATACCAGTTTTGTAATTTTGAAGCATATCTATTGGCAACCGCTTCATATTGTCATACTATTAGCACAATACTACGAAAGTGCTTCGATTTCAGTTTTTACATCATTCCAATAAAGTAATAAATCAGAATGAAAATCTAAGTTATAATTAAATTCTACATCAACTAATTCTTTGATTATTTCATCAACACAACTGATTGAATGTTCTTTTCGCCATCCACCGACAGCAAATTTTTCTAATAATTCTTGTGCTTTTTCTTTTGGTGTCATAAATTTTCTTGTTATTTTATTTAATATCCAAGTTCCTTTTTCAAACGAGCAAACTCTTTTTGTTTTTCTTCTAATTTTGCTTTATCTACATCATTCTTTCGCTTCTCTTTCTTATCCAAAGTTTGTTTTGTAATATCTTCAATAAATTTATTCCATTGCATATCACTCATTTCAAGTTGTTCTAACTTCATTTCTATTGAAAAGTGTTCTGGACAATAGTATGATGTTTTTTCTTCAAATTCGAATATGATTTGATTTTCCTCAAATTCAATTCTATTTACAAAAACATCACATTCACAACCTTCTCCTATAAGCAATTCCTCTGCTCTTTTAGAAGCAAAAGATTGAAATTCTGTTACACTTTTTAAAAACTCTTTTATATTTTCCATATTGATTAATTTTATTATAATTAAATATTTTCTAACGCACTTTCGGGTTGGTAATCGTATTCATGTCCTATATTCTTTATTCTATATTCCCAAATATAACCAGTCCATCTAATTGAGATTATTGTAGGATTTTTTATTGTTTTTCCGTTAAATTTTATTTGAAATGGTTGTTCGTTATTAAATTTTGGGAACGATGTTGGTTTAGCAAGTTCTTTAGTTATCATACCTTTTAACAATTCTTCGTCTGATAAATTTCTATATTCTTTTAATGAATATGAATTTAGGTCATGTATCATTTTAATGAAAAATTTATCCCTCTTATCATTATCATATTTTAAATCAAAATCAGACGTTCCTGTAAATACAAGAATATTATTAAAATAATACTCTCGATTGCAATAAAAAAATTTAACTATTTCCATCTCAAAATTTTTATTATTAATAATATTCCCAAATTCTTTTAAAAACTTCATTATAAACTTCCTCCAATTCTTTTATTTTTTTAAATGTTTTGGGGTTTCTTGCTTTTTCTGAAATTAATTTTTCGTACAATTCCAAAAGTTCTATTGCTGACAAATCTTTCATAACTATTATAATAGATCAAATTCCTTTTCAAGTTTTTCCTTTTCTTCCAATAAATATGATTTTATTATATTTATTAAATCATTATTTAATATTATTGGAACTTCTGTTTGAGTATTTCCATCATATTCTTCATTAAGATGCTCAATTATTAGTTTTGGTTTTAAATTAACAACTTCAATTAATTTACCATCTATATCTAATTCTTCACGTTCAAACGAACTAAGTGCTTTGTTAATTTTACTTATTTTTCTTAAAATAAGATTTCCTTTTTCTATTATTTCTATTTTCATAATTATTAAAATTATATGTAGATTTTAAAAATGACTAATTATTTCAAGCAAACAATCTTTACAAAGTATTATCACATCACCATGATGTTTATCTGTCGATATTCCTTGTATTGATGCACATTCTTTCATTTCATCACAACCATCACATAGTTTATTATCACCATCAACATAAAGTAATCTAACTTTACCTATTTTTTTACCATCTTTTTCAAGATATTCATCACTTATCATAAGTTTAGATAGTTTAATAAAAAAAATATAAAGATGTTATTTAACACTTTTTAAAGTTTTCGTTTCAATTTTAACAATTCTACTGCAATCTCATGAACTTCATCAATATAACCTTCTTTAAAATCATTATGTCCCCAAGTCTCTTCATCGAGAACTATTAATAATTCTTTATAAGCATTAGATATAAGTTCTTTTGCATTTCTGATTTTTTCATCTGCTGTTGTTGTTACGCTCATCTTATTTATTTTTTAAGAATTTCATCTAATTACAAGATAATTAGTATTAATCTGCTCTAGCATCATCAGTAGTTCTATAAAATTGATGGATTTTAACAAAAACGTTATCCATTTCACCAAGCTGGTTTATAAGTTCTTCTTTTGCCAATCTTTGTGCTTCCTCTTTACCTTCTTTCTTATTTTTAGCTTGTATTATAAAACTATATCCTTCACTACCATTCCAAGGTAAGTCTTCTGAGTTGTCAGTAAAACTAACTTCACAATCTGCATAATAAGTATTCATATTATAATCTATTTAAATAAAATTATTTTTTTGTCATTCCATTATAATTTAGTGTTAAAATTTAGTTATATATTGTCATTATATTTTATTAATGTTAACAGCTAAACCCTTTTCAATAAGATTGAAATAATCAAAATGCCATTCTAGGTAATTTTCAGAAATAATTCTTGGAAGAAAATCTATTGGTATATTTATTTTTTTACAAAAAGAATCTAAAGACTCATGAGGTCCTCCATACATAGAATGAAGTTTTTCAATAGGAACGAACTTTTTACCATCAAATTCAATTTGCTTAAATAAATCTGATAATGGTCTTAAAATTGGCTTCCATTTTTTTTCTAAAATAGTAGTTAATTCGGTTGGAGTCAATACCATGTCATAAAAATATCCTTCTGTATCAATTTTTAAGCTATATGGCAAATATGCTGCTAAATGTTTTAATTTTAATTCCATATTTTCTATATTTTTCGTTAAACTTTCTCAATCAAATCCTTTTCAGGTATGTTAAATGAATTATCTTTATTTCCAGTTCTAATGCTAGAAAAAAAAGACCAATAATCCCAATGTTTACCATTAAACTCATGTCTTTCATTAACTATTTTAGGTTTTTTTCTATCAACACTATCGCCCCAATAAATACCATTCCAACCATCACGATAATTATTACCTGTATTATCTATTAAAGGTTCAACACCCTTGGTAATTTTAAGTATTCTGCCATTTCGATTTCTATATTTTTTTCCAATTTCTAGTTTCATAAAAAATTAATTACATTCTTCTATATTCATATGTTCATTAATCCAATACCAATCACCAGATTGATGATCTTCACATTTACTTGGATATAAATGATGTTTCAATATACATTTGTTTGTATCTAAATTCAAAAAATTAAAACCGCATCTAGTAGGTTGTATGAATTTACACATCATCTTATTTTTATATCCAAACCAAATGACATAGTGTTTTCCAAGTTTTAATTTTCTAGGGAATCTTCTTATATCCATAACTTTAATAATTAAAATCAGAATACCACTTATTTAATGTTTCTATTGTTTCACCACTTTTTTCAGATGCCATTCCTAAAATAATATCCGTTAAATTAAATTTAGAATTTTGTATATGACTTTTTAATTCATCACTCTCAATACCAATGAATGCTAAGAATTTAATTAGTTTATTTTTATTCATTCCCATAATTTTACTCATATTTACTCAAAACTTCCTCATACCACCATAAATGAAACTTATGATGATAATCAATTTTAAATCTACTTATTAAACTTAATAACATACATGGAAAAAATATTAGTGCTGAAATTATAAAACTAATTATAACTATTAAAATTAATTTTAATATTTTCACGTTTTCTTTCAATTCTTTATCCATAATTATTTAATTTTTAGGAATTTTAATTTGCAATAAATAAATACCAATTAACAATCCATAATACCATTCCAATTTAGATGTCAACATCAATATACCAATTCCTAGTATACAAATTAAATTACTAATTTTCAATCCTTTTAAATTCATAATTTCAAATATTTAATTAAATTATATCCTATTATACGAAAAATTTTAAAAAATGTTTTGCAAAATTACAAAAAAAATTTAAAATTAACAATTATTGTATTTATAATAAATAAAATATTAGTTTATCATGGCTGAAAATCAAGATCATTTAAAAAATATAAAAAATATTGGTGAGGCAAATAAATTGCTTCAAGAACAAATAAATATGTCAATTGCGCTAAAAGATTTAGAAAAAGCAAGGGCATTAAATGAAGAAATGATTGCCAATAATATTTTATTGCAAAATGAAAGAAATCAATTAAATAATGAACTACACACTGGTAATTTAAAATTAACTAAAGAAGAGAAAAAGGAACTTGATAATATTGAAAAATCTCAAAAAAATATCAATTCTCAATTACAAAGTGAAGGAAATTGGAGAAGAAAAATAGTTGATTTTGTAAAACTTCAGAATAATCATTTAAAAATTGGATGGCAATTTCTTCAACAATCGGATAAAACCATAAAGAGTACAATATTAAGTCTTGGAATGTCTGGTGCTAAAGCAGAAATGATGAGAAGTTCTTTTGAAAGTTCTGCTGTTTATGTTGCCAAATTAGGTGGGACTCTTGAAGATATTCAAGGGGTAATGCAGGGTTATGCAGATGAAACAGGAAGAGCAAGAGCATTATCTGCCGAAATGGTTAAAGATGTTGTAGCCATTGGAAAAGGAACTGGTTTAGGAATTGAACAGGCAACAAGATTATCAGCACAATTTGAAATGATGGGATATAATGCTCAATCAACAATGGACTATGTTCAAGGAGTTGTTGATACAAGTGAAAGAATGGGTGTTAATACAACAAAAGTCTTAAAAAATATTTCAGATAATTTTAAAAGATTAAACACATATACTTTTCAACAAGGTGTTAAAGGAATTGCTCAAATGGCAATGTATGCAGAGAAATTTCACATGGATATTAACCAAGCACTTAATGCCGCAGATGTTTCAAGAACACTTGAAGGAGCTATTGATTTAACTTCCCAACTTCAAATAATGGGTGGCGAATTTGCTAAAACAGATCCTTTTGAAATGTTATTCTTATCTCGTAATGATCCTGCTAAATTTACTGAGAAAATTGCTGATATGACTAAAGGAATTGTTTCATTTAGAAAAATGGCAGATGGATCGTTTGAAAAATTCATTAGTCCTGCTGATAGAGATAGATTAGCTTCTGTTGCAAAATCTTTGGGGATGGAAAGTTCTGAATTAACAAAAATTGCTGAAAGACAATCTGAAATTCAAAGAATACGTCAACAAATGCAAGGAATGGGTTTATCTCCAGAACAAAAGGAGTTAATAGAAGGTGCTGCTGTTTTTAATACTAAAACAGGAAAATTTGAAGCAATGGTTGCTGGTCAAATGCGAGATGTTACAAAATTAACACAAACACAAGCAGAAGGTTTTGTTAAAGAAAGAAAAACTTTAGAACAAAGAGCAAAAGAATCACAAAGTTTTGATGAAGCATTTCAAGCAACAATTAATGAATTAAAATCTGCTTTATTACCAATATTACAAGGTGTTAATAAAGTTTTGACATATGTTCGACCAATTGTAGAAAGTTTTACAAGGTTATTTACCGAAGGAAAGGGTGCATGGTTAAAAACTGCTGGTTTGTTAATTGTTGGTGCAACTGCATGGAAAGTAGCTAGTAGTGCATTTAATAAAGCAATTGATAAATTTGTTGAAAGAGGTGTTGGTGGAATGTTTGGAGGTGGAGGTGCTAAAACTACTTCTACAGTTTCTACTCAAAGTACCACAACATCTAAAACTAGTGGTGTAGCTTCCAAAACTGGTAGTGCTGGAGGAGGTGGAAAAGCATTTGGAAAAGGTGCTGGTATTGGTGCTGCTGCTTTGGGAATCGGTGCAGGTGTTGGATTAGCTGCTGTTGGTATTAGTAAATTAGCTGATTCTATGAGTAAATTATCTCCAGAACAAGCAGACTCTTTAAAATCGATTGCTATGACATTAGCAATAACATTTCCTGCTGCTGCTATTGGAATTGCTTTGGTTGGTCAAACTGCACAAGCTGGTGCTCTTGGTTTGATGGCATTAGGTGCTGCATTTGCATTAGTTGGTACTGGAGTATATTTGGCCGCAACAGGTATTGGAAATATGGCAGAGGGATTGACAAAATTAGTTACTGCTGGTAAAGGTGCTGGTGATGATATGTTAAAATTAAGTGCTGGCATTGGTGCTTTATCATTATCAATGTTAGGATTTACTGCTGGTGCATTTGGATTAGCTGTTTTTGCTGGTTTAATGCATACTATTGCAAAAAATGCTCCTGCTATTACTGCTGTTGGTGACGCATTTAAACAAATAAACACAGTCATGAGTGGAAGTAAAGAAGATTTTATGGCCGTTGAAAATGCTGTTGCTTCTATTTCAAATATGAATACCAAAGGTGGTGGAATGTTTAAGGAATTAAGTAATTTAATTAAAAATGGAATAAAAGTTGAATTTGCTGATAAACAAGTTGCTTTAGTTAATAACATAACATTGGATATCGATGGTAATAAATTTATGGAAAAAACTTATAATGTTAATGCTGCAATTCAAAAACATGAAGCAATTCGTCAAGGAAAAGGTGGTAATTCATAATTTTATTTTTGTATTTCAAAAAAATTAATTAACTTTGCAAAGTTAATTAAAACCACATAACTTAAATGGATAGTTTAACCAAAGATAATCATTTATTTAATAAACAAGAAGTTATAGAATATCTTCAAAATCTTTATAGTGAATTAAATTATTCTGAAAACGATAAAATGAAATTTAAATTAAATGATTTGGATGAACTCGAAGATGGTTTTTATCTAATAAATGAAAATGGAATTAAATATTTAGGGGAATGATAAACAATATGATGAAAAATAATTCCTTTGATTATCAATAAGTTAATGTTTTTAGTTAAAAAAAGTTAAAAAATAATTCTTAAAATCCTTGCTTATTAACTAAATAATTAGTAACTTTGCCAAGTCTTTAAGTAACAACAACTTACAAACAAAAAAAGAAAAACAAACATAATACAAAGCTCAAAGACAAATAAAAAGAAAGACTTTTTTATTTTTCAAATAAACAAACTTACTAAGTTAGTTTTCTTTCTTTCTTTAACAATAAAAAAAGAAAAAACTTGTCTGGCACGGGGCATAATATTCTTTATTGGTTAATTTTTTCTTTTCTTGAAATTTGTAAAATTTTCCTAATTACTTTTCCTAATTACTTTTCCTAATTACTTTTCCTAATTACTTTTCCTAATTACTTTTCCTAATTACTTTTCCTAATTACTTTTCCTAATTACTTTGATATATTTTTATATCACATACCCCAACTTAATTTTGGAAAAAAGTAAATATTGACACTTCGATTGGAAAGAAATGGGTAAGATTTTGGCACGATAAAAGTAGATCAAATAATTTATTCTTACAAGTATTTATTAAAAAAAGTTTTAATGGCAAATAAAGATAGTAAATATGAGCCTATTTCAATATTTGGAAATATTAGTAATAATGGTGTTGTTGAAGAAGATTCGAGATTATCAAGAATAAGTAATAATTTAAGAAATACATTACAAACAAGAAATCTATATACTCCAAATGTTGAATATCCAAATAATAGTACAAATACTGCAAGTAAGATTGTAAATGCTGTTGATAGTTTAATTGGTATAGTTGCACCATTTAAATCATTTTCATTGAAAAATAATTATTTTGCCAGAATAACAAATCCAACTCCATTAACAGAAATTGGAACTGTTATGTTAGCAAAACAAATGGCTTATAATTCATCTTCTCATATATCTCAACAAAATTTACCAACTTTAAATCTTTCTAATTTATTTGATGGAAATAAGGATACTAAACTTTTTGAAAAAAATATTAATTTAAAAATTACAAAAAAAGAAGATACTACATTTCAAGATAAATTTAATAATTTTATTGACAAGATAGTATTTGATGGAAACACAACAAGTGATAGTCCATTTAGTAAAAGTTCAACAAATGCCGATTATATTAGGAATACTGGAGACGGACAATTAAATTTTCTTTATCAATCAATTAATAATAATCTTTATAAACAAGATGATTCGACATTAATTGAATTTGGTTTAAAAATAAAAAAACCACTTCAACCAAGAAAAAATATGGTCAATACTCAAAGTGGTGGAATTGTAACTAGTAATTCATATAAACCATTTTTTAATTTTTCGAATATTGCAAAAAATCCATATTTAAATATTAGTACAACGTTTTTTGCTGAAGTTATTGCAAATAAAGCAATGGCAAATTCGTATTTGGTTAGTAATGAAATTCAAGAATATGCTCCAACCAGAGATTTTATAAAAACTTATTTTGGAAAAACATTATTAGCAGAACCAATTAGTTTAAATGATGGATTATCTAATTCATGGATTGATGAAAATGTTGAATTTAAAAATGATTTGATTGGTAATAAGTTAGTTTGGGGTAGAGATGGAATATCGACTGAAGCAAATACAAATATTGATCCATTAAGAGGAGATAAAGATCAAGTTGATAATGATTATTCAGATCAGATTAATGATCCAACAATTCGTGAATTTAATTATAATAAATTTAATATCAAATCTGGGTTATTAGAATATACAAGAAATTTAATTAATGCAACAAATGGTAATGTTGGAGATTTAACAAGAAAAGCATTTAATGAGGGTGATGGTAAATATGGTTTTAACGGTTCTGGATTATGGAAATCAAATAATAGTATATACGCTCAAAAAGCAGAAATAGCAGGAAAAAAAGGTGTTCGTCAACATTCTCAATTAGATCAGTACGATAGGTTTACAAAAGCAATTAGATTTAATGGAAGCGAGGTATATAATGGTAATGTAGATTCTGTTACTTATAAAACGGTTATTCCTCGAATACATCCAACATTACCACTAACTAATGGAGTTCCAAATAATAAAAATTTAATGTTTTCAATTGAAAATTTGGCTGTTGGTGTTATTAGTAAAGGAACTAAGGGAATAATTGATGATGAATTTGGAAGTGAAATACCAATTTGTGAAGTAGGTCCTTTCTATGGAAGAATTATGTGGTTTCCTCCATATGGTTTAGAATTAAATGAGGTTGCAAGTGCAAAATATGAATCTACTGTTATGGTTGGTAGAAATGAACCAATGTATAATTATCAAAATTCAGAAAGAACTGCAACATTATCATTTATCATGTTAATGGATTATCCAAGTCATTTAAAACAATTCCATAATACACAAAATAAGCAAAAGGAAATGGCAGAATTCTTTGCATTTGGAGGAGATCCATATACACCAAAGAAACCACCTGTCAATAATCCCGAAGAAAAAATTAAACAACTTCAAAACGAAATTGAAAAAATTGTAAATAAACCAGATGTAGAAGATCCAAATACTGCAAAACCTAATCCAATTAAAGTAGTATTTCCAAATGATGTTCCTTTTGTAAGTGATAATTTAAATACTATTATTGATAAAATGTATACTAAATATCGTTATGAAATTATTGATGGATTACCTTCAAATGGAACTTACGGTGATGTTAGTAGTTTTGGATATAATAGATTTATCTATGTTGCAAATGATGATACTGGTGTAAAAGCTGGTGGAACATTCGGAAAATATTATTTAGATAGTGGTGTTACATCACAAGTTGGATTTACACAATATACCCAAACAGGTGATTGCGATCTAAATAAAATTCTTAAAGATTTTTATTCTAATGAAAGTAATAGACAATTATATAATATATCAGTATTTGGAGGTGCATCAAAATTATATACCGAAAAAAATAAATTTGATATAAAGGAAGAAGAAGATTATAATAAATCATTGGGTTTAAGAAGAGCAAAAGCAGTAATTACTTTTATAAAAAGACGTTTAGCTGCAATTTTTGAAAAAGATTTTGATGATCTTGGTATTAATGTAATACTTGGTGGTGGAACTGGTGGTGGTACTGTTGGTAGTCAATTCTCAAGTCAAACAAATGCAACAGAGGTAGCAATTCCATTAGCGTCAACAAAATTAGAAAGATTCGCTTTAATTGAAATTACACGAAATGAAAATACTACATCTTCAAAACAAAAGAAATTAACACAAGAAGAAACTGAAATAATTAGAAAAAAACAAGAAGAAATCCAAGAACTTGAAAAAGATCTTGTTAAAGGAAATGAAGCATATGATTGTGTTTATAATGAAAAAAATAGTAAAAATGGTATATTACATGGGTTTCAAGCAATAAGTGGTAATTATTTTTCACCAGTATTTCATTCACAAACACCCGAAGATTTTCATAGACGACTAACATTTCTTCAACAATGTGTAAGACAAGGTGCAGCAAAAAGATATAATGTAGTTGAAGAAAATGGATTAATGAGAGCTAAAAATTCTGTGTTTGGCAGACAACCCGTTTGTATATTGCGTTTAGGAGATTTCTTTTATACAAAAGTTGTTATTGATAACGTTACATTTGACTACACGGATGCACCCTGGGATACCAATAGTGAGAATTTTGGGACACAATTTATGTTTGCTAAAATCACAATACAGATGAAGGTTATAGGAGGTCAGTCTTTGAAAGGGCCAATTGACGCACTTCAAAATGCTGTATCGTTTAATTACTATGCAAATTCAACATTTTCAAGACAAGGAATGTATAAACTTCCTTCTGATGTTGCAGATAATCAAGAAGCGTATATTAATGGGATCTTGGTTGAGAAATATAAAGATCTAAGCAACGCTTTTGATAACAATGTTAATAAAATAAAATAATTATGCAAAAAGATTATGATAGATATGCTATTTTAAAAAATAGCGATGGAACAATAGATACAATGCCATTAGTTAAATTGCCACAAAATGCTAGTGATAAATTTGAATATTGGAAAGAAGGATTTAGTAGATTAGATAAAATATCTGTAAAATACTATGGTTCACCATATTATGATTTTCTAATACTTTTAGCAAATCCTTCATTTTCGAGTGAATGGGATATTCCAGATGGAACGTTAATTCGTATTCCGTTTAGTTTAAATAAAATAAAAGCAGATTATGAAGCAGCATTAATGGCATATAAAAAAAGATGAAAAATTATTTTAACTTTCCAATTTTTATTTATAATTTTGTCCTTTAAATTTAAAGGACAAGAAAAATGACAATAATCTTAACGATTTTAAAGAAATACTGGAAGCTAATATTAATTATAGTATTTGCTTTATTAGTTTATTTATTTTTTAATCAAATTCAAAGTCTAAAAAAAGATAATGATAGGTTATTAAATAACGTTGAACAATTAATGAGCGATAATAATACAAAGGTTCTTGAAATGACAAAACAAGAATTTTTGAAAAATTATTATGATAAAGATTCTCTACTTAGAAAAATAGTTGATAGCATTAATATAAGGTATAAAAATATCGAAAGAACTATTAACTATAAATATTATCATATATACGATACCACAGTATTTCTGATAGAAACTAAAGATTCAACTATAAAGAAATTTAAACATGAGTTTGATAAATGCGTTTCTGTTTCTGGTGAAATAAATTGGTACAAATCTACAATCACATTTGATTCACTTAAATTAAGTCTAAATACCACAACACTATATTATTGGCAACGTCCACACAAATTTTGGTTTATCAAATACGGCAAAAAGCAATTAAAAGCTGCTACATTAAATAATTGTAGTAGTAAAACAGTAGTTAATGATATTACAATAAGTAAGAAGAAATAAATGAAATACATAAAATTTAATAACTATAAAGATGTTTCTAGTTTCTATCATAGAAACAAATCTGAAGATTCTGAATATTTTTTAGATCTAGGCATTAGAATTCCAATAATGAATGGTTTATTTTTCAAACAAAAAAATGCAATTAAAGAAATTAAGTTTTATGATGAAGAAAATGGAATTTGTAAAATGATTCTTAATAAAAAATACATTGATAGATTTCATCCCTTAAAAATCAATAATCAAAAATTTTGGAAAGAATTTAAAATAAAATTTCCATTAGTTTCTGTTTGTGGGGGTGAAAGCCAATCAATTGAGCATTGTAATGAAAATAATACTTTACTTAGTAAACAACACGGTTTTATTGATTTTATAGATAAAATTATTGGAGAAAACGTTAATAATAAAATTAATTTTTTTGAAATAGGTTATGGTCATGGTAATATTTTTAATTATTATAATGATAATGTAAATTATATTGGCGTTGATTATTATAAAAATCAAAATTTAAATAAATTCAATAATCTTTTAATAATAAAAGAAAGTGGCATTCCTAAATCTATAAAAAATAATAGTCAGGATATTATATATTGTTGTAATGTTTTACAACATTGTTGTAAACATGATAGATTTGAATATTTTAGGCAATCGTTTAAAAAATTAAAAACAGGTGGTTATTTTTTAGGATCGCTTTTTTTAGAAACACTAGAAAATAAAGATGAATATTATTGGGGAATGGAGGATACCAAGGGTAGGAAATATTGCTGTTTTTTTAATCAATTAACTGAAGTTGATACGAAAGAAGAATTTCTTGAGGAAATAAATAATATTGGTTTTAGTTTAATTAAATTAGATAATATATATAATAATAATTTTTCCTTTATTTTAAAAAAATAATAATGACACAAGAAGAAATAAATGAACGAAATATTAAAATGTGATTTTTGTGAAACAAACGATTCTATTGGAGTGTACGCTACAGATCATGGTCCCTTTTCATTATCATATTGTGAAGAATGTTTTAAGCACTATAATCTTAGAACAATAGGTAATGCGTTATCTAAATGGGGTAGATTTGGAGATGATGCTTTTGAAGAATATAAAGAAATAAATGGATGTGAACCACAAGTTTATTTTAATAATAATTATATTTCACTAAGAAATTTAGTTGAAATTATAGATATTAGTGATGTTGATAAAATTTTTAGTGATATTGATTTTTTAAGAAATTTAATAATAGATAGATTGAATGAAAAACACAATAAACGAAATATTAAATTTTGATGAAAAACTTTACAATTTTTTAGTTAAAAACCTAGATTTTGAATTAAGTAAGATTTATTTAAAACAAAATTTTAGTTTAATTGGTGCATTATCATTTAAAAAAACAAATGATAATATTGAATATGATTTATTAGATGATTTATTTGTAATAACTTATTTGTATGAACTTTAAATATACTTTAACTAATAAATTAATTGCTTTTGGTTTAAATGAATTTAATGAATTGGAAGAAATACATACAAAATTATGGGATTGGTTAATAATAGAAGATAATTTTATTACAACCTACAACGGAATATCTAGAATTAATTTAATAGATGTTATATATAAAATTTTGGATTAAATGGAAAACGAAAAATTTTTAGACACGATTAATCAAAAAGATAGGGAATATTTTATTTCCTTTTACAATAGTTTTGGAAATAATTTTTGGAATTTATTTTCAAATTATAAATTAGATTTGTTGAATTTGCAAGATCAGTTTAATATATGATGAAAGAAGTTACATTAGAAAAAAAAAACAAATAAATGAAAAATAAAATAATAGTAATATTTTCTTCACATTTAGGTAATGAAGAAAATAATAAATTTATTAAACATATTCATGACACCATTGGTATTAAACATGAAATTTATTGTTATGAGAATTACAACCAATATTCATTATCTGAAATTTATAATAAAGCGATAGATGAACACTATACTAAAGATTCGATAATAGTATTGATTCACAATGATTTAATAATTAAAACAAATCAATGGGGTAAGATTCTATTAAAACATTTTAATAACAGTGATTATGGTATAATTGGTTTAGCTGGCACTACCTATCTTGATAAAGATAGTGGGGTTTGGTGGTCAGACAAATCAAAAATGGTGGGGCAGGTAAGTCATACGAATGGCATTAGTGAATGGGTTTCTGAATATTCTAATCCTATAAAGGGTATTCAACCAGTAGTAAATGTTGATGGGGTTTTTATTGCTGTTGATTGTGATAAAATTGTTCATAAATTCGATGAGAACTATGGTAAATTTCATTTTTACGATTTGTCGTTTTCTGTAAAAAATTTTTTACAAAATGTAAATGTTGGAGTAATTAGTGACATACATATTTTACATAAATCTGTTGGTCGTACAAATGAGGAATGGGAATTAAACAGACAAAAGTTTGCTGAAGAATATAAGGATGAGTTACCAATAAGATATGTTCCAGAAAATGGAAAATTAAGAATATTAATTTGTTGTCAATTTTTTTGTAATTATACTGGTTCAGAAATGAGTGTTTTTGAAACGGCAAAAGAATTGGTTAAAATGGGAAATGAAGTAACAATTATTTCAGTAGTTGTTGGAGAACCATTACTATCTAAAGCAAAAAAATGTGGGATAGATGTTTATTCTATAAATAATCCACCAAATTTTATTTTAAACGAAAATAAAGAATTTCAATTCATAAAAAACGAAAAAGAATTTGACATAATACATATCAATCATAAGCCCATCGGAGATCTTGTGCTTCAATTATATATTAACACCCCTGCTGTTATGCATGTACGAAGTGAAGTTATCCCAGTTTATGAAGAACCGATAATTCATCTAAATATTTTAAGATATATATCAATTAGAGAATCAATTACAGAGTATATAAAATCTTTTGGAATCGAAGAAGAAAAAATTGTTTTAATAGATAATCCATTTGATGTTAATCGTTTCAATACCAATAATAATATTTCTTTATATAAGCAAGGAAAAAATCCTAAAGAAATTGTTTTATTTATTGGAACATTAGATCATTTGAGAAAAAATATTTTACATGATTTGAATAGCATGACATTTGAAAATAATCAGGAATTATGGATAATAGGTGCAGATAATAATGATTATGTTAAAGAATTTACATCAAAATCGCATATAAAATATTTAGGTATTAAATCCAATGTTGAAGAATTTATTAAAAAATGTGATTATACGGCAGGTATATTTAAAGGTAGAACAACTATTGAAGGTTTTCTTTGTGGCAAATCTGGATGGATATATACTGTTGATAAACAAGGGAATATATTAAATAAAGAACTTCAAAAAGTTCCGACAGATTTAGAAAAATATTATAGTAGTTTTTCAACAAAGAAACTATTTAACTTATATAATGAAATTATTGATGAAAAATGGCTATAAAACGACAACGAACTGACATAAAGAAAGTTATAAAAAAAAGAATAGAAGATCGTCATAATAAATATATCTATATTGATAAAAGAAAAATGGATGAAAGAACAAAACTGAGAATCTATGGCAAAGATAGAATAGCTGAATTTGATAAAGAACGAATAGTTAGTAATATTAAGCCAGAACTTACAACACAATCAGAAACAACACGTAAAGAAAAAAGAACTGGAATAAAAATTATTACCAAAGAATTAACTTTAAACTATAATAGATATGTTGTTAAATCTATTGGTGTTATAATTGTTAACTATAATCAATTAAAATTAACTAAAGATTGTATCAATAGTTTAAAAAAACAAATAAATCTTAATTTTAAAATATATTTATTTGATCAAAATTCTAGTGAACAAGGAACTTTTGAATATTTGGAAGAATGTGAAAAGAATAATATATTTGTTTATAGAAATAGTACAAACATACCGCTAAACTATATTTGGAATGATTTTAAAAAAATATGTGATTTAGAATATTTGTGTTTTTTAAATAATGATACCGTTCTTTCAAATATGTTTATTGATGATAATATTAAAATTTTTGAAAAAGAACCTGCTGTTGGTGCAATAATACATGCAACAAACAACTCAAATTATTTAAAATCAAAAGATGTTTTAGAATACATTGTTTTTAAAAATTCTTTATATCAAGGATGGGATTATTGTGTAAGAAGAGAAATAATGCCAGATATTCCAAGTGAATTAAAAATTTTTGGTGGGGATGACTATATTTTTGCTAAAATTAATTCTTTAGGACATAAAGTTGCAATTGCATTTAGTTCTCCAATAATTCATTATAAAGAAAAAACAAGAGAAACAGTTTCAAATATTGCTGAAATACAAAGAGAAGATGGTAAGAATTTTAGAGATATTCTTAATAGAGAAAAGCTATCACAAATAGATATAACAATTAGTTATGGATATTGCAACAAATTCCCATTACCTAATATGAAATTAACTCAAAACAAAAATTGTGTTTTTACTGCAATTATTGGTGATTATGATTCCATAAATCCAACACATTTTCAAAAATTAAATGATTGGGATTATATTTGTTTTACAGATAATGTAAATATGAAATCAGATTTTTGGCGTGTTATTTATGTCGAAAATTGTGGAACTACTTTATTGGATAATGTTAAATTAGCAAGATATTTTAAAACTAATTTTCATAAACATTTATCATCCTATGAGAACTTATTGTGGATTGATGCAAGGATTACACTTATTGGAAATATAAATGAATATGTAAAAAAACTTCAAAAAAATGATATTGTTTTTCTAAAACATCCAGATGCTCCATCAATTAAACAAGAATTTGATAGAGTATTGTCAGGGAATATTGAAACCAAAGAAATGGTGATGAAAATTAAAAAAAGATATGAAGAATTTGGTTATAAATATAATAATGGTTTAATTTCATCAGGAGTTTTATTATTTAAAAATAATGAATTAACAATTAAATTTTTCAAAGATTGGTGGCATGAAATTGAAAATTATTCACACAGAGATCAATTGTCCGCTAATTTTGCTTTATGGAGAAACAATAAAATTAGATACGAAATTATAGGTGGATTAATTAACGTGTATTTTAAACAATTACCAAGAAACACAAAACCATTTAGATATGAATGATAGTTTTATTAATTTTGTGGATATAAATTTTAAATTTGAATATTTATATATAGATTAAAAATATTTAAAATTATGAAATTAAAAGAAATTATAAAAATGACAATATCTGAATATTTAAATGAAAATATTAATCGTGATAAATCAAGAAAAGCATTATTTAAAGATGAATATGGTAAGAATATTGTTTATGATGATGGTAATTATAGAATTGCAGTTGATGATGAAAATGATGCTCGCTATATAACTTTATGGCATAAAGAAATTGTTAAGGGTAAAGAATATTGGGCTAAACGTGGATATTTAGATGCTTGGGTTAGTAATATGAATTTTAAAAATAGGAATGGAAAATATTTATCTATTCGTTCAATTGAAATAGAACTAAAACATAGGAATATGGGTTATGGTAGTAAAATGTATAAGGCGTTGTTTGATTTTTCAGCAAACGATATAAATGGAGTTTATTCATTTTTACCAAATAGAGTTAATAAAAAACAAGTTCCAAAAATTTATAATAAATTGGGTGCTGTTATTGAAGACGATTATCAATTTATTGAATTTAATAATTAGTGGGTAGAAAATAAAATAATAAACAAAATGAATAACTTATTTTTTAAAAAAGAATTTGATTATTTTCACAATAAAATTAAAAATAATGAACATTTTAAATATTCACGATTTAACGATGGTGAATTAATTGCTATTAGTGGTAATAATCCAAATGGTTCTAATTGTGATGGTCATAAATATTTTCCAGACATGTCAATAGAATTAAAAAATATTTTATTGAACTATAAATATTCGGAAAATTATTTATTAGAATCGTTTGATCATTGGTATAATACATCACTAATCACTAAAAATGTTTTAGATAATTTGAAACAATTAAATCCCGAATTAACGTTTTTACATACAGATTGGATTAGAATATCACATGAACAAGAATCTAGTAAATTTTTTAATTTATTAGATCTGTTAAAAACAAAGAATTTAGTAATAATTGGAGCAGACTACTTATTAAATTTAAAAAAGTTTTTTAATTTTACGTTTATTGAAATACCATTAAAAAATTGCTATCTTCAAAAAAATCAAGTGATTGATCAGATTAAAAGGAATAATGAAACATTAAATAATAATTATTATCTATTTTCAGCTTCAATGCCAACAAAAATAATGATAGATACATTTAAAGAAGATAATGAGAATACGTATCTTGATTGGGGAAGTGTCTGGGATAGCTTTTTTGTTTCTCCACAATTTAGTTTTATTCGAAAAAGATCAACATCAAACAAAGATATTTATAAGCAAATATATAAAAATTATTTAATTTAATTTATGTCAAACTACAAAAAATATATTGAATATAGCATGGATACTAATCCAGATTGGAAATTATTAGAGGATATGTTTTCTAATAATTATGAAAACAATGCACATGCAGATAAAGTAGATATTATACCAAAAAAGATTCATCAGTTTTGGATTGGTGGAACAAAACTTCCAGATAAATATAAAAGACTTTCTGAAAGTTGGATTAAATGTAATCCAGATTGGGAATATAGATTATGGGTTGATGATGATGTTGAAGGTCTAAATATGATTAATAAAACATTGTATGATAAAGCGCATAATGTTGGGATTAAATCAGATATACTAAGATACGAAATTTTATATAAATTTGGTGGAATTTCAGCAGATACGGATTTCGAATGTTTAAAGTCATTTAATGATTTAAGATATTTGGATTTATTTGCAGGAAATGGATACTCAACATTTCCTCATGTTTATTGTGGACTAATTGGAATAAAACCACAACATGAATTAATGTTAAGGATATTGCAAGGTTTGAAAGCTAAAGAAAATATGAATGTTAATGTTGATTTTGGGGAAATCTTGAAATTGTCAGGGCCTGATTATTTTAGTGATCTATTTTTTAAATATTTACATGAAAACGAGGAGAATAGAAAGAATTGTGTTATATTTCCTCAAAAATATTTTTATGCTTTGTCTCCAGGTTTAAGGCATGAATTAAACGGATTAACTAACGATAACATAAATAAAGCACATACATTTATTTGTGATGTTTCATATGCGTTGCATTATTGGTGTACAAGTTGGCAAAAATAAAAAACATGATCAATTACATTCAAGGAGAGAAATTTTATCAAGTTGCAGATTTTTTATATTCACCAAATATAAAACCAGAGTTTGATGATTATAATATAATTCAAAATACTTATAATAAAAATAAATTAAGTGGTAATTTAGATATAATTTATACTCATACATTATATGTTAAGCATTTGTTTAATGAAATTAAAGATCTAAAACAAAAATTTATAATTGTTACACATAATAGTGATATTAACATAGACAGCAGTTTTATTATTCCAGATAATGTTATTAAATGGTATGCTCAGAATGTTGATGTAATTAATGATAAGATTGAATCAATTCCAATTGGACATCCAAATAATAGATGGTTTCCACATATGAGAAAATTAGAAAAATTAAGAAATAAATTAAATGAAATAAAAAAACATAAAAATCTATTATATTTAAATCATACAATAAAAACAAATCCTAAAGAAAGAAAAGAACCATATGATCTACTTCAAAATAAATCATGGGTTAGTTTAATATATGGAACAAATGGTGTAGATTATGATAGATATATTGATGATATATATAATCATAAATTTGTTTTATGTCCAGCAGGAAATGGAATTGATACACATAGATTATGGGAAGTTTTAGATTTAAAATCAATTCCTGTTGTAAAAAAACATATCAATAATTTATATTATAAAGATTTACCAATTTGTTTTGTTGATAGTTGGAATGATATAACTGAAGAATTTCTTGAAAAAGAATATGATAGAATTAATAAAATTGAATGGGATTTAAGCAAATTGAATTTTGATTATTGGAAAAATAAGATAACAAATGTTAACACAAAAAGAATACGTTAAAGCATTACAGATAGTTCAACAATATGAAAAACAATTGAACATATCTGACATTAATTGGCAATATGAACAAATAGTTTGTCCCAATTGTGGTTCTTATGCCATAGATTCAATAAATAATAAGCAACATGATTGTTTTGATTGTGGTGAAAGTTGGATAATATAAAGATTTTATTTAAATTTTTAGTAATTATTGCTTTAAAATAAATTATTAAATGAGAAATGCTGAAGAAATTTATGAAGAAACTAGATCAGAATGTATTAAAGATAATTGTCAATCTTTGAATGTTGTGACTATACTTTCTATTGAAAAAGCACAAAAAGAAATGTTTTATTATTTATATCAATTAGCAGAAGAAAATGAAAAACTATCTTTGGTTGAATTTTTTGATAAGGTAGAAAAAGAAATATCATTTAAATTATAATAATATGGCAAACGGAGTTTATAAAATAACTGAAGAATTTGAAAATAAGGTTGCCGAATATACTGGAGCAAAATATGTTGTTGCGGTAGATAATCAGAGTAATGCTTTATTTTTGGCTTTATATTATGAAGATATAAAAGGAAAAGAAATCGAAATACCTGCAAGAACATATCCTTCTGTTCCTTGTGAAATAATTCATGCTGGTGGAAAAGTTAAATTTGTTCCAGTTGAAGGAGAAACGTTAACAGGTGCTTATCAATTAAAACCAACAAAAGTATATGATAGTGCATTAAGATTTACATCAGATATGTACATTCCAAATACTCATATGTGTGTTTCATTTACAGGCCCTTACAAACACTTGAAACTTTCAAAAGGTGGTGCAATATTAACAGATGATTATAAAGCCTATCTTTGGTTTAAAAGAGCAAGATTTAGTGGTAGACGTGAAACTTCATACCATGACGATAATTTCGATATGATTGGATGGAACTACTATATGATGCCTGAAATAGCAACTAGAGGATTATTAATGATGACACAATTCTATAATTTAGATGGAACAAAAAAACATAATGAGGATTTAACTTTGCCGTATCCTGATTTGTCAAAATTTGATATTTATAAACAATAATAAAAATGTTTTACAACGAAAGTCAATTATATAGAATGGGTTTTAAATCATTAGGTAATAATGTTTTAATATCTGATAAATCATCAATTTATGGAGCAGAAAATATTTCAATTGGAAATAATGTTCGTATTGATGATTTTGCAATTTTATCAATAACAGGGGAACTAATTATTGGTGATTATATACATATTGGTTGTTATAGTTCAATAATTGGTAAAGGAAATATTAATATTGATGATTTTGTTGGAATTTCTGGTAGAGTTTCTATATATTCAAGTAATGACGATTATACAGGAATAGGAATGCATAATCCAATGATACCTGAAAAATATAGAAGAGTTACTAATGGCAATATTCATATCATGAAACATTCAATTATTGGATGTGGATGTGTAATATTACCTAATGTTGTTATTGGTGAAGGATGTTCAATAGATTCGTTAAGTTTAGTTAAAAACGATTGTGAAGAATTTTCATTTTATTCTGGAAATCCTGCAAAAAAAATAAAAAGCAAGTTTAAAAAATTTTTAAAATATGAAGAATTTGTTAGAAATAATCAATAATATTTTAATTGAAAACAATATTCAACCAATAAATGAAATTAACGATGAAACCGATTTAAGAGATGATATTGGTTTTGATAGTTTTATGTTGGCTAAATTAACGGTAGATATTGAAGACGAATACGGTGTTGATGTTTTTGAAAATGGTATAATTAGAAAAATTAGAGAAATAAAAAAATATTTGAATGAGTGATTTGTTTTTATGTGATAAAAATTATTTATCATATGATGATTTACTTAATTACATTAATGATGAAAATGATTTGGATTTAAGTGTTATTGAAGAACATATTTTCAATACGTTAAAAAATATTGTTGATGAAAAATGTGATGATGTAGATGATCTTATTGATAAGATATTAAATTCAAAAAAAACAATTACCTTTAGCACATCTGGTACAACTGGAAAACTTAAAAAAATTAAACAAAAAGTAAAACATTTAATTCGAAATGTAAAAATCGATAATAACCATAGAAACGATATTTGGGGATTAACATATAATCCAGAAAAGATTGCCTCATATCATGTGTTGTTTCAAGCAATTTTAAACAAAAACAAAATTATTGTTTTGTGGGATAAGGAAAAAAAAGTAATTGAAGATAAATTAAAAGAAATTACACACATATCTGCAACTCCAACGTTTTATAGTTTATTGATAAATAATGAAATCGTTTATCCAAACATTAAACAAATAACTGTTGGTGGAGAAATATCAAATAATATTCTTTTTGAAAAAATAAAAAAAATATTTCCAAATTCTAAATTAACAAACGTATATGCCTCAACAGAATGTGGTTCATTATTATCAACACATGGAGAATATTTTAAAATTCCTGAAAAATATATCAATTTAATTAAAATTGATAATTCAGAATTACTAATTCATAAATCATTAACTGGTAATTTGAATAAAAAAAAATATGATAACGATTGGTATAGAACTGGTGATATTGTTGAATACATTAATGAAACAGAGTTTAAAATAGTTAATAGGAAATCTGATATTATTAATGTTGGTGGATTTAAAGTAAATCCAATAAAAATAGAAAATATTGTTAATAAATTTGATTATGTAATATTATCTAAAGTATATGGAAGAAAAAATTCAATATTGGGAAGTATAGTCTGTATGGATGTTGTGTTAAAATATGAAGTTTCAATAGAAAAAATAAAAAAAGATTTATTAATGAAAATAAATAAATATGAATTACCTTTGAAAATTTATATTGTGAATAATATTGAAACGTTAAACAATAAAATAGTTAGAAATTGAAAAATTTAATAATTACAGGTATATCAAGTGGTCTTGGACTACAAATGTGTAAGAAATTTCTTAGTGAGAATTATTACGTTTATGGAATAAGTAGAACAACAAACATAGAGATTGAATCTTTGAAAGATATATATGAATCAAATTTTAACCATAAAATATTTGATTTATCAAATACAAAAAACATAAAAAAAGAAGTTATTGATGATTTTTTATCAGAAAAAAAAGAGATACATGGATTGATTAATAATGCAGCAATTGCTTATGACGATCTTGTAACCAATATTGATGTTGAAAAATTACATGAGATGTATGAAATAAATGTGATTTCTCCGATGATTTTAAGTAAGTATGTTATAAGAAATTTTATATTAAATAACGTATCAGGTTCTTTGGTTCATATTTCAAGTATATCTGTTCACACTGGTTATAAAGGATTGGCAATGTATGCTTCAACAAAAGGTGCAATTGAGGCATTTTCAAAAAATGTTGCCAGAGAATGGGGTAAGTTTGGAATAAGATCAAATTGTGTTGTTTCAGGGTTTATGGATACAAAAATGACAAATACTTTAGATCCTACACAAAAAGATAAAATTTATAATAGAACATCATTAAAAAAACCTACAAACATTGATTCAGTAGTTAATACAGTAGAATTTTTAATTTCAGAAAAATCAAATTCAATTACAGGACAAAATATTTTTGTAGATTCAGGAACTATTTAAAATAAATATTTGAAATGAAAATATTACCATCAATAGAATCTTTGGAATTAACTAAAAGGATTAGCGATTCAATAAATAATCAAACATTTCATCATCATTATCATATATTGTACGATATTGCTAAAGTTTTTGAAAATGAAATTAATTATGTTGAAATTGGTTGTTATGCAGGTGGAAGTGCATGTTTATTGCTACAAAGACCCAAAACAAATGCAATTTCAATAGATTGTGGGCATCCTATTAGTCAAAGTGTTGTAGTAAATAATGTAAAAAATCTTAATATCTATAATAATTGTTATAATTATATTCAGGGTTATTCACAACAATCACATGTAAAAACTGAATTGAAGAATATTTTAAAGAATAATTTAATCGATATTCTTTTTATTGATGGTGGTCATAAATATGATGAAGTTATTGATGATTTCAATTTATATAATGAACTAGTTAATCACAATGGTTATATTGTTTTTGATGATTATAATGATGAAAAATATTGCCCAGAAGTTAAACTTGCTGTTGATGAAATTATAAGTAAGTTAAGTGACTATGAAATTATTGGAACATTTAAAAACGATTTGAAAGCTAGACCTGAAGAATTGCTTGAAGGAAATTGCTTTATTATAAAAAAAATATAAAATAAAATGAAAAAATATTGGTATTCTTTAATATGTTCAATTTTAGGACATGATAAATGTTTAAAAGATTGGTATCCATTAGATCCAATTACAAAAATTTGTTGTTTAAGATGTAATAAATTATTAGAAAAATATAAAAATCCTATATATAATGAAGCTAGCAATAGTAATACCAACATATCAACGTAATGATGGAAAAAGTTTTCAATTCCTTAAGAAATGTTTAACTTCCATAAAAAATCAAACATATAAAGATTATTGTGTTTATTTGATTGGTGATAAATATGAAGATAATGAAGAATTTGAGTCAATTGCAAATTCAATAATTGATAAAGATAAAATTAAATATATAAATTTACCACATGCCGTTGAAAGAAAAAAATATTCTATTAATAGTAAGGAATTGGCTTTTTCTGGAGGGGTTAATAGTACAAATGTTGGAATTTCAATGGCCTTAGAAAATGGTTTAAATTTAATCTGTCACCTAGATCACGATGATTTCTGGGAAAATAATCATTTATTTGAAATAAATGAAGTTATTAATAGATTCGATAATTGTGCATTTATTACAACAACAGCAAAAAGACTGAATACAAATATTGTTGCACCAATTGAAGGTGAAGGGATTCATTATCCATATCCTGGAAGTGTTTATCATTCAGCAACTTGTGTTGATTTTAAAAGAATTCCTTTGAGATATAAGGATGTTTTTATGGAAGAAGGGAGATTAATGGCTGCTGATGCCAATCTTTGGGTAAGAATTACAGAATATATGAAAAAAAATAATTTGATTGGTTATCATACAAATAAAATAACTTGCTATCATACTAATCATCATTACGATATTATAAAATAATAAATAACATGGCAGAACATTATATTGAAAATTTAATAAAAAACATAGATATTCCACATAACGGATTTTTTATTGAAGCTGGTGCAAATAATGGAATTACTCAGAGCTATACCTATGAATTAGAAAAATTGGGTTGGAGAGGATTATTAGTAGAACCATCAATAAAATCGTTTGAAGAATGTTTTAAAAATAGATCAGTAGATAACGTTTTCTATAATTGTGCATTAGTTGATAATGATAATATTAAAACAATTAAAGGAGATTTCAATGGCTCGTTAATGAGTAGTATTAATGGACAAAGATTATCAAAAAATGAATTAGTTGTGGTTGAAGCAAAAACGATAACTAAAATATTGGATGAAAATAATATTAAAGATATTGATTTATTCTCATTGGATGTCGAAGGATTTGAATTAACAGTATTAAAAGGATTAGATTTTAGTAAATACAAACCAAAATATTTTGTTATAGAAGTTTATACAAAAGAATTTTATGAGATTGTAAATTTATTGCTAAATAATGGTTATATTTTGAAAGATAATTTAACTGGTTACAATCATAAAGATTGGCCACATTGGGACGGACAACACAATGATTATTTGTTTCAATTAAAATAAATTGACATGGTAACGTTTTTAAGAATTGGTGAATTCGGAAGATTAGGAAATCAATTATTTCAATATGCAATTTTATTGGCAGTTGCATATTTAAACAAATATGTTGTCAAATTACCCAATTTTAACGATAGAGAATGGCATGGACAAAAATGTTTATTAAATAATTTCAATATTAGTGCTGGTTATCTAAACAATAGTGATAAAATCGAACATCAATATTTTGAAGATCAGTCAACTTATTTCAAATATAATCCAAATGTTTTTAATATTCCTAAAAACAGTAATTTACATGGATATTTCCAAAATTATCAATATTATAAACAGTGTGAAGATTTAATAATCGAAGAATTAACACCAAAAAAAGAAATAGTTGAATACAATGAAGAAGTTTTTAAAAAAATAAAAGAAAAATACAAAGGTTATGAAATTATTTCACTACATATAAGAAGAGGTGATACAGATTTAAAAATGTATGGAGAAACGCCAAGTTTTTTAGATAAAAATTCAAGATATTATATATATTTGACTAACGCAAAAAAACATTTTGAAGGTAGAAAAGTAAAATTTATAATATTTACAGGTGGAAATAGAATTGATGACAATCCTTCATCTGATTATGTTTGGTGTAAAACTAATTTTACGCAAGAAGAATATATATTTTCAGATCATAACAATACAACGATAAATGATTTTACCTTAATGTATTTATGTGATTCACATATATTATCACCAATATCATCATTAAGTTGGTGGGTTGGATTTTTAAATAAAAGAAATATAAATAAATTAACTATTGCACCAAAAAAATATTATTTTTTAAATAAAGAAATGGATGGTGGCTTTTATCCAGATAATTTTATATTAGTTTAGTGAAATGAGTGAATTTAAATTTGAAACAATATTGTGTGAATTGTTTTAGAAATATGGATCTGATAAATGTTCACAAATTTATCATTCATATTCAAAAAAATATTTTGAATTGTTAAATAATAATAGATTGAATGCTAAAAATATTATTGAAATTGGAATTGGAACAAACCAATTAATGAAATCAATAGTAGGTGATAGATATGAAGTTGGAGCAAGTATAAAAGCGTGGAGAGATTTTTTTCCAAATGCAGGAATATTTGGATTGGATATTGAAAAAGATGTTTTATTTGAAGAAGATAGAATAAAATGTTTTTATAGTGATCAATCTAAATCTAGTGTTTTAGTTGAAACAATAAATGAGATTAGAAAATATAAAAATGATGAAAATTTATTGTTTGATATGATTCTTGATGATGGTAGTCATATTCTTGAACATCAAATACTAACATATAAAACATTATTCAACTATTTAAATATAAATGGCATTTACATAATTGAAGATATTCAAAGAACTAACATAAATAGTATAGTAAAAGCAATAGGAACAGAAGGAAAAGTAATTGAAATTCATCAAGGACTTCCAACATTAAATGGTGATGTTTTCATTACAATTAAAAAAGAAAAATAATATGGTAACAAGAACAGATATTATAAATAAAATAATTACAAAATATGGTTTTAAATCGTATCTTGAAATTGGAGTAAGAGTTCCATCTGAAAATTTTGATAAAATTAATGTGGAATTTAAAGAAAGTGTTGATCCGAACCCTAAAGGAAATTGTAATTATATTATGACAAGTGATGAATTTTTCGAAAAACATGTTGGTGATAAAAAATATGATATCGTATTTGTAGACGGATTACATACAGCAGAACAATCATATAAAGATGTTCATAATGTAATGAAACATTTAACAGAAGGTGGATTTATTGTGATGCATGATTGTGATCCCCCTAGTGAATTTCATATCAGACCATATGAGGATTATGCAAAAACTGGAGGTCAGTGGAATGGTGATGTATTTAAAGCATTTATAACTTTGAAAAATGAATTAAAAGATTGGTCTTGTTTTGTTATTGGTGAAGATTGGGGATGTGGTATTTTAACTAAAAGAAAAATATTAGAAAATAAAGGAATTGGCGTATTACCGAAAAATTTTATATGGAATGATTTTAATGAAAAAAGAAAAGAATATCTTCAATTAACAAAATATTATGAATTTACAGAATATTTGGGTTATCCACAATATATCATAACAACCCAAATGACAGAACATTATTATGAAATTTCAAAACCATTGTTTAAGTCATTAAAAAATAATTGGAATTATCGTTTTATTATTGGTTTTATTGATTTTGAACCAAAAAATTACGATGGCGAATATTATTTAATGAAAAAATCTGATGTTAAAACATATCGAACAAATTTTCCTGAAAATAGAATAAACTATGTTTGTCCACAAGCGGGTGAGTTTATAGACTACATTCCTAATATAAGTGATAATACTATTGTCATACAAATAGATTCTGATACATTAATGCAAAGATCGTTCACCGAAAATGAATTAAGTGAAATAATACCAAAAGATGATCAAATATTATCAGTATATGGCGCAAATCCACCAACAAATCTATATGATGTTGCAAAACATAATCTTTCTTTTAAAGATCCTGATAAATATATTGAATTAAATAAATATCCAGAATTTACAGCTAGTATTATTATAGCAAATAAAAAAACCTTTATTAAATTAAGAGATTTTTATATTAATGAATTTGATGAACTAATATCACAATGTCAACATCATGCTGGAGGTCAGTGGTTGATAAATAAAATTGCATATAGAGAATTTGATGTTAAAATATTAAATTCTAAATTTCAATGTGCCGAATGGTATCGTACTTTTAATACTATTAAAACTGTTGATAAAAAATTACTTTTAGAGGATGAAGTTGTAATATTTAATCATACAAAGTATTTAGATGAACCAGAGTTCAAACAATTTCAAGAAACGCACATAAAAAGTAAATAAAAGGAAATTATGATTGAAAACTATTTATAGTTATGGAATTAAAAAGTTTTATATTGAAAACAATATCTGAATATTTGAATGAGAGTATTAATAAAAACAATGAATTAATAGCATATCATGGAACAACAGATAAAGGATATGGAACACATAGTTATAAATATTATACAACTGACTATGATTATGCTAAAGAATATTCTGAAGATAGTGGTAGAGTAGAAAAGGTAAAAATTAATTATAATAATCCATTTATTATAAATGCAAAATATATGGGTTATGGTGAAATAATTTTAAATGATGAAATTATTGGATTTTATAGAGATTTAAAAAAAGATGCCGTTGAAAAATTAAAAAACGCTGGTTATGATATAATAATTGTAAACTATCCAGAAAAAAATAAAAATGGTTTTGAAATAATTCCTTTTGATAAAGAACAAGTAATAGTTTTAGATAGAAATTATATAAAGTTATGAAAATAGGTAATATCATACACAATAGTGAATTAATTAACCATACTAAGGTTGATTATATTAATTATTATAATGAAATAATCTCATATGATAGTATCAATCAAACATTACCAACATTATATGTAGGCTGGCAATTTTTTAAAAAATCTAATCACAATTCTAGTTTTATTGGTAGGGTTGATATTCTAAATAAAGTAATTTCTGATAATCTCAAATGGGAATTTAGCTTTGAAGAAAATAAATCTTCACATGTTAAAGGTGTTGAAGAATTTGTAACTGAATTACCATATCAATATTTCTCACCAAAACACACCTATATTAATTTAGATCCTGTTTTCTTTCAATTAAAAGATTTACAGGATTTAATAGATGTCCTACCTAAAAAAATAGATAAACTTTATATTTTTAAAGATGAAATGATTTATTATTTAGTAGATAATAAGATTGCTGGAATTGATTTAAAAATGTTTAATTTTTTCAAATTTAATATAACTGACATAAAAACAAATTTAATAAATAGAAGTAGTGAAATTTATGATGATATTGATGGTGAAATATATAAAAAATATTATAATATCTTTCCAAATTTTACTTTGTTAAAAAGATATGTTGTTACGATGTTGAAAAAATGATAACTATTAAGTATTTATATTAAAAATATAATAAAAATGGAAAATAAAGTTGAAAAAGCAATCGATAATTTCATTGATAATGAAGGTGGTTCTACAGAAGGTATCAGACAACAAAAGAAAAAAGTTGTAAAAAAGAATGATAATTCAATAAAAGAAAGAATCGATTATGAATTGATAGTTGATGATAAAGGTCGTCAATTACTTAGTGAATAATACTAAAAACATTCTACAAACTATGAAAAAAAATATAAATGCTGATCTTTCAAACGAACAAATACGAAAGATTAAACATCGTTTTGATTATAAAATAAATGAATCGGTAAAATATCGTCAATTGGTTAATACTGATGAAGAATTTGATCAAATACCAACAAATGAGGCTGATGAAGAACCAGCAGAAGATCAACCAAAAGATACAAAATCAGTAGGTCTTGATGCTCCAGTTCCAGAATTTGAAAAAAATGCTGAAAACCCTGAAGAAATGCCAACAGATAATGTTGAAGCAACTCCAAATCAAGAAATTGTAAATACTGAAGCAACCGATGATAATAATGTAGATAGAATTCAAAACGATATTATTAAACATAATATTGAAGCGATGAAAAGCATTTATAGTAAATTGGAAAATCTTAATTCTTCAATTGATAATTTAAATAATAAAGTAGATAATCTAAATCTTGATGTTGAAGAAGTTCGTGAACCATCAAATGTTGAAAAATTAATAAACAAGAAAAATGTTTCATATCCTTACTATTTTAATCTAAACGATCTGTGGTCAAAAAATTGGTTTAGTGAAAAATATAATAATAGTGATGAAGTCGAAAATGGTATAAAAAGATTACCAGACGGAACATATGTCGCAGACTTTGATGATATTAGTCAAACATCTAATTTTGATGTGAAAAAAAGCTTTAATGATTACCAATAAATGATTTTAAACAATTCACATAATAGTAAAAAAAGATTATTTGAAGTTTTTCAAAAAGTAAATGGTGTTAAAATAAATGAAACCATTCTTCCAAAAGAAAAAAAAGAAGAACTTTTAAACGAACTTGTTATATATGTTGCAGAAAAATTGGGTTTAAACGAACTTCCAAAGATAAATTTATCTTATGAAGAAAATAAAGCATCTGAAAATAAATCATTTGGTGGGTATAATCCAACACACAAATCTATTTTATTGATAATGACCAATAGAAACTTAGCAGATGCTGGCAGAACATTGGCTCATGAATTAAAACATTATGAACAAGATTTAAAAGGTTTATTGAATAACGAATCTGGTATAACTGGAAGTGAAGAAGAAAATGAAGCAAATACGTTTGCAGGAATAATAATGAGAGAATTTGGGAAGTTGTATCCTGAAATTTTCGAATAAATAAAAAATATATCATGGAAAAAATTAGAGAACTATTAAATAAACTAGAAAATGGTGAAAATTTGGATATTGTAGATAGATTTGAATTAGCACAAGGTTTTAGAGAATTAATTCATTTTAAAGATGCATATACTGGTTTATATTGTATGGATTGCCATCCGTCTGAATTATTGGAAAAACTAAACAATAGTCAATCTGATGCACATTCACTTCCTATTGAAGATTTAGAAGACTTAAATAAAGATTGGATTAAATTTGTTAATAATGAAAATTTTAAAAAAAGCCCATTTATTCAATTAGATGGGGAGTTAAATGAATTAAATTATTTAGAAATTATTAATGATTTGTGTATTCAATCATTACCACCAGATTTATATGAAAATTGGGTTGATATAAAAGAATCTTTAATCAAAAATAGAAGAAAATTAAAAATTAATACTAAATAATAAAAACAATGAAAGTATATACTCCAATAGGAAGCAAAGAAAGATTAGTCGAAATGTTTCAAAACGTTAATAAAATAAAAATTAATGAAATGTTTGATCAGAGCAATATATTAATTCAATCTTTTGAAAAACTAAAAAACAATCAAATTGACACAAGTAACGTTAAAACACAAGTAGAAGGAAATAATACTTTTGTTGAAATTGATGGTGTTGATGAAAATCAAAACAATCTTTTGTTCGTTTTTGAAACAATTGCTGAAGAATCGGATCAAGATAATGTTTTAGAAATCAAAGAAGTAAAATTAAATCAATTTGTTTTAAAATCAAACAATGATGAACTTATTATTGAAATGGATGAAAACGAATTAGCTAGTTTTAATTCACAACATGCAGAAGAATTGATTGATTTAATAAAAGAATATGTTGATGTTGAATCTGATATTGAAAATCAAATGTATGAAGAAGTTATAAAAAAAATTGATAGCTATCCATTTGGCGGAGGATCTGAAAGATTTCAAACAGGAAAACAATATGCAGATGAAAAACCAACAAATCCTGAACTTAGAGTTAAAAGTGACGAATTAGATAAGTTTGTTGATGAAACAATAGAAGATATTAACGATGTCCAAGTTGGTGATATATATGTTGAAAATTCCAGCAACATTCCTTATGAAATTGAAAATATTGATTTAAATATAAATAAGGCAAGTATAATAAATAAAAAAAGTGGTGATAAATATCAAGTTTCTATAAAATATTTAATAAATAACTTTAATAAAGTCGAAGAACCAGAATTTAGTGTTGATGAAAATCAAACAGAAGTAGAACCAGATATTGAACAAATTGAAAAGGAAAGAGAAGAAAATGGTGATATGATTCAAGGTGGTTTGGGTGATGATAAATCTCCAGAAGATTTTGATCCAGAACAAATAAGTATGGGTATTAAAGTGGAAATGGAACACACAAACGATCCACGAATTGCATTAGATATAACGATCGACCATCTTTCTGAAAATCCCCTCTATTATTCATATTTAGACAAAATGGAAAAAGAAATGAATAACGATGAAGAAAATAATCCAGATGAAGATTTAGAAGATGAATTACTTGGATTTAAACCGCTAAATGTTGGTGATAATATGAATTAATAATAAAATAAATATAAAATAATTTTCAAGGCTGTCAGTTACGTGATGGCCTTTTTTATTTCAACAAAAAATGATTATTGTATTTTTCAGTATTTATATTAAAAATTAAACTATAAAGAGATGTCAATATTTAGAAATTACTTTAGTAAGAACAATGGCTTAATTGATAATAATCTTACAAACAATTCGCAAAATCCGGTTCATGAGACGAGTTATGGAACTTATAATCAACAAGTTAGTAGATTTATATTCGACATTGATTTAGAAAATTTAAAAGATAAAATTGATTCAGGTTTAATAAATCCAAATAAAATAGTTAGTCATAAATTACATATGACAAATACTATAAGTAATGCACAAGAATATCTAGGAAAGAAATCATACATATCAACAATTGAAAGAGCAACAAGTTTTACCTTAGATTTATTTAATGTTGATGAAGAATGGGATGAAGGAAGTGGTTATGAATTTGTCTATAATGATGAATTATATCCAGATATTCCACAGCAAGCATCAAATTGGTTTTATAAAAAAACAAATGAATTGTGGAACAATGAAGGAGCTTATAATTCGGGAACTACTTTCATAATTGGAAATCAAAGATTCGAAAAAGGTTGCGAAGATATCGAAATAGATGTTACTGATTATATTAATCAAAAATTATTTACAAGTGGATATACAGGAACATCAACTTTTACAGGTACTTCATATGGATTGGGATTAAAATTTACAGACGAACTTGAAAGTTTAGAAACAGAATTTAGAGAAGCAGTTGCATTTCACACAAAACATACAAATACTTGGTATGAACCCTATATTGAAACTATTATTGATGATACAATAACCGATGACAGAAATTATTTTTATTTGGATAAGGATAATGATCTTTATTTATATGTAAATATTGGAAATTTCCCACAAAATATAATCGTTAATCAAGTTAATATATACGATTATGAAGATAATATGATATTAACTTTTAGTGGTAATACTGTCGAAAATGTAACAAAAGGCATATATAAAATAACTTTAAATATTGATTCTATTACATATCCAGATGCAGTATTATTTAGAGACGAATGGATTTTAACTATAAACGATAGAGAAGTTAAGTATAATGGAGACTTTTATCTAATTTCCCAAGACAAATATTATTCGTTCGATAATAGCAATCAAATAAATTTTAATAACTATCATTTCAATTTTTGGGGAATTAGTGAAAAAGAAAACATTAGAAGAGGAATAACTAAAAAAATAAAATTGAGCATCAAAGAATTATATCCTATTCAAGATAACTTTATACCACTTCAAATTGAATATAGACTATTTACAACTGTTGGTAAAAAATATGAAATTGATGTAATACCATTTACTAATGTAAATCGAACAAATACTGGTTATGAATTTAATCTTGATACTTCGTGGCTAATACCACAAGATTATTACCTGCAAATAAGAATGAGAGATGGAAATTATTATGAGAATAAAGAAACACTTTCATTCACAATTGTTTCAGATGGGGTTATATGATTTCAAAAATTTATTTAACATTTTTTGTATTTTATTAACAAATGACATATTTTTTTTATAATTTTGTAAACTATTATATTTAAGAATTAACAACTTTTAATTTAATTACGTTAAAGTTAGTTAATTCGAAACAATTACTTATTATTATATATTTTAAATTAATTTATTATGGAAAATCAAAATTTGAATGGTAATGCAGCCGAAATTGCAGCTTTAAAAGAAAAAATGAGAAAAATTCAGGAAGAACAAGCAAAGAAAAATGTTTCTCCTAAAAGAAAAGGAGAAGAACTATTAAAAAAGTTTTTTATCCCAAAGAATCCAACTGAAATGTTTAGAATTCTTCCTCCAAAACAAGGAAGAGATTTTTATGAAACTGCTTTCTTCCACGAAGTAATGGTTAACACTCCTAGTGGATATAAAAAGAAAAGTAGTATCTATTGTCCTAGACACAACAATCCTAAAGTTCCTAGATTAGATGTTAATGGTAATCCAATTTTAGACGGAAATGGTAAACCAATAATGGATTACGCACCATGTCCACTTTGCGATAAATATGACAGTATCATATCTACTCAAGATCCATCTGTTAAATTTATCAAAAAAGATAATATGAATGATTATCAAAAGAAAATTTTGGCTAATAATACCGAAATTCTAAAAAAAGCAAATGAATGGAAAGCCAGAAAATTCTTTATATTAAAAGGTATCGACAAAGGTCAGGAAAAAGATGGAATCAAATTCTGGAGATTCAAAGAAACTTTTGATGGACAAGGTGTTTGGGATAAATTATTTCCAATCACTTATTTATATGTAAATCAAAAAAATAAAGATTTTACAAACGAAAAAGAGGGTTGCGATCTAATCATCCTTTCTCTTGAAAAAGAAAACAAAAGAACCAGAAAAATGTATCCTGCTGTTAGCGTAATTACTGCAAGCGAATCATGTCCATTACACGGAGATCCACACGTAATTCAACAATGGCTTAGTGATACAATGACTTGGCGTGAAGTTTTTAAACCAAAATCTGCACCAAACATCACCCCTTACGAATACATGCAAATGATCGTTAATGGTGTTGATCCATATTGGAATGATGTTGATGCAAACAACAAACATTGGGTATTTCCAAATAACCCAGAATTGCAAAGTAAAGCAAATACCCGTACTCAAAATCTTGACTCTGGTGCTGGCGATAAATTTGAATCTGCATCTGATGTTAGTTATGATTATGTGCCACCAGTTACTATCTCAAATGTAACACCAAACAATGTTGGTACTTTCAAAGACAATTCGCTTAACGTTGGTGCTGAAGTTATGAATAATCATACTGAAGTTTCAAATGAAGGTGAAGTGTCAGGTAATGAATCTGATGACTACGATGATTCAGAACTTCCTTTTTAATGTTTTTTCACATAAAAATGAAAAAATGTATCTGTTGTAGTATTGAGAAAGAATTATTAGAATTCTATGTCCATCCCAAAATGAGGGATGGACATCTCAATAAATGTAAAGAATGTTGTAAAAAACAAGCTGATTTACGAGAAAAAAAGTTACGAAAAGATCCTGAATGGTGTGAAAATGAACGAATAAGAAGTAAAGAAAAATATTATCGTTTAAATTATAGAGAAACACAATTTTATCAAAATAAATTAAAGGTTTATAAAAACTCTAAATATAAGGGTTTATCTAAAAAATTAAAATTATCATCCAATGAGAATGTACATCATTGGAATTATCATTTGATTGAAGATGTGATTATTTTAGATAGAATGTTTCATAGATTTGTTCATAGATATTTAACATTAGATAAAGAATTGTTAATTTTCACAAGCAAAGAAGGTGATTTGTTAGATTCTAAAGAAAAACATTTAGAATATATTAAAAAATTAAATTTATTATTTAATAAGGATAAAAAGTTATGACAAAAAAAATAGAAAATGAAGTACCCTTAAATGATAAGGTTAGAAAACCTACCCCTAAAAAAACATTTAATTTGGAGGATTATAAAAAGAATGTTGGTGCAGACGATGTTCCAGATAAACCATTAGAATGGATTAAAATTGATGATGCATTAGAAGAGGTTACAGGTATGCCAGGTTTCCCAAAGGGTTATGTATCAAGCTGTTTGGGATTTTCTAATTCAGGAAAATCTACAGGAATTGAACTTGGAATTGTTAATGGTCAAAAAATGGGTTTACTACCAATAATCATAGATACTGAAAACAATATGGGTAAATATAGATTATCATTAATGGGGTTTGATTGGGGAGGAAATTACATTTCAATTGATAATGAATTTTTACTTGAAAAATTTGGAAGACCTAAAGACAAAAACAGAACTCGTGCATCTATTGAAGATTTAGCAAGTTGTGTAAGATTTTTTTTACGTGAACAAGAAAGTGGAAAATTACCTTTTGAATTATTATTTGCTATTGATTCTATAGGTGTTATGGATTGTAATCAAGTAATTGAAGCAACAGATAATGATGAAAAGACAAATAATCTATGGAATGCTGGTAGTTATGAGCGTGAATTTAAATCGTTATTCAATGAAATTATCCCTAACAGTAGGAAAATCAACAAGTTATATACAAATACCGTGATTTTAGTTCAAAAGATTGGTTATGATGCAATGAATAATGCAATAACCATGAAAGGCGGCAAAATGTGGGAATATGTGCCCAGGTTACAATTCTTCTTCGGCAATGTGCTTACAAAGGGCGTTAAGAAAATAACTGCGGTTTCAAAAAAAAGGGACGTTTCATACGGAATTTCTTGTCGAGTACAAGTACTTAAGAATCAGATAGATAGTCCATTAGGAGGAATTTCTATGGAAGGCCCAATAATATCTACACCACATGGTTATGTTGTTCCTGATAAGTTGGATGAATATAAGAAAAAAAATATACTATATTTTCGTAATCTATTTGGAGAAAATTTAAATGTTGATGATATTGAAGATGGTGAAAGAATTGAAACTGAAGAAGGGAAATTAATAAGTAGTGGTAAGTTAAACATAAATAATGATGAGACTGAAATAAAATAATTATTTAATGGGTGATATATTCACCCATTTCTTATTTTTAAATATAGAATGAAAAAACTCTAAAATCATGAAAACACGTACATTATTAATTGATGGATCATATTTACTAAAACGTTCATTCAACGGAGCAAAAGATTTATATACTAACAAATTCGGCCATATTGGATGTTTGTATCAAACAATTACCATGTTACGTCTTCTCATTAGTAAATATCAAATCAACAAATGCATTTTTTTTGTTGATGGATCTATGAGTGGTAAAGAACGTTATCAATTAGATCATGCTTATAAAGCAAATAGGAAAAATAAATCATGGTATGGTGGAATTGAATTAAGTGAATCTGAAATAAAAATAGAAAAAGAGAAAGAAGTTTCATATTTATTACAAATGAAACGAGTTCAAAGTTATCTTGAGGAACTATTTATTAGACAAATACAAATCGAAGAAGTCGAATCCGATGATTTAATAGCATCCTATGTCTTATCCCACAACAATCTTGAAGAAATGTATATTTACAGTGCAGATCGCGATTATGCCCAGCTTTTAAATCTAAACATAAAAATTATTTTTCCTAATATTGATAAACCTGTTGATAATTTAAATTACTCATTATATTTCAAACATCATTATACAAATGCATTGCCAATAAAAATTATTTGTGGGGATACTTCAGATAATATAAAAGGTATTGAGGGGATAAAAGAAACGACATTATTAAAACATATTCCTGAGTTAAAATTTAAGACACATACGGTTAACGATATTTGTAAAAAAGCAAAGGAGATAAATGAAGAACGTGTTGCAAATAAGATGAAGCCGTTAAAATGTTTTGAAAATTTAATAAAAGGTTATGATCGATTAAGGTTGAATTACAAGTTAATGAATTTAAAAGAACCAATGTTAAGTGAAGAGGCAATTGAAGAATTAAAGCAACTTGAAATGCCATTATCTCCAGATGATCGTGGAAGTGAAAATTTAATTAAGATGATGATGGAAGATGAATTTTTAACAATATATAAAGGAACATTCATTGATTATGTCAAACCTTTTTATACAGTTATTATGAATGAGAAACAGATGTTAAATGAATATTATAAAAATAGGAAAAAATGATTGAATTTTTTGAAGGTTTAGAAATTATAAATAAATATTCGGAAATATTTATTGTTGTTAAAAAACATAAACCATTTAGTGGTATTGTAAATATACAAGAACCATTAATGTATGTATATGATTATTCAGAAGAAAGAGAAAGATATGTAAACTACTGTGAATATAGAAAAAATAAACCTAATTTTAACGTAATTTCAAAAGGTTATTTTGTTAAACAATGCTTATGTGAAGAAGATAAACCCAGATTTGACATTAAAAATAAAAAAACTAATGAAATTATAAAAAAATGTTATTTGTATAATGGATCATGGAATACATTAAATTAAATAGGAAAAAAATGATTGATTTAGATAAAATTGTTTCGAATAGTTGGGATTTTAGAAACTTTAATGATAATATTTTAATTAAAGGAGATTGTTTTGATATTTTTAAATTTATTGAAGATAATAGTGTAAATGCAATAATTGCTGATTTACCATATGGTAGAACCAACTGTAAATGGGATAGTGTATTACCTTTAAATGAACATGTGTTACTAAAAAATAGATATTTGGAAAGAGATGAATACTATTTACTAAATTTTAATTGTGGATTATCAAAGAATGAAATTGATATTTTATGGAACACAAATAAACAACATGGTTTATGGTATCATTATAAAAGAATTCTTAAAAATAATGGTATTATAGTCTTATTTGCACAAACACCATTTGACAAAGTACTTGGTTGTTCCAATTTGGAATGGTTAAAATATGAGTGGATTTGGGAAAAAACACAAGCCACTGGTTATTTTAATGCAAAGAAAATGCCAATGAATGCTCATGAAAATATTTTAGTGTTTTATAAAAATAAACCAACGTATAATCCACAGAAAACAGAGGGTCATAAACCTGTAAACACATATACAAAAAGTGTTGAAGTTTCTAATAAAACACAAATTTATGGTAAAGTAAAGAAGGATATAAGTGGTGGTGGTAAAACAGATAGATACCCAAGAACTGTACAGGTATTTGCATCAGATAAACAAAAAAATAAATTAAATGGAACAATACATCCAACACAAAAACCGCTTGCATTGTTAGAATATTTGGTCAAAACATATACCAACGAAGGTGATTTAATTTTGGACAATACAATGGGTTCAGGAACAACAAATTTGGCTTCTTTAAAATTAAATCGTAGATCAATTGGTATTGAGAAAGAAGAGGTATGGTATAATGTTGCAGTTAAAAGATGTTATGAATTTTATAATAAATAAATTTAAAAAATAATTATGACACCACAAGAAAAAGCAAAAGAAATTTATTCAAAGTTTTTCAGAACAACACCTCAACCATATTATAATGAAAAACATGATGAATTAAATTTTGAAATTTGGGATAAAGATTGGACAACTAAAATGGCTAAAGAACATTCATTAATAGCTATTGATGAGATTATTTCACAATGGGAGTATATAAACACATATTTGGCAGATTTAGGTGGAGAATTAAATCCTAATTTAAAGTATTGGTATGAAGTGAAAAAGTTTTTAAATGAAATTAATTAAATATGAAACTATGGAAATAATAAAAAATGCATTTGTAAATAGAAATGGTTCATATTATGAATCTGGTGGAATTGTAGATGGTACACAGAGAATACTAACAAATCATCAAACTAAATATTGGCAACAAGGTAATGTTGAAAATATGTTGGCTATTGATGTTAATAATATAATTAATTTAATTGAGATTAAAGAAGCAATATATGTAGGAAGAATACCAATGCATTTTGGTCATTTTATTATGGAAGGAATGGCAAGACTTTGTGATGTTGTAAATTTAGATAAACCTATTATTGGATATATAACAATGGGATATTTACCTGATGGTATTAAATCAACACCAGAAAAAGAAATTAGATGGTTTATTTCATGTGCAACAGATCAATATTTTTATGAAGTAAATGATGACGAAACTTACTTTGTTAAAAATTTATTTGTACCAAAATTACCATATCATTTATCTCAAAGTTGTTCAGAGCCTTGGAGAATGACAAACTTAATAAAAAAAATCGTATTTGATTGTAGATTAAAACATTCAGATATTAATGAAATAGATGTTTTATATTTAAAAAGAAATGAAGAAGAAGTTTTTTATAAAGAATGTGTTATATCAGATCCTAATTCTGAATTATCTAAACAAATTGCAATGGTTTCAAAAGCAAATAAATTAATTGGAAAATGTGGTAGCAATACACATCTATCAATCTTTGCTAAAAATAATTGTTTTACTGAGTGGACACAAAGGGGTAATTTTAACGAATGTGATAGAAATCAACTGATTTGTGATTTAATAAAAACATATAATTATTTTTAAACCAATTGTTGTTGAAAAATAAATTTTAAAGAAATAATTGAAATGTTAAAAAATGTTAATATATTTGTATAATAAATATTGATATAAAAATTATAACTATAATACTTATTTTTATGGCTGAAAAAGAAGGCAATACGTTCAGGTTCACATTAATGCAAGAGAATGTTCTTTTATGTGAAAAAATAATTGATGCAGATCAATTTAATCCGATAACTCGATATTCAATAAATATTAGAGAAATTTTACCAAAAGCAATAACTAAACTACAGAAAATTCTTTCTAAGAAGAATTATGATGTTATTGTTGAAGTAGGAAGAAAGGACATTTCGATTATTGATTCTGAAAATTATGATTATGATCTTTGGGAATATTATATGGAGATGATTGATAAATATCCTAAAAGGTATCAAGAGGGGATGTATTATAGTCCACAACCAGTTGTTCAACAGATTGAAGAACGGACAATAAGAGGTGTTGAGTGTAAAATTGGATTCTATATTAACAATAAGACAATTGTTGAGCGACAATTTTATGTAGATGGGTTTAATCCTATGGCTAGATTTTCGGTTGATTTAACAGAAACTGTTGTTGATATTACAGATGCAATTTTTAATCAAATTAAGAAAGATGATGTAAAAAATATGTGGGATGATTATTATCTTATAAATAACAAAGGTTATAGTATAACACAGATAAGAGAATTTACACCTCAAAAAAGAAACGAAATATTAAGATCTATAAAAAATTAATTAAAATGTTGTTATTTCATCATTCAATATCTTCTAACATGAATAGAAATGAATCACCATATCCTAAACAGATAAGTTATAAACATCGTATCTTATTGATTATTTGGATAATAATGGTAACTATATGTGGAGTTGTTTTAACAATTTCTTTAATGTAAATAAAATATGGAATCAAATAAAAATACTTATACAAATAAAACAAATACTGGTGATTTAGGAACAGTATGTAAAAAATGTTATAAACCGTTTGTATATATTGGTGATGTACCTATGGATGGTTGGTTAGAAGGGTGTGAACCCTATTGTACTTGTAATCAGAAAAAACAAACAACTGGACTTCAAGGTTGGATATGTCCAGTATGTGGTGCTGGTTTAAGTCCATATACAACAATGTGTCCATGTAAAAACATGAATAGTTTTACAATTACATCTAAAACTGTTTTATAATAAATTTAAAAGTAATGACTAAGAAAAAATCATTAAAACCAAAACCATTATCAGATTTGGAATGGGACACTTGTTTTATGTCTTTACGATATGCCATGAATCGTCAAACAATCTCTTCAGCAACATTACCAATTCAATTAGTTAGAGCATATTGGAATAGATGGACAGATCCACAAAAAAAGATGATTGCAAGGGATTTGAAAAACAATGAAGAAATGTGTATTGAAATGGAGACGACTGCATTTGGTAATCCTAGTATTGATAGACCAACATGGTTAAAATTTTGGAAAGCTTGTGATATTGATAATCATTATAAAGTTAAATTAGTTAATGGTGATGAAGATATTGTTTTTGAAGCTAATGATAAAATATATCCGTTAAATAAATATGTGGAAAACCCGTATTTAGAAATTTATTACCCTAAAGAAAGTATATTAGAAAAAGATTATTTAATAAAATAAATTTATGGAAAGTTTAACAACTATAGTAAAAGAAACAACTGCAAAATTAACACATGTTTGTTATGGCAAAGTATTTTACATGATTGAAACAAAAGATCATAAATATCAGTTAGAAATTGATTCTATGGATGAAGAGTTTAAAACCACATATCTTTTATTAGAATTTAAATCGATTACACTTATGAGATGGATTCGTAAAGGAATTAAAAACGGAACATTTATTTTATTATCTTAATTACTTTTCATAAAATTTTTTTAATTTAAACCAAATAATATTTAGTTAAATGAGTGAAGGTTTAGAAAACACGTTAAGTGCCTATTTGGGACATGAATTTCAATTGCGGTTAATGTGGCAATTATTAGTAGAACCAGAATTTGCTGAAAAAACGATACCAAATCTAGCAATAGAGTATTTTGATGATCCGAATATGAAACGGATGTTTGTTATAATGCTCGAATTCCATAAAGAATATGAAAAAGTTCCAAATCTTCAAAATCAAACAATTCATCAAGCAATAAACAGATTTAAAACTCCTAATAATTATATTGAAGAAGAAACTTTATTCTCAACGCTAAGAAGAATTGAAAATTGGAATGAAAGGGTTATTAATGAACAAATGTTGTATGATGGTGATGTAATCCAAAAAGCAACAATAGAATTTATAAAACAACAAGAATATCGTAAACTTGGTGAATTTATTCTTGATAAAGTCAAGAGTGGTGAGATGAAAAATAAATTTATCTTAAATAACATAGAAGATAAATTTTTAAAGATTTCGGAAATTGGTAATGAAGACAATACATCTGAAGAAGTTATTGAAAACCCTGAAAAAGCACTTAGAAAAGAATTTAGAGAAACAATACCAACAGGTATTGAAGCTATTGATACGCTAACAGGCGGAGGATTAGCCAAATGCGAGAGAGGTATAATTTTGGCCTCACCTGGAACGGGAAAGACGACTTTGCTAACTAAAATAGCAAACACGGGTTATGAAGTAGGTAAAAATGTGGCTCAAATAATTATTGAAGATAATATTGACGATATTAAGAGAAAACATTATGCTATTTGGTCTAAAGTTCCTTTATCTAAATTAAGTGATGATGATGAAAATAAAGTTGCTATTGATCGTGTTAAGAAAAAAATTGAAATGATCAAAGGTAAAGGTAGATTGGTAATTCAAAAGTTTTCAGAAGAAGGAACAACAATGATTGATATCAGAAATTGGATTATTTCTTACCAAAAAAAGCATGGAATGAAATTTGATTTATTAATATTAGATTATTTGGATTGTATTGAATCTCATAAAAGAACAGCAGATAAGAACGAAGCAGAATTTAATGTAATTAAATCTTTTGGTGCATTAGGAACAGATTTGAACATCCCTGCATGGACATCGATCCAAGGAAATCGTGGAAGTTTTAATGTAGAATTAGTTGAAGCGTTCCAAATGGGTGGTAGTGTTAAGCGATATGAAAAAGCACATTTTTTCATGAGTATTGGAAAAACGCCTGATCAAAAAGAAGCAAGTTTAGCAAATATTCGAATAATAAAAGCAAGATTTGCAAAAGATGGTCAAACGTTTAAAGATTGTATATTTAATAATGATACGCTAGATATTAGAATTGAAGATCAAAGATATAAAAATGGTGGAATTATAAATGGAGTTAAAAGGTATGATGAAAAGGATTTAAATGAATTAGAAGAACAAAGAAAAAGAATAGTGGAAAAGTCTTCAGATCTAAATATACATAATCATATTAATTTACACTTAGACGATCAAAAAGTAAATAATAATACTAGTATATTAAGTGAAATTGAGAATAATAATGAATTAATGGATTATATTAAAACTGCTCGTAATGAAATAAAGGATTAGTTTTTTTTCTATATGTTTCGTTTTTTAACCTTGTGAGATTATTCTTACAAGGTTTTTTTATTTTTAAATGGTTGTTAATTAAAATTTTTTGTATTTATATTAAAAATAATTACATAAGGTATAATTAACAACACATGTTTTTTGCACGTCCAAGATTATCAAATATATTTTTTAAACAAAATCCTGATGACATTTTTACAATATCTGGTCAAACAAATATTGCAACAACATCAGGTTTAACATTATCGGATGGAATTGGTGGTAATGTAATAATAACTGCAAGTGGTGCTTCACTATCAACAGTTGGTCAGGTAATGACTTATGATGGTAGTAGAATTAGATTAATGCAATCTAGTTTAAGTGGTGATACAAATTTTGCTTGTGGAACAACAGATATAAGAAGATCACCATACACTGGTTTAAATATGAATGCAACTACTGTTGGTACTTTTCTTGAAAAATTTTTCTTTCCAGATGCACCACCAACATCAAATATATGTTTCACAACTGGTTTATTAGCCAGACAATTTGGAGATACTAGTTTTATTGGAACAACTAATTTGTGCTGGTCGGTTACAAAATGTACAAATAATATTTGTTTAATTTGCGCAAGTACTGGAGGTACTGGTTCTTATGATGGTATAATTACTGCAACTGGTGGAAGTCAAAATGGATTATTAAAACATACATATACCCCATCATTAACAGCATGTCCAACAGTTTCAACAGGATCTACATTAGCAACATATAGAATATTTGCAGAAACAATTTCAGGAGAAACAACAACAGGTACAACATCAATAAATTGGAAGAATAAAGTTTATTGGGGTGGAAGTTCAATTAATTATATTGGTGCGTCTAGTGGAGCAACTAATGTTGGTGTTAACTCACTAACTTGTTCAGAATTGGCATCAACTGGAATAAAATGTTTCTGTAATTTTTGTGTTGGTAGTGGAAATTTCTTTTATTATACTTATCCAGCAATATTTGGTGTTCCAACTCAAGTAACAGTTAATGGTTTACCAAATAATTCTTGGGGTTGCGCATCATTAGGAACGTTGAGTTGTTATAGAAGATGTAATTCAAATGGATATTGTCAGGATTTTATTATAATGAGATCTGATAATCAAATAAGTGGTAGTTTTAATATTAATATTACAACAACAATTTAAAAATATAATATAAATGGCTGAATTTTTTAAAGGAACGGTTTTAGCATCTCCAATTGTTAATAGTTCATCAGGTGATACATATGGGACACATCATTCTGTATTGGGTGTTGGTGGCTACATGGAGGTTAAAACAACTAATGAACGTGATTCAATTCCGATGGATTCAATATTTCCAACAATTTATTTTGATGGTATTTCAAGTGGTAGAAGAAGATTAGGAATGCTTGTTCATGTATTGGAAGATGATATAATTTATCAATTACATCCAAAAGTTGGTGGTAATTATGTTACTTATAGTACTTGGACAGGATATACAGATACTCAAAAATATACGGCATTATCTGGAAATAGTGGTTGGTATCCTTTATTTATAACTGGAACTGGATCTACAAATAATGTAGAACAAATTAGTAAAGGATATACCCAAACAACACATGGTTTTGTTAAGGGCGATGTGGTTGGTTATGATGGTAGTGATTTATTAAAAGTTTCGTCTTTATCAGCAGCAACAATTGAACCAATTGGTTTGGTTAGTGTTAGTGATTATAATGGAACTGGTGGGACAAACACAAATATTACTATAACTTATGCTGGTAATATAAACACTAGTGGTATTCTTGATTATAGTGGAGGAACTTTAGTAAATGGAAGTTTATATTATTTAGCAAGTTCAGGATACACAGGAAAATTAACAACACTCGTACCAACAACACTTAATGAAATTTCAAAACCAATTTTATTGAAATTAAGCGGAAATACTGGTATCGTATTACAATATAGAGGTACGAGTAAAGCAGATCAAGGCTTAACAATTGGTGAATTTAATCAATATACTGGCAACACTCAATTATTTTTAGATAAAACAGTTACAGGTGCAACTAATATTGGATACTTTAGTGGACAAACAGGACTTCAAACTATAACAATATTAACATCAAATACATTATATAATGGCGATTATAATTCTCTATATAATTACTATTACAGAGATTCGGGTGGTATTATTAGAATAGGTTCTCCAGATTATCATGGAATTTTAAGACGTGGTTATTTGAGTACATTTACACCTAGAAGATCTTGGTTATATAATACATATACTGGTTCAAGTAATCAAATTGGTTGGATATTGGTAGATGGTGATATTAGTCAAAATGTCGGAAATTTTTTGACTGCAAATAATATTGCTGCAAACGCTGGAACACCTGTTTTTAGTGAAACTGAATGGTGGTATACAGGTGGTACAATGAATGATGGATATTACAGTAATAGTGCGGTATCGTTAGATGTTAATGGTAATACATACACAGGAACAACATATGATATTGGTGGACCTGTTTATCGTGATAAAGTTTTTAAGGAATTAAGATTCAGAACAATTGTTTCAAATAGTCCATCAACAATCAAAGTAACATATAATGATGATTTTATTTTTATTTCTGGTTCAACAAGTGGGAGTACAGTAAGTGGTGGAACAATAACTGGTGTAACAGGAATAACAAATCTTGGAACAGGATTTGGAATTTACGAAACTATTTCAGATAACACCGTTCAATTAAACAGTATTATAGGTAGTGGTCAAACAACAATTCAAAAGGTTAATAACACATTAATTGTATATAGTAGTGGTGCTACGGACACTGTGACAGGTGTTACTAATGTTGGTAATGGTTATGGTATTTTTACTGGTATCACATCAAATAATTTACAATTAAAAACCATTAATGTTAGTGGTTCGTCATTAAGTATAGTTGACACACCAAATAGTATAATTATTAGCGGTTTGACAGTGAATAGTATTCAAACAGCAAATAATGGTTTAACAAAAGTTGGAACAAACGTTGTTTTGGGGGGTGTATTAACTGGTAATACCACTCTAAGTGGAAATTATACACTAAATATTTCAGGTAATGCTAAAATAAATACTACTTCTGGTTATCAGATTAGTGGAACAACAATATTAAAAACAACATCAAGTGACATTAATTCAATTTATATTGGTAATGGTGGTGGAATTTTTAGTGGTAATACCGGATTCTTTAATGTGGGGATTGGATATCAATCATTATATTCTAATGGTATTGGTGAAATAAATAGTGGTATTGGATATAGATCATTATATTCAAATGTAAGTGGTTGTAGAAACATTGGTATTGGATTTATTTCATTATGTAACAATACTATTGGTAGTTGTAATATCGCAATAGGAGAAGGTGCTGGTGGTGATAATATTACTGGATCTTCTAATATATTTATTGGTGGTTGTGCAGGTGTTGGAGTTGGTCAAACAGGTTCTAATCAATTATATATTGGCAATAGTACTGGTAGTACTTTGATCTATGGTAATATGTCAACTAATGAAGTAACATTACCAACACTTAAAATTTGTAACACACTTCCAAATGGAACATGTAGTGATAGTATTATGGTTTGGAATTCGACTGACAAATATGTTAGAAAAGTTCCATATTCAAGTGGTGGAACTACTGGAGATATAAATAATTGTTATTCAAATACATTAATAACTGGAAATACAACATTAACAACAGGAAGTTCATATGTGATATTATTTTCAGGTAATACAAATATACTTGCAAACTTACCATTATCACCATTTAATGGAGAAGCATTTAAATTCAAAGATGTTAGTGGAAATGCGGCCATTAATAATATTACAATAAGTGGTAGTACTAATAATATTGACGGATCACCATTTGCACTAATCAATACAAATTATGGATCAATGAACGTTATGTATACATGCAATTCACCAGTAGGTTGGTATGTATTGGGAAGTGTATAACATAAATAACAATATAAAGATAGATTATTTAAAATGGAAATTGTTTAATATAATTTCCATTTTTTTTTTGTTCTTTTTTGAAATATTTAGTATTTATAAAAAAATATAAAAAACTATAATAAATAATTAAAATATGGTTAATAATAAAATAAAAGAAAACAATTCATATATAATTGTTGACATTTCGGGAGGGTTTGGAAAAAACATCATGTCCACAGCATTTATTAGGGCAATAAAAAAACAATATGTAGAAAGAAAAATAATTGTTGTTTGTTCATGGGATAGTCCTTTTTTCAGCAATCCAAACATTTTTAGATTTTATCCACAAAATGTTGTTCAACAAGCAGGTATATATTTTAAAGATGATTATTTGAATGAAGATACGTTAATATTTAAACATGATCCTTATAATGAATCTAATCATATATTAAGAAAAGAACATTTGGTTGAAACATGGTGTAAAATGTTTGGAATTAAACACGATGGTAACAAACCTGATATAATTATTAACGCACGAGAATTAGAAGTTGCCAAAGATAAAATTAAACCAGATAAAAGACCAATAATGATAATTCAAACTCATGGTGGATCACCACAAAGTCAACCATCAAAAAAAAGTTGGTATAGAGATTTGCCTGTAAATATTGCACAAAAAATTATTAATCATTTTAAAACTAAATATAGGATACTTCATTATAAATTGCCCGAACAACCATCATTTGAAGGAGTAGAACCGTTAAATCTTCCACATAGAGAATTAATGGCAGTTTTTCCATTATCAGAAAAAAGACTACTAATCGATTCAAGTTCTCAGCACATTGCTACTGCATTAAACCTAAAATCAACTGTTTGTTGGGTGGGTAATGATCCAAAGGTTTTTGGTTATGAAATGCATAATAATATATTACCAAATGCAAAAATAATTAACAAATTTGATAAATACACATATCTTCAAGATGATATAAGTGGATTTATTCATCAATTTCCCTACGATACTGTTGATCTTTTTAACGTAGATGAAATAATTGCAACAGTTGAAGCACAAAAATAATTTAATCAGTAAAAACAAAAATATGACTACAAATAATGATAGATTATATGTTTATGATATAATAATTATGCTCGATTTATAACATAATTTTAATTATGTTTGATTCTTGATATAAATTTATTATCTAAAATAAAAAGTAATTATTTACAATATTTTTCTAAAATCCTTTAAATTTTATAGTATTTATAAGTATTGTAAAAATAAATTTTATAAAATTTAATTATTCTTTAGTATGATTCTATCTCTCAATTTTCTCGTGGTTTCTTTACAACCAGTAACACAACAATTACCCCAACAACCAGTAGATGCAAATAACTTTAAAAATGCCATAATATATATGGTGACAAGTGTTGTCTTATCTGGGATTATAAGTTGGGTTTTAACTTCGATTAATAAAAGATTTGAAATAAAAAAAATTAAGGTTGAAGCAGAAAATAGCGAGAAAAGATATAACGAAAGTAATAGATTAGTTTCAAATAGAATGTTAGGGATGGAAAATTCATTAGTAGATGTGTCTTTTAATCTATTAGAAATGAAAAAAAGTAATGAGTTTGAGAGAAATTTAACAAATGCAATTCAAGATATTTCTACAAATATAATTGATTTTAATGATGATATAAAACCACGATATAAACATATTTTAACTCAAATGTCAAGAGAATTTGAAAATTTCATATCCAAATTTTATAGAAATCCTGGACGTGGGGTTAGTCATAGAATAGTTCCATTTCTGAAATCAGACATGAATAGTCGATTATCGATACTTGAAAGTTTATTGGGGAAAATAGATGTTGGTGAAGTTAAAGCATTTACTCTTCCATCGACAAAAAAAATACCTGTTAATGTTGTTGAATTTGTTTTGGGTTTCAAAAATCAAGAAGATGAAAATAATTTTAAAGGATATTTAGATTTTCCAGATGAAAATGATTTAAATGGTTTAATGAAAATCATTAAATTATTAATTTTTGATTTAGAAAAGAATGGATTAACCCCAGAAAAATTTATTGAAAGAATTGAAGAATTTTATTCTGAATTTTTTAAGAAAATTGTTTTAGTTTTTAGAGAATGGGAAAAATTAGAACTATATAAAAAAGAAGATTCTCTAACACCAAAAAATATTTGGGATGAATTTAATGAGTTAAACATTGATGAATCAAAAGATATTGAATATGTTAAAAATTTAGAAAAAAGAAAAATAAAATAATAAATTAAAAATAAATAATTTGGATTCACTAACAATAATTGGCACACCACACACTCCAGCAGTTGATTTTGATCCAGATAATAATTATTTTATTATTAGCGGTAGGAGTACGAGCCAGGACTCTGACATACAATATCTTCCTATTGTTAGATATTTAGAAATATATAAAAAAGAACTTGATCAAATTAATAAAATTCAAAAAAATTCAGATGGTCAAACAATAACATTTAGATTTAAATTTGAATATTTCAATACTCAAGCAATCAGATACTTACATACCATTATGAAACATATTGAAGATATTTCTCAAACTAATCAAGTTTCTGTTATTTGGGAATCGGAACGGTTTGATGAAGATAACATTGAAATGGGCGAAGAGTTTGAAGAATTATTTAATATTGATATCAGATTAATTGTAAATGAAATTCCACAAAAGAGAAAAAAAACTTTTACCCATAAGTTTAAAGATGTTGAATAATCTATTTTAAAATTTCGAAAGTATTTATATTAAAATTAATTAATAATGGCATTATCAGAAGTTTTATACAATAACTCAAATTTAGATCCAGTACAAAAGATTGATGAACTTTCAAATACAGAATATTATATTGGTCATTCAATAAATGGAAACGATCCTAGTAAGGCGACTTGGAAAATAAAAAGAATTTGGAAGGTTTCGACTATTTGGAATATCGGTTATCCGTCTGGAAGCCAAGATTTTAGTTTTATTTTTGATGATAGATTTACTTATACATATAAATAAAAAACATTAGATGGAAAATTTTACAACAAAAAAGAGACTAAGCAATGATAATTTCTTTCAGGAAGATGATGATGTTTTAAATCTGTCTGGTAATACGATAACTAAAGGAGATGGTGTTACTATTGTTACTGCAATTTCTGGAACTACAACACTAACTAACAATAGTACTAACATTCAAATTCTTACTGGTACTACTGGACATACACATTATTTACCAGTTGTTTCAACATTAAGTTTAGGACATCCATTTAAATTTAAAAATGAAAGTACTGGACTTTGGATAATTAAATCAAGTGGTGGTAATGTGGTTACTACAATTGCAACAGGATTAACAATTGAAATCGTATGTATTGGTTTAAATGGTACTGACGAAACTAATTGGAGTGTATTGATAAGTAGTACTGATAGTGAAATTTATATTCCTATAACACAACCTATAATATCTGATAATGTTATGACTTTAAATTGTGCTGATAGGTTTGAATGTATGTTTGAGGGAAGGACAAGTGTAGAAACGTTGTTAATTACTAATGATTTTACAATTGAATTTTCAAATGAAACAAATACAAAATTAATTTCACTAATTTTAAATGTTAGTGGTACAAATGCAATAACATTTCCTTCAGGAGTTATGTGTTCAAATCCTTCAACAAATGGAATATGGAACACAGGATCTAGAATATTAACCTTAGCAAGTGGAAGTGATAAGATAGTAGAATTACAATTAATTAAATATGAAACAAGTTCTAAGTGGCTACTAAAAGTAGGTGAGGAGGCAGAATAATGAGTTTATTACTCGCAAATAGAGCTTTATCAATATCAGTAAGTGTAGATACACCAATATTATTACCATTGACTGTGGTAAATAATACATCCATTAAACTAGATTGGACTAGCAGTGAAAAGGTTGAAATATATAGAAGCACATCAGAATTAAGTGGATATTCTTTAATAATAACTATCGATGAAGGAATAGCTACATATTCAGATACTGGATTGACTGCATATAATTTTTATTTTTATAAAATAAGAGCGGTTAGAGGTGTTATATATTCAGATTATACATCACCATTAAACATTTCAACATCCATTTTTTATGATACTTTTGCTAGACCAACACTAGGTGCACCTTATGTTGTGACTAATGGCGCAAATTATTCTATGGAGGGTAGTTATTTAGTTGCTAGGGCAGAATCTGCCGCATTTGTCGATTCTCTACAAATTCAATATGGTATTTGGACTATGAATGAAAGTTGGGAGCAACAGATTGAAATTGGTATAGGTGGAGTTATAGGAGATGATGATAATGGGATTGGGATTGGATTAACATCACAACCACACTTGGCAGTTTGGAATAAAACAGGAAAAATAGCTATTTATAATGGAAGTACATTGGTTTATGAGAGTGTAGACATTTTAACACCTGAAATTAATACTCATTATAATATATTATTTAAAGCAGAACGCTGGTCTTTTTATGTGAAAGTTACTAATTTAAGTGATGACACATACATAGAATACAACTATGAAGTTAGCATGTCTGATACAAATTGGTATAAGACATCAACACCTGTATTCTATTGTTTTAATTATTCAAATTCATTAGGTGTGTATTTGTGGAATCATAGAGATTTAAATACATTACCAAAAAAAGCTCTATTTGTTGGTGATTCTATTGCTTATGGTGCTCAAGTTTCAACTCGTAATTTAAGATTTCCAAATCTTATTTTTGGGGAAAATACCAATGATTATGCTGTTTATGGAGGTCCAGGTGATTCGTCATATAATCTTGCTGATAGATTAACAGAACTTTATAAGCTTAGACCTAAGTATACTGTTATTCTTATTGGTAGCAACGATTCTGTTGCAACAACTACAGAATCAAACTTATCAGATATTTTAGATGGGTTAATTGCTAATTCTATAATACCAATTGTATTGGCAGTATTACCAAGAAATGATGCCAATAAATCATCTTGGTTGTCTGTATTAGCAGCCTTATGTGTTACGAAATCGGTTAAATATATAGATACCTATAGTCTTATGACTGATGAAATATCACCAACTCATCTATCTTCATTTTTTAATTCTGGAGATGGTATACACCCCAACGATGCAGGAGATTTAGTTATTGCTCAAGCAATTGAATCGAACGTGGATTTGACAAACATAACAAATCCTACCAAAACACCTACAATTCTTACATTACCAACTGAAGTAAATTTGGTAGGAAGTGGGGCTACTGTTGGTTATACGTTAGATATACAGAGTTTAGAAACTACATATTCGATTCAATATGGGTTAACTAATGCATTAGGTTCTACACAATCTGGAGGAACTACCAATTCAAATGGTGCTGTAACAGTTGATTTAAATGGACTTACAAGAGAAGTACCTGTTTACTGGAAAATGAAATGTGTAAATAGTACATCAACTACTTATAGTAAAATGCAAACATTCACACTCTTGCCACATTTATTATTAACATCTGATGGTACTGGTGCTGGTGTAATGACATTTGAAGCACAAACTTCATCTAACTGTCTTGTTACTCTTGGGGCAAATGCTAAATTTTACAGTGATTCTGCGGGTACTTTAGATGAAAGTTCTACATGGTTAATACTTGCAAGTTCTGGTTCTACATATAGAACTAGATACGTTAAATGCACTACAGGTACGGCATCCGTTGAATTTGCTGACATTTCGTTAGTTAAAAAATTAAGATTTATATCATCACCAACAAATGCACCAATATTGTCAGGAGATGTCAGCAAATTCGTTAATATTGATATTATATTAATTACAGCTAAAAATACATTATCTGGAGACATTACCAACTTAACCTTATTAACATCTTTAATCGTAACTGGAACAAATAATATAACAGGTTCTATTACTTTGCTAACATTACTTACAACTTTAACTGTAACAGGAAACAATACCATATCTGGGTCAATTACCACATTAACATCACTTACATCTATAACTGTGACTGGAAACAATACACTTACAGGTAGTGTATCTGCCTTAACTGGATTAACAGTATTAACGCTTGGAGGTGCAGGTATTAATACTGTTGGTGGTGATTTGGGTGGTTCTGGAACTTCAGCAATTGTTAATGGAATTACAACACTATCATTAAATCCTTGTGCAATGGATACTTATACATCTGGAGCTACTTGGAGCAATGTTGCAGCCAATATTAGACCATCAGTGGGATATGGATATTCTTCAGATGAAGTTGATGGTATATTGATTGACATGGCTAATAGTGCTGGAGGACCATCTGGAAAAATTATTTATTTATTAGGTTCTTGTGCTTCCAGAACTTCTGCAAGTGATGCTGCTGTTGCTACGTTAATTGGCAGGGGATGTACCATAAATACAAATTAGAAATTTTTATACAAAAAAAGTTTCATATTATCTATTTTTTAAAATGTAATATATTAATAGATTTTATGTAATGATTTGGTTAGAATAAATATTTAAGATATTTTACATTTGATAAAGTATTTATAAAAAAATATGATTAATGTCAAAATTTACAATAGATCTTTTATCAGGTGATTTATATTTATTTAGTGGTGAATTTAATGGAAGTGGAACAACATCAGGAACTACATATTCGGCAGTAAATTTATATTCTGATTTACCAACACCAGCATCAGCATCAGGTCAAATTTATGTAGTTAGAAGTAGCACTGGCATTTTCTTAGCAAATAGAAAATCATCAGGTTTTTATTTTAGTAATGGCAGTTCATGGTCATATTTAGGAGAAACACCAAATTATTTTAAATCAGATAATTTTCAAGTTTACGATAGCGCAGATAATACTAAGGGTCTTATGTTTATTACTTCTGGTATTACCACAGATAATTTTAGAAATTTAACAATTCAAAATAGTGATGGTACAATAGCATATTTAACGGATGTTAATCTAAAATTAGATACATCTTTATTTAATACATATACTGGAAATACAGTAACAGAATTAAATAGTAAATTGGATACGTCATTATTTAATACATATACTGGAGATACATTAACACAGATAAATACTAAATTAGATACATCAATATTTAATACATTTACAGGAACAACATTACCGGCAATTTTAAAATCAATTGGAAGAATAGTAGTAACTGGCTCAACATATACACCCACAATTAATGATAAAATTATTGGTATAAAGGCAACTACTGGAACTACTGTGACAATATCATTACCATTAATATCTCTTATTGGTGAAATTTATTGGCAATTTAAAGATGAGGGATTTAACGCTTCAAATAATCCAATTACATTTAGTGCTAGTACTGGAAATTATTTAGAAAATAATCTGTCAAACATTAGTATGAATGTTAATGGTGGTTCACTTAGTATTTATAATGATAATAACAATAATTGGTTTATAATTTAAAACATTAAATAAAATGACTTACTTACCAAATACTTCTTTCACAATAAAAGATAGTCCAAATTTAGATGCATTTGGAAGATTAAGAATTTCAAATCCATTTACAATATTTGATTCAAAGATATTAAACGATACAAATGACTTATATTATGATCAAATAACTCTTAATGGATCAATTACATATCTACCAAATGAATCATCAAGGTCGTTATCAGTTGATGCAAGTGCTGGAAATTATGCGATTATTCAAACAAAAAGATCGTTTAACTATCAACCTGGAAAATCAATGTTTTGTTTATTTACTGGTATTTTAACTACAGAAACCAATGTAACTAAAAGAGTTGGGTTATTTGATAGTGTAACTGGTGGTACATATTTACCATATAATGGATTATATTTTGAAAATGATGGAACAACTATTAGTATAAATGTTGTAAAAAATACAACAGGTATTACAAAAATAGTTCAAACAAATTGGAATTTAGATAAATTAAATGGTGCTGGAGGAAATGATAATCCTTCAGATATTAATTTAGATCTAACAAAATCTCAAATATTTGTAATCGATTTCGAATGGCTTGGTGTGGGTAGAATTCGATTTGGTTTTAACATAAATGGTAATACATATTATTGTCATGAAGTTCTTAATGCAAATAATATTGTTGGGGTATATATTAGATACCCAAATCTACCAATACGATATGAAATAAGAAGCACTGGTGGTGCAGGTAGCATGAGACAGATATGTTCTAGTATCACATCTGAAGGTAGTTTCGATCCAAATGGAATTTTTAGAAATATACACACACCAACATCTTTATCAATTTTAGGAGGCGTTACAAGACCAATAATCGCAATTAGATTAAAAGCAACAAATAGAAATGTTGAAATAATTCCATCTATAATGAGTGCATTAGCATCAGATGGTGGTAGTTTCTTTTGGACATTAAAATATTATAATGGAACTGAAACATTAAACAGAAATGGAGTATCAACTCAATGGGAAAGTATTGGATTTACTGGATTAACGAATAGTAGTATTGAATACAAAAATAATTTTTTAGCAACTGATGTTGTAGTTTCAAATCAAGGAATTGCATTAAATGGTGGGTATGTCAATGCTGAAACAAATGGTGCAGATCTTTCTGTAGAATTAAAAAATGCACTATTAATAGGTAGTAAAATTAACGGATATAGAGATGTATTTGTAATTGAAATATTAAATATTGATGGAGCAACTGAAACATATAATACATCATTAACTTGGAGAGAAATTTAAAAAAAATATTATGAAAGATTTATTAACTGCAATGTTTGGAACATATTCTGGTAGTCAAATGTTAGGATATTTATGGTTTTTTATTATTGGATATATAATATATGGACTGAATGAAACGACAGGTAGAGATATTGAATCATCAAATACACCCCGAAAATGGAATTGGAAATTCTTTTGGAAAGATAATATAAAAAGATATGTTTTAACTTTATTAACAACATATATCATTTTTAGATTTTACACAAATTTGTCAAATCAACCACTAGACTATTTTAATTGTTTCCTTATTGGTTACATTGGAGATTCTGCTTCTAAATATTTAAAAGATAGGGTTGGTTTTATTCAATCGAATCGTGAAGAATTGATGAAACAACATTTAAATAATGAATTAAATAAAGAGAATCAAGAACAAATAAATCAATAAACAAATGAATTATACAACATACGACAGTAATAATTTTTTCATTAAAAAAAATTCAACATATCCTATTCTAAAATACCCTCTAATTCAAAAATTAAGAGAGCAATATGATATAACTGATTCAATGTTAGAAGATTGCGCAGTAACTTTCTCTATGTTTAGCGATGATACTGGTTTATATAAAATTGCAAATTCTGCCGGAAATTTATTGATTAATTATGATTTAATAAATAATCCTGATGAGGAAAAATATACACTAACATATAAATTTAATTTATCAAATACCTCAAAATGTGGAAATTATAAAGGCGAATTTGTGATAGATTTTCTGTCTGAAGAATTTGCTTGCTTTAAATTAAAATTACCTATCAATAGTTATATTAATATTATTGTTTCAGATAGTATAACCAAAACCACAGTAATTTAGAATGTACGTATTAAATCAACATATCGTTAAAATAATCAAAGAAGAAGTTCAAAAATTTCTTAATCAATATTATTCAAATATTGGAATGTCAATTGAAGATGCTTTCAATTTAATAGATTATCATAGTTCTTTTAGAAATTTATATCCTGGTTATGATAAAAATGATAACGAATATGAAGAAGAATTTTATTTTGATTCTAAAGAAATTGCTTATCAAAATGTTGATAATATATTAGATATATTTAATTCATTACCAAATCCCATTCCAATATTTAGAACAATTAAGGTTAAATCAATAGATGAAATAAATTATGATTATTTAGGTGATTCGTGGTCATTTGACAAACAATCTGCTATTGATTTTGCAAATAATCAAGCAGGGGGAAATGTTTTATTATCAGCTAAAACATATTTTGATAATGTTGATTGGAAAAATACTATTAGTGCCTATTTTTTATATTCAGATCTTTATAATTCTGAAAGTGAAAATGAAATAACGATTATCGATTCTGATAAACTATTTGATGTTACTGCAAATTATCTTTAAAAATATTTTTTGTTAATTTTCGTTAAATTATAAAAATATTTGTTAATTTTGTCCAATAGAAATTTTTATAAAATTTTAAATGGCAGAAATTAATAAAATCACAAAAGAATTGTTTATAGATACAATAAATGCAATTCAAAAACAATTCGATCACGATGAAAAATGTCATGAAGCATTTGAAATCATACTTCCTAACGATTTTAATACAGGTTATGATAACAATATAATTGTTTGTCAATTGATAAAACTCCTTGGATTTATGATCAATGATGAAAGTTCATGGATAGAATATTTTATTTACGACTTAGAATTTGGGAAAAAATATCGTGATGGATGTGTTACTGACCAAGATGGTACTGTGAACATAGATATGTCAACACCTGAAAAACTTTTCGAATATTTAATGAAAGAATAATAACTTATTTTTAATCTAATGTCTTTCAATCCAGATAAAATAATTCTACTTGTTACTTGTGAACGCATTTCAAGAAGAAATGCATATTATGTTAAATTTCCATTTAATGAGCAACTTGTTGAAAGAATTAAAGAACTTCCAGAAGAAAATAGAAAATGGAATCCTACTGAAATTGCATGGGAAGTAAAATCTAGTTCATTGATGTCCTTAATTAGAAAATATAAAGGATCTGAGAAAATTTATTTTGATTTTGGTTCTGATGACAATAAAAAGAAATTTATTGAACTGGTTAAGAAAGATGAATTAGCTGAACTGGAAAAACAAAAAGCGATTCAAGAACTTGAAATAAAAAAGAAACATTGGGTCGAATATAAAAAATATTTGGAGGAAAATTATGAACAATTTAATGAAATGGTTCATAAGAATTTGAAAGAGGGTGTTAAATTATATCCTCATCAGATTCAAGCAGTTATGTTTTTTAATGAAATAAGAAGTGGTTTACTTGCTTTAGAAATGGGTACTGGTAAGAGCCTGACTTCCATAGCGTTAGCTGAACTTAATAAATTTGATAAAGTATTTGTCATAGTTCCCAACTGTTTAAAATTTAACTATTTACATGAATGTGAGCGCTTTACTAAAAATCATTCATATATTATTGGTTGGAATAAAAATAAATATACAATTGCAGAATCTAAATATATTATAGTTAATTATGATTATTTTAATGGCTCAGATAAAGAAAAAAGAGAAAATAAAATAAAGGGTTTTTCTAAAAAAGTTGTTGATAAATTCAATAAATTAGAAATTGGTAAAATTGATTGTTTAATTTTCGATGAATCTCAAAAAATTTCTAACGTAAAAAGCCAAACTTTTTTAAATATAAAAAAAATATTTACTGATGATATTTTTAGAGATAAAAAAGTTTCTAAAATATATATGTCTGGTTCTCCAGCCCCAAATAAAATTGGAAATTTATGGGGACAACTTAACGGTATTTCTCCATTAGATTTTCCAACGAAAACCGGATTTTTAGAAAAATATTGTGGTATGGTTTGGAATCCAAACGAAGGTTGGGTTTATGAAGAAGAAAAAACTAGATATGAGGAATTATTTAGAGACATTTCACCATATATGTTTCGAAAAAAGAAAAAAGATGTTTTAAAAGATCTTCCAGATGTTATTATACAGAAAGTTGTTTTAGAAATGACTCCATCTGAATATCAAATTTATTTACAATTGGAAAGGGGGATTGCTAATGAATTTATTAATGAAGATGTTTTTAATCCAGCAACTAAATTACTTAGATTAAAACAATATACATCACATTTAAAAACAAAAAACGTTTCTGAATTAATTGATATTGTATTAGAAACACCAGATAAATTAGTTATTGTTGATTTTTTTAAAGATGGTTTGTATGATCTTTTTGAAAAATATAAGAATGTTTCAGTTTTGCATACTGGTGATGTGAAAAAAACTGAAGATAGAGATAAGATGATTTATGATTTTCAAAATAATGAAAAAGTTAAAATCTTTTTTGGAAGTTCACAAACAATTTCAATTGGATTAACATTAACAGCAGCAAATAAAATTGGCGTTTTAACAATCCCTTGGAATTGGGATGATTTAGATCAACAAATTAGTAGGTTACAAAGGTTGGGGCAAAAAGACACAGTAAACGCATATCTTTTTATTTATAAGGATTCAATAGATGAATATACTTTAAATGTGAGTGAAAATAAAAAAAGAAATAGCTCCATCATTATAGACGGTGAGAAATATGTTTCAAATATAGAGAGTGATGTAATTGATGGTGTTATTGGGATAATTAAAGAAAAACATAAAATAATTGAGAAATAATTAAATTTTTTTAAAATAAAAGTATTTATAATTAATATCACGTAGTAACATGAAAAGAGAAAAAATATTAGTAGGAACATTTACAATCAGAATATCTAATGAATTATTGGATAAATATAGAATATATTGTGATGAAAAGGGATTATCTTTATCTAAACGTCTACGTCTTTTAATAGAAAAAGATATTGAAAATAAAATCGAGATTAAAAAATAGTTAATGAGATTAACACAAGAATTTGTTGAACAAAAAATTAATGAAAGGTGTATAGAAAAAAATTATAAACTTGTTGAACCTTTTATATATAAAAATTGTTATACTAAATTTAAATTAAAATGTGAAATTGATAATTATGAATGGAGTGTAACTTATACTAATTTTATAAATAAAAAACGAGGTTGTCCTAAATGTTCTGGAGGATTAAAATTAACACAAAAAGATGCTGAATTTAATGTTAATAAAAGATGTGATGAAATGAACCATACACTTATCGAACCATTTATATATAAAAATAATAAAACAAAAATTCATTTAAAATGTAATAAAGATAATTATGAATGGTATGTAAAATATGATAATTATATAATTTCAAAAACAGGTTGTTCTAAATGTTCTGGAAATTTAAATTTAACACAAAAAGATGTAGAATGTATTATTAATGAAAGATGTAATCAAATGAATTATACTATTATTGAACCTTTTACATATAAAAATAATAAAACAAAAATACATTTAAAATGTAATAAAGATAATCATGAGTGGTATGTGAGTTATAGTAATTTTATTAATTCAAAAAAGGGTTGTCCTAAATGTTCTGGAGGATTAAAATTAATACAAAAAGATGTAGAAGAAATAATTAATGAAAAATGTAAAGAAAAAAATTATGAATTATTGGAAGAATTTATTTATTCGTCTAATACTACTAAAATACATTTAAAATGTAATAAAGATAATTATGAGTGGCATGTATCATATAATAATTTCATTAATAATGATCAGGGTTGTCCAAAGTGTGGTGGAAATGCAAAACTTACACAAGAATATGTTGAAACTTGTATTTTAAAAAAATGTCAAGAAAGGGGATATCAATTAGTAGAATCATTTAATTATTTAAATTCTAAATCTAAATTTTATTTAAAATGTAATATTTGTAATCATTATTGGCATACCACATATAGTCGATTTATTACTCAAGATCATAATTGTTATATTTGTGGACATAAATTTAATTTAATAAATGAGGAAGTTGTAAAAGAAAATATATTAAATAAATGTAAAAAAGATAATTTAATGTTGATTAATGATTTTAAATATGTGGGTAGGGAAAAAACAAAAATTTCTTTAAAGTCAAATATATGTGGACATGTTTGGACTACTACATACTCATGTTTAATTTATTATGATACAGGTTGTCCTAAATGTAGAGGTGAAAGAATAATTCAAAGTATGATTAAAAAATATGGTGAAATTTGGTTAAAACACATACCCAAATTTAATCCAAATTCAATAATATATTTAGATCTAATCTCTGAAAAATTGAGACTAACAATTCAACACGCTCTTAATGGTGGTGAAAAGAAATTTGTTAGATATTGGGTGGATGGATATATCGAAAAATATAATATTTGTATTGAATGGCATGAAAAACATCATAATTGGAATAGATATAAGAAAAGTGATGTGAAAAAAGAAAAATATATAAAAGAAAACTTTCATTGTCATTATATCATTATTTGGGAAAAAGAATTTCTAAAAGATGTTGAAAATCAAATAAACTTAGTTGTTGAAAAAATAAATAAAATAATTGATAATATAAAAAACTAATGGATTTTAATACATATATTTTATTGAATGAATCAAAAGGAATTCCTTTGATTGTAAAAGATTTAACAAATAATGTTATAGATAATTTTCTTAAAAATCCAGAAGAGTTTCTTTTTGAAAAGCAAAAAGATCGTGATATTTATTCAATAATTATATCTGGTAATAATGTTGAAAAGCCTTTTTTTAGTAAATTATATGTTTACATTACAATATTTAAAGATTTGAATAAAGATTCTTATTATAAATACGATTTGAGCAAATGGAATGAAAATTTAAAGATTTTTGACAAAGTTATGATTGAAATTAATATTACTAATGATGAAATTGATGAGTTGAAAGATTATTTAACCCATGAATTAATTCATGCTTATGAAGATTATAATAGAAAGTTAAATACAAATAAAGGATTTTCTGATTTAGAAAAAAATACATTTTCACTTGAAACTCCAGAACAACAAACAGCTAAAGAAAATTTTGGCAATAATGATAAATTAAATTTGTTGTATCATTATACATATTATTTATTACATCCAGAAAGAAGGGCGAATATTGGTGCAGTTTATTTCGAATTAAAAAAATATAAACTAACTAAAGAAGATATAGATAATGGTGATTATAAAAAACTTTTTTACTATAAGTTATATCAAAAAATTAATGATGGGATTTCAAATCTAGTAAATTCTTTAAACGATGAAGAAATAAAATTATTTGGAGAATATATTAAAAAATCCTCAATCAAAAACCTATATTCAGATAATGTAAATCTTTTTAAACGTAGATTAATCGATTACATGAAAAAAAGATCTGAAGAAACTTTATATAAAATGAGAAAAATTACATATGAATATCTTTCTGATAATAATTTAATGGAAAATAATAGTTTTGAAAATGAAAGAAAAAAATTATTAAAATTAATGGGAATTTAGAAGAAAAATAATATCAACTAAAATCTAACGAATATGGCTAGTGAATATCAATATAATGTAAATCCTTTTCAAAATTATTTATTACAATTAATAGAAAATGGAATTGATATATCAGATAGAGAAATAAAGGGAGAAATTTATGAAACAATTTCAGCAATATTAGAAGATTTCCTATTGAATGATAACGATACTAAGTTTCTTGATTTTGAAATAGATTCGGATGGAGATGAATTTTATTGGGTTAAAGGACGTAATTTAATTTCAAGTCTTTGGCTCAGTGGAATATTTCCAGAATTTCCACAATCACTTCAAAATGAAATAGAATATCAACATGAAAATAAAAAATATTTCTTCAACAAAAAAAGGAATGAGTTGATTATTGAAGAACTAAAAAAATAGAAAATATTAATCTTCAAATTTTAATAAAATGAATTGGAAAAAAGGATCAGTCTATAGTGATGAAAAAATGAAAATTTTTTCAGATTATAGTATTATTAATAATGGTAATACAAAAAAATTAGTTTGCAAAGTTTCTAAAAAACATCCTGATTTTGAAAAGAATATTAAACTTATAGAAGCTGCACCAGAACTGTTGGATATTTGTAATCAAATAGTTAAAAAGTGCAAAAATCGATATGCTGGAAAGCGAGAAAAAATTGAATTTATATATGATATTTGTAGTGAAATTATAAAAAGATTAATGTAATGGATAAAATAAAAGTATTATCAGAGATTAAATCCTTTTTAGAAGGTTATAATAATGATTTGAAATATATTGTGAATGTTGAGGGTGATCCTGGGGTGAATTATTGTGAATGTGTAATTGCAGAACCTAATAAACCACCTAGAGTTCAAAAAATTCAATACGAACCGTTTGTTTATATTAGAGATTTAAAAAAATATGATCGTGAATTGTATAAATTTAGTTCAAAAGAATTTATTGATAGTAAAAGAAAAAAACATGGAATAACTGTAACTAAATTAGAAACAGGTGGTTTTAGAAGGCTAATTAATGGCTATTTATATAGGGTGAGTAGTTCAAAATCTTTTAATGATATAATTACTTATTTTCGAGATGGTGGTGTTGATTTATATCAAAAAGCTGTTGATGAAGATGGTAATTTAATAAGAAATGCTAAAGGTGACATTACTTATTCAAATAGAGAATTATTCTTTTCATTAAAAATCACAGAACAATTTTTAATTTCAACACAATCAAGACTATATAAAGGATTTGAAGAATATAAACAAATTACTAAATTAACATTTGATATTGAAACAACAGGATTAAGATATGAAATATGTAGGGTTTTTGCAATTGGTGTAAGAACAAATCGAAATTTTGAAACAATTCTTGAAGTTGAAAAAGAAAATGATGATGATGCAGAAGCTAAATTAATTTTAGAATTTTTAAATTTGATCAGATATTTAGAACCGGCAATAGTGTTGGGACATAATATTGAATGGTTTGACTTTGATTTTATTTTAGGAAGGGCAAAAATATTGAAGTTAGATGTAAGTGATGTTATAATTTCAAATTTTAGACCAACTGCTAGAATAAAAAGAAGAGGAAATGTTTCAGTAAAATATGGAAGTACCGCAGACAGATATACAGCTACTGAAATTTGGGGAGTTTCAGTGATAGATACAATTCACGCAGCAAAAAAAACAGCAGCAGTGAATACTGAGATAAAATCTAGTGGATTAAAATATTTAGCAAAACATGAAAAAATTGCAAGAGAAAATAGGATTTATATTAGTGGCGAAGATGATGGTATTGGTAAGTATTATAATGAAAATAAACTTTTTTTAATCGATAATAAAAATACTTATATTGAAATACCTGATGAATATCAGGGAATTTCTAATAAATTATATAATTTACAAAAAATTAAAACAAAAGTTAGTGATGTTGATTATAATACTCAAAAAGTTATTTTAATTAAAGAAAATCCATTATTTATTAAATGGTATAAAGAAAATGCATTAAATAAAGGTTTAATTAATTTTATAGGTGGAAAAGATTTGGTTAAAAGATATTTATTGGATGACTTATACGAAACAGAACAAATAGATGAATTATATAATCAATCATCATTTATGTTGGCAAAAATTGTTCCAACCACCTATCAAAAAATTTGTACAATGGGAACAGCAGCAATCTGGAACTTATTAATGATTGCATGGAGTTATGAAAACAATATTGCTATTCCAGAATCAGATGTAGTAGAGAATTTTCCAGGTGGACTTGCCCGTTGTTTCAAAACAGGTTATTCAGAAAGAATAATAAAGATTGACTATGCTTCACTATACCCATCAATACAACTAACAGAAGATGTATTTCCAATTTTTGATATTACGTCTGTTTTGAAAAAAATGTTGTTATATTTAACAACAACAAGAAACATTTACAAAAAAATGGGGAATGGTGATAAATTAAATAATAATGAAGTTGTTTTATTAAAAGAAATTGATCCCGAAATTTATGATCGTTACTTAAATAACTCTTTAACTGCAACAGATATTTCAATGTTTAAAATTAAACAATTACCTATTAAAATTTTAAACAATTCATTATATGGTGCATTAGGTTCAAATATTTCATTTAACTGGTCTGATAATATATGTGCAAATAGAATTACATGTGCAGGTAGATTACATTTACGACATGCAATAAATTGGTTTAGTAGATATAATTGTGTTGCATTATTAGCAGTTACGGATGGTGTTAATTTTAATTATCCTGTTAAAACAAAAATAAAATTTGAAAATGATAATGAAACAATAGAATCAAATGAAGATCTTATTGAAAATATGTGGAAATATGATGATAAGGTTGGTATGTCTGCATTGATTGAAAAATTTAATAAAGAAATTGAAAGATTCAATATAAGTTTAGGTAAAGAAAATTATATAAGTGTTGATGATGATGGAAAATCAGTATCTTGTCTAAATTTATCACGTATAAACTATGCTACATTATCGTTAAAAACTGATAAAAAAACAGGAGAAGAAAAAGAAAAGGTTAAACTTGTTGGTAATACGGTGAAATCAAAAACGATGCCAGAGTATATTGAAGAATTCATTGATAATGGATTAGACTTGATTTTACACGGAAAAGGAAAAGAATTTGTAGATTATTATTATAACTATGTTGAAAACATTAGATATATGCAAATTCCTTTGAAAAAAATTGCAAGTAAAAGTAAAGTAAAAACAACTATTGCAGCATATAAAAAACGTGGAAAAGATAAAAATGGTAGAGATAAAGGAATGCAAGCATATATGGAGTTGTTAATAGAACAAAGAGAATTAATTGCAGAAGAATTATTTGAAAAACACAAAGATTCGTTAGATTTAAGCAAAGTAAAAAAAGAATTGACTATAAATGATAAGATGAAATTGATTAGTGATTATATGCCTCCAGAACCAGAATTAGATACTGTTGTTTATTACATCAACATTTCAAATAAAAAATCACATGGGGATTCTCACAAAATAAAAGATCGTGAAACAGGTAAAGAAAGATATTGTTCTGCTCTAATTTCAAAGGAAGATTTATTAAATAATCCTGATATGAAAGGAACATATAATTATGAAAAATATTTAGATGCATTTAATAAAAGAGTTGAATTGATTTTAGCTGGATTTGATCCTGAAATCAGAAAAAAAATTCTAGTTAAAATAGATAAAAAAGGAGAAATAAAAAAAGAATTGTTTACAAACGAACAATTGGAGTTAAAAAACTTTGATTCGGATTTATTTCATGAATCAATGCATTTAGAAGAGAAAGAAGTTTTATTTTGGAATAGAACAGGCTATAATCCAAAACTAATTTGGGATGGATTTATGACATATGATGATAGTGAACATCAAATATATTATGAAATATATGAAAACGCTTTAAATTATTTAAATGGTTTAATGGAAAAATCAAACAAACCCAAAATAAAATCTATTAATGAAAAACACGAGAAAAATGATTTGATTTTGTTGAAGAACTATGACAATTATATGATTGGGGTATTTAATGGGAATTATGTTCAAATAATACGAGAAAATGTTGAAGTTCCTAAATCAGATATTGAAATAGAACTTGAAAACAAAAAAATAAAGAAAATTAAGGAACTAGAAGTTAGTGGATTGAAAAATAAAAGTGAGGATGAAATTAGTCTTCAAAAACAAAACGAAAAATATGAAAAATACTTTCCCTTATTTAAAAAGAAATATAATATCAATGATAGTATTACATTTGATATGATGATTGGACAAATTGATGATTTTATTAAGATTTTTGATATTTTTGTTAGTGAATCTGAATTAGAAGTTGAAAACGAAAATCTTAAATATCAAAATGCTGATTAATTGATCCAATTAAGTATTTATAATAAAAATAATAATCAGTTATGAAATTTACAAAAAAAGAAATTGCTGAGATCGTTGATGCAGATGGTGAATTGATTGGCAATGATGCAGTTCCCACACATGGAAGTGACATGGGTAATCGATCAACAAATACAACTGATCAAAATGCAAAAATTGGTCATCAACCCTTTGATTATAATACAATCACAAAATTTGGATTTTTTATGTATCCATTTTATGAAGGAAAAGAGGTGGACGAAAAGAAAAAAAATGATTTAATATATGATTTGTATAAAATAATATATGAACAATATGTTGATATATTAAAATATTATTATAAAAATCCTAACAAACTAAAAAGTGATTATCGTAAGATTTCTGAAGAAACAATAGATTTACAAAAAGAAAAAAACGTTAAAACAGTTGAAAATTTACTAAAAGTAGTTGATATATTTTTTGATAAATCATCCAAAGAATCTGAAACAATCGACGAATCAAATGTTTTAGAAGATAAGATGATTGAAAAGAAATCGGAAGATGAAATTTCAAAGAAAAGTGAAGACAATGGAATAAAAGATAAAAAAATTCAAAAGATTGCTGGTTTAATTAGTAAATTAGAAAAAAAAGATATTAACGCTCTTTTAAATTTATTGGAAAGAAAATAGTTTGAAGTTATGGCAAATAGTCAATTAATTGATAAAAAATATCAAATTCCTAAAAATATTTTGGAATATATTCAAAAAGTAATTATTTCATATCCAAATTCAAACGGTATTAAACGTGCAAAATTCATTGTAAATAATGGTAGTTTAACATATCAAGCGTTGAAAGGTATGAAGAATTTTTTTGATTACTTTAACCCCAATGTAAATGATAAAACACAATATGAATTGGCTGGAGGTGATCTTATGAAAAGTTTTATTGAAAATACTTTGAATAGTGATAGAAAAAATGTTCAATTATCGAAAGAAGTTAAAAGAGATGCAAATGTTGATGTTAATTTAGGGAATAGGGCTTATCAAACACCAAGACTAAATGAAACAGATAAGGATGATGATAAAGAAATTACAAAAAATTCTCTTGTTGTTATTGTAAATGATGATAATAAATTTTTGTTATTAAAAAGATCATCAAACATTGATTGGATGCCAAATAAATTAGCATTAGTTGGTGGAAGAATTGAAAAAAATGAAAGTCCAGAAGAAGCAGCAATTAGAGAAGTTGAGGAAGAAACTGGAATTGATATTGACAAAGATAAACTAATTAAATCATTCGAAATAGAAAGAACAGATAAGGATTTGGATTATATTTTTCTTTATCGATTTGATGGTGAACCAACAGAAATTGAATTGAATAATGAACATTCAACATATGGATGGTATGACGTTTCAGAAATTAAATTTTTAGATGTTGTACCGAATTTAATGAGTTACATTGATATTGCTTTTAAAAAACAATAATCTGTTGTATTTATAAAAAAATAATAGAAAAAATTAAATCATATTAACATGAGTAGATTAGAAGATATTAGTATTGCTTTTAGAAATCAAAATTTGGTTAGAAACGACTATAAAGCTAATGATCAATATACACTTGGTCATCCAGATACATTATCTGATGGAGATGAACTTGGAAAAGATGAAGTAAATGGTAGTGTTGGAAGTTTAACTGACATTAAAACACGTGAAAGAAATCTTGTAAAAAACAAGTTCAATAAAAATAACGAATATAATGCTGGTAATGCATAAAATATTAAATGATATTAAACGAATTAAAAATATTATTTAACAATTTAAAAAATGTTCGTAAATTATTATTAACAGAAGGAGTTAGTAATGATGCAATTATTAAGGCAATTAATGATCACGAATATGTTTATCTTTACTATGAGGGTGATCCTGAAAGTGGTGGTGTTTCTCGTGGTGCTCGCACTGTTAGAATGTATTTGCTAGGACAAACAACGGCTGGAAACCTTGCTGTGCGCTCATTTCAGGACAGAGGTAAAAGTTTTAGTTTATCTCCAGAAAGTCCAAGAAAAAGAAAAGATCATGAATATCATATTGATGTTGATGGAAAAGAAAAACCAGGTTGGAGATTATTTCGATTAGATAGAATATCGTCTTTATATCCAACTGGAAAAAGGTTTATTGATAAAGAGGGAAATGTTATGATTCCACCACTTTATAATGAAAATGATAAACAAATGACATCAATAATTGCATCAGTATCTGTAACACCCGAAAAATCAGTTCAAACAAAAGATTTGGATGTTGTTTCAAAACCGGATATTACAATGCAAAAAGGAAAGAAATCTGATTTTGATGTGCAAACAGCAAGATTCAAACAATTCTATAATGCAAATAAGAATAAAAGAGAAGCAACTGCAAGGGACATAGAAAATTTATATAACATTGCAAAAAAAGTAATGAAAAAATCTCCAAATCGTTTTTTTGTTGCTATTAGTGATAAAGGAGATTTCCAATTGGTTGATGTTAAAAACAAACCTAATTTTCCAGAAAATGCTATTGTTGGTGATTTAACCGCACTATATAGTAAATATGTTTTAAGTTCTCAAGAAAACACCGAAAAAGAGAAAAACTTTTTCAACCAAACATTAAATAATTTAAAAAAACAAACAATCAATAAGAAAAATAAATAATTTTATTCTTTTTTGAAGAAATTAAGTATTTATAAAAAACAATAAATTTTTATAAAATGACTGAGAAAATAGATTTAAAAAAAATAGCTCAAGAAATTGACAAAAGAAAAAATGATGGAAGTGTTACTCCATTATCAGAATCAACACAAATAAATGAAGCACTTTTAGGCAATAAATCAAATTTCTTAAAAAATCTTTATACATCAATTAAATATGGTGGAACCTCTGAATCAACAGAAAAAATTAAAGTATATAATAATATAATTAATGGTAAACCAATACATAATGTTTCTGAAGTACCACAACAACCAAAAAATGTTCAAAGAATAGAAGAAAGAAAAACTATTCAAAATTATGAACCAGAATATCCTATTAATGATTTTGATAGAGAAGAACAAATGTATAGGGATATTGAAAAAAAGAAAAAATTAACATTTGGTGAATCGTTAGATCAGTTATCAGGAAAGGCTATTAATACAAATCAACCTCAAAATAATTATCAACAAATCAACCAATATAGTAAACCTGCGTTAAATGAAGAATTGATTGTTGGTAATGTAAAAAAACTTGTTGATAATTACCTTAATGAAAACTATAGCGCAATAATTGAAGAATCAATAAAAAATGCAATTGTTGATATTTATGTTAGTGAAAAAATATTAAGTGTCTTGAATGAAAATGAAGATTTCTTAGAAAAGAAATTTAAAAGTTTTATTCAAAAAATGAGATCAAGCAATAAAAAAACGTAAATTCCTTTTAAATTTTTTTCGTATTTATAATAGAAATATTATTTCTATATGACTTATGATGAATTTTTAAACAACTTCTTAAATAAATTTGAAGAAATAAGATCTTTTGCAGGTAAAATAAAATTTGCAAATGAATATTTAAGTAGAATTGGCAGTGGTTCTGGTAGAGTTGTTTATGATATTGATGGTGAAAAAGTATTAAAAATAGCTAAAAATGCCAAGGGTATTGCCCAAAATGGTGAAGAAGCAAATATTGGTAATTATGATGATACAAGACACATAGTTGCAAAAGTTTTTAAATCTCCCGATGATGACTCATATTTAATTTCTGAAAAAGGAAAAAAAGTTAACGAAAGAAGAATCAAAGAATTGACTAAAATTCCAAGTTTACATGATTTACATTCGTTTTTAATGAATTATACATCACAAAATAACGGTGGAAGAAAAATCTTTGATCAAGATAAGGAAGTTGAACAATTTTTATGGGATAATGAATTTGCTTATGATTTAGCTCAATTTATTTCTAATTATAGTCAATCTGCGGGCGACATGGGCAGACCAAGTACATATGGCGAAGTTCTTCGTGATGGACAACCAGCAATAGTTTTGACTGATTATGGTTTGTCTGATGAAGTATATAATAGTCACTATAGTCCACAAAGAAAACAAAAATATTCAATTTATGAAATAGATGATCTTGAAGAAATGTTAATACCGATTAATGAAAATTTAATGAATTTTATATTAAAAAGAGACAAATATCCATCTAAAACAATAAATAATATTGGCGAATTGTCTGATAAATTCCATGAATGTGTTGATAATGTTAAAGAATATTTAAATGTTGTTGAAAATAAAAAACAGTTTTATAATAATTTACTAGCATTACAAGAATATTTAATTTCTGAAAATTATTATAGTAGGGATAGGTTGAATGAAGAAAATGAAATAGATATTCAACAAATACCAAAAGTTCAAAAATGGTCAGCATTGGATAAAAACCGTGCAATTGAATTAGCAATAGAACTAACAGAAAGATTAAAATTATCACAACCAAAATTCTTAGGTGGTGGATCATTGGGTTTTGCGTTTGAAATTAATCCTAATTTAGTTTTGAAAATTACAACAGATCCTAGTGAAGCTGATTCTGCATTGAAAATAATGAAATCAAATCCTAAACATTTAGCTAAAACATCTAATGTTTATAAAATATATGATAGTCAAAAGGATTTGTCGTATTTTGCGTTATTACAAGAAAATGTCCCAAATAAACCAGTTGATAATTTTAGAAGATTTAATAAAATATTTAATATAATATCTCCAAACGATATTTCATATAATGATTTTGTCGATTTAATAAGAAGTAGACAACCAAATTTTGAACAATTAAATCAAATTGTTAATTTAATTTTAACTTATAATCAAACGGTTAATGTTTCAGAAAATACAAGAAAAGAAGTCCATGATTTTTTTCTTCAATTAGTTGAAATAAGAAAAGAATTAGTAAATTTGGGTGTTAAATCGGTTGATTTTATAAACCCAGAAAATTTAGGTTATAAAGACAATGTTTTAAAATATTTTGATATTGGTGGATACAGAGCAGAAGAACCAACATTACCTGATGATTCGTTAGTGGTCGTAGAAGAAGAATATTTAAAAGAAGAATTTGATAAAGAATATTTTAGTCAAATTGCCAATAAAATTGCTGAAATAAAAAAATATCCTCAATTAGAGTCATTAGGTTCAGGAGATAATGGAAGTGCATATGATATTGGTAATAATAAAATATTAAAAATAACTTCTGATAAAAGTGAGGCTGCTGAAAATTTAAAACTTAAAGGAAAAAAACTTAACTATATTGCAGAACCATATGAAATATATTCAATAAAATCTAAAGTAAATCAAAATTCTCCAGAAGTTTATGTTATTGTTTTGGAAAAATTAAGAACAGATCGCAATTATTTTCACAAACAATATGAAAGATTAAAATATGTATTTTCATTATTAGGAATTGATTTCTTTGATGTTGTTGATTACTATTATTATAAAAATCAAGGGTTTTATGACAACAATGAAAAAATTCAGAAAAAAATAATGCCATATTTTGAAAAAAATCCTAAAGATTGGAAATTTTTCGAATCTTTATTAAAAATATCAGAAGAAGTTGAAAGAAATAATATTGATTCAATGGATTTCCTAAATCCAGATAATTTAGGATTTAAACCCAATGGAGATATTGCATTTTTTGATGTTGGATTTGGTGATGCAAATATGATTAGCAAACCTGAAGAACTAACTATAGATGAAAATAAAAGGGTTCTTTCATCCATGAAAGGAAGTTCAACTGTTGAGGTTAAGAAAAAATGTAGATTAGGTGGTTTAGGAAATACAAGTGCACAATGCAATAAAGGTGATATAAAAAATTTAAATATAAAACCATTAAATGAAACAATAGTTCCTAATAGAACTTTTTGGGGTTGGGTTTCACCAGAACTTGAATTTTATGAAGTTCCAAAATTAAATCACAAGGATTTTATTATGAGACAATATAAAAAATATGATTTTGGTTGGGATTATGATAGAGTATTTGATCAAGCAATGAAAGATGGATGGGTTAGAGTTGTTTACGAAAACGAACCAAATTTACGAAGATTTTATAGTGAATTATTTCTATATGGAAATGATGAAGAACATGTAATTTATGTATTAAAAACATTATTTTATGATTTGGTAAAATACGGAAACAATAAAATTTTCGTTGATTGGGAAAATAATAAAAGTAGTAAAGTATTTACCACAGATAATTCAGAAAATAAAGCAGATTTTTTTGACTACCTATTTGAAAACATAACTAACGAAGGCGTTGCAGACAAATACGCTGAAAAGGAATTTAATATAGAACCAAAATTTACTAAGTTTGAAAAACAATATAAAAAACAACAAAATATTGAAAATGAAGAAGAGGTTGTTGGACAAATTAATTCGATTGGTGGTAAATCTTATAATTTAAAAAATAGTGATTGTAACATACCACTTTTGATCACACCCGAAATAAAAGATTATCTATTAAAATTTGATTCAGATGAAAAATTATTGAGAAGTGGTGGTTTACCTACTGAATTATTAGATAATGCAGCATTTGGTTTTAATGACAAAACATTAACACAGTTATTACCTAAACAATTATCTATTAAATGGAAGGATGATTATGAAAATGTATTATATGAGGTTCAAAAAAGTGGTTTATCAAAATTAAATTGGGCAAAAAAAATAGATCTGTCTCAACCTATAGATGTGAGTTTTGATGGTAAGAAATTTTATATTGAAGATGGTCATCACAGATATTTTGCAGCCAAAGTATTGAACAAACCGTTAAAGATAAATCTCGAAATAAAAGCAAACCCAGTAATTAAATTGGGTGGTGATTTAGGATATGATAATTATCATAGATGTATATGGAAACAAGCACATGAAAAAAATAATGAACTTGATATCATGAATGAAGAAAAACCTCAAAAAATATCTCTTATTTGGCTTAACAAACTATGGAATTTCTTATCACCTAAACATAGAAATAATCAATTATATAAAAAATGGTACGAAAAATCTTTAAACGGTACGATTACCGACAAAGAATGGCAACATTTTAATTATCTTCTAAAAAATGGTGATTCAATGTACAATAAAAGCAATTTAACAAAAAAGAATTAACTAAAAAATTTACTTATTAATGTCAAACATCTCCTATTCTGCTGTTGTTTTAAACGATAAATCTAAACAACGTTTAATTAATAAATTTACAGATTATATTCCTAATGAATTTGAACTTAATAATTCATTTCATATGACTATTAACATGGGTGAAATAAACCCAGAATATAAAAAATATGTTGGAATATCAGTTCAATTAGAAGTTATTAATTATGCAATTACCAATAATATGTTCATTATTGGAGTTAAAGGATTCTTTTCAGAAAATATAAAACCATATATTAGTTTAGCAACAAATAAAAAAGATTCTTCTAAAATAAATCACAATGATTTGGATTGGATAAATTTAAAACATCCAATTAAAATTTCTGGTAAAGTAACTGAAGTCGAAATTAAATTCGAATAAATTTTTAATATCTGATAGTATTTATAATAAAAATTTATAATGAGTAAAGGTGCTCCATATTATTTACCACAAATGCATATGCCATATCAAATGGTGTTAAATAAACTTGATGAAGAAGGGATTGAATATAATTTAAATAAAATTCATCCAAATGATTTAAAAGCTTCTCAACCGTTTACATATTCTGATCAGGTTGAAAAAGTAAATAAAGAAAATAAATCACCTATTTGGATTGATAAAGACAATAATATTCTTGATGGACACCATCATTTTGTTTTCTATTCGTCTAATAATAAACCAATTGACGTAGTTAGAATAAATCTTGATAAAAATTCATCATGTAGAATTCTTAATAAAATACAAGACATTTTTGAATATGAAGAAAGATTATCTTCTGAAAATAGTGATAATCAAACCGACTTTTTAACAGATCTTGAACAATTAAATCAATCAACAGATGATGAAGATACTGAAAATAATGCAAGAAATCCTCAAATAATTATTGCATTTAGAAAAGAACCAATTAAAGATAATTCAATAGTTGGAAACTTTTTTATTTTAGATAATAATAAAGGATTTGATAAATATGAAATCGAATTCGAAAATTTATTAGATACAGACAATATTGGCGTTACTTATAAGAAAAGTCAAGATCCAATTGATGTTCTGGCAAAATTATGGTTTCCAAATATAAATTTTGAAAAAATAAGTAATAGTCAAAATTGTTCACCAATAGATCTAAAAGCAAAGGCAATTGCAAAAAAAGCACAAAACATGGGTTGTGATGGAATTAAATATGGTGATAAACTATTACAAGGATTAAAATAATTATTTAAAAAAATAAAATTTAACACTATTTAGATTAAAACACGTTTTATGAAAATATTAAAAATTACTAACATAACTCACCTCTTAGGAAAAAGAGAACATAACTTTAATTCAACAATTAGTATTGAATATGCTGATGGTTTTATGAAAAAAAATACCTTGGTTAAACCAAATGAAACAATTTATATTACAATTGATTCAATGCCAATATCTGTACATCAATTAAGAATAAACGGCTCAATTATCGTTAGCGAAATTAGTGAATCTGAACTGGCCGAAGCTATGAACAATACAAAGCATAAAGTTGTTAACAATATTATAAACCAAAATGTTGAAGCTGAAACAAATCAAAAAGTTAATAATGCAAAGAAACATGCCAAAAAACCAATAAAAAGAAGATAATTAAATCTCATAAATTTAAGTTAAAATGCTGGTAAGAAATTATCAGCATTTTTTTTTCAAAAAAATTCAAGATTTTTAATTCTTTTACGTATTAGTATAAAAATAAGATATAACTATGAAAGAAAAAATTAGAATATTATTTCATACACTGGATCAGGCTGGTGTTCAGTACTTTAGAGTATTATCGCCATCAATTCAACTTGATAATGATCATTCAGAAAATTTTTATGTAGAAATTAACAATGAAATTGATTTTAAAAAACCTGAAACATTGGATTATTTAAAATCTTTTGACATTATTCATTATCATCGTCAACTCTTGCCAGATACAAGACAAATGGTTTTTCTTGCTGAAGAATTACGAAAGTCAGGTGTGGTGCTGGTTGTAGATAATGACGATTTCTGGAGACTAAATTTAGAACACCCTCTATATCAGCTACATAGAGAAAAGAAATTAGAAATACCCATTATTGAAAATTTGAAAATTGCAGATTATGTTACAACAACAACTGAATTATTTGCGAAAGAAATTCGTAAAGTAACTGGTAAAGATAATGTAATAGTATTACCAAACGCAATTGAGCCTGAAAATATGACTCAGTTTAAAAATAACTGGAAACCAGATCCTGAAGGTAAGGTTAGAATAACATATTCTGCGGGAAGTTCACATCTAAATGATTTACAACAACTTAAAGGCGTTTTTAATATATTACATGCTAATCCAGAAATAAAAGACAAGTTCAGGATTACCCTTGCAGGGTTTGATTGTATGGGCACTACTCAAACTATAGAATTTAATCAAAAATTTTCTGAAGAATTACAACAAAGAAATCTATGGACACCACAAATAGTTAAATTTATTAATAAAACCAGAGGAAATGTTGATATGATTCCAAGACTTCCTGATGATCTAAAAAATAAATATAGAAATAATGTTTTTACAGTCAAAGAACGAGACATTAAATCAGAAGAAAGTGTTTATTTTGAATATGAAAAAATATTAACAGATAATCATAACATTATTGAGAATAAAGATTATTTAAGGTGGTTAATGAATTTTGAAAGAAATGTTGATTATCCATTTGGAGAACAAATTTATAAAAGAATATGGACACAAAAAGCAAATATTTATGCCAAGGTTTTAGACCAAGCCGATATTGTACTTTCTCCACTTGCAGATAATGAATTCAACCATTATAAGAGCAATTTAAAGCAAGTCGAGTGCTGGTCAAGAAAACTACCCATAATATGTTCGGGAGTTTCTCCATACATTGAAGATGGTAAACATATGGAAAATTGTATATTAATTCCACCAAAGAAAAATGCACATCAGGATTGGGCAAAATGGTTGAAGAGATTGATATTAGATAAAGATTTGAGAGAAAAACTTGGAAATCAATTATATGAAGATTTTAAGGAAAAATATCATTTGGCAAATGTAACAAATAAACGTGCAGAGTTTTATAAATCGATTATTAAAAAATAATCATAAAATGAATTTAATTAAAATTAATTTATGAAGAATCCCTTTATCGTAATTATACCAATAAGAATTCTCAGAAAATTTTATATATGGTTATCAATTTTATTTAATTCGATAATGATTCGAATTGGTATTGCTTTAAGCAATTCTGAAGAGCAGGTGTTTTATGCCAATTCTTTTGATAATGATGAGCGAAATAAAATGATTCAAAAAAAGCTTCATAGAAATCCATTGTTAAATAAATTTGAGGCAGGTCAACAAGATGAAAAATATAGTGAAATTTTTTATGATGTGTTGAAAAAATCTGATGAATTTTTAAGAAAGAACAAACCGTTTAAAATTGCTGTTGCTGCTGATAAACATGGGAGTAGTCTGGGAAAAGATGAATATGGAAAAAGGTGGGAACATTTTGGTTTTTTTGATTCAAAACATAAACATGCTGGAAAAACGTTGGGGGAGATAATTGTTCAGGAATATGAAGAAAGAAGAACAAAAGACGATGATTATGAATTGTTGCATATTTTCAATAATGAACCAATTGAAGCTGGTTTGGTAAATGTTTATGGGGGTATTAATGATATTAATGAGCTTGAAAAATTCTCGATAGATTTTTTTAATAAATCCAAACAATATAAATTTCCTTTGAAGATTGTTAGAAAATCAGATGATGAAAATGATGTTAATATTGTTAATAAAATAGAACAATTGACAGAATTTCTTCATGTTAAAAAAATAGGTTTTGAATATCGGCAATTGGAATTTTTTGTACCTTTGAAATATAAAACTGATGAATTAAATGAAGATTCGGATATTTTTAAAGAAATAATTAATTTCAATAACGTATATATTAATGATGAATATGGGGATTTAAGAGGTTATGGTATTGTTAAATTTACAAAAAGGATTAAATATAATGATACTCATGAAGTGTTAAAATTTGAAGCCATTGAAATGGAAATTATTAAGAATTATAAGAAATAAAAATAATATTATATTAAATAAAAAGAAATGATAAATAGTGAAAATTTAAAAAATTTATATGAATCAAATTTTGAAGGATTTTTAATAAGTTTAAAAAATGAAAACAATAAAGAAAAACTTAAAAATTTGTTTTTAGAACTGTATAATCATTTAATGAAATCTGATTCAATTTATGATGATAATTTTTTAGTATCGATTTTTCCAGTATTAAGACGAATTGTCGATAATGATAAAAATAAAATAGTTAATGAATTTGATATTGATAAATACATCCAAAAATTTTCAAATAATTATAATAATTTTAATGAATTGATTAAATTAAATAAAACTGATTTGGGAGATTTGGGAATTGATAATGAAGCAATTTTTTGTGAAGAATTTGCAGATTTTTGGGTTGAAAATTATTTAGATAGTTAAGAATTATAAGAAATAAAAAAATAGTAGTTTATGTCAAAGTTTTTAGAAAATTTAAAAAATGCTGTTGAAACAGGAGAGTTTAATTCAGATGCAGCAAAAAGAATTAATGAGATTAATGATCTTGCGAATAAAAAAATTGGTGAAGGATATTTAAATGATAAAGATATCAATCTTGATTCTGCTGTTGAATATACCGAAAGTGAAGATGCTATTGAAAAATTAAAAGAATTGAAACTTCAAGATGAAATTAATAATGAGGTTGCAAATTTACACAATCTTGAAAATAATTTATTGGATTCGTTTAGGGAATTTAGAGATACATTAGTTTTGGTTGAAGAAAAATATAAAGATCATTTGGAAGATTTAAAATATAGTGATTTATTTTCTAAAATAGAAGAATTAAAAAGTAAATTTTCTTTTTGAGAATTGAAATAATTGTTTTAATTTTGCTTTTTTATAATAAGTTTTATTTTATAGATTATTAATTTAATATTATTAACATGAAAAATATCGAAAACGCATCAGAACAAACTTTAAAAGTTTTTACAAAAGTAAGAATTAATACATCAATTCCACAATGGGTAGAATTTGAAGTTCTATCAAACAACAAACAAAAGCAATTATATAAAATTGCTAAACTTAGTGAAGTTAGTGAATTCATTCTTAATGAAAATCTTTCAAATAATTTAAATTTTTCTATTGTCATCAACGAAGAAATTTTTGATGGTTTAACAGAAGAACAAAAAGAAATGGTTTTTGAAGAATGTTTAACTGGTGTTGTTGTTAATCAGGATAATGATAAACTTTCTTTGAAAAAACCTACATTCAATACCTATTTTGGAATATTGAAGAAATATGGAAATGATACAACTGTAGTTCTACATGAATCTATTAAATCTTTGTTTGATAATAAAAAAGCAAAAGATGATCAAATAAAAGCTGAAACTGAAAAAGTAAAAGCTAAGAAATTTAGGGGGTAGAATAACATTTTCTATAAAATTTTTTATGAAAAAAGATAAAAACAAGAAAAAGAAATCTCTTAAATCTAAAAAAATAGAATCTAATGAAATAGATTTCACACCTTATGATTTAAACGTTCTCGGCGGTATGATTCCATTTAGGGATGATGAATATAGTCCATACGATTTAAACAATTCTGGATTAAATGAATAATTTTGAAGAAACTTTATTTAGATTATTATTTTTTAATTTTAAAATTTCATATAATAAATGTATTGAAGATGATCTAGAATTAGAAATAGAAAGCGAATTTAAAAAAATAAAGTTTTATCTAACATTATTTGGTGAGTTGACAGAATTAGAAAAAGAATTGTTTAAATTAAATGAATAAATTTTTCATGTGATGAATACTAAATTAACTTTACTGGAAAGACGTGAAATTGCCAGAAAGACAATACCTACAATGAGAAGAGATAGACGTAAAAATTTTAGAGGTTGGGTGTTGTTAATTTTTATGACACATAAAGAAGAAACTTATGATTATTTTGGAATTCCGAAATTTGAAAATGAAGTTGATGAATTTTATAAAACACACCCTATAATTAGAAGGTTTTTATGAAGAAAACCAAAGCATATTTTATTCAGCATTGTGATCATCCTAATTGTGATTTAGGTTCTTTCGCATATACTTGTCCTTATTGTGATAAAGTAATTGATGATTATAAAATTTGGTGGAAAGAAGATGAAATTTATAAAGGAAATTCCCATAATTTCAATTGTAAAAATTGTGAAAAGGAATTGGTTGTTAAATGGAATAAAAAGAAATATACTTTCGAAGTAAGTTTAATTAAAAAATAAATTATCATGATAAAGTTAAGAATAACACATATTTGTGATGTTTGCGGAAAAGAAGTAACCAGACAAATTAAATTTAAAGGTTATGAAAATTTTGAAAGTTCGATTGGTGATTATGATGAAGCATATGTGCCTGAAACTTGGGGAGTTGGTTATAAAAAGAAAAAAATAATTTTGATGTGTAAAAAATGCCTAAAAAAATATCATCCAATAGATGTTGATGTTCCTGCAATTGCTTAAATATTTTTTATATGAAAATAAACGATTTAAATCGTTGTGTTTGTTCTAAATGTGGCGATAAGCATACTTGTCATGATAAAGTTTCAGTTGAATTTTTTAAATTAAAAGATTTGAAATAATGAACGATATTGAACTTAAAAAGTATATAATTAGTTTTGAGCATATTTTCATGAGTTCATTAGAATTATTTTTTCGTGAAAATTATTTAGAATATATAGATACTAATTTAATTTCTGAATGTAATAAAGAAGATATTTTTAATGATAATGAAAGATTAAAAGAATTAGATTTTATTGTTGATGTTGGTATGAAATAATTAATCCTAATAATATCTTTTTTTCAGAAAATCCTAATCATATAACGTGGTTAGGATTTTTTGTTTTTTAAGTATTTATAAAAAATTAGAATTTAATGAGATCATATAATATCAATTTCCCACTTAATGATGATGTTAACACCAATACATTCTTTTTGACTACAAAGACAACAAAGGATGCATATACATCAAATTTATTATTGTTGTTATTAACACAAAAAGGTGAAAGATATTATATGCCTGATTATGGAACTGATTTACTTAAATTTATTTTTGAACCGAACGATGATCAGACAGCAGTTGAAATTGAAGATGAAATTAAAAGAACAGTATCGCTTTATATTCCAAGTCTTCGAATTAATTCAATAATATATAGTCGGGATGTTGATGAAGATGGTAATGAAATTTCGGATAATCAATTAAGTGTAACCGTTAATTTTACATTCGTTGAAGATAGTTTTAATGAAAACGGTAGTTTAACAATTAATTTTTAAAACATGAAAAAATAATAAAAGAAATATTTGAATTATATAAATGGCAGACAATAATATAAAATACTCATCCAGAACATTTTCGGAGATAAAATTTGACCTTATAAATTATATAAAATCCGCATATCCTTCTGTTTTACAAGACTTTAGCGATAGTAGTGTGGGGTCAATTTTATTGGATATAAACTCTTCTGTAGCTAACAATCTATCAATTAATACAGATAAGATCTTTTTAGAGACACAACTTGAAAATTCGACCCAAAGAAATTCATTATTAAATATTGCAAAGAACATGGGGCTGAATCTCCCTGCCAAACGTCCTAGTGTTACTATTTGCGATATATTGGTAACTGTTCCTGTAAAGGGAAATCAACCAGATTCTACTTATTACCCAATACTTGAGGCGGGGGCACAAATCATTGGAGGATCTAAAATTTTCGAAACGCAGAATAATATAGATTGGAATAGTTCGGTAAGTGATTTAGGAGATCCAAATAGGTCAATAATTCCTAATTTGGATTCGAATGGTGTTATTGTTAGTTATAATGTAACCAAGAGAGAGGTTGTGATAAATGGCACTTCAAATATTTATAAAAGGATTATAACAGATGCAGATATTTTTCCGTTTTTCACAGTAACGTTACCAGATTCAGATGTTATTGAGATTGAAAGCGTGATATTGTTGGAAGGGACAAATTTTTCGACAAATCCATCTTTAAGTGATTTTAATAATAATGATTATAAATATTTTGAGGTTGATTATTTGGCACAGCAAAGAGTTTTTGTTGAAGATACAGAAAATTCAAGTTCAATCACAAATACAAATAATATTAAAGCTGCTAGATGGATTGATGTTACAAGGAAATTTATTAAAGAATTTACATCAAATGGATATTGTGTGTTGACATTTGGTTCGGGTGATGCTGAAACGAATGCATTTAAAGAAGGATTTTTAAAGGAAGGTGTGAGTAATAGGGCATTTCTTGATAATTTTTTAAACAATACTGCTTTGGGTGAAAAACTAAAACCAAATTATACATTGTTTATCAGATATAGAACTGGTGGTGGAAGTAATTCGAATGTTGGAGCAAATATTTTAACAAGTTTTGGAAATTATAATTTGAGGGTTAATGGTTCAAGATCTGATTATAATCAAAATGTTCAAAGAAGTATTAAAGCAACAAATCCAATTCCTGCAATTGGTGGAAATGATGGCTTAACAATTGATCAGATTAGAAATTTAATTAAATATAATTTTTCCAGTCAAAACAGAGATGTAACATTGACAGATTATTTGTTACAATTATATAAAATGCCTGGAAAATTTGGATCACCATTTCGTGCAAATGCTTTTAAGCAAAATAATAAAATTGTTTTATCAATACTTGGAAGAGGTTCTGATGGAAAACTATCAAATACAAGCAATACCCTATTAAAAGAAAATATTGCTGAATATTTAACACAATATAGAATGGTAAATGATTATATTGAAATAAAAGATGGAAAAATATATAATTTAGCTTTTGATGTTGATGTTTATGTTGACAATATTTTAAATAATCAAATTGCCGCAAATATTATTGCAACTGTTAGAGACTATCTTGATATTAATAAATATGAAATGAATCAAGATATTTTTATTAGTTTATTACAAAAAGAAATTTCGAAAGTTAATGGGGTTATTAATGTTATTTCAATAAAAGTTTATAATAAAGTTGGTGGATTATATTCGACAAATGTTATTTCTCAAGAAATTTTAGATACTGTAACTGGTGAAATAAAAATTATTAACAATACGATTTATTCTGATGAAGAATCATTATTTGAAATAAAAGTACCTGAAAAGGATATACGTGTTTATTTGCGTAAATCAACAACATAATGAATTATTTTAATGGAATTGATTAAAAAAACAATATTGCTTGCAACTACTACAGGTACTACAACTGGATGCACACATTGTTATGTAATTATACCAGATTTAACAGCTTTATATCATTTTAAAATTCAGTTATCACAAAATTTATTGGATTGCGCTTTTTTTGATGCTTATGAATATGATGGTGATTTAACTGGAACTACAATAAATAATGTTACATATACAATAACGGGTGAATGTCAAAGTAGGTTAAGTGAATTAAAAAAATTTAGTCAAAGTAGTTATTTTGCAAATCAATATCTTGGAAACGGATCATTTATTAATGATGGTGTTGATTATTTAAATTCGATTCAAAATATGAAAGTAGTTTATTATATTGGTGGTATAAGATATATTGATAATATTAATGGTGATACAACAAAAACAACTTTTTATTTTACTAGAACAGGTTTTTCTGATTTGGATTTTATTAATAAACCAATTATAAAAAATAGTAATAAGGATAGAATTATTAGTAATCCTAAAATAAACAATGATGTATTTATAGCAAGACAAGAACTATCAGCATTTCTTGACAATTCTAAATTAGAATATTTTGATAAATTAGTTGATTTAGAAACATATGCAGGTGGTAAATATTTTTACATGATTGATAATTCATAACAAAAAAATAAAGAAATGAGTATAGGGGTATTAGGGACAATAAAACCAAGCGATGTAAATATTAATGACATTGATATTTATTATAATTATACACCAAATAGAGAAACAAACAATAATGATATTTTAAAAATAGATGATCCAAATTCATTATTGTCATACTGTTATTTGCCAGAAACAGATGGTAATTTTATTGCTGGAAATGAAAACATTTTAGATGGTTTATATAACTTAACACTTCCTGCAACAATATTTAATCAATTAGGAATTTATACAATTTATATAAAACCTAAAACAATAACCACAACAATAATTGATTGTAGTGTATTGTCTTCACTTCCAACAGTAAAAGGAATAGTATTGGATTCAAATTTATTACCAGAAAATTTAAGAACAAATAATGCATTACAAGGTTATAGGGTTGAATATATTGATACAAGTGGAAATAAACTAAGAAATGTTGTAAGATATGTAGTAACCTCAAACAAAGTTGTTCCAATTTCTGAAAACATTGGAAATACTTCTCAAAAATCTATTAGATATAGATTTGATGATAGTGGAACATTAATATTTCTACAAGTAAGTCCTAGTTCTTCATCTGATGTTAAAGCAAATGTCTATCCATTCATTGGAATAGCAGGACAAACAATTTTAATTTCAAATACATTTTTTTCTCCATTAACATTAGAAATTGAAATGGTTGAAAATACACTTGATAGTTTAAGTGGATTCATAACTGGAAATCAAGCATTTGATTTAACAAATGGTATTAAAACTCATTATGACCCTAACAATAACAATGCAATCACATATCAATATAATGTTTTTGAAATTAAAGATGATGTTGGAAATGTACCATTATATAATGTTGTTGAAAAAAGAACCAATATCGATAGTTCACAAGATTTTGATCAAATTGTTAGCGATATTTTATAGAATAGTATAAATTTTCATAAAAATATATAAAAAATCCTGTCAATTTTGATGGGATTTTTTGTTTTCAACGTATTTATAATAAAAATTTCTAATTGTGGGAAAAGTAAAAGTTGTTAATAATAAATTAGATTTAAACTTAATAGGAGAATCTCCATCCGAAACAATATTTCAATTTGGAACATTTTTCGTTACTTCTAATTTTGATGGTAAAAAAACTAAAGATTATTCAGATCAATTGAGTAGTTTTGTAACGCCAATTACATTAAAGACATTAAACGTTTCTGAAACGCAATTAGATGTATTGAATGTTAAAACTAATAAAGTAGTATTAAATTTAGACAAATCTGATTTAAAAACATTTGTTAGATTTGGTTCAGCATATGAATTTTTCAGAATATCACTTCAAAACGTTATTGTTAATTATCCAGGGAGTTTATTTGTAAATTCACAAGTAGTTAGAGGTGGTAATGTGACATTTAGTGGATTTACCTATAATCCATTGACAAACAAATCACAAATAACAATTCCACTAAATGCTGTTGTAAATAAATTTGGTTTAATCGTTGATTATGGAAATACAACAGAGCCAGATAATATCGCATTAAAAAATTTAAATACATCCTATAATAAATATATTTTATGGACTTCATACACTCCAACAGATAATACACATACAATATTAGGGTTTACTGGTTTTACAAAAAATAATGGTGTTTTAATACTTGAAGTTCTTGGAAATCCTCTTCCAATGATGACAGGTACTAGCGGAATATTAGATTTTCATATTAAACCAACTAATTATGTTTTTGAAGAATTTAGAACAATATTGGATTATTATGAAAAATATATTGTATCTGAAAGAAGTGCTGACAATAGTGGGTTTGTTTTTGTAGTTAAAGATCCAACTTTACTTGATAATGGAACAATAAACTATGTTAATACAACAGTTTCATGGCCAACAACGGATAAATATAATATTGATATTGATAATTCGAATTATGATAATTTGTTAAGAATTTTATTAAATATAGGTAGTAAATATGATGAGATAAAAACAAATTTAATATCAAGATTTTTAACACCAACATCAATAAAAACCTATGATTTAACACAAGAAGGAAAAGTTGATAAATTACTAAAAATATATGGTCATGAATTTGACATAATGAGACAATTTATTGATTCTATAGCATATATCAATACGGTTACATATAATAAAGTTAACAATATTCCAGATCAGATTGTAAATAATCTTGCAAGAACGTTTGGTTGGAAATATTTTTCATTGTTGAATGAAAGTGAATTGGTAAGTAGTTTTTTGACAATTGATGAAAATGAAAGAAATACAAACACTGATTTATTACCATCTGAAATTGATATTGAATTATGGAGAAGAATTTTAATTAATACTTCTTATTATTGGAAAAGTAAAGGAACTAGAGACGCTATTAAATCAATGTTTTTGTTAATAGGAATACCAGAACCATTTATAAACATAACTGAATATGTTTATACTGTTAATGGAAAAATAGATCCAAGAACACAAACAATACCACAAGCATATTTTCCAACAAATTCTTTTCCATATAATAATGATGGTTATCCTGTTGCTCCATTGGAGACAAATAGTTTCTTTTTTCAAGTTTCTGGTGATACTGATAATGGACAAACATATATGAATGTATTTCGTCAAGCAGGTTTTAATTTATTGAGAACAGTTGACAATAAAAAATCATGGATTCAAACAGGTGCAACAACAAGATCACATTCAACAACCCCCCAATATTATCAAGAAGATAGTAAACTTATAATTAATACTAAGGAAATTGATGTTGCATTAGACACTGCTCGTGGAATTGAATATGATGTCTATAGATATATTAAAGAACAAGACTTTCCAGCAAATTCAAGTGGATATACAATACCATTTAATTATATTAACATTTCTTTAGGTTATACATTAAGTGCAAATACATTTACATTACCATTTACTCCAGAGGGTGATTTTGAAGTTAGATATAATGGAATTTTGTTAAATGCACCTAAAACGGGAACGACTAGTGGTATTACATATCAAAGTGATTATATTGTAAATGGAAATCAATTTACTTTAAATTATCCAGCATATTATACAAACAATAATAGAGATGTAATTCAAGCAACATATGTTTATTCAGGAGGCACTACAACACCAATTAGTGGGGTTACTGTAAAATATGTTGTTACCAGAGTAAAGGCTAATATAACAGGTACAATTGTTCCATTACCATCAAATGCAAATGGTGACATACAAGTAACCATTAATGGTATTGCATTAACTAAAGGAACTAACCAATTTACTGCTGATTATATTATTGATCCAAATAATAGTGGACAAATTATAATACAAAATCCTGAAATTATTTCATATTTAGCAATCCCAGAAAATAGTTATGTTCAGGTTGTATATATAACAGTAACAGGAAGCACAAGTATTGCAGCACGTAATGAATTGTTAAGGATCGATAGTTTTAATACTAGTAAATTATATTTTAGTTCAACAGCTAATAAATATGTTTATAAACTTAATTATAAAACAAAAAGTGCTAATGAAATAAAAATATTGATAAATGGTATTGCAATCGAACCATTAACTGATTATACTTTAAACAATAACAACCCATATGAAATATATTTACCAAATGGTTTAAAATATGGAGATGTGATAAGTGTTTATTATTTGATTGGTGGTTCTGATTATTTAAATCCTGTTATTAGTAACGATTTTGGAATTGGTGACATTTCAAATTTATCTTTTCTTGAATTTATCGAGCTAATTCAAAGAAAAATGATTAATGCAACAAATAGAAAAATTGTTACAGACTATAGTGGTGGTTGGTATCCAACATTATTAAAAATTTATATAACATATCTTGAAAGAGCAAATTTATCAACAACAGATCCACTAAGATCTAATGGATATACTTTTGAAAATTTATATCCGTTTTTGAGCAAATATAATGCTTTTTTTCAAAAATTTGTTGATCAATTATTACCAGCAACCATTATTTTAAGGAAAAGTGGCTTATTGATTAGAAACAGTATATTTACAAAACAAAAATTTACATATAAAAGAGGAGTTAATTTTGATAAAACAATTAATTATTTTGGTGATGATGGTAGTTTGTTTCTTAAAAGACCATTAACTAAAATAGTTAGTTGGACTAGTGATCATGTTTGTGTTGATGAATTATGTAAAAATTTAATCATATCTGGCATTACAATTACATATCCAACAACCACCACCACAACTACATTATCACCATATACAGCAGTAATTGTATTTAATTCAACAATAACCCAACAATATATATCAACCCCAAATAATAGTGGATATTATCGAAAATATGATATTGATCTTCAATTTAATCCAGAAATAACGCCAACATATGTAGTTAATATGAATTTGAATTCGAATGTATTTTTAAGTGGTGCAACAAATATAAATGATTCTAGTACTGTTGTCTTATCATTATATAAAAATAATATTATTACAAATACAACAATATTTAATCAATCTGGCACTACAGACAATGATCAAGTAATTTCAATTGAGAATGGTGATTTAATTAAAATTATTATTGAAAATACTGCATTAACAACAGGTGTTAATTTGATCGATACGGAAATAACATTAACACCAACAATATTAAGTGTTTCTCCAAATGGTGGTGAATTTACATTAATACCAGAATCAATAACTAATACTATTAATTCTTCAGGAATATGAAATTTGTAATAGCACTTCCAGATTGTGATTATTATTTGTGGCAAATGTTGGTTCAAATCAATAATTTTAGAAAACTAGGATTCGAAGAAAATACTATATATTTAATAGGAAAAACATCAATTCAAACAAGTTCAACATTACTAAAAATAATGAATGGTGGAATTAGATCAAGTTTTTTTATTTTTAATGATTTACGAATAAATCCAAGATATTCACCATCATTAAAACCATATCTAATGAAATGTTTTATTGAACAACATCCTGAAATAAAAAATGAAGTATTTTTCTTTACAGATCCAGATGTTATATTTACTAAAAAAATAAAATTTTCTGATTCTGAAACAAATAACAATGTTTGGTATATGAGTGATACACAATCATATTTAAACAGTACATATATTAAAAGTAAGGGTCTGGAGTTGTTTAAAGAAATGTGTAAAATTGTTGGTATTGATGAGGAACTTGTTGAAAAAAACGATAAAAATGCTGGTGGTGCACAAATAATTGTAAAAAATACAACTAGCGATTTTTGGAAAAAGGTTGAATTGGATAGTGAGAATTTATATATACACATGATTGAAACATCAAATAAATATAATCCAAAACATCCAATTCAAGCATGGACTGCTGAAATGTGGGCAACACTTTGGAATGCTTGGCTATTTGGACACGAAACTAAAATTATAAAAAAAATGAATTTCTCATGGGCGACAGATCTAATTAACAAATGGGATGAAAGTTCTATTTATCATAATGCTGGTGCTGTTGTTGAAAATGGTGACTATTTCTTAAAAAGTAAATATCAAAGATCACCATTTAATTTAGATTTAAAAATTACTAATAAATATTGTTCATTTAATTACGTTAAAGAAATTAAAGAAACAGAAAAGAATTTTAATAAAATATTGTTTTAATGGGTGTATCAAGAAAATATAATTTAAATATTAGTGATGTTATGAGTTGTGGTATTGGATCTGTTACTGGTAATACAATTACTTGTAGTATTTTAGATCCGTTTAGTGTTACATATGATACTAATCCACCAACAATTTGTAATTATCCATTAATTAATTTAGATGATTTAAAAGCATTATCAACCATAAATTATGAAAATAGAATTTCGGATTTAATCAATAAATTACAAATAGAAAATGAATCATCAAAAGAAAGTTTAATTGAAGATGCTCAATATGAAGAGCTAGATTGTGATTATAAAAGTGATTTAAGTACTAATTTCATTGTTTACAAATTTTTAAGCGGAATTAGAATAATAAATGCTGGAAGTCCAAGTGGAATTATTGAATATAAAGTATATCCTGTTGGCGGAGATCCAAATAATTATCCTTGGGTAACAAATCCAACGTTCTTAAACTTAGATCCAGATGGAATATATATTGTATTAATTAGAGATAATTTAAATAATCTAATATTAGATACTCATAGTACAACCATATCAATGCAACTATTACTTCCAAGTACTACAACCACATTGGCAAGTAAAACAATATCTTTAAATCAGATTAATACATCAACATCATTATTTTCAGCATATAAAAATGGATGTGTTCAAATCAATCCACAATTATCTTCGTTTGAAAGACTTGAGATTGATTTTACTACGAACACAATAATTAGTGGTTGTGGCGAATTTTCATTAACATTTACATGTAAACCAAATAATTCATCTCAATTTTATCCTTATTGTAATATTGTAAAGAATACAGTTGGAACATCTTCTTCTTCTGGTAATTTATCTATTGAATATGGCGATACTGTTTGTTATAATATAATGGGAACTAATAACGCATATGGATCAACGGTTTGTGGTGATTTTTGTATAAATAATGTCAATGGATTAAATACTGTCAATCCAATAATTGATATTACAAATAATTGTTCAACAATAGTTAAAATAACCCAACCATTAGATATTGTAGTCAGTTTGAGTGGTATTACAACCACCAATACAACAAATTCACAAATTGTTAATGGTGTTGTAAAATTTTCACAATCAATACCTAATGGTGAATTTATTAATATTCAATTTTCAGCAGCTAATTCAGTTAGTGCTAGTGGTACTTTTTCATCAACAGAAATTTTTAGAAAAAGAACAATTGATTCAAATTATGTTAGTCAATGTGTTATAGGTAATATTTGTTCACAACCACAAACATTAAATTTAATTGCATGTAATGGAGATAAATATTGTTTTAATATGGTTATTAATTTAATTTCTGCTGGAAATACTGGAACTAATAGTATTTCAATAACAAATATAAATAGTTCTAGTGGGGTGTTGTCTTCAATATCAACAGGTAATACAATTTCATTTACAAAATCAATACCAATACCATCTGTAGTTTTTGGTGTTTGTAGGCAAAATTCAACACCATCATCTTCAAATGGTTATTTTAATATTACACCATCATTACCTAATGGAGAATATGTAACATTAGGATTTCAAATTAATCAAGACTTATTCGGATCTTCATCATCAAATATTAGTTATTATTGTAAACCTAATGGCTGTGCTAATTTTGTTTTGAAATGTCAATATAGTCTTTCATCATCTTGTTCTAATACTTGTAATCGAAATGGAAATATAACTATTAATAGTGGCGATTGTTTATGTTATACGAATTCATTAAGTAATAAGATAGTATCTCAATTTACGTTTACTACAATATGTAGTAGTTCTGGAATTTCTCCATCTATATGTAGTGGAAAAAATGGTGATTATTTATTATGTACATAAATTTTAAATTATTGTATTTATAAAAAAAACATAAATGGCATTTATTGGTAAAAAAAACCCAACAGTTCTAAATATAAAACTAACTTCAAAAGGTAGAGAATTACTATCTGAAGGTAAGTTAACATTCAATTATTTTGCATTAGGTGATAGTGAAATTGATTATAATTTTAATTCTTTAGCACAATTAAATCCATTTTATAATCAAATATTAAAACCAGTAGATGAGAATCCAAATATTATATCATTTATTCCAAAAACAATTTCAGGAGATCCATATAATTTTATATCAAACGTTTCATCAGTTCCAACAATTGTTCAAAATAATGCAAATAGTATTGGGTTTTTTAATATTACTGGCAATAGTGTTAGTTTTTTAACAGATGGGGATCATGTAAAACAACCAGATGTCATGATTAAAGTAGATAATCTTACAGGTGGTACTTTATTGGAATTATTTAAAGCTCCGACATATTTAGCCAATGTTAACGAACCTAGTGTTGGTGATTTTATGTTGGTTAAGTGGTCAAATAAATACGACATAACAAGCGGAACAACTGGTTATAATATTGATTTATCAAATCCAAAACCAATTTTGGTATATAAAATACAATCAATAATATCTGGATCGTTATTCAACGATAATTTAATTGTTGAAGTTGACAGAGAATTGCCTAATTTTAGTGGTATTACTGGAACAACAAATGTAAATGTAGGTGCAATAATATTTTATAATTATATTAATTTTACTGGAGATACAATATATAACGATTATTCAACCAATTATGAAAATGAGAGTGTATTGGCATTTTTACAAAACTGCCAATGTCCTACGATAACGTTTCCATTTTGGAATTTATCTATTGTATATATTGATGAAATTATTGGAGTTCAAACAGACAATAAGAAATTTCAAAAATTTTCATCTAATTTATATGGTGGTTTTGTATCATACATACAAAATCAAAAACCCGTTTTTAACAAATTAGGAATAATTCATTATTCTAATTTTTCTCCTTCCAATACATATGGTGAAGAACTTTATGTTAATACTGTTGATAATAATGTACCTATATTAGACATACCAACAATAATGTGGCATAAATCATCAACAAATTTGATGGGTGTTAAATTAAAAGCAATTAACACACTAAAAACATTAACTGGTGAAACCAAATCACTAAACATTTCATATTATGATTTGGGTGATTTAGACGGAAATGTTGTTGGAAAAGTATTTCCAAGTTTAAAAGTATTTGTTATTGAAGATCAAGAATTACTTTTTGCATTGTCTTACAAATCAAATAGATCTTGGACTTTACCAAATTATAGTGTGGGAACAAATGATAATATTGTAATTGGATGTCCAACATGTTCAATAGACTTTGATGTTACAGTAACAAATCCGACTAGTCTTATTAGTGGAAATGGATCTTTATATATTGATAATATTGTTAATCAAATTACTGGAAGTAAGTTAATTTTAGATGTTAGTGGTTTAACTAGTGGTCAAATTTATTTTGATCAAATAGTAGCAAATGCATTAATTGGCAATTTAAGCGCTGATACATATAGTGTGACAATACATGATTTGGGTGCATTAAATTGTCAAGGAAAAACAATTGTAATGTCTAATCCAACAAGTATATTATCTATTTATAATACTGGAACAACTCAAAGTGGTTTAGATCCTGATTTTGAATTATCTATTATTAATCCTACTACTATTAGAGTTTATTTAAATGACATTGGAACTATTTATGGAACTGGTTATACTCAAATAGTTTCATATGGAGCTACTGCACCAATATCTTATTTAACAATTGGAACATATCATGAATTCAATAATCTAACATTCTTAAATCCATATACTATATATGTTAAAGATAAATATACTGGATCGACGGAATTTATAATAACTAAAGACTATGTTGCTGCTGGAAATCCTTTAAATAGTAATTTTATTGTTTCAAATCAGATGGTAGATAGTGGTGGTACATATGTCATACTAACTAATTATTTAACAACGATAAATCCAAGTGTAAATCCAATTATTGGAACAATTGAATTTAGTGCATATGAATCAACATCAGTTCCCTCAAGTTGGGAAGTGTTGCCAATTGGAGATCCTAATGGAACTTCGAAAAAAATATATATAACTGGAACTAGAAATTATACTGTTTCAGTAAGAGAGAGATATCAAACAATTGAAATGTATAAGTTTACAAAAACAACAATAATAGTGTAAATATGGCAGATATTAGATTTAAAATAAGTGGTAATACAAATCCTTTTATAGCAAAATTGTGGAATAGTGGATGTACTGCACTATTACAACAAAAATCAATTGACTATTCTGGAACGTGTGTTATATTTGGAGGATTAGACGCTAATACATACTATAATGTTTCCATAAACGATAAAATAGATACAATATATTCCAAACAATTTTTAACACCAGCACCAATAACACCTTCAATATTACCAACAAAATATGTTTGTTTAATAGGTACTCTATATAATTCAAGCGATTATGTTCAACAAATATCAAGTCCAAAGGAATTGTTTATATCACCAATATTATCAACTGGTGAATGTGTTGATGTTAAATTAAGGATTAATACAACAAATTATTCTAATACCCAAAACAGTATAACTCTATATTGTGGGGGTGTTGCACTATCACCAGTATATTCAAATTCAGGACAACAATATAAAACAATAAATATTAAACCAAATGATAGTATTTGTTATACAATGACAACATATGCCACATCATCTCCAGGCGTTCAATTCTCTGGTACATCCAATATTGAGATTATTGGAACAACAGGACATAATATCACATCTTTAATCTCTTCAACATATTATTCCAAATCAACGTGTTTGTCGATATCAAATACTGGATCAATATCAGCAAATCAAACAATATTTGTATTATCACCAAGTAGTATTTCTTATAGTTTACCAATAATAATAACTTCAACACAAATGTGGGAAATTGATGTAACAACAGTTCCTTCATGGATTAATTATGCATTTGTTGATGGAAATAGTGGAGATAGTCCAGATTTATTTGTTCAAGCAAATGATACACCTAATCTAAGAAATGCGATGGTTAAAATTTGGTTAAAAAATAATCACAATATATTTGTTGTAATTAATATCACAATTTAAAAATAATATGGCAAGCGTTAAATATACGATAGTTAATGGAGGAGTTCCTTTTAAAGTAGAACTAATACCTAGTTCAATTCCAGCTAATATGCATAATTCTGTTGGACAATTTGAATTTTTAAATGTTCCAAATGGTTCGTATGTTCTAACAATTACAGATGGAAATGAATGTGTTTTTGAGGAACAAATAACTGTCGATCCTTCAGTTACAACAACTACTACAACACAAATACCAAGTAATTCTATTGTAGTGGGTCAAACAAATGATACTAATGTAATTTTTAATGAAGATGGAACAAATAGAGATAGTCATTATAGTGGATATCCAGATGTAAATACTTCTACAATATACTTATGGTTTAAAACATATGATGGTTTTCCAATAACTAATCAAAAAACGTTACAATATTCATTAATTGGAGATAGTGGAACAACTTTTAGTTTTAACAGTTTAAGTGATGAAATTCATTGTGAGGTAATTGAAAATATAAATAATGCACCATCAATTAGTGGCAATATAATATTAAAATCAGGATTTATTGAAACATATTTTGAATATACATATATGAAAAATCCATTAATTCCAGACTATACTATTAATTTAACTACAATTGAAAATATATTTTATAACGGTCTTGAATTGACTGGTGGAACAAATCAATATGGTATTACATATAATACCAATAATAATATAATAATGAAATTTTAAGTATTTATTCTCATGGCAGCAGGTTATACGGTATTTTTTAGTTATTTATTAGAATCAGATTCTGGAAATACAACAGGATTTGGTTATAGTACTGCAATTCATTGTAATTATATTAATCAGATTTATTTAGATAATATAACCAATAAAGAAGTTAATATATATTTTAATGATGTTGATGATTTTAAATTTCTAAGTACTACTGGAGATACTGGATATACAATAAATAAAATATATATTTTAGTACAGTTAATTAACAATTCATTATATTCTAACCTGAGTGATGTAAAACCAACATCAAACGAATGGAAAAAATATGATGTTACAACTCAAATTAGTGGTTATACAAGTGGACAACTTTTATCAGCAATTGATTTGAGTAGTGTTGTTTTTAAAGTTCCACTGTATCTATATTATAATGAAACATTAATGCCAACATATGATTTAAGTTATTTAAATTATCCATTAGTTAGTCAAACAGGAACAACAGCATTAGATACTCCATTATGTTTTGGTGATGAACAATATTTTATTGGAAATGTCACAACAGACATTCAAGCAGTCGCATATACAACAGACTTAGTTATAAATTTACCTATAAACGAATTTAATTCATCAACTAATGAAAGTTGGGATCAAGATAAAGTATATATTACAGAAATTGGATTATACGATTCAAATAAAAATCTTGTTGCAATTGGGAAACTGAATAACCCACTTCCAAAAGATTCAACAATTTCCCGAACAATTGTATTTGGAATTGATTTCTAATCTCGCCCAAAAATAGTTTCAGATAACATTATTATTAAAGCCAATCCAAATATAATAAATATTATCATAAAATTTTTTTTATAAATACAAAAATAAACAAATTTATCATTATTTTCATTTGATTTATATTTTTTTATAAATTCCTAGTATTTATTATAAATCTTTTGAAATTAATTAATTAAAAATATATATAAAAATGAAAAATTTAGAAATTACTGGTGAAATAAAACCAAAATCAATAATCATTGATGGAATTTTACACAATAAGTTAAAATTATTTTGTAAAGGAAAAAGCCTAAAAATGGGTGGAGTTATTGAGAATTTAATTGAGTTGTATTTGAAAAAATCTCAAGAACTTAATAAATTAATTGAAGAAAATAAGGAATAATAAAAAGAATTTAAAATGGAAAATGCCTACATACTTTCACTTGATTTAAGTACTACAAACATTGGATTTTGTTTATGGTCAGATACAGGAAATTTAATAGAAATGAAACATCTTGAATTAAAAACGCCAAAAGACATTTCTGTCAACAATAGGGATATTTATAAAGCACAAATTTTTTTAAATTATGTGAATGATTATAAAAAATATGTTTCTGATTTATTAAATGGTAAAATAATACATATTGTTATTGAAGAACCTCTATTTGGGAGTAATAATTCATTAACGGTTTCTACTTTAATGAGTTTTAATGGAATTTGTAGGTTTATCCTTTATCAAGTTTTTAATATATATTCTCAAAAAATTTCAATTTATGAAATACGTAAATTAATGTGTCCAGAATTTGTTAACTTAACAAAAGTTAAGGGAGTTATAAAAGAAACACTATCATTTCCAAAAGGTTGGAAAAGTGAAGAAAAGAAAAAATATATTTGGGAAAAAGTTGCAAGAATGTTACCTGATGCCAAATGGTTTTATAAAAAAAATGGTAAAGATTTATCTAATCTAAATTATGATTTATCAGATAGTTATGCATGTGGTTATGCATATTTCAAAAAAATAAATAAATAATATTAATAATAGTTATTTGAAATCCATTTATTTAATCCAATCAATTGAAACTGGTTGCTATAAAATTGGCACATCAAAAAATCCAAATAAAAGAATAGAGAAATTACAAACAGGAAATTCATCAAAATTAAAACTTATTTTCACATTCAAATCAGATTTAGCTACTCAAATTGAAAAAATTTTACATAGAAAATATTCACATTTAAAAAGACATGGTGAATGGTTTGAACTATCATTAAATGAAGAACTTACCTTTATAAAAGATTGTGAATATTTTGAAAAAAATTTAAATATTTTAAAAGAAAATGAAAATTTTTTTAGTTAAAATTTGTTAATTGTTTGATTTTGTTTTAATTTTGGGAAAAATAAATTTACTTAAAAGTTAGATAGATGACACCTAATCGAGTACAAAATGCTATAAAGATTATAGAACATGCAATTAATAATAATATTGGAATTAAGCAAGCAGCTACTGAAATTGGTTTTGGCGAAACATATGTAAAGAATGTGAAATTAGATCTCTATAAAAGTGTTGAAAGAGGAATAGTTGAACAAAGTGTGTTAAATTCTTTTTTGGAAATATATAAAAAATATCAAGAATCTAAAATTTCAAATTTAACAAAAAATGAGGAATTGACCACCACACTAAAAACATTTTCATTAAATGATAATTCTACAAAATTAACATTTAAAGAAGATGAAGCAGAATTGGAACATAATACAAATTCAAATTACCCACCAAATCACATTAAAACATTAGAAGAATTACTTCAATTTCATAAAATAGATTTGAATTTTTGGAATGTTAAAGAACATACAATTAATAAATGGGATGTTACTTCATTTAAAAATGATAATCCACAAACAATTCAAAATTTCCAAGTCAAAGCCAGATTAGAAAAAAAAGTAGATCATGTGAAATATAAGCAAGCAGCAGAAGTGTTTCTTGATATGATAAAAAATTATTCCCCACCAACATTCAATTTAGATTATAAAAAATTACCTAATCACCCTGAACATAATTTATTAGAAATTTCTATATTCGATTTGCATTTGGGAAAACTTTGTTGGGAAGGAGAAACCGGAGAAAATTATGATGTAAAAATAGCATCAAAAAGATTTCTTCAGTCAATTAATGAATTGATTCAAGAATCAAAGGGTTTTGAAATTTCTAAAATATTATTTCCAATAGGAAATGATTTTTTTAATTCTGATACAATTAATAATACAACAACAAAAGGAACTCAACAAGATGAAGATTTGCGTTGGCAAAAAACGTTTACATTAGGGGTTACTTTATTGGTTGATGGGATAAATTTATTGAAAACTTTGAACGTTCCAGTGGATGTGTTAATCATACCTGGGAATCATGACTTTTCTAAATCGTATTTTATGGGTTCATATCTTGAAGCATGGTTTAGAAATGATGAACAAGTAATGGTTAATAATGGAGCATCTCCTAGAAAATATTATAAATTTGGAGAAGTTCTATTAGGTTTTACTCATGGTAATGAAGAAGCCGAAAATAGTTTACCACTATTAATGGCAACAGAAAAGGAATCTAAACCTATGTGGAGTGAAACTAAATTTCATGAATGGCATTTAGGACATAAACATAGGAAATCAAATATAAAGTATAGTGTCTTAAATAAAAATAGAGAACTAAATGAAGATTTAGGAATAATGGTTCGATATTTATCTAGTTTAACTGGAACAGAAGAATGGCATCATAGAAAAGGTTTTGTGGGACAAATAAAAGCTGCTGATGGTTTTATTTGGAACAATAAAACAGGATTGAGAGCACATTTAAATACAAATTACATTATTGAAAATTAATTATATATAAAATGAAAACACAAAGTCTATTAAAAATATCAAAGAGAGGGCGACCACCAAAAGATAAAAAAACTTCTAATGTTGATGAAGTAATCACAAAAAACAATATTGATGATGTCGTAAAGAATAAAGTTAATGAACTTTTGACAGATGTTACACAATCAATAAAAGAAAATTTAAAAGAAGGTGAAACAACTGAAACTAAGATCAAGGAAAGGAAATGGCTTGAAGAACAAGTAACGTTACTTTCAGAAGAAAATGAAAAACTTAGACAACATGTTGCTTATTTAACAAATGAATATCAACCAACAGAAGAAAATATTAACAATGAAAATAAAAGAGCAAACGATGAAGGAATCATGAAAAATGTGATTGATTTTTTCAACGATTTTCAAACAAATTATATTCCAGGTGTTGATCCCAATGGAAGACCAAATATGATTATTTGGCCATTGCCATTTGTAAATAGAATGATTGGATATTTTCCATTTTTAGGACAACATAGAAGAATTTAAAATAAACAAATTATGATACAAATAATTTATGTTTGGATACTATTAACTATAATTAGTCTATTTTTATTTGGAATTTCTTATTATTTCAATTGGAAAATGAAATTGCAAAAAATATTCATGATTTTATTTTATTTTATAGTATTTTTTTAGGAGGATTTGCGCTTGTTTTAAATTTAGGTTTAATTTAAAATTATATTTTATATTTTGACGTTTTTTTACAATTGAATTCGATAAATAATGGTTCAAAATCCAGAAATTCAAAGTATTGTAAAAAATACTTTTAATGAGGTTAAAAATTATTTGAAGTCAGATCAGATTTCCGTTAATTGTCCTCGTTGTGCAGAAGAAAATGGAGGAATTATTGATGGTAAGTTTAATCTCGAAATAAATACGAAAAAGAACCTGTTTCGTTGCTGGAAGTGTTCGAATCCTTACTTTTCCGGTTCATTGAAAAAATTGTTGAGATTATATGCAACAAGATCTAACTATGAATTGTATAAATCATATGTAGGTAATAATTATTTTTTCGGAAATGGTGAAATTGATATAGACTACGAAGATTTATGGATTGAATTGCCAAAAGAAGTGATATTATTTTCACAAATGGATTATACAAATCCAAGCCATTTAGAGGCTTATAATTATTTAATACTTGATAGAAAATTAAATCAAGAAATAATTTTTAAATTTAGACTTGGTTTTTGTTTAGAAGGAAGATACACAAAAAGAATTATATTTCCTTCTTATGATGAGAATGGTATTGTTAATTATTTTGTTGCAAGAAATTATGACCTAAAAAATAAAAAGAAATCTCCATATGATAATCCTAAATATGGAAAAGATAAAATTATATTTAATGAAGGTTATATTAATTGGGATTCATCAATTTATTTAGTTGAGGGGGTTTTTGAGTTAGCAACATTCCCAATAAATACAATACCATTATTAGGAAAAAAACTGTCAACAACGCTATTTAAAAAATTAAATGAGTTAAAACCAAATATAGTTATATTATTAGATCCTGATGCACATAAAGATGCTGTTGAATTATATTATCAACTATATTCAATATACATTGGACAAGAAGAAAAAATTAAAATTATAAAATTACCATATGAAAAAGATTTAGATTTGATTAGAAAGAATAAAGGTATTGATGATGTTATTAAATGTTTGTACAATGCCAGAACTCTAACTATCGATGATTATTTTAGTAAAAAGTTAGTTAATTTAAATGACGGAAGAAATTCAAACAGAAAATTCCAAGATTATTCAAAATATTCTGAATGGGGGAGATCTGGAAGCACAAAATCATTTATATGAAATTTGTAAAAATAATATTGAAGCATATTTGAAATATAAATATCCTAAATATATTGATTATGATGATGATGTTTCTGAAATAATTACAAAAATATTTGATAATTTAAATTTATTTGATCAGAATAGATCAAATCTTAAAACATGGATTATTTCAATAACAAATAACCATATAATTGATAAATGGAGAGATAATAAAATTTCATCAATAAAACAAAATAAAAAAAATAATCAAACAATTTCTGAAGATATTAATGAAACATTTTTTAGTAGTAGTTCTACAACACAAACGAATAAAAATATTGATTTTGAAACGAAAGACCTTGTAAATTATTTATATTCTCAAATCTCATATCCAGATTGTGAATTGTTAGATATGAAATATGTTCAAGGCTATACGCACGAAGAAATTGGGAATAAATTTAATTTAAGTAGTGCAACAATTTCAAATAGAATTAATTATATTAAATCAAAGTTGAAAAAGAATAATAAGGATTTGTTAAAATAAAAAAATAATGGAAAATTACACTCCGAAAGTTCATGAAAACGGTAAATATGTTGAAATGCTTATAGAAGCCAAAAAATGTAAATGCTGTGAAAAGATTATGATTCCAGAACTTGGATACCACTCCATTTTTCCAAAATTTAATAGGATAAATCAAGAAGCACAAATGAAAGCAGGTGGATTTGTTTATAGTACAAGCACTTTGGTTGATGATAAGCCTATTTGTTTGGAATGTGAACAAGCAGGAAAAGCAGATTTTTTATGTCAATTATGTAATGAAAGAAAAACTTCTGATAAGAAAGAAGAATCATTTGGTTATCCTTCTGATTTTTTGTGTAAAGATTGTTATGAAACAAAATCTGCCAAAATTTGGGATGAAAAGTGTAATGAATTGATGAGAAAACATCAATATGATTTTGAATAGTACAACAATTTAAAATATAATTAATTATATTAAATCAAAATTGAAAAAAAAATAAGGATTTATTTAAATAAGAAAATATGAAAAATTTAATAAGTATTGAACCAATAGCAGTGAAGGATAAAAATGATGTTGTTAAAGCATTGACAATTCTTGAAAAAATTGGTATTAAAAGGATGACTGAAGAACAAAAGAAAAATTATCTTGCTGATGAAACAAGAACTGTTGATAATAATTTTATGATTCAAGAAGATGATGGTGGGTTTAGAATACAATCACATTATATTGGATTTGGAATATCTTTGGAAAGTCTTGAAAAACAAGTTAACGATATACTTGAAAAGCATCCAAATATTTGTGATAAAATTAATGAAATTCTTGATAAAAAAGAACAACTTACTAAACAGATTAATGATATAAAAGAAAATATTGATGTTCTAAATAAAAATATATCAATGATTGAGTTAAAAGAAAATTAGAAAAATATGAAATATAAACTAAATGGATTAAATGAATTGAGTAAACAATTTAATAGTTTTGTTGTAGAAATGGGTTTTGATAATAATGACATACCACTTAGAATAGCACTTATACATTCCGAAGTATCAGAAGCTTTTGAAGCTTATCGTAAAGATAAATATGCTAATATTAATAAATATAATGAAAATGTTATATCTATTGATAAATCAGATGAAAAGTTTAAAGAACTATTTGAAAATACGATGAAAGATTCATTTGAAGATGAGTTGGCAGATTCAATCATTAGATTACTTGATTTATGCGGTAAATTGAATATTAATATTGAAAAGCATATTGAATTAAAAATGAGGTATAATGAAATGCGTGGTTATAAATTTGGCGGTAAAAAATTTTAAATAAAATAGAAAAAACTAAAAAACAAAAATAATAGGATGATTACAATAATAGTAGAAAGAGATAAAACTTGTAAAATGGCAAGAGTTAGTGATGGTGTTGGGAATGGGATGGAAGGAAATTTTTGGGATTTTCATAATGGTTGTCATGGATTATATAAGTTTGGTGAATTTAATACAGTAACCGAATTTGCTCATGTCCTCAAAAAATTTCATGAAGCAAATGGTGAAAAGGTAAAAATCATTAACTCTGATTATAAATGGAATGCTTGATTATAAGTTTGGTGGTAAGAATTTTTAACAAAATTAAAAATTAATATGAGTATTATTATAAATAAATTATGGAAATAAAAACGATTACAATTGATGGACAAGATTTTTTCCTTGTACCTAAATGTGAAACAAAAACAGATTTAGATGTTCTTATTGAACCAATTGAACAAAAGATTAAAAAAATATTCTATGTGAAAACACGATATATGTGGGGTAAAGAATATGACCAAAACCTTATTGATGGTAAGGATAAAGATGGTGGGTGGTGGAAATATCGTAGAGAAGAATGGGAAAATGGTGATTTCACTTGGATTAGAATGTTTGGTGGTGAAGTTGAAGCGAGAAAAGAAGATGTTGTTGTTTTGGAAAGTTGGTATCAAAGAACGATTAAACCATAATTTTTTAAAGTTTTTCGCAGAGAACTATGATTGAAACACGATTGTAGTATTGTGTTTAACGTAAAATGTATGGTGTCGTGGCTGCCTTTAATCGAAGCCACATAGTTTCAAAACTTAACAACTTTAAATATGGAAAACGAACTTTCAAAAACAGAGCAGCCATGCACTATACATAATGTTAGTAGTAGTACGGGTTGGGAGACAACTGATTTTATGTACGGAATTAAAGTATTACTTTCTGAAAAGCCAAAAGATAAAAGTTTACTAAAAGCTATCGAGGAGCTTGGGGAACTTTTGGTTAAATTATTGCAATACCTAAACAAACCAGAATCTATAAGCGAAGGTGATATTGAAGAAGAAATTGCAGATTGTGAAATGCAATTTCATATTCTTAACAACTATTTCCCAGTTCCTCAAAGTATAAGAGAAAGGAAGATTGATAAATTTTTACAATCAAAAGATTATAAGCAGTACAAAACTAAATACGAAGGTAAATAGTATTACTGCTAACTATTATATATATTTTTATGGTTGTAAATATCATTAAACTAGATAATTACAACCATAAAAATTAAAGATTAAATTTATAAGATTTCAATAACCTTAGAACCGTTTTTTATTTCCATTTTTGGTATCGTTATTCTTAAAATACCATTATTTAATGAAGATTTAATTTCGTCAACGTTAATATTTTCAGGAAGTGTAAATATTTTTTCATATTTTCCAAAAAAAGTTGATTTTTTATTGTATTTTAGATCATCAATTTCTTTACGTTCAGCATTAATAGTTAATTGATTATTTTCAACATTAATTTTAACATCTTCTTTTTTTATTCCAGCTAAAGAAAATTCAACAAAATATTCATTATCATTTTCAATTATATCATAAGGAATTGAATTAAAATTAACAACATTTAATTTATTGTCGAATAAATTATCTAACATCATATCAAACAAATTGCTTGAATTATTCCATTTTTTTATTAACATATTTTTTCAGTTTTTAGTAAAATTATTTTTTGTTTTTGTGATTTTATCAAAAAACGTACAAATCTAATTTTTAACTAAATAAGTGACATTTTGTTATAAATTTTAGAAAAAAATATGATCTTTTGTCAAAATAAGAAAAATTATATTTATTTTTGCATTTAAATAAATTTTAAAATTTATGATAATAACTAAAATTTGTCATCTTGCAGACATCCATTTGCGTAAAGCAACCACACGTAATGAAGAATATATACAAGTTTTTGAAAATTTATATAAATCTTTAGAAGAAAAGAAACCAGATAGAATAGTGATTGTGGGTGATCTTGTCAACGAATATTTAGATTTAAGTCCTAGTCAGATTTTATTGGTAAGTAATTTCTTAAATAGATTATCTGAAATCGCTGAAGTCCGCATCACCAAAGGGAATCACGATTGTCTTGGGGCTAATAGAAATTTAATTGATTCAATTGGAAGTATTGTTGAAATTCTTAAAAATCCCAAAATAATTTATTATAATAAAACAGGCTTTTTTTATGATGAAAATGTCATTTGGTCGGTTTGGAATCATAGAGAAAAGAATAATAATCCTTGGAAACTAAAAGAAGCTAAAACAATAGATAAAAATAATTATACTACTATTGATTTATTTCATGATCCGATTTATGGTTGTAAAACATCTTCTGGATATGAAATGAAGGATAAATATTATTATACCCTAAACGACTTTAAAGGCACTATTTCTGCTTTTGGTGATATTCATCTCATGCAATATCTAAACAAGGAAAAAACAAAAGCATATTGTGGTTCATTAATTTCTCAAGATCATTCTGAAGGAAATTCTAATTTTCATGGATATTTGTTATGGAATATTCAAAATAAAACTGTTGAAGAAATTCCAATTCACAATGATTATTCTTTTAAGACAATTAAAATAACACCGTTTGTCGATTTTGATGGTTTAAAATTCGAAATCGAAAATTCGACTAAGTTTATGAAAGTTAGGTTTGATTGGAATACTTTACCACAAACAAAAAATAATGACAATGAAAGAAAATTGGTTGAATATATAAAATCTAAATATGAAAATATTATAAGCATATCTCATAAAACATCTTTTATTGTAGATGATAAGATAAATATTAAAGAAAACCATACACTACAAAATATTTCAAATAAATCAGTACAACATGAAATTTTTAGAGAATATCTTGAAAAAATAGGTACAGAAAAGAAATTAATTGATGATGTGATTACATTAGATGAAGAAATATTTGATAATTCAGAATTTGTTAATGATTTCAATATTCAATGGGATGTGATTAAATTTGGTGGTAAAAATTTTATGTCATATGAAAATATAGATGTTGATTGGCGAGATAAAAGTGGATTGTTTCAAATATTTGGCGAAAATACGGCAGGCAAAACAACAATTTTTAAAATTTTAACATATATTCTTTTTAATAAATCATTAGAAACTGAAACAAGAATTAAATATGGCGATTTGCGATATGTTAATAATCGTAATAATTCTAATGAGACTGAGACTTATCTTGTTTTGAAAGCAAATGAAGAATATTATGGATTGAAAAGAAAAACTCGAATTGTAAAAAATGGAGATGGTATAGTAACAAGTACACCAACAACAGTCAATTATTATTTATTATCCACTCCAGATGATGTAATGGATGACAACACTTCCATCGAAAATTTAGACGATACTAGAAGAACCAAAACACAGAAAAAGATTGAATCTATAATTGGTTCATATGAAAATTTTATGCGTATTTGTTTTATCACATCAGACACAATGAATCATATTTTGAAAAATACTGAATCTGAATTTATTGATACATTATTATATGATTCTGGTTTGGATATATTTGATAAAAAACTTGAAAATCTTAAAATCTACCAGAAAAAAATTAATGAAAAGCAAAGAATAATTTGTAATGTCGATGTTTTATCAGTTGAAAATTCAACATTAACTCAGGAAAATGTGAATTATTTAGTTGAGATAAAAAACATTGAAACAATAAATTTACCAAAAATACAAACTGAAATTCAAAATAATAGAATTTCTGTTGATGATTTTAATAAGAAAATGTATAGAATTGACCCTGAAATTTACAATCTAAACATAAATAATATTAATTATGATATAAGCGTTCAAAACAAAAAAATAAACGATTTACGAGCAAAAAATGAAGTATTGTTAAAAAATATTTCATTATTAAAGACAACATATGATGAAGACAGATTAAAATGTTTATTAGAAGATAAAGAAAAGGAAAAACAAAAAGAATACCAACAAAGACTTCTTATTAAAACTATTGAAGGAGAAATCAACGAAAATCAACATCAGATAGAAATTATCAATGGAGATGTGTTTCGTCTAAAAAATCAAGGTAGAGAATGTAAAGAGGAAATTAAAAGACTAAAAGAATCAAAAATATGTCCAACGTGTGGTCAAGAATTAACTGCTGAACATCAAAAACATCTTGATGAAAACATAAAAATTGTTGAAGTAAAAATGTATGGCATTGCAGATCAAATAAAAGCTAAAGAAAATATTGATAAACCAAAATATCTTAAAATTATTGAAGAAAAGAAAACAAAAATAGTTTCAATTCAAAACGAAATAACTAACAATAGCTTACTTTTTGAATCAATGCTTAAAGAAATTGGAACATTAGAAAACGATAAAAATGATGTAGATAAATATAAAACATTAAAATCAGAAATTGAACAAATACCATTGATTATACAAAATGAACAATTAAAAATTGATATTCTAAATCAAAAGATTATCAGTTATAATAATAGTTTGATTCAGATAGAAGAAAATAAAAAAACTGAAAAGATTATTGAAAAAATAAAATCTGAAATTTTTGTATTGGAACAAAGTGAGAATATCGAAAAGGAAAATATTTTTAAAAGAAAAACTTTTATATTGAATAATGAAAATAAAATTAATAATAATAGTCAATCAATAGCAGCATTTAAAGCACAAGAATACCAAGACATGATTATTAATTTATATAAGAAATGTGTTCATAGAGATGGAATTCCAAGACAAATGCTTATTAATTATATAATACCTAGAATAAATTTAAATTTAGATGAAATTTTATCAGCCTCACAATTTAAAATTTGGTTAGATATTGAAGATCTAAGACCCAAATTAGTTTATAAAAACATACCAACTTCAATAATTGATTGTATTAGTGCTTCTGGTAAAGAAAGAACATTTTCAAGTATTGCAATAAAATATGCTTTAAATCAGATAAATGTTAAATCAAAACCATCCATTTTTATATTAGATGAAGTAACTGGTAAATTAACAGAAGAAAGTCTTGATGAGTTTAATGAAATATTAAAACAAATAAAAACTAAAATGAAAAGAATTTTAATCATAGAACATCGGGCAAATTTAGATCCAGATCATATGATTAATGTTTTCTTAAATGAAAATAGGATATCATCACTAGAAATAAACTAAGAAAAAGTATTTATATTTAACAAAATAACAACAAAAACATGGATTTTAAAAAATACGACAAACTGAGAAAAAAGTCTAATTCAAAGGATTTTGAAGGAAAAAACAATGATTTAGATTTTTGGTTATATAAATTTTCGTTTCTTGGGAATGGAGGATCGATATTTTTTGCGTTCTTTTTGATCTACCCATCTCTATATAAAACAATATCACTTCATTTAGTTGAGGGTGTGTGGTCAAATATGTTATCTATTATTTTGACTATATTCATTTTAGTTATTTTTGAAATAACTAAAAGATATTTAATTCGAAACTTTTCAAATGATTTCATCGAAAACAATAAAAAAATAAAACCATCTAATTTTGCTTGGTTTGTAATTACAATTTCATTAATCTCATTAAGTTTTTATTTTTCAATAACAGGATCAAAAAATCTAGCAACTACAAGTATTATTAAAAACGATAATATTGAAAATGTTTTTAAAAGTGAAAGAGATAGTCTAAAAAGAGAATCTGATAATAGAAAAGAATTGTATTTAAATCGAAATAATAAACTTGAGATACAAAATGATAGTTTATTAAGCGAAAAATCACAAATTCCTGAAAATTTTTATAGTAAAAAATCTGGAATACAAAAGACTATTGATCGTAATGAAAAAGAAATTGAATCAAATCTAAAGAAAATTAATGAATATGATGCAGAACTAAAGTTTCAGATTGAAAAACTAGAAAAAAAGATTGAAGGTACTAAAACAGATAATAGTGTTGAGGATAACCAAAATATATTTTTATTTGTTATACTTGTAATTTTTATTGAATTACTAATCATATCTGGTATCTATTTTAGGGAATGGTATGAATATAATTTAAGGTTGATTAATCAAAACAAATATGAAAAACTTTATTTAAAAAAAGATAGATATCAAACATTAGTATCATATGTTTACAATAATGGTAAATATGGTGTTGGTGATAAAGTAACTCCCGTTCTTAAACTCAAAGAACTTGTATCTGAAAAAACAAAAATTCAAAATTCGAATAAATTTATTGATGAGTTTTTTGATGAAATGGATAAGCATGGTATATTTACTACAAACGGTAAGAAAAGATATATTGGAATGACATATACTGATGCAATGAAAATCATTGATAATTTTGATGATTCTTTACAAATTTTAGAAAATATGGTTTAGGATGAAAATAGACAATACCACATTTCCAGCAAAAAAATTTAATTATATTTCTGAAGTTTCAGAAAAAACACAAATAGTTGTTTCAAATAGTCTTAGAAAAAATAATTATCATTTAATTCGTTTACAAAATAAAGAATTTGAAAAAACTAAGAAATGGAATATGTTTACAATTTCAAGAGAAGGTAATATTTATCAACATTTTTCTGATGATTATTATTCAAATTTTTTAGAAAATGAGGAATGGGATAAAAAAATAATTTCTATTGTTTTAGAAAACATGGGATTGTTATATCAAATTGATAACAAATATTATAATTTCTTGAATGAATGTTGTGATGATGAATTGGTTGTTGAAAAAAAATGGTTAGAATTTATTTTCTGGGAAAAATATAATAATAAACAAATAAGAAGTTTTATTGATCTATCATATTTTCTTTCAAATAAACACCAGATACCTTTAAATCTAATTGATTTTTTTAATTATCATAAGGATACTACTAAATTTAAAGGAATCGTATTTCATTCAAACTACTACGATCAGTCAACAACAATAAATCCAACGTTTGATGTTGAAATTTTCAATAAAAAATAATAAATTTGTATTTATAATAAAATTTTAATTATGAATGACAATCACAATTTTTTTCAAAAAAGAATAAAAGAAATTCTTTCCAGAACAAATATGCAATCCCATAAAAATACATCAAACTCAAATACTTTGTTTTGTGAACAAGTAAAGAAACTTCGCAAATTAAATGAAATGATCGATGATGAAAATAATGTCAATAAAAAAACAAATTATGATCAAAAAAGAGAAGAAGAAAAATTTTTGAACGCATTTAATGATATGAATGTTCATGTTAAATTCACAGATTTAATAATAACAGATGATTTTATTTTTTGGGGAGGTATAATCAATGGTGTGATACAATTCATATACAAAGTAACTGATGATAAACAAACATCAGGAATTGAGTATAACTATTTAGAAAATTTTTCACCAGATAATCCAGAAAACGATGAAATAATAAAAACAATTGAGAATTATTACAATACGTTTTATCAATATTGGAATAATAATTTAATTCAAAAATAAGATAAATATATTCTTTTTTCTTTCTAAAACCATTTCCTATTTTACGAATGGTTTTTTTGTTTTTTTATCATATCTAAGTATTTATAAAAAAATATCAAATGAACAAAACTGAAATTGAGGATATTGTTAGAGATGAAATTGATAAATATTTCAGCAATTCACTTGACAATGAACTTGGTAAAATTCTTAGCAAAAGCAATAGTAAAGTAAGAAAGGAATTAATTTCAACAATAAAAAATTCATTAGAAACAGTCATAAAAACACTTTGGACAAAAAAAGATTTTTGGATTGGAAATATTAAATAATAAAAAGAATAATGAACGAAGAAACAAAATTTAAGCCAACACTAAATAAACCAGTGAACGATCAATCAAAGAAATTTGAAAAAAATTCTAATTCAATTATGATCCAAAATGGTATTAAATTGAATGAAGAAAATAAAGGAAAACTTTTAAAAAGACATAAATTATTTGATTTAGATAAAATGGAAGTTTTAGTTTCATCAGAACCAATACTAAAAGCATTATATAGTAAATTAGAACAAAGAGGTAAACCATATTTTGGATTTCACATGAATGAAAATATTATGAGTTATATTTTCAATAGTCAAATAATCACTGATTCTAATAATTTTCAAAAATATAAAAATACTCAAATTCCAGAAAAAGCAAAAAAAGTCGATAAAAGTGGAATTAAACAAATTGAAAAAAGAGGAAAAGAAAAAATGAAAAAATTTAAAAGAGATTTGAAAAGCAAAGAAAATGAAATAGAAGAAAACCAAGAAGGTAGGGAAGAAAATATGCCACAACCAACAAATCCAAATATTGAACATGAAATTCCATCAATCGATGATGAAACTGATATTATTATTGATGATTTGATTGATAAGTTTATGGTCTTTGGTGGTTCTGAATTTATTGGTGAATTTCCAGATATGAAAAGTGCATTAGAAAATGCTAAAAATTGGAAAGCAAAACATAGTACATATCCAAAAACTTGGTTAGTGACTTCAAATGGAAGTTACAATCAACTTGATGATGATGGTAATGTTATTAATGAAACTACAACTGCTGCTAGTGCTGGAGGTGCTGCTGGATATGTAGGTTATGCAGGCCCTGCTGCTTGGGGTAGTGGCGATTTGATGAAAACAAAAGGAAAGAGTAAAGTAATGCGTAAACCTATTTGGAATATGGGAACTATTGTCAATGAAGATTATTTAATTAATTCTGAGAATTTTGAAAGATTATTTAAATTTTTAGATGAACAAAACGATATTGATTATATTCAAACAAATAGTGATGCATATGGAGATTTGAAAAATATGAATGGCGATAATATCAATATTATAAAAAACGATATTAAGAATAAAAAAATGGATAATCCAAACTTAGAAACCGTTAAAGAAGAAAAGAATTTAAATGAAAAAGCAGTTTCAAAAAAACAACAAAAATTTATGGGAATGGTTCATGCACTTCAAACAGGACAAATAAAACCAAGTGAAGTAAGTGATAGTATAAAAAAAGCAGCAAAAACCATGAAGAAAAAAGATGTTAAAGATTTCGCTTCAACCAAACATGAAGATCTTCCAGAAAGAGTTGATGAAAATATTGTACTTCCATTAGAAAATCTTTATAAAAATGAAATTAATCAAGGTAAAACTGATAAAGAGGCTGCAATGATATTGTTAAATAGATTAACCAAGGGCAAATATACTTCTTGGGATGAGAATAAAATAAATGAATTTGTTGAAAAAATTATAAAAGCAATGAAAAATACAAATATAAACGAAGGAAATTTAAATGGTGAAGAACCAACAAAAGTATTATTTTTGATTAACGAAAAAGATCCTAATGATCCAGATTTGTTTGCATATTTTCCAGAAGAAAATTATGACAGTAATGGAATTTTAAAAACTGGATATTCACATGTTGGTCAACACTCTGCTGTTCATCCTGATTATGCTGCCAAAAGTAGAGAAGCAACTCCTGAAGAATTTGCAGATCTTAAAGCAGAACTTGAAAGTATTGGATATAACTTAGAAGTTTTAAATCGAGAAGGTGTTAATGAAAATGAAGAAAATGATGAAAATTTACAACCAGATGAAAATGATTGTTTTATTCAAGATAATACAAGAGGTGGTTATGATGTTTCATGTGATGGTAAATTTATTGGTAATTATGAAGAAATGGATATTGCATTAAACATAGTAAAACAATGGAAATTAAAAAGTAATTGGTATCCAAGTACTTGGTTTGTTTCAGATCATGGAAATGTTTCATTAATTGATGATGAAGGTAATATCATAAAAGAATCAAGTATATTAGAACCAATTGAAGGTACAATGGCAATGAGTCCAGATCCAATTGATCAAAGTACAATGCCTAGAGGAATGAATACAGATAGTGGTGGAATGAGTGAAGAGTTTGATTTTAATAAAATAAATGAAGAATTAGATAATTATAAACTTCATCACAACAGATTAAAAAAATTGAATGAAGATAGAAAACCTTCTTCACTGATATTAAAAGATCGTTTAGGTGTTGATAATCAAAAAAACTTTAAAAAGGATTTGTCTCATAGTGGAACTAAAGAAATTATAGATATCGAAAAAGAATTACAATACAAAGATCAGCAAACAGATATTAAAGATCCTCAAAAATTATCACAAGATATTGAAAAAACAGAACTAAAAGCAACAAAAGGAAATGCTTTAGAAAATGTTGGTGATTCTGCCAATGATAAAGGTAATGAAATTCCAAAAAGAAATTTGACAGATGAAGAAATGGATGAAGTTAATAAATATCGTTTAGGAATGCAAGATTTGGTTTATGATAATGAAACTGGTGAAAGATTTGAAGATCGTATGAAAAATGATATGGGTGATAGATTATATAAAGAAAGAGAAGAAAAAATGAAATTCAGAGCAGAAGCTCCAATGTATAATAAAGACACTCAACCAACTGAAAAAGGTAAAAAAGTATCTGTACAATATAATAAAGATAAATCAATGTGGAATCAAAGAAGTGGTCTTCAAGAAACATTTATTAGTGGAAAATATTTTGACGAATTAGGTAAAAAAAGAATTATAGATTTTGAATTGAAAAACGTTACAATTTGTGAATCAAAAGAAAATTTATTTGAATTGGATTTAGTTGGGGTTGGAAACAATTTAGAATTAAACGAAAATTTAAATAAATTTATAAACGAATTTCAATTTTATACAGATGGTGTTAAAGTATTTCATGGTAAGAAAACTGTTAAATTAATTGAGGAAAATAAAAGTGATGATTTTGATAAGATGAAACATTTATTGTCATATAATCCAAAAGATTTTGTTAATACTAAAAAAATTAAAGCAAATCGTGGATTTTAATTTTTTAAATTGAAAATTTTTAATAATTTTGTAAAAGCATTATTTATATCAATAATGCTTTTTTTTTATGGAAGAGAGTATAAAGTATCACCTAGTTCGGGAGAGATTAACACTGTATGAAGATTTTACAAAAAAACTACTATACAACATTTATAAGTTTTATGTAGATAAGGAATCTTTAAATACAGATGAAAACATTAACAATCACTATTTATGGTGTTATAATAAAACTTGTGATGATTTTTTAATGGAAGAAATCGATTTTAAATCAAATGACAATCTTAAATCATATTTCTTTGGATATTATTACAATCAAATTTACAATGTGAAAAAAATGGGGTCGCTTGCATCATATCAAAAGTTTTGGAAAGAAATATTTCTATTAAGCAATTCTATGAATAAAAACAGTTTAAAAATACTTATTGAATTATATTTAATATTTGACATAACAATTAAAGAAAAAATAGTTCAATAAATATTTTTTACATTAAAAAAATCTTACTATTTTTACAAAAAAATAATTATATTAAAAATAATAAATTTTATGAATCTATTAGAATTTTACAAAAACAAACTATTAACGCATTTTGTTTATCAAAAGGAACTTCAAGAAGCAAATCTCAACACTGTCTTGAATAATCAAATTCTTGAGCATGAAAAGAAATTAAAAAGAATGGAAAAGATTCTAAATAAAATTGCGTTGATTAATCAAAACATAAATCTTGTTAATCAATATTTGGTTGAAGCAACAAATAATAATATACCACAAAACCCACAAGGATATTCACATGCAGAATAATATAATTAACGAAATATATCAAATATTTTTCATATTATCGATATTATTTACGATCTACATAATAGGTGCATTTATGATTAAAGCATCTATTCTAATTTTTCGAAAAATTGAAACATCTTATGAATTATCAAAATCCGAAAAAATAATTCTCTGGATTTCATTAACAGTTATTTTATCTTATATATTTTAAATTATGCAATCATTAGATTCTGTTTTAAAACCTTTATCAAATAATCTTATCTTAATAAGAAAAAATTTAGATAATAATCAATATGAAATTGAAATGGGAATTCCCAAAGATTGGATTTTTGAAAAAAATAATAATATAGATTGTGAAGTATTGGGTGAGAATGAAAATGGTAAACTTATAAAGATAATGCCATTAAATGAAAAGGTTCTTATTGATAATCTGATAATTTTTGCAGAAAAAATAGTTATGGTTAACGAAGAAATCGAAAAACAAAAGGTTGAATTTGAAAAAAAAATGGAAGAGACTAGAATAACACTAATTAATCAATTTATGGAGTTTCATAATGATATGGAAAAGAAAATAACCTTATCATTCAAAGAAGAAAAATCAGAAACTTCAACAACTGATAAAGAAAAATCTAAGAAAAGAAATAACAAATCAGAAAATAGTGGCGAATCAAATGAATGATAATGAAGAAAAATACGATCCTGATTATGAACTTTTTTTGAATTCATTAAAAAAAGAAGTTATTAACGATAAAAAGTCTTCGGCAAAGCATATTATTCAATATGGAAATACATATCTTGAAGAAATTGAAAGAAAAAGACTTATCAACGAAAGAAAAAAAAATAGATTTATCGAAGTAATTTTGAAAAAATTTCCATTAAAATATGATTATGAAGAACTTTTTCATCAATCGTATGAGGATATTAGAATTTTATATAATGAACTAATAAAACCCAAGCAATCTTTTTTTAGAAAGATACTTAAGTTATTTTTTAACAACTAAAACTTATTCTTATGACAATATTTGAAAGCATATTTAATGCAACTAATATTTATAACACACTGTTTTTAAATATTAAATCGGTGTTAATTCATCCTACATTGGATGAATTAAGAAGTGAAAATAAATCATTATATGAATATTGGATGGAAAAAAATTCATATAAGACAAATAGAGATAAATGTGATGAATTGTTTTATCAAAATAAAGCAATTCACTATCCAGAATTTTCAAGAATTTTATCTCTTACCTATGGTGTGGTTGAACAATCAAATGGTGAACCAACAAGAAAATTCCAAAGAATTGTTAATGAAAATGAGTATTTGGTGATAGCACCATTATTTGATTTTTTACATCAATTTGATGATGTAAAGTCATTTCCAACCCTGTGTGGATATAATATCATATCATATGATATACCGTTTTTGATTAAAAGATTTATCTATAATATTGATAGTTTCGAAAACAAGAAAATCCCATCAATCCTAAAAAATTCATTAAATTCTAAAACATGGGAAAGTTCAGTAGTGGATTTGATTGGAATATGGAAATTTAATGGTAATAATGTAGATAATGTTTCATTAGACCTTGTCACAAATTTCCTTAAATTAAAGAAAACTGTTGAATTGTTAAACCCATCAGAACTTTCTAAGTATTATTGGGATAATATAAAAGAAAAACCAGCAGAAGTGCTAAAAACATTTGATCTTCAATCAGCAACAACTGTGAATTTATCATTTCAGTTTCTTAATAAAATGAGAAGTTTCTAAAAAAATAAAAGCGATAAGAAATTATCGCTTTTTAAATTTTAAGTAGTTAACCACTCTAGTTTATCGCTAAAACTACCATCAATAGATTTTGATTCATAAAATTTATCAAAATCAAATTCTGATAAATATGCTCTCTTCATTCTGTTCTCTCCATAAAGAAGATAATCGATAACATCAATTATTTTTTCGAAGAAAATATAGATTTTTGTATCCATAATAAATATATATGGATTACTATCATTCCATTCCTTTCCTTCAATTGAATAATTAAAAAGAATTCCAATTACCTTAGTATTGTCTGAATAATATTCTTCGTGAACTGTTTTAATTTTTGTCTTCATATTTTCTTTTTATACAAAAATAAGCAAAATTTTATAATAATCAAAAACTTTTGCTATTTATCACAATATAATCAATAGGATTTCTAATAATATTATTTTTATAAATTTCATAATGAAGATGTGGTGCTGTTGATAAACCACTATTTCCAACACTTCCAATCAAAGTACCTTTTAAAATCTTTTGATTTTTCTTAACAAATATGTTTTTTGTTAAGTGAGCATATTTAATTTTAAATCCTAATTCATTAGAAATTGTAATATTATTTCCATAACCCCAATTCGAATATTCAATTTTAGTAACAACACCATCCATTGTTGAATAGACATTAGTATTGTATTTTGATGATATGTCAACACCTTTATGAAATAATATTTTTCTTAATATAGGATGTTTTCTCCAACCGAAATTAGATGAAATTTTTAATGTGTCGTTAATTGGTTTTATAGGAAAAATATTTGGAGATGAATTAAAAAACTTTTCATTCTTTTTTACAATGTACGATGTTGTAATTAGCTTCATTAGTTGATTTGTGGTGTAATTTGAAAGTTGTAAAATTTTTAGATCAAGATTATTCGAATTACTAATAGAATCGTCTAACAAATCAAGTTCAAGTTCAGTACTATCAGCGCAATTAATCCCAAATAATTGTGAGTAGATATATTCGTTATAATAGGTAATTGAATCTAAACGAGATTCAACAACACATATTCTTTTTTCAAGTTCTTTATATTTTTTTTGAAGACAATTGTTTTTATATATTAAATTAAGATTCGAATTATTCTTTATAAGATAATTGCTGTAAGTGATACATCCAACAAGGCATATAAAAATTAAAACAATTATTAGTATTATTTTTTTCATTTTTCATTATTAAATAAAATTATTTTTGTTGAATAAATTTATTCAAACTAAGGATAGGTTCTAAACAAAAAACCCCAGAAACGAGTAATTTCTGGGTATTTAGTTGATTTATGGTCTTATTTTTTCTCAAATATTTTTTTTATAAAAATAAAGCCTACATAAATAGTAGGCAGGTTGAGAAAATTCTAAGATATTGATTTATATAACTTTAAATATTAATTATTTTTTTGATTGAATAATTTTCGTTATTAGATGGGGTTAATAGATAATCTTCAGTATAAAAAACGGGATAATCCTTCACATTACATGTTTTTATCAATGTCATTCTTAGTAAAATAAGACCATTGTTTAAAAACTTAACAAATCCTCTTTTTGTTTCATCATAAAAACCATCTCTTCTAGGATAATAATAATCATAAGAAAAAATATCAGCATTATTTCTTTTATAATAATCAATTCGAATTGGCGTAATGGAAGCAATATTCCATTTATTACTATCTAATCTATAAAGATAGATGGTTCTTAATTTCATTTCATTTAATTCAAAAGAATTTGTTGGTTGTGATGAATTAAAATACGAAATGATATAAAGTTTATTGTTCTTCACAAACGAATATGTTGACTTAGAAAGATAATCTTTCAAATCTGGTTTAGATAAATCATAAACATGATTATACCAAATCCCAACCATTTCATCAAGTTTAAGATTTTGAGGTTTATCAAAAAAACCATTAAAAACGCCTCCATATTGTGCAAACACACAATAAAGATTAGTTAATGTTAATAATATCAAGAATATTTTTTTCATAATAAATTTATTGTAATGATTTTTTATAATCTTCTAATGTAGTTATATTGAATGTTGAAATAATTTCATTACGTTTCTTTTTAATTTCTAACCTTTGTTTTTCTTCTTCTAACTCTAATTCTTTTAACTTATTAGCGGCACTTTCGTTTTCAGATTTTACTAACATATAATTATTTAAATTATAGTCCAATATTTGTTCTTTTTTACCATCAACATTCTCAGCCACAAAACGTCCATCTTTGCGAATGCCAATAATTTTTAATTTATTATTGACAAACATATTGTTTGGGTGTGGTTCAACCCAAAATGGCTTAAAATCTTGATTAGTTTTTTTATATTCATCAATGTATTTTTTTACAGCACTGAATGAATTGCTTTCTTTTGTATTCTCATCAGATACTAAACATTGGAATTTTTCGTAGTTTGTATCGAATTCGATATCAAAACCTCTATAATTTTCAATTAATATTTTGCTCATAATTTTTTTGTTTTATTATATTATACGAAGAAATAAAAAATAAGTTTTAAATTTTTAGTTAAACTTTGTTAAAAACTGCACTAACTAAGATAATTACATTCTCAGGTAGTTTGTTTTTCAATTCTTGTTTTATTAAAATCGAAGCAATTTGATCTGAAAAAATTTCACCAACGTTTGTAGTGTTTCTATCGTTTATTTCAAACAATACTTCTTCAGTATCTGTATTGATAAATTGCACATTTAATCTAGGACTTTCTTTTTTATACATAGTTTTATTTTTTATATGTTGAATACTTATAATAATTTAATTTAAATATTTTAATATTTAAAAACTTTCCCGACCATAAATTGTTATAGTTATATAATGATTTATCTCCTTTTGTTTGAAGGAAATCGATTGAATTCTTTACTCTGGGATGTTTAGCATCCCTAACAACCCACCAACCATTGATAGCAGCATGTGAACTTTCAATCCATATAGTATCACCATAACTAATCTTACCTTTAAATATGTTGATTGAAGTATCTTTTAATGATGGCAATCCTTGTGGTAAATTAAGCATATCTTGTGATATTGCAATCCATCTTAAATCACTAGCATTAGTTGGATTTATTTTTGAACCATCACCAGTAACAGTAGGTGAACTATCACATTGATTTACTTCTGCATTATATATTGTTCCCCAAACATTATCATACAGAAGTTCACTTTCAAGAAATTTAAAACTAGATAGACTTGTTTCGAACCTATTTAGATTACCATTTATATTAATAAGGTATAGAACTAATGTTAATACCAATCTTATTGCAAATTTAAAAAACATAACATCATTTTTTAGATTTCGCAAAGATAGAAAAAATTTTTTATATATTTTTAACATTAATTTCATATTACTTATACGAATTTTTTTTAATTTTGTTTCGTTTTTATAGATAAAATTTGTTAAAATAATTTAAAATTAAATTAATAACATATTTTAAAGAAAAATCAAAACATTTTGTAAAATTATTCGTATAATATAGAAAATACTAACAATTAAGATAATGAAAAAAGAAAATAACAAAAATTTCATATTAACGATACCAAAACCAGAACTATCTGAAAAAGTTGGAAAAGAAAAACAAATTGAATATAATAATGTGATCTATAAACATGGAAGTAAGGTTAGTTTAAGTTTTTTCGGAAAAACATTTCAAATAGAATTATTTTTTGATGAAAATAAAAAAATGTTAATGTTTAACGATCCAGATACAAAACATCCTTTTAATTTTTTAGGTTATATTGAAAATGTACAATTATAAATAAAATCAACATGAAAAAATCAAAAAGTAATGACACAGGAATTTTATTAATAGTAATCATTATTGTTTTACTGATTGTAATTTCTTGTTAAAAAAATAGTAACCAATTAAAAATTTATAAAATGACAGAAAAAAAATTATTTACACCAAATGCTGTTAAGCAATCCAATGGATATTATCGTGTGTCTATTTACATTTATCCAAAAGGATTAGATTATAAACCACAAACAAATGAAACTTATCCAATAGGTAAAATTGTTATGTGTGAAATATTGAGTGAAACAAAGGCTCAATTATTATTCCCTGGTAGTTTAGACAATTCTTGGGAAAAATCTAATTATAAAGAAGGTTGGTATGAAAAAATTGAATCAATTAATGCGATTAATTTTAATCCTCACTAATAAAAATATAAAATATTTTCTCAAAAAACTCATATAATATAAAAGGAATAGTTATGACAGAAGATAAGAAAATAGATAAGAAACCCAATTCTCCAAAAACAGAACCAATAGACGGTGCTAGGGAATACTTTAAATTAAAAATTAATGTTGATCCAAGAACAGGTGAAACAAATGATGATTGGTTGGAAGATATTTTTGATTGGGTTAATGAATAGAAATAATGGACGATTTTACAACAAATTTAGATTATAATTCTGTTCAAATTATTCATCTTACTAATTTTCTAAGAGATAATTTTATACATGAGTTTAATGTAGAACTATTTAACATATTGAGGTTAAATTCATTGTTGTGGAATATAGAATTAGAAATAAAATCTATTTTAGGAGAATAGTTAAAACTAATTAAAATGCCAACATTTTATAAATACCGACAATGGTGTAAAACATGCAACGACTATACACTTCACAGATATAGTACAGAAGATGAATTATTTTGCGAATGTTGTAGTACAATTTATTCTGATGTTTATTTAAAAGACATTCCAGAAGATAGGTTAATTGAACAAAGAAAAAGATACCATGACATGAAATTTGGTTTTGTGAAAAATATTGGATTTAATTCAGTATTTGGACAAGATTGCCTACAAACAATTAATGATGAATTTCCGCAATATGAAATTCTTGAAAGTGATGCAGGGCAAGAATATTTAGATAAGCAATACCTAGAAAACTTTGAAAGAGTAATGAAAGAACAACAAGAAAAAGAAGAACTGCAAAAAAAACATAAAAAGATTGGAAGAAACGAACCTTGTTTTTGTGGAAGTGGATTAAAGTTTAAAAAATGTTGTTATGATAAAATATATTACTAATTTTAAATAGCTAAATAATTATGGAAATTTTACTTGGAATGATTGGAATAGCAATAATTGGCTTTGCATTGAAATTTTTATTAAATTCTGAATCGACTAATTGTCAAAATTTAAAGAAATAAAATTGTTTGTTTTTTCATGAGTTTAGGTTTTTAATTGGTTTTGATTTGGGTATTGAAATTACCAATGCCCAAATCTTTTAAACTCAAAATTTAATATATAATAAGATATGATAGAACACAAAGATGATGAAAATTTTGAACATTGTTTTACCAAATCAAAATTACTAGAACTATTTCATTCCTTATATTTACATGGAATTAAACATAGAATGAAGCTAGAAGCAGATGCACATAGAAACAATACGCTATTCCAAAATAAAGATTTAACGTTTGATGGTTGGCTAACCAAAGAAAATCCATTTAACAAATAGTATCATTTAACGTTAATTAACTTTTGTATTTGAAAAAATAAATTTACTTTTGTATTATTAAAATAAATATTAACTAATTTTAAATTTTATAGATGAAAACTTTAGAAGATTTAACGCCCGAAATTAGGGCAAAAATTCCTTTATATAAGGAAAAATGTGTAAAAGACCTCTATAGTGGTGTAGAAGCTGCTAATTTTAACAGAGCATTTTCAACTTCATATGTTGAAAAAATATATGAGATCGCTGGTTATAAAAAACCAGTAGTAATTTATGCTGATAATCCAAATGAGTTTAAATTAAAGTTTAAACTTCTGTGTGATAAGAGAATTCAAGATCTTATTCATAAAGGATTTGAAGACAAAAACACTGAAAAAGGATTTGACGAAGAAACGATTGATAAAGCAATTGCATCAATTGAATTGACTGATGAAACTAAAGACATAAAGGTTGATAGTCATTGGATTTTCTTATGTTCTACATACCACAGAGTATATTTGATGTGGTACAAATTCATCCAAGATGAGTTTTGTATAGAACATAAAAATAAAGATCTGTTAAATTGGCTCTATGACCACGCCAATAACAACATTGCAAAATGTTATTTTACTGAAGAATATGTTTTGGTATTAAAAATGCCTAAACTTATTTCCAGAAACAATGTTGGTTTCCACAATGTAGATCAAGCCGCAATTCAATGGCCAGAGTATAATCTCTATTATATTAATGGTAGAAGATTAGAAGAAGATCTATTCTTAAAGGTTCTCAATAAAACATTGACTTTTGACGAATTCATGAAATTAGAAAATGAAGATACAAAAGGTTCTATTGTATCTCTAATTATTGAAAAATTTGGTCAAGAAGAACTAATGAGATTCTTAAATGCTTATGTGGTTGACGAACATATTGTTGAACACAGATCTGGTCATAAAGATCATTTTAAGTTATGGAAAACCAAAGAAAAGTTTAACTTCCTTGCTGATGCAGATGGGAACATGAATCAACCATATGCTTGGTTTGAAGAAACCTGTCCATCGACAGGAACTGTTTATCTTCTAAGTACCAATCCTTCATTTGAAAAAGCATTGGATTGCGCTAAATTTCATAGACCAACAAGAATACCAACAGAATTGGTTTATGATATAAAATCATTTAATAGTTAAAAAATAATTGTGCTAAATGATTTGTTTGTTGATAAATTTGTATTAATTTTGTATCGAATAGTTTTTTATTATTGAAGACTATTTAATTATATAATTTTATTTTTTAAATTTAAAAAATTAACTATGCAAAAAGATTTTAAAATTTTAGATTTCATTGGCCACCAAGGCGATGTTCAGTTCTATGCAATAGATGCTATTCCAACTGATGCAAAGAAAATTGCAAAACAATTTGTTGCTGCTTCGGAAAAAAGTGGACATGTTCATGCGTTGAATGGAAACTACGACATGTATGAACTTGAGGACGGTTTTTTATTAGATGTTAAAGAAACATCAATATTTAACCACACTTCAAAGTCATTGTTAAATGCAGAGACTTGGGATAAAGCAACTGCATTACCTGAAGAAGATCATGGAGTTTCTGTGATTGAAAAAGGTAAATATTTTGTTGGAATTCAACAAAGATTTGACCCAATCGAAGCTGCCCGTAAAAATGTAAAAGACTAGTTCTTTACATTAGAATAATAATAACATCCAAGATTTTAATAAAATAAGATTTTGGATGTTTTTTCTTTTAAATATAACCAATTCTGAAAAAATGAAAAATTATAAAGTTAGTGGATATATAAAACTTGATAAAATATTCGAATTAAATTTATCTGCTAAAAATAAACCACAAGCACTAAAATTTACTAAGTGGTTGTATGATCTGAATAAGATAAGATTAAAAATTGGTTTAACAACAGATCATCCAACAATTATTGCTGAAGATAAATAAATTAACATTTTTTAACATAAAAACTGAAACATCTATTCATTATTTTCGTATAATATAATAAATAAACTTAATTAAAAAGAAAAACAATGAAAAGATTAGTTAGATTATTTATTGTGATATTATGCGTGTATATCGTTTTTAACGCATACCAAGATACTCAAAAAAACAAAAAGTCTATTTGGTACAACATTGCTTACCAAGGAAAAAAGGTTGTTGATTTTGGCGTTGAAAAAACAAAATCAGTAGTAAATGAATTTAAATCTGGATTGAAAAATTAGTTGTTAACGTTGGTGGTATGGTTAGTTGGGGATTAGAAACCACAAACCTAGACACAAGTACAAACTTAATAAATTGATATAATGATGAATAACGCAGAAAAACCCCAATTAACTATACCACATGTTAGCGTTTCGGTTATGGATTTACGCATTGGGAATTTAGTTAAATTAAACGATAAAGACTATCACGCACTAGAAGAAGATGGTCAGTTGAACGATAAAAATAACATTTGGGCAGTGAAACGCATTGATGAAGATGGTGATATAAGTATTTACAATAAGATAGAAAATTTATTTGAATATGTAAATATTGAAGAAGTTGAAGGCATTAATCTAAATGACGAATTGTTGGATAAAATAAAAGTAACAACTAATGAATATTTCAGCAAAGGTAATGGTGTTTATTGGTTTACTCGTCATAATCCTCATACTCCAATAGTTTATTTACACCAATTTCAAAATATATTTCACGCTCTAAAAACATACGAATTACTAGTCGGTTCTTTAACTGAACGCTAACGGTTGCGTATAAAAAACGTTGCCATTTTGAAACACGAATGTTTAATTTAAAAATAAACTTAATATGAAATACAAAGTTCAATTAACCGATGAAGCTGGCAATGTTTTTTTATACGATGTTAGCCGTAGTTCTTGTTCTGAAAAAACACTTAATGACTTCATTTTAGAAGCGTTACAAATTTCGGAGGATAAACGGGAACTTCCTGTAAAAATACAGTGTCCAAACGGATTAGAAGTAGCACCTTCAATTAAAATGAAATTTGAAAACTATGGAAGTCCGATACTTGGCGATAAGTTAGAAGCGATGCACATCACTTGGCGTGATTAGAATTACGGCTAACGAATATATATATTTTTATGGTTATAAATATCATTAAATTAGATAATTACAACCATAAATTTTAAAGATTTGATTTAAATTTATAAAAATACTATATGAAATTTGATGAACTACTAAAACAATATTCCAATAAAATTGAATATTTCAAATATTCAAAAAGAACTAAAGAAATGTATATTCATTATACATCCAAATTTTTGATAAAAGTAAACAAATATCCACAACATATAACATCTAAAGATTTTGAGGATTATTTGTTAAAATATAAATTCACTTCGATTTCTCAACAAAATCAAATAATAAATTCAATAAAATTTCTTTATGAAAAGGTATTAAATAAAAAATATAATAAAATTGATTTTGAACGTCCAAGAACAGAAAAGCATTTACCACAAATAATTGATAATGGATTTTTGTTAAATAAAATTAATCTAATACCAAATTTAAAACATAAAGCAATAATTTCTTTAGCATATTCTGTTGGTTTAAGAGTATCAGAAGTAATTAATCTTAAAATTGTGGATGTAGATTCAAAAAGAATGATAATCAATATTAATCAAGCAAAGGGTAAGAAAGATAGAATAGTTCCATTATCAGAACATATTTTAGATTTATTGAGAAAATATTGGAAAGAATATCATCCAAGAGAATATCTTTTTAATGGACAAAATTCATTACAATATTCTGCAACTAGTTGTAATCAAATAGTAAAAAAATATTTAGGAGATAAATATCATTTTCATTTACAACATTATTAGAATGTGGAACAGATCTAAGAATTATTCAAAAATTGGCTGGACATAATTCTTCTAAAACAACCGAAATTTATACACATGTGAGTACTAATGTTTTATCAAAAATTAAATTACCCTTATAATGATAGAAAAACAAAAAAATAAAAAGCAATCCGAAAACGACAATACTACAAATTTAAGTGTTATGTGTTGTTGTGCTAATTGCAAAAACTGGAAGCTTAAAACTAAAAAAACGGGTGTGCTTGGAGTTTGCAAATTAACAAGTTTTGATGCTTTTTTTAATGATGTTTGTGGTAGTCACATATTGAAAATTATAAAAAAATGACGAAAATTTAACTTAAAATATTTAAAAAGGAGAATAAAATGGATTATCACATTTCAAAAGACAGTAAGGGCAATGATTTGCCAAGATATAATAAAGCAGAAGCGTTGAAACTTGACGGTGCGATTGAGACAGATGCAACATTAAAAAAGAACCTAGTAGTTGTGCTTAAAAATATTTTTGGGGAGGGTGTTGCAAAAATATTAGATGAAGATGAATTAAACTATCAGGTAAAAAATGAATTGGGAAGAAAGCAAACTTTCTTAATTTACCCACCTTTAAAAAACGAATAACATGAACGACATTGACAAAAAAATAATTGCATTAAGAAAACTAACAACTAACTTTGTATTTATCGAATGGGATGTTCACGAATCTTCTGATTGTTATAAGATTTTTGATGAATATTCTAAAAATAAAGACAAAGTTATTCTTTGTAAAGTTGAGGATGGAATTGAAATGGCTATTGACAATGCAATAAAAGTAGTCGGAAAATGGCGAGATGAGTTTTTCGGAAAATAATTTTATATAAAATTTGTTTTATGTCACCATATGATAAACTACTTTTTTATTTTTCGTTATTAATTGTAATTTTTTTACTATCGTTTCTCTACTATCATAACAAGAACAAACGTTTTAAAAAAATAAAGTATCGAAAACTTATAAAAAAAGAAGAATTGAGAAATTTTTATCATCACTTAAATTTGTAATCAACTATGGAAAAATATAAATTTCACCTCAAACCTGAAGAACTTGGACAATTGGATCATCATTTTGTAGATGATAATGACAAAAAGATTGCTACTTTGTTACGTGAACCTAATGATAAAGGATATAACGTTATTACTTATTTTGAAAGTAATGAAAATAAACCACCGTTCGTACATACTTTAATTGAAGGATTTGTTGCAGTTAGAAAACTCTTAAAGAAAGTTGGAATTAATGCTGATTTTCAATAATTGTTTAATTCTTGATTTACCACATCTTTTGCTTTATTCTCAGGTTTATAGAGATAATCTTGTTTTTCAGGTTCGTCATATTTCTCATCATCAAAAAATGGTATTTTAAATTTAACATTTTTAATAATTGAGTAAAAATCTTCTGCGGTTTCTAAATTTTCCCTATTGCTTAATATGGTATATCTTTCGTTATCCATTGGTTCGTTTGTCATTGTGTTGTACATATTCCATACAAAATAAACTTGATTCGAATCGTCAAATTTAGCTTGCTTTTCACCAAATATATATGATTCCTGATTAAATTGTTTTGATAGTTTTGCAATATCATTTAATGTGATGTTTGGAACAACTAGTGAATTTTCAAAATTGCCATATTTCCCTTTGATTTTAATAAAACCATAATTCAACGATCTTAAAGTAGATTTTAAATTATCCATTCTTTTGTTATTTTCTTCAGGACTTACTTTCATTGCTTGTGGATTTTCTGCGGTAAATATTCCAATCGTATTGACAGCATTAACATCGCCACTCATCATTCGTTTTAGTCGTGGATAACCTCCTTCATCAACATCTGCTTCATCAATATTTTCATTAAGTTTTGGTTTGAAGGTTTTATCTAATCTGGCCATAACTTCAAACAATCTTTTCTTACTATCATTTATCATATTGTAAATTTTTATATAAATAGTTAAAAAATGTTAAATTAATTTGTTGTATCATATTTTTTTCTAACTTAGCCAAAACATTTTTTAGTTTTTTTCGTATAATATAGAAAATACGTAATATGTTAACAGTTAATCAAAATTTGGTAGATGAATTTGTTTTTTATTTAAAAGATGTGAAATTTCGAAATAAAATTCAAAACTTAAAACTTGAATATCAGTATCCGATAACTAAATGTGATGGTTGGTTGTATTTAGCATTAATTATCATAAAAAAATCTAAAAGAAATCAGGGTATTGGTTCAGAAATAATTAAAGAAATTATTAAATTTGCTGATACATACAATCTTGAAATTAAACTTTGGCCTAGTGATAAACATGGTAGTGATTACAATAGATTGATTAAATTCTATGAAAACTTGGGATTTTTTTTAATTGATAAATTTGAAAAAGAATATATGTCTTACAAAAAAATAATTTAAAGATTATGGAAATTATTCAAAAAATAAAACAATTAAATTCTGGAAAAGACAAACTGGAATTTATCTTAAATTCAATATATAGTGGTCATAAAAACTTAAGTGTTATTATGAACCTACATAAACATCTAAATCCTCTTAAAAACGAAGAAATTGATGATTTTATGGAAGGATTGATAAATGATCTGCTTGGTTATTATGTTTTTGTTGAAAAAAACAAATTAGATGAGAATGAGTTTGTAAAAACAGCATTACAAGATCTTTTTGTTTATATGAAAAAAAATAAAGATTTAAAATTCAAATCAAAAAGATTTTCTAATTACTTGAAAATAATTTAATAACTAAATTAAAAAATATGAAGAATAAAATTATTTTTATAAAACGGTTTTTGTATATATATTGGAAATTTTTATTAATAGCAATCGTTTGTTTTATTTTGTTTTCAGTGTCATGTGGTTGTATAGAAGGTATAATTGCAACAATATTTATAATGGGATATTTATATGGGTTATATCGAATAAATTCATTATTTTAATAAAAAAATAATTAAAATAATGATTGAATTATTAATAAAATTAGAGAATAAATGAAAATTCCTGAAGACGATATATTTAAAGATTCAAATGAATGTCATAAAATTTGGCATAAATTCTCGAATTGGTTGGTTAAAACTTTTGGAAAAGATCTTCATGGTGAATGGGAAATCGTTGAAATTACAAATGATGATGGTAAAATAGTAAAATTTAAAAGTAGAAGCTTTAACGAACTTGAACTTAGCCGAAGATTGGTTGGTTATGATGTAATGTGCAAAATTGAAAGATATGTAAAAAGATGTTGCCCTGAGATTAAAATAATTGGTTGTGATGATTCTTATTATAGTAGTTCATTTATTTTATTAATTCCACATCCTAGGCATGGAATTACAATTATGTTCATTCCTCAATGCACAACAATTCAAAATCAATTGTTTTTATATGATGGGCATTTCGATCTTTTGATGGAAGAATTGAAAAAAATGAAATATGTTTATAAAAATCAGATATAAAATAAAAATATGAAAGAAATTCCAAAAATAGGACAAAGATACAACTGTTTTGACGATGGCAAAATAAGTTATAACAGATTATATACTGTTGATGTGAAAGAAGTAGTTCCTTTTGATAAAATAGATAAAACTACACTAAAGAAATGGAAGGAAGAAGTTGAAGAATGTTATTGGTTATATGCAAAAGAAACTGATTTTTTTATCAAGACAGAAAATGGTGAAGATGGTGATGCTGTTTTTGTAAGAACAATTAATGGTGGGTGGTTTAGTATAGGTAATTTTATGAATAGTGGTAGATTAGATGTGGATGGCGAATTAACTGAGATGCTTAATGTTACATAATAGTTATGTACATGACATTTAATATTTAAAACTTAATGGAAAAATTTAAAAGAGTAGCATTAGAAAGAAAATTACGAGCAGATTCTGATGGAATGCCAGTTTTTAGAGATTGTTTTGAACATGAAACTTTATTATCATTTTTTGATGATGGTGGTAATTACGCATTTAATGAATGGTGGGAAAAAGAAGGTTCGAAACAGTTTAATGAGTGGGTTTTGAAAAATGATGAATATAAAATGTATGGTTCTTAATTGGCTATAACGTTGGTAATATGAAAAGTTGGCTTTGTAGTCACTTCCAATTTACCACAAACGCTGATAGCTAATTTTTTATATTGCGTGTTGTGTGTAGTACGGATTATTAACGATAAATATTAGTAAAATGAGAAATTATAGAATAGTAGAAGGTAAAATTGAGGTGGATGATTGGTTTGTTGCTTTTGGTGTTATTGGTAAATGCACAGAAGTTGATAAAACATATGACCAAAATGAACCTAATTATAATAGTAAAGAAACAAAATGGACGTGTGGTAAACACTGTAAAAAAATTGAATTTATAGACTAACGTAGTATTACACACAACGGTGAAGCTATGACCAGTAAAGGATTACAGAGCGATGCGCTATCAACCGATACCCAACTGGATGCGAGCTGAAATGTTACAAGCAAGCACTGAAACCTTTATTGGTTATAGCTTATGTTAGCGTTTCGTACTTTTTAAATCGAATTATAAACTTTTAAATATTAAAAAATGGAAAATCAAAATTACTTAACCCTTAAATGGGGAACACTTAAAAGCTGGTATTTTACAAACTCAGAAAAGGGAAAAGAACTTTTAAAAGAATACCGTGAAATCGGTTCATCTTTTAGTGCTATGGCTCAAAATGATACTCCACGACAAAAGGAAATTATTTGCGAACTTATCGACTTATGTGATGGTGATACAATTTATCTCGATTGGGATGGTGAAGATGTGTCAAAAGAGAAAGCAAAAGAATATGTGATGAACTATGGTAAAGAGCGTTCTTAGTATGAACGCTAACGTTAAAATGTAAGGTGTCGTGGCTACCTAATAAAAGCTACATATTTGTAAATTTAGATAAATATTAATATGAAAAACGAAACTTCAAAAACCAAGCAGCCATGCACTTTACATAGTGTTATAGCCAGTTATTCAATAGAGCAAAAAGAAGACAAAGCTCTTAGCTGGTGGGGTGTTTTAACAAACAGACAAAAATCAAAATATGCTAAAAAGTACTATAATAAGTTAAGTATTGAAATAAAAACCAGCGAAAAAATAGTTATATGGGAAAATAACGCTTGGGGTAATTGGCTATAACTATTATATATATTTTTATGACAGTAAGTTACTTATTTAAAATAAATTACAACCATAAATTTTAAAGATTTGATTTAAATTTATAAAATCATTATTTTTTAATCTTTTTTTCTTATTTTTGTAAAAAATATTTTTAATTTATGGAAATAAGAAAAAAAGCAAATGCCTACAATATAGAATATAAACAACTTTTAAATTCAATAGAACGGTTAAAAGAAGAAGTTTTTGAACGTTTAAAATTTCTATCAAAGAAATATCCAGAAACAATTCTAATAGATAATATTACTTCAGAAATTATTTTATCAACAACCGATAGAAACAGCATTTCGTTAGAAACTCAAATAAATCTAATAAAGATATTTGAAACAATGATTGAAAATATTAATAATAAATATGTTCAAAAGCAAATTAATTTTGAGATAAATGATAATAATTAAAATTATTTTGTTGTTGTTTACTATAAGTGAAATTATAGTTCACAATACTCCACTTTACTATAAAAGTAAAAACGAAAAAATAGTAAGATGTAATTACGAATTTGTTCAGATTAGTTTAACAAAAAACGTCATAGTAGTGTTTAATATCGTTGAAAACATAATTTGTTTATTTGATTATCAACGCAACATAAATGGCATATCAGTCTGCATTTGCAACATAACAATTAAAATAAATAACGAATAAAAATGGGAAAGAAAAATAATAAATGTGAAGTGTGTGGTAAAAAGATAAAGTGGAAAGAAAAACTTTGCCAAGATTGTGAAAAAGATAATAAAATTTCTTTATATTTACTTTATAGATATCTTACAGATGTTGAAAAAGTTCCATCAGATTATGATTATTAGAGGTTTATTACAAAAAAATATTATTAAGTTATTTTGCATTGAAAAAGCATATCTACGTCCAAATTTTATTATTGGTTTAATTAGTTTAGATTTAGAAAATTTTCTTTATGATGAAATGTCAATAGAAACTTATTTAGATAATATTATTACAGTAGATAATATCTTTATAAAAATTATTAAACAATAAGATGAGAAATATTTTAAATGAAAAACTGTGCGATGTATTTGAAATAAGACATCAAAATTATAGATACCCTCAATTTATCACAATTCCACCACATAAAATAGAATTGGTGTTTTTCTTTTTCCAAATGATGAATGATTTTCGTGAAGTTCCTTTTTTGATTGAAATTTAACAAGAAAACATCTCATCATTAAATTAATAGTGATGAGATGTTTTTTAGATGATCAATCTGAAAAAATTATTTTACAAATTTCTTAGATTTAAATAATATTTCTTCTTTTTTTATACCTCTCCACTTAAAAGATATTAACACAATTCCAATAAAACCTGGAATTCCAACAACAAACGGATTGAAAGAAAAAATAGCAAATAGGATCATTAATGTCATTGATCCAATAATTCCAACATTCATTTTCATATTATAAAATTTAATTGATTTATAAAAACTTTTTAAAACTTTAATTATTTCTGTTTTGTAATGACAGGCACTACAGGAATAGTAATGAGTTCCATCGTCATTATGTTTCTTTTTAAAAGTATTCGCTTTACATCTAGGACATTCCATGATTTTATTTTTAATGAAAATTATTTAAAATTCTTTTAAAATAAATAGTTTTTTTTCCTGAACAAAATTAAAAATATTTTTCGAAAAAACACCAATTTTTTCAAATTTTTTATTATTTATATAAAATCGATAAGATGAAAATTTTAAATCTCTTGCTTATCAAAATAAAAAGTTATTGTAAGAAACTTTTCGTTAAGTTTACAATAAAATCGGTAATTTCTTCTCAAAATCTTTTAAATTTAAAAAAAATCAAGGTCGGATTCAACGATAATGAAATCTTCATTAGTTTATTTATTTCAAATAAAATTCACGAAATTTTTGAGAATAATGTGGTTATTTCAAAAATAGATTTTAAAAATCTTCTGAAGAAACTTAATGATGTAAAAAACATTACTAATGTTATTATCGATCCACCTATTAAAATTAATGACAATCCTATTATAAAAATAATAAGAATAGTTTTAAAATATGAATGATTATGAAAAAGGGAATATGTGAAAAATGTGGTAAAGAACATTGGTTACAAGAACATCATGTACCACCAAAAGGTTCAAAGATACCAAATCAAATAACATATTCGCTCTGTCCTAATTGCCATGTTGATTTTCATCAATATCTTGGAATGAAAAACATAAAAAATGATTCCATCAAATATCATCATCTTATGTTTTATAGATGGTTACTAGGTTTGGGTGTTGCAACAATCATTCTTTATTTAACTGCTTTTTAAGAAGATTTTATTAATTTGATTTAAAACAACTTCTGGTTTAATTGGTTTCTTTAAGTAACCATCAAATTTTAAATCATCTAAATCAATATCTTCAGTATCATACGCTGTTGAAATGAAAACAGGTGTGTTGATATTATTTGTTTGCATATATCTAATTAAATCAATTCCTGTGAGATCATCATCCGATAAATAAACATCCATTATAATCACATCAAATTTATGTTCTTTAATTAATTCAAAGAATTGTTTTACGTTTTCTGCCTGAAAATGTTTAATTTTGGTTGGTTCTAAAATTAGTTTTAATAGTAGTTGATTTAATTTAACATCATCAACAACTAATATCGATTTATCCTGCCAGTTAAAAGTTGGTTTCATTAGTAGTTTATAGATAAATAATCAGAAATTTATTATTCGTCTATTTTTGTGGTTAAAATTGTGGCAGAAATTTCTGGCCTAGTGAAAGCAACGTATTTTATTTGATTACGTTCTTTAATTAACCAATTTTGATTTATGTCGGTTTCTAAGATCATTGCAAATTTATACGTACTCCCTTGACTCTTGTGAATTGTTAAAGCATAACCATAATCAATATCTTTTCCAATACATTCAAATTTATTCCTAGCAGTTCCATTTCTATATTTATCAATATCAGTCATTAGAAAATTCTCTCTTCTAAATTCGTAATATTTTGACCAAAGCCTCTTATCTAATTTTGCTTTATATTTTAAAACATCATGCATTTCTGCATAATTATGCAAATTATTTTCATCTTCCGAATTTATAATAAAAATATTTTGATAATTGAATTCGTCTTTTTTAATTTTTTCTTCAAGTTTTATTCTATATCCCCAAATACCATGTACATTTTTTTCAATTTTACTTTTCTTAACTATTTTATAATCTGCTGAATTTTCGACAATATTATATCTTTGTTTTGCATCAGACACACTTCGATAACCCATTAACAAATCATTGACTTCAACAATGTCTTTGGCATCTTTCAGTAATTCATTTCGAATTATTTTATTAGATTCCATCACAGTATCGTTTTTCCATGCCAATAATTTCACATAATCAATATCTTTTTTATATTCATCTGAAAGAAATTTTTCAAAAATCATTTTTCTAAATTCCTTTTTATTTAAAGTAAAAATTACGCCTTCTTTATTCTCATTTAATGAAGTTTTTCTAACAAACCCACCATCAATAGTATTTAAATTATTTCTCAAATCATTAGCAACCAATAACAATGGATTTCCGATACATTGTCTTTCGATTTTTGTTAGCCAAATTGATTCAAAATCTGTTTGGTGAAATACCATAGATATTTTCTCACCAACTGGTGGAATTTGTGCAGGATCGCCAATAAATAAAACTTTTGTTGAAGAATTTATAACTTTATCTAAAATAAGATTGTATAGATCCTCATTAATCATTGATGCTTCGTCAATGATTACAAAATTATGATCGGTTATTCTAGGAATGGCAATGGGATTGAAAATCGGATCATTCGGATTAAACGACTCAACGGATATATCAGCCCTTAGACCTAATAATGAGTGCAGGGTTTCAGCCCCTCTTCCTGTTATATTTCCAATAACACGTTTTGCCTTATGTGTTGGTGCAGACACTACAACACCTCCACAATACCAATCAAGTATTTTCTTTACAACACTGGTTTTGCCAGTACCACTATAACCAGCTAAAACAAAAAAACTTTCTTTTTCATTTTTACGTAAAATCCAATCTTTAATTTTTTTTACTGCCTCAAACTGTTCAGCGTTAAAGGTAATTATCTTACCATTTGGCAGTTTTAATTGATTCTCTAAAATCTTGTTTCCCATAATGCAAAAATAACAAAAAAAATTCTGATCAACAACTTGTCAGAATTTTTTTCTTTAAAACAATCACAATTTACCGAATATATAATGTCTTTTTTTTCACCAATCCTAGAAATCTACCAACTTTTTGAATAAGTTTTCCATTGATATATGTTTCTAAATATTTAACATCATTTAATTCACTTAAACAATATTGATTGTTTTTAGAATCCGTAACAATGTCTGTTTTGAGATTTAATGATCCAATTTTAACATTATTTGTTTTTGGATTTCTAAATGTGATTTTTTGATTCATAGCTATTTTTATTTAAGTTAATATTTTAAGTTCTTTTAGTTCCATAAACTATTTGTTCCAATTTTTAGCAAGTTTTTTTCTATCATCTTTTGAAACAACAAGATTTCCATCACCATCATCTTTAACTGACAGTGCAAACATTAGTGCGTTTGCAATACCCTTTTGCGATTCTTCAAGTCTTTCTCTTGAATCTTTAATCATTTCATTTCTAAGATTTTCAAATCGTTCTTTATAGTGTTTAGCTTCCGCTTTCCAGAAATCTATTTCATCACAAAGTTCAGCAAGTTTAAGATCAATTGTTTTCATATAAATTATTTTATTTCTTCGTTTCTAAATTCTAAAATTTCATTTAACATTTTTACAAATTCTTTACGTATTGACAAATTTCCCTGAATCATATAGATTCTTACTTTATTTTGAACAGGATTTCTCATCAAAACTTCAAGTTCATCACCATAGTCTTTTATCTCTTGTTCTGTGTCTTTTATATCCTGAAGAATTTCTTTTGTTTGAATGTGATTAAATTGTTCCATTTTTTATTTTATTATGTTAATTCTTTTTCAAGGAGTTTCGCTTCTGCGTTTGATAAATTCTTCTAATTTTTCATAAAAATTTTCATGATAATGATTATAAATATATTCCACACATTCATAGTCCATATCATAATCTTCTGCTGTTTGGGCAATAAAGGGATTTTTATGATTAAATTGTTCCATATATTATTTCTTTAAAACAACATTAATAATAGGATTATTAAAGATCAACGAACAGATATAAAATGTTTCTTGATCTTTACATATAATTTCAATTAACAGATTATCAATTTTTTTTAACCTTAACCTTTAATTGATAATCTTTTATTTTTTGTTTTATTATTTTAGTATTCATTATTATGCACTATTCTTGTAACTAGATCATTAATTTGAGCATAATCAAGATATAGTTCTTTAAATGTTTCATCAATCAATTCTTCAAAAAACTCTGAATACCATAAATTATTTAAAAGTTCTTCTTCAAGATTTTTAATCTTCTTGTTTTTCTCAAAAAAGTTTTCATTTATTATCATTCCAAAGATTTTAAATGTTCTTCATCTTGTGGAGTTCCAGCGAAATTTAAGAACCTAAACCATGCAATTATTTGATCATCAGTTATTCTAATATCCCAAGGTTCATTTACTAAATAATAATGAAAATCATAACATTCTATTGCAGTTTTATAATCATCTGGTAATTGAGAAAAAAGATATTCTTTATCTTCCAATATTATTGTAAATTTATCGTCTATGAAATCGAATAGACTTGATAATCTTTGTTTACCATCTATTATCAAATAACGATCTTTATATTCATTTTCTTTGTTAATACTATTGATAATAGCACAATGAGGGATATGTCTGCCAATTAAAACAGAATTTATTAATTCTCGTTTTTGTTGTAGTGTCCAAACAAAATCCCGTTGAAGATTCTTTCCTTTTGATGGTAAATATACATTCCAATTAATATCATATCTTTTAAAATATTTAGTTCTTGAAGATAATGGTGATGGATGTAAATCTAATTGACTTCTTAATTCCCTAATTGTTTTCATAATTATATTTTTTTCATTACTGGTTAAGTTTTTCTGGGTTTCTTAAATAGTTTAACCAATCCTCAATACCGTTAATTGCATTAATTGTTCTATCATTTACACCATAACAAATTTTATTGAACAAATCTATTGATAAAATATATCCACAATCTCTCAAATCTTCGTAATGTGGTTTGAAGTCCATTTCTTTAAATTTTGTTTCAGTTAATCCCTTTAATTCATATTTACGATATTTAGGATAATTGTACTTATATTCTAACGCCCTTATATGAAATTTATTTCCATCAAGTATATAGATATATTTATGTGATTGTCTTTCTTCTATTAATATCTTAATTTTTTCGTGTTTTACTATCCATAAATAACCATCTGGATGCATTTCACCAAAAGCAGTATTTTTCGAAAAACTGGTTCGTTCTGTTAAAACATTATACGCCTCTTCAAAAACCGATATATTTTTATTCATTCTTAGAAAAACATGATTTTCAACAAACCAATTTAAATACATATCGCCAATTCTATTTATTGGAATATATTTATTTGGATTTTTGTAAAAATCTTCATATTCTTTTTCTTTTTTCTCTTCATGAGATGGAAATTTTTTAAAATATTCTTCTCTTGTCATTTTCTTTTATATCTTTTTAATTGCATCTAATATATATTATTATACGAAAAAAAGAATAATTTGTTTCTAATTTAATGGATTTTATGATCTAATTTAACATTAATTAACTAAAAACATTATTTCATTGTTTAGAAGCTTTGTTTCCACTTCCATTTCAATATAGAGTAGATCATCAAGATTGTTTGAAAGTTCTAAAGAAATTGATGAATAATGTGGATTCATCAATAAATCATTCTCATTGTGTAATGATTTTCTAAGCATTTCAGAGAGTTTATGTTTAAAATAAATATTCATTTTTTGGATTCAACAAATTTAACAACATTATTAACATAATTATTTGATGTTCCATTGATCACTAAACGCCCTGGCTAATTTTGCTGAAGAACAATACATATTAACTCGTTCAAAATAATATTGTTCAGCATCACTAAAATGGCTTCGATCTGTTTTCATATCTTTTAGCCTTTCCTTTTTATATTTTTCCCAAGATATAGTTCTCCATCTATTGCCAGTTCTAGCCAATATTTTTACAATATTTAGTGCAATAGTTTCAGATTCACCATTTTGTGAAATACTATTGTAGGGGCGTGTTGATATAAGATTGCTTGGTTTTAGTGTATCTGTCGTTTGTGTTATGATTTCACATAAATTTCTTAACATTTTTTCCATCTTTTAATTAATTTTGGTTATTATTTTCATCATTTTCTTCTAATTGTTTTTCTTCATCATCAAATTCGGCATTGATTCTATCGTGGAATTCGAAAGATAAGAATTTATTTGGTTTGTTGTCCTTTTCTGAATTGTTTTTATTTTCCATTTTTTATCAAGCTTCTATAAAATTTAGCACCGTTTACAAAATCTCTTCTAATATTTGCTAGATCAATCCTAGTTAATTTATCATCAGATTCAAGTTGTTTATAAGCATAAGTATCACCAGCACTTTCAATAATATGATCTTCTTCTATAGGACTTTCATCTGGATTAAAAGGAATTGTTTTAACAATTTTATTGTCCCCTTCTTTAGACTCAAAAATACATTCATCAGTAGTTGCACAATTAGATCCATTTGGATGCATGCATTCACCATGTTGATGTTTGTTTATCTTAACGTTGTGTTTACATTCAATAGAATTACAAATTGGATAAAAGGGATAAACACAAACCATTCTATTTCCAATTATTACAAAATCTACCTTTTTATTAATAAGATGTAAAAGATCTTCACTAACATTATCTATTAGTGGAAGATTTAAGTTAGTATCGGTTGTTGCTATTATTTTAAAATCAAATTCTGTGATATCACCAATTCTAGCAATAAAATTATATTTTGAATTCCAAAACCAATCTCCGTTAAAACCTTCTTTAACTGTGAATGTGTTTTCTTTTATTTTTTCTTCATCATCAACAACATACAATTGATATTTTTCACAAAATCCTTGTTCTTGACTAACGTTTGGATTTTTATTAATGAAAAATTTATCAACATTATTTTCTCCTAGAGAAATGTTTAATGGAGAGTTTTTTATAACTTTAACTATGTTACTAACGTTTATTTTTGAATCATCTTTTATTGCTATGAGTTTTTTCATTTTTAAATAAATTAAATGATTAGTAAAGAACCATATAGGTATAGATTTATGTATTTATTTGGTTATTGTCAAAGAGAAGGACTCGAACCTTCAATCTTAGCCATGTTAAATGGTTGGCTACGCTCTACCATTGAGCTATCTTTTGATAATTGCTGGAGATAAAATCCTCCAGCAATGTTTTACTTTAATTGCTTAAGATATTCATCAAATTCCTTTTCTGACATATTAGCAATTCTTTCTTCCTCATTTGCATTAGTTACTTTAGCTCTGATTGCTAAAGCACGTTCTGTTTTCTTTTTAAGATCTGCGGCATTAGCAGCAGTTTCTTCTTCATCCAATTTAGTATTTAGTATGTCCAATGCAATATCAAACATAAGTTTTAAGGTTTTGTCCTTCTTAGTTTTTACACGAAGATAGGATTTACCCTTACTTTGTTCATATTGTTCTTCCAATGACACTACTACTGTGTTTAATTCTGTTTTATCCAAATCACACAATTGTTCGATAGATAGATTTCCTTTAGTTGTTGGAAATCTCAATTTTAACATAATTCCTTCTTTGTACATATTATTCAATTTTTATTTGTTAATATTTAAAACTTTTTACAATAATAAACTAAATGCACTACCTATTGTATATAATATTAATAATATTACACACATTACTATTAATATGAAAAGATTTACAAATCCCCTTATAATAATATCTCCCGATGAAGTCGGATTTATTATATTATTAGACCATAAATTAGGTATTATTCCTAATAAATATAGAAGGATGCTTATTATGACTATTCCAATTAAAGTATTTATCATGTTTTTATTTGTTAATAATTAAAATTTTATTTTTAATATTCTTTTAAAACTACCACTTAATTTTACGATTAATTCATCATGAACGGTTGCATTATATCCTAAACCCGATAATTGTTTATTAGTAGTTGGAATCATATTTGTTGTTCCCAAAACTTCCATTACTTTTCTATGTTGTAAAAGATCAGATATCAAGTTTTCGTTATGAAAACTTCTTATACTGGTTGGAGATTTACATTTTTCCAACATAAAGAAATAATGCTTATTCCCAACATTGTTATCATTCCAATGATTAGGAGATAAACAAATAAGATTTACTTTATGAAATTCATTTGTTTCTAATCCATAAATTTCTTTGGATGAATCAATTTCTGGTAAATGGTGTTCAATACTAAATTCACCATTTTTTAAAGTGACAGTCGCAATTGGAGTATCTTTTAAGATATTCCCCAAACATTCATAATGGTAAATTTCACCATTAAACTCTACTTCTGCCTCAAAACCTGTGTTGTTTCCACCATCAAAATTTCTATTAAAGAATTTATATTCCCCAGATTTCATTTTAGACAAATCTATCCAAGTAATATTTTCAACACCTATACTAGCAGGACGGATCATATCTACATCTAAAAATCCAGACATGGTTGTTTTGTTATTCATTCCTTTGTATGAACCATAATAAATCTCAGTTCTATTTGGCTCAATAGCATGAGCATCAAAATCACAGATACTTCTACCGTCTTTATTCCAAGCAATTGAAAAACGTAACACACCGTCTACTTTTCCACCTGCACTTTTAACCGCTTCTTTTATCTGACTCTTACCAGCCAAATTACCATTAAATGTCCACGAATAGTTATTTGACCATTTAAATATTGGTTTGCTTTCTTTTATAGTGGCAGTAGTAAGACTTACCATATTTTTCTCATGATTATTCTTCAACAATACTTCAACTGAAGTACATGAAGGAAGTATATCTTTCATGAATTTTTCAATAGAAACTTCTTCAACACCATCAAATTCGCTTCTTTTATGTCTTGTAGAAGTAGATTTGACATTATCAAAAATAGAAACTGTTTTAATGTCCCCTTTACCTGAATTGATATGAAGTATCTCACTAGCTTTAATATCCTCGATAGTTGCAAATCTTCTGTCAAAAGATTCAACATATCCATTTTCTTCAACAAACTTTTGTGCTTCTTCGATTTGTTTTTTAGTAATTGGAGCGATTGCCTTCATATAATTAGCAGGATCAACCATTTTATTCCACATTTGACATGCTTCATTAAGTTCTTTTCCTTCCGATAGATCGGAACATAATTTACCAATGGCTTCATTTCTAAATTTAGCAGTTTTAAGGTTGTATGAATTTACCCAACACCAACTATCTTTATTGGATTGTTTGTCATATTCCACTTTTAAGGGAATTATTTGTTCAATTTTATAAAGATGTGTTGCACCATCTAATAATGAACCTTGGTTAATTAAATCTTTTACTAGATTTAATGTGTCTAGTGAAATTTCTACCATAGCTCTTTGAAATACGTTTTTTGCATCTCTATATTCACCCATAATAGCTTCAATAGATTTTTTAGACATATCAACAAATTCTTTCGGTATATCTAAATGAAAATGATTAAAAGTTCGAATTTCATTTGGTTTAACCACTCCAAATTTTTCCGCCTCTTCTTTAGTATATCTCTTGTGATTCTTATCAATTCCCAATCTAAAAACAGAATTAGATTTAGAACAAGATTCATAAGGCAACGAATTGAGTTCGTCAAACGTTTCAAAAAACACATCAACAATTTTTGAATTTTTAATTGTTTTTGATAGTATTTTTGTAACGTTTATAAATTCATCTTCTGCTTCAACATCAAACATTGAAACAATATCATAATTTTCATCCACAGAAACTATATTACCATATCTACGAATAAAATTCTTACAATGGTTACAATTGTGAATACTTGAATCAGGATCTCTAAAAATAGGATCTTCCTCTTTTGTAAATGATTTAAGGTATAGATCCCAAATTTCTTGACCACTCATAGCCACTCTAAATAACTTACCAGATTTACACATATCGTTAAACTGGTTTTGAATTTTTTTATTTAAGTTAATCATATTATTTTTTATTATTGATTAGTAGTCGAATTATTCTCTTTTCCATCTATCTTGTTCCCAAAGTTTTTTACCAGTACAGATTTTAAATAAATCTGCCTGAAAACCAAATAATGATCTTAATTCTCTATTTTGATTTTCGTTTGTCGAATTACAATCAGGAACTTTGTTTAACCATTCAGTTTTTTCTTGTTCGTAATGCATTTCTTCTTCAGAACTTGTTTCAACAGAAATAGATTGTTCTATCTTTTTATTCTTTAAAAATTTAAAAATGCTCATAATTTTAAATTTTAAAAGGTTTGTCTATTTTTTTTCATAAAACGTTCCATTGTAAATATAACCATATTTTTCACAAATTTCTTTTTCATGGTTTTTATAGTTTTCAATAGATTTAGGATTTACACTTAGCATCTTACAGAAAAACACATAATCTTCGTAAAGATCATAAATTTTAGATATTACACTTCCCATATTTAACTAATTTTAAAATTTTGTAAATTTATATATAAAAATTTGATAATTAAAATTCGTCCATTTGTTTTATCCATCTTTTGGGTAATCTTCTAAAGCAAATTTCTTTGCCATTCTCTTGATTATCCCAAGTAGAATATTCTCTAATCTTCCATTTATAACAATTATCACAATATTTAGATTTCTTTCTATTTGGATTAAAAATACCAATATTCTTTTTCCAAAATTTCCAAATATCTCTATGTTTACCATCAGACCACAAACAATAATTTACAAAATAATGGGTATAGTTTTTTTCTATGTAAGTTTCAACCTCATTACCATAACCCTTTATTAATAAATTACCATGAAATTTAGTGTATAAAAAAGCAAAGGTATATGCACCACCAATCCAATTTGGGTTTCCATCTGGTGATATTTCAATAATTTTCAATTCTTTTTTCATGTCAAATCGATTAAATGATTAAACAAACTATATAGGAACATAGATTTATGTGATTGTTATGCTTTCAGATAAATCAACATCTATGTCCCATTCGGGATTATTATGCATCTATATCAATCCACATATAGTTTGTTTTTTTAATTAATTCTCAGTTTAATATCTTTGTTTGCAATTTTTTCTTGTTCAAAATGTTTGCTAATGTTTTTTAGATTATTGTTAGTTTTTTCAAACGTTTTGGATTGTTCTTTTATAGATTCAGTTAGTTTATTTATTGAATCTACTAATTTTTGATAATTCGTTTTCATAATTTATGAGTATTATGTTTATAAACATTAATGGTATTAATATTATAGGAAATATATTAAACCCTATCCTTATTAAACTTTCTATACAGACCATAATCATAAGAAAGTTATTTGTTGTTAAAAATGTTTTCATTTATTGTGTTTAAAAATTTTATAAATCTAATACATAAGAAAATAAATTTAAATTAAACAACCAATCCCCCAAACATTACACATTATCTATCCAAGTGCCTCAAAGGTTAATCTACTTCCTTGGTAATTGTAACTATCTTTTATTTATTCACAGTGTTGACCATACTACTGACTGGAACTAGTCGTTTAAATTTAAAAGATTTGATAATTTTTGATAGTACGTTTCAAGCACAAGTGCATTGTTACTACTTCCTATAAGCAATTTCGTCTTACACGCCTTTCGGCACTAGATCCTAAGCTAGAATGTATTTAGTAAAAAGATTGGAGTATCCTTTCAACTCTCTCTGTTTATACATGTATGTACCTTTATACCAATAAGAATTAAACAACAATATTGACTAAATAATATTGGGTGTTAAACAGAGATTATGCTGTATATCTGATGTTACAATATTATTTAGTTACCAAATCTTTATATTTTCAAAGAACTTTTAATTTAAAAAAATGTGGAGTATTATCTTATCCACTTACCAGACTCTTAACTGAATTATCAAGTTCATCACATGAGCTTGCAACCTTACAAGTTAAAAAATCTTTTTGTACCTGGCAAAGTATTAATCTCTTTTACTTGTCTCTAGTCTTATCTCATACCGTCTTAAACTTTCTTTAGAAATTAACTTAATTCACAAACTGATTTGCCAAATCATATTTACCCTTCAACTCATATTTATGGTATTTATTAGGGCTGTTTCTTTCAACACTCATATTGTTTGCTTCATTAAGCAAAAAGATTTTATAGGTGGAGAGTTTTGTCTGCTTACATGACTCATGACGAATTTTCACATTGCAATCACTTCTCTTTAATCGTTACCTAGTATTAATTAACTTGAGTCTAATCTATGATTACGTTATAAGCAACTCTCCATATATTTTCAAAAAAATCATTAGACTTAGATTTGATGTACTCATCATTACAATTCCACATATTTAAGGAATAAACGACCAGGTTCATCTAATGATTTATATTTTCAAAGAACTTTTAATTATTATATTATACGAATTTTTTAAAAAAAGGTTTCAAGAATAGTGTTAATAAACGTTAATTAATAACAATGCTTGAAACAATCCTTCTTCCAAAACATTTCCGAAACTAATTCCACTTATATCATTTTCATTTAAACAATTATAGGAATAACCATTTTCTATTTTATAAAGATTGGCATCGTACCAAATCTTGTCTTCATCATGTCCTAACGTTATTTCAATATGAATTTTATGAACATCTCTCAAAAACTTTTGTAATAATGATTGTGTTGGTAGTGGAAATTTAACAATATTCTTTTTATCGCCATAATTTTCTCTATCGTTCATTGCATCTTCTTTTGTAGAATATATTTCCTCACCAAGTTCAATCATCTCCAACCATCTGCTAATATCGTTTTCACTAACAATATTCAATTCTTTAGTAAAATAAATACACTCCCAATCAATTAACACATAATTATTTAAATTGGTATAAACGTTACATGACCAATCAAATCCTTTATCTTTGGCTAAATGTGATGTTTTTTCTGATATTCTTTGATCTTTCATTATTTATATTTTTTTAATAAATCTCTAACTTTTTTATGATGTTGTTGTCCATTATAGAAAGAAACACTTCTACTTGGAATTACTCCGAAATTACCTTTTTGATTTAACATTTTATTTGCAAGATTTAAAGCATCTTGTAAGAAAATAATTTTTTCAGCTAATTCATATTCTAAACTATTTCTATCAAAGTTATTATCAATTGGTTGTTCAGTTACTTCATTTCCATCCCAATCAAATATTTTATATAATTCACCACTTAATTCTTCATCTGTATTCATTTTTATAATAACCCACCACCATTGAAAAGATCTTTTTTCGAAATCTTTATTGTTGTTTATCCATTTAATAACGCTTTTTATCGATAAACTAATAAAACAATTAAGAATTTCGATATTGGTATTACCTTTTCGCATTTCAACTATGAATAGTTCCATAAAAATGTTTTTTATTATATCTAAAAACGTATAAATTACTGATTAAATTAGTTTTTAGATTAGAATGCATATAATTAAATATTATTATTTAAATTTTCTAAATATTTTTTTTAAAGATGACAATTTAGTTTTATTAAACGCTTCTTCTTCTTGAAGTAGAAATACTGAAAAACCCTCAACAACATACCTTAAATTAAAATCCCTGTCAGCTTCAGAAAAAAAATTCGCCTAATATATATCTAACATGACTAATTGGAAATATAAGCATTCTCTATTTTTAATACATTCCAAATTATTTGTCTAATTTCAGGTAGTCTTTCTTTTTCAAATTCAGGATGCTCTTTGTACCATCTAATATTCAAAGGAGATGGATGAGGAAGTACAATTGTGAGTATATCATTTAGAGTATTGTTTTTGAAAATCAATTTATTGTAGTCCTCATTAGGAAATAAAAAATTTGCAGCTTTCCCTCCAATTATAATAAATAATTCGTTTTTTACAATTTCAATTTCTTTTTTAAGCCATTGTTTTGCACAACTTATTGGTGGCAAATTATCACCACCTTTAGAGTTTTTGCCAGGGAAACAATGAGAGAGCGCAGAAATATAAAAATTGTCTTTAGAATAAAATATGTCATCTGAAATTTGATACCATTTATATTTCAGCTTTTTACCAGTACTATCATTAAATGGTTTTTTTGTTAAGTGAACGTTTTTCGATGGTGCTTGACTAATTTGGAAGATCTTAGAATATTTATTACCATGTATTATTGGTATAGGTTTAAATCCAAATTTAGTTTCGCAATCATTGCATCTTAAAATTCCTTCTTTTAATCGTTCAAAATCTAAAAATTTAATTTCCATTTTCATTAATTTTATTAATTATTAATTCAGATATTTGTTCACAAATTTCATCATTATTTTTATTATCGTCAATTTGAATTAGTTCCCTTTTGTTAACATAGTACAAATAACTTTTTCTTATTTTATTCAGTTGTTCAAGACTTTACAATTAACATGTTTCATGATAATTACTCCTCATTTAAGAAATCATATAAAGAAAGCTTATTTGGTTTTATATACGATGAAAACATTTTACAAAATGACGATATAAAGCAATTCTTTGGCATATCTTCACCACATATTTGTTTCAATTTAGTTACTGCATTTTCAGCATCAGCAACATCTTTAATTTTGTCAGATGTAAATTGATTGGTATCAATAACATAGCCAATTAATTTCTCATATTTTTCTTTCATGATAATTATTTTTATGATCCAATATCAAAAGGACTTCTATGATTTCCGATTCTTGGTGAATTTCTCATTGTTCGTTCGAAGAAAGTTTCATCTTCGATACAATCAATACATCTTCCATCACCAAGTAAAATTTCGTAAGAATATTCACCACAACATGGGCATTTCCCGTTTGTTAGATCATAATGTGAATATGTAGTTTCAATTTTCATAGCATTTATATTTTACCTAATTTAACATCACTTTCAGTTTGTTTAGTGTAATATTCGTCTCGATTTAAATTAATGATTATTCCATCTTCAATCTTATCAATTCTTTTTTGGGATAAACCAGAAACATCAGTTCTTTTTATAACAGTGTTATCTTCCCATTTAAGAACTTCAATGTATGTAAATTTATTATTCATGTTTATTTTTTAAAGTGAATATTTGTGTTATTTTTTATAGATTGAAGAAATGCTGAATAGTGAGAATATTCATATTCTTTAATACGGGAATGAAAATACCATTTTTCAAAACATTTAGGACATTCAATCACAATCATATTTCCATAATTTGAATCAGCGAATCCAATAGAATTATTGTGTAAACTATCTGGTTCAAAATAACAAAATGGACAGTAGTAAACACCTTTGTGATATTTCCCAGTTAAATTAATTTTATATTCTATATCAATTTCCATGAAAGATATTATCTAAATAATTGATTTCTATTATTAATTTTTTTATATTCTTTTTTAAAAAGACCAGCATATACAACAACGTTTCCATATAAGGGTAAAAGATTATCAACATTTTCATAATGTGCTGAATCTAATTCCAATACGTTTGTAAATTCATTTTTATGTATTCTAAAGGCATAACCATTAGCGAAACTTTCTGCTTGATATAAACCTTCTTGCTCAAATATTTGTTCAAATTTCATATAGAATATTTTTAATTGGTTTCTATATTATTATACGCAAAATTAAACAAAATGTTTCGAATATAACTAAAAATTTTCATTTAATTAACATCTTTTAATAAAAAATCCCGAAAACAAATAATATTCTCAGGATTTTTTCAACTAATCTATTTGAGGTATTTATTTGATATGCATAATTTCAAATTCTTCTATCATCGGATTACCACTTCCAACAACAACACTATTAAACGGTTTTAGCCAGTTAATAATATTTTCTTCATTATCTTCAACAAAGCAATGTAATCCGCTTTCAATACGATCTGTAAAAATAACCTTCAATTCACCAAAATCTGCAACAATTTTACATGTTTCGGGTTTTGTTTGATAAATTTCTTGAGTAAGTAGTAAATGTAATTGCATCTTATTTTAATTTAATTGTTTTTACATAAAATTTTGATTACCATATTCATCTACAGTTCCAATAAATAACATTTGTAGCTTAAAATCAAGATCTTTTGTTGTTTCATCGGATACATCAAATTCTTCCCAACCATTCATTTTAATAATCTGAAGAATTGCCATTTGTTCTTTATCGTTTTGTAATTGTTTTTGAAGATATTTGATATCGTTTTCTTTTCTTATGATATTCTTTAAAAACAAATCTTCAATTTGATAATGTTTTCATGATGTTTTACCAATGCTAGTGATAAAAAATCCCTAATTTCTTTTTTATCTAAACCTGTGTGAATTTCACTATTTTTCATATATTATAAATAAAAATTAAATAACACTATTATGTTCTTTGTACAGCTACATGGTAAATGGTAATCATTGTTATGTATAAATTCTCTATATATAAGCCACTTAAATACTACAAAATGCCAAAGATGTATATTAATAGGTGTGTGGTATATAAATATATGTCCCCTTCTATTATCAGTTACTTTAATCATATCAATCTATTTTAATTTTTAACAATGTATTCTTTGATCACATTGAGTTTCTAATGAATCTCCTCAATATACATATCCTTCATTTGTCATAATTTATCCTCTTTAATCCCAGCAGCAATCCTAAGTGTTGTTTCAACATCCACAAATCCATTATCATCAGTTTGATCGTTCCAATATTTTAAAGCCTTTTCATATCTTTCTTCAGCATTTTTTTGCCCCATACTATGTAAAAATTGTTCAGATATCTTAGTTGAATTCTTCACAAATTCATCAGTAGCTTCTTTAATAAAATCATTTAAATTGATTTCTTCCCACCAATATTCAACATTTTTAAATTTGTTAACATAATGTGGCATATTGGGAATAAAATAAAGAGTAATTTCATTAGAATCAGTGCTTCTTTTGCAATGATAAGTTCCCTTTTTAGTAGGAAATCTATCATAAACTTTTATTAATATTGTTTTCATGTTCTATATTTTAATAAGATTTAATCGTTCCTTTATTAATCTGAATTTTCTTTTCAAATATGAATACCATTCTTCATATTTATCTGATTTCTTATAGTAGATTCTATCATCATTCTCTGAATCATACAATGGACATTCTAATTTAAAATCGTTATGATTAATATTAATAGAAATGAAGAAATAGTAACTGGCTATAGTAATACTTAATAAATCACAATGATTTTGCCATCCCACTTTATCATACATTTCATTGTTAATTTTTTGAACCGCTTTTAGAGCCCCCAATTGGTTTTCTGAAAGATAATCTTTTGTTTTAGGCATTTTATTTCTTTTTGAAATCATTAAACCATTTCTCAATAAGTGAATTAATTTTCATCAATTCGCCAATCATTTCTAATTTATTTCCAGTAATTTCTTTTGATATGTGTTCTCCAAAATTACACATCATTTTTAATGAAATTGTTTTAAGTTCTTCTTCAGAATACGTTTTAGTTTTAGCAAATTCATATCCAGCAATAAATCCTTGATATTTTTCAACCCATTTTTGATTTATGCTTCCATCTAAACTATGTTTATTGTAAAATTCAGAAGCACATTCATTAGCAGCTCCTTCTACAGTTTCTATATTGTTGTCTAAAGAAATATTGCTAATAGGCTTTACAATCACCAAATCATAAAAAGGATTATCAACAGATGATTTATATTCAACATCAATCTCACATTCGACCAATTCCAGACAGTCTTCAACATTTAATATTGTTGGAAGTATTTCTTTATACATTTCATTGGTTGTTGCAATCACTTTCAAACATTTATGATTACAACCACCTTCACCAACTAAACCTACTTTATGATCGTAAGGATCATAAACCAATCCATTATGTTCTAATTTGTCATTGGTAACATAAAGATTTAATTTTTGACAATGTCTTCTGTGATCGCAATTAGGTTCTAATGAATCTCCCCAAAATATATATTCATCGCCCGCAGTATGATCTATTTCTGTGCAAATTTTTATAATAGCATTGCTTTTATAATTTGCTTTGAACAAATCCCCTACTTTAATTGGTGTGTTGTCGATAACTGCTATTAATTTTTTCATGATATTAAGTTTTATTATTTATTGTTCCAATATTTATTTGCTCCAAATTTTGTAAATCCAATCATGTTCATCCAAATCGATTTGGGTTCTGGTTCAGATAGAGTCGAAATTTTTTTATATTGTTGAGTTTTTCCACAACATTTACAAATTCTAACATCAGTTCTTTCACTATAATAATCTGAACTTGTGAAAAAATATTTCCAATTATGTCCAAAGAATTTACATATTATTTTTTTCATTTCAATGAATTTAAATAGATTCTAAATATTTTAAAATTTTATCTTTTTCTTCATCATTAAGATAATATTCATGCAAATCTTCATAATACCTAAATCAAGAAGCATTTTTTATTTAAAACTTACTGAACCATATTTTTTTAATTCTTCTCCATAGTTCAATATCATTTTATAGGCACTATAATGATCAGCAGAATCATCATTATAATAATAAAATTCGTTTAAAAACATCTCATATACTATTAATTCAACAATTCTTGGAAGTGGATAATTTAGAATTATTTTTTCGTAATTAGCCTTTAGTCCATACAAATCAGCTATCAATAGTATTGAATCTTGAACTTCTTTTTGTGTGTTTTTCATGATAATAAATTTTATTATATATTAATTATACGAAAAATTTTTAGAAAGGTTTCCAATTTTCTGTTAATATATGTTAAAATTTCTATTTTTTTCCTTTTTCTCAATAAAATTCTGATAATCCTTTCTTTCTTATAACCATCCATTTGAAGTTCGAAAGCAAACTTTAAATACTTTCCTAGTTCAATACCTGGTTTCCACCCAAGATCGATTAACTCTTTTCCATTTACAATTGGTTTAATAACATCACCAAATTTTTTAAAATACTTTAGTGATAATTCAGATGGCAGATGTTCATTATCTAAAGATCTGTCAGTCCTACCATTAGAATCTGCTTTGGATAGCCAACCTAAAACATCTAAACGATATTTATTATGTAGTCTTTTCCAAGCTGAAATATTTGCTTTACCTATTGTTAATTGACCAACTCGCATATGCAATCCAACCAGTTTCTTTACATTATCGATCAAACTAATTTCATTGGTGATCCTTAACATAAAACTTTCAGCAATCTCAATTCCAGCATCATCATGTCCATAACTAGTTAAATCATTAGGATTTGTTGTAGAAGGTTTGCCAACATCATGCAATAATGCTGCAAACATATATGCCAATTGCAAATCTTCTGGAACATTATGTTTTAATATTGCTGCATTATCAACAACCATTAAAGTATGGATCAAAACATCGCCTTCTGGATGATGTTCAGGATTTTGTTTACAACCAATTAAATTAAATAATTCTGGAAAATGAATTAACCAATTCGAATCTTTTAGAAAATTTAAACCTAAACTTGGTTTATCGGCTTTCAATAAAAGTTTTTTAAATTCTTCGAAAATTCTTTCTTTTGGTAATGTATGATAGTCATCAACAATCGATTGACACAACTTAATAGTTTCTGGTGCAACAGTTTTTCCTTTTCTTGGTAATAGTTGCATAATTCTTAATACTCTTAATGGATCTTCAACAAATGTTTTGTTATTTGTTGCTCTTAAAATACCATTATTTAAATCGGATAAACCATCATAAGGATCTATGATTTCGTTTGTGTGAAGGTTTTTATACATGGCATTTATTGTCAAATCTCTTCTTTTTCCAGCTTCTAATGGAGTTAGATTTGAATCTAAAATAACATCAAAACCTTTGTGACCTTTACCTGATTTGTTTTCTAAACGAGGAATTGACAAATCTAATTCAAGATCATCAATTTTGGTTTTTATTATACCAAATGCTTTACCAACTAGATTAACAGGTAAATTTAATTCAGTTAATATTTCAGATAGTTTTTGATAGGAAATATTATAAACTTCAATATCCCAATCCTTAATAGGTTTGTTTTGAATTGCATCAATAACAGCACCACCTACTAATAAAGCAGTTCCATTGTTTTCGGCTATTTTATTTATTAATAGTTGTAGGGACATTATTTACTATATTTTACGTAATTTGGTTTCAATTAAATTTTTAGATTCGGTTAATGTGAGATTTAATTTATTTTTTACTATTCTTATAACATTTATCCATCTTTCTGATTGAATATAGATGGCAAGTTCTTTATTGAAAAACAATTGAATGTTTTTTATTGGATTTCTTGTTAAAGAAAGAAGTTTCCAAGATTTCTTAGGTTTAAGCATCAATTCAATTGCATTTTCAGGCAGCGTGGCAGGTTTGTGTTGACCAAACAACATATAGTTTTCTGATAACGAAACGCAAACATCAGTAAGCATAAATACTTTTTCAGTTTTAAGATCAATATAAAATTTTATGTTTTTCATATTTATTTAATTATTATTACTTTAACTTTGTGAAGATAAGAAAATTTGATAAATTCTTTTTCAATTTCAGTTATATCGTTTGTCCAAATTTTTACATCAATACTAGTATTATTTGGATAAACCATTATTGGTAAAATCCACCAACTTAAAAGAAACGAAAATATTGTTTTTTGTTTTAACTGTGCCTGATATACAATTTCATCATTTTTAACAATCTTCTTTATTTTTCCTAAATAAGTTTTCATAATTATTTATTATTTAGTGGTGATTCCATCAATCTAGTTAAATTAAAACCAATCACATTTCCACAATGATTACATTTAAATCCATATGTTTGTTCAACCATTCTTGACATTGTAGAACAAACTAAACAATATGGTTTCCATCCATCATACCAAGTACCCCCTTTTGCTTCTTTTATTCTTTTCAATTTTTCGTCATTGGAAAGAATTTCATTTTCTTTAATAGTTTCCATAATTTACTATTCTTTTTTCGATTCTTCTTCAAATTTCTTTTTTAAATTTAACAACACTTCATTATCTGCAAGTGTAGTGTGCATCCCACTCATTTTCTTTGCACCAACTTTAATTTCTTTTGGAGAAAGTTCACTAAAACTTTTCTTTATTTGTTTTTGATGAATGGCATATTCAATCTTTTTATTATCTCTAAACATTTCATTGATTGAAAAATCCCTTAGAGCAATAAGTGCAGCAATGCAAATTGGTTTGTCAGATTTATCTGATTTGAATTGTTTAATTGCTTCTATCGACCACCCTTCAGGAATTTTATTTTTAGAAACTAAATCTAATCGTTTTTGTTCAATTTCTTTATTTATTTTTTCGTCTTGAGTAAAAGCATTTTTCATTCTGCTTATAGATAGATCTGTAATTTCTTCTAATCGTGGAAACGAGCATCCCATTATTGCACATGGTTTATCTGTTCCAATCGCATAATCTGATTGATCAATAGGTATATAAGCATGAATTAGATGTAAGATAAATTTTTGTGCCTTTTCACCAGAATTCCAAATTTCTTGGATTTTCTTATAAGCTTCTTGTATTTCTTTTTCTAATGTTCTTTGTGATTCCATAATATTATTTTTATTTGTTAATTATTTTAAAGGAAATCGGTTAATCTTCCATTATTTTCTAAAATTTGTTATAGTTTAGGTAAATTAGTTAAAATCTATTTTTGGATTATCGTCACTTTCATTAATTATAGAAAGAAAATTATCTATTTTTGATTTTAAATAAATTACTCGATTTAGAATTTTTTCTTTCAATATATCTAAATTTTTTGAAATATCTTTTTCAAAAGAGTATGTTGTATATTCAATGGTATTTGAAAAATCAAGATACGATGATTTTATATCCTGAATTGATTGAATATTAATTCTTCTTTCTATAATTTCTCCCTCAAATTTTCTTGTTAATTTATAAATTGTTTTTTTCTTTTCACAATTCCACTTTGTAATCATATAACCCAAACCTTTCGAGGTTAAAGATGCACTTATTTTATAAATATGACTATTATTTTCCATAATTTTTATAATTTAGTTATAATACTTCTTATACGAATAAATTAATAAAAATGTTTCCTAGATTTGGTTAATAAAAGTTAAAATTTAGATGACTTTAAAATCAATAAGTTCAAATTTAATATTTGAAAAACCACTAAACCCATTTAAATCTTTTTGAACAAAATGCGTCCACCAACAAATAAAATTTGCAACATCTTTTGAATACTCGTTTAAACTTATTTCTGCTAAATTTCCAAACATTCTTATTTTAATTGGTTCTGATAAATCTAAACAGGTTTCGAAAATTAAATAATTGCATCCATGTTGAAGTTTTTCTTTTCTATCTTCAACACTAAGTAACCCAATTTTATTCAAAATATTAATTTTATCCATTTTATTTAGTTTTTAATGTAAAATATTGAATTTTCTTATTTTTATAGTGATAAGTTTGTAAACCAAATATCCATGCAAATTCAAGATATTCTTCTTCATTATCAACATAGAAAACATAATCATTTCTTTGATTTAATTCAATCAGTTGAATTATTTTCTTAATTTTTCCTTTACAAGAATATATTTTATTTGGTAATATATAGTTTCGTTTTTCGAACCAAGTATTATCAATTGTTGGATTTGCAGAACAAATGACTGTTCTGTTTCTTTCCAAACACAATTCATATAATTTTGAAAATGAATTTTCTGTAACTACACCATCAAAATCCAATACAATCAAAACATCCAGTCCTTTGTATAAATCAATTGTTGGAAAGAAATTATCTCTGCTGGATTTAACAATATTATTAATATCACCAATAAAATCTCTTGAAAAATGATGAACTTTTCTTATTCGATTGGTCATGTATTCCATATAATTAAATAAAGTCCAATTGATCTTATCCAAATACTTTTGAATATCAATATTTTTTCTAACAAAAATCTCAGTTAAAATATGTTTAATATGGATAATTTCATGTCGAACCAGTAAAGTTTTACATAAACCATATTTTTCAATATCTTGTGGAATGTTAGTTAGATAATTATTGTGATCCATAAACAATTGAATTATAGTTTGACTACATCAGAATTTGCGTTCATTGTTTTAATTAATTTGTAATTCTTTTGAGCATTTTTTAAAGAACAAGATTGTCTCATTGATAATTGTTTCCAAGCATCTTCTTCACTTTCAGCAGAAACTAAATAATAATGAAAACTACGTTTAAAAATAAATAAAGTCCATTCCATAAAAACAAATTATTTTATTCTTTTAATACCAAAATCACATTTTCTAATTTTACACATTCTACCATCTGTTTTGTGATGGAATACAATTCCTTCTATATCTACTTCAGGATTTGATAAATAGGTTTTTAATCCTTCAAAAGAAAAATTAGTAACATTAAGTTTAACACAACCATGTAATATTAATTGATGATCAGCAAAATTTTCAGAATTTCTTTGTATTTTAGGACCACACAATTCATAGGTGCTGTCTATTTTCCCAACTAAATTATCAAAACCTTCGAAATGATATTTGTCAGCAGGATTGTTTCTATCACATTTAATCCAATGTGGATGATGTCCCGTAATTTCATCTGGTTCTTGACACGGAATTGCATTTGGCGGAACTTCTTTTCCTTTTTTCACATCATATCTTTTATAAAGTTCGCCATTTATAATAGCACAAGCAGTTCCATCAAATTTACGAGTTGCAATTCCTTCACCACTATTAACCCATTCATTTTCGGGATTGATCTCATTAATGACTTTACTTAAATCATTAGGATCTTTTTTGTATAATGTACTTATTTTTTTCATAGTTAACTATTTAGATTTTAATTTCTGTAATTGTTCTTGTTTTTCTTTGATTTCATTTTCAAGATTTTCAATATATTTACTATATAACTTGTCTTTTTCATATTCGGTTATATCAACAATTCCTAAAGAATCGAGTAAATTACAAAATTCAGGTTCTTGTATAATTTCACTATCAAATTCTGCCATTTTTTCTAACAAATCTTTGATTAACCACAATGCAGACCAACTATCTTCAAATGCTTTTAATCGTGCTGCTAATGGTTTGTTTTTATGAATTTCAATAAATTCAACTTCAAATTCGCCACTTGTTCCACCTTCTGGATGATACATTCCAATCATAATACTTATTTTACCATTTAATGATTTAGAATACCATGCATTACTGTTTCTAACATATGCTCTTACACAACCTTCATGATTTTTCATAGTTAACTATTTTTAAATGTTATTAATATAATATTTCAAAGCCAATCTAATGGTTTTTTTCCATTGTTTCTTTTGAACAAAAACAGTAAAATTTCCTAGAAGTTTTTGTTTACCAGTTACGACTTGTTGATAACCGTCTCCAGTAATTGCAAACAATCCATTGTCATCGTAAATTAAACAAGGTGCATACCCAAATCTGGTATAAGTTTCCAATATAAAATCAACTTCGTATTGATTGAAATTCTTTTTTATTTCGGTTATAATTTCTTCTTTAATTTCATCAATTCGAATATCATTGTAATCTATTTCTATCAAAGTTTCTCTTTCATCAAGAAGCTTTAAAAGATATTGTTTTTCGTTTTTCATATAGTTTAAATTAATAATACATTTCGTTAGTTTCAACCACATAATAAACATCATCTTTTTTATTAATTGATGTAGTCGTTTTCTTAATGTTGTTATTAAATTTTGATTTATATTCTGCTAATATAGTTTTTAATTTGGTTTTACAAACATGTAATCTGTTATGTACGGTATGCGATGGAATGTTCAATTCCTCAGATATTTCATTATATTTTTTGTTTTCAAAATAAAACATGTTAAAGATTATTTGATCAGTTTCTTTTAATGTTGATATTGCTTCAGATATTCTTTTTGACAATTCGTTTTGATCATACTCGTTTTCAATGTCTATTGATTTATCAGCAATATCATACCTTAGTTTGTTTTCGCCCTTCCATTCACTCCCATTTTCACTTTCAGGGGATAATTGTGAAAAGAATAGAGGTTTATGTTTATATGCATCAAGTCTTGAATTGTCAATTAATAAACGATAAGCAATATTATATAACCATGTTTTTATTGCTGATTTTTTAGGATCATATTTTGAAATATTTTTAAATGCTTTAGCAAATGCCATTGCAGTTATTTCCTGAGTCAAATATTCGTTTCTAAAAGTTTTAGCTAAAATTGCCGAATAGACATCTTTATAATATGTTTTATAAATTTCATCAAAAGTAATGTTTTTCATGAGATATTATTTAGGAGTTTAAATCAAATCTTTAAATTTTATAGTCATACTGACTAAGTATTGAGGATATATAACCGTTAAGCGCAATAAAGCAACTCATCTAAAATGCTCTTAGGTAAATTTGGAGATTCACACGATTTTAGAAATATCCAAATTTGAACATCACCACTATCCATCATTTGATGGATTATATCAGTTACAACATAAAATCCTTTTTTTAACTTTAAAAAATCTTGGTCATAATCTTTTTCATATCCCTTTTGCTCTTTTCGAATAGCTATAAATTGATTTTCTTTTAATAATCTTAAATCAAATGAAAACCCAATATTAAAAATTTCTTTATTATCAATAAAAACTTTCATAATCAATAAAATGTGCTTAACGTGCAATATAAATCAGTTGCTATTAAGCTATTTTGTAAATTTGAAGCGTATCTGTTGGCAACCGCTTCATATTGCCTTACCGTTAGCTGCAATGCCCTCAAACTCATCCCATAATTCTTTTTCGGTATGTGGGTAATTGATTTCATACCATTCCCAAAAGTCAAAGTATCGCTGTCTGAAATATCTTAGGTTTTCCAATTCTTCTTTATGCGTATCAATTACCCACTGTTCTGGTTTTCCACCAAATCCTGCAACAGGTAACGAAGGTATAACAGCAAATAAATCCAATACTTGCTTTTGTGTGTCAGCAACAGTTATCTTTCTATCATCAAGTTTCTTAAATATTTCTTTTATCTTTTCCATAACTTAATAAAATTTGTTGTTATTAAAACTCATTCAACAAAGCTTCAAGTTTTGATAAGATAATATACTCAACCTTCCAATCAGTTGAATTGCCATAGTATTCGTGTCTGGTTTCTTCATTGTCATGAATTAAACTATCGATTTTTTTATACTGAAGATAGGTTATATTTGGTTTAAGTTTTTCCAAAATTAAATCCAAAACTTTAAATCTATCTTTTGGGGGTTTTACATTATGTGGTTGTGGTTCATCACCATTATAATCTCCCCCAGAATATCCACCAATTTCATATCTACAATAAACAACTGGTTCTTTAATAGATACTGGTATCATTGGTGGTTGAACGAATATCCCTTGATTATAAGGGCATTTTTCGTTAATTTCATTAATTTCTTGTTTTGTCATGATAATAAATATTATTTTTTCAAAGTATTTAATTCAATCTTTTTATATTTTTCATAAAAATCTTTGTCAGAAACATATTGTCGTTTATTTTGATAGAGATAAAAAATAATATCAGTACCTCTTTGTATATTTCTTCCAACTTTAAGATTATATTCTTTTCCTGTTTCAGAATTTATAAATCTTCCAAGTGCTCTAATGTTAGTTAGTTTTGTCATGGTATTTAGTTTTTTATTTATAATAATTACAATCAATTAAACAATATCAAAGTCAGTAACTAAAATTCTGTTACCATTCCTATCTATTATAGTTACATTAGGTAAATTATAAAGTGGGTTATTTGTAACTTCAACAATTTCATATATTGGATGTATGTTAACTGATAACCTATTACATTTTATTTTCATTCCAACTTTTAATTCTACAACTTTTGTCATAAGTTTTTATTTAAAATTCCTTCTACAATAAAGATGTGCCATTTGTAAAGTAAAATGTGGAAAAGCGTATCTTATAAGTTTTGAAGCTTCAAGAAGTTTACGATTATTCCAACAAATTTTGGCATTTTCAATTAAATTCTCATTTTCATCTTTTAAACATTCAGATGAAGAAGCAACATTATAAAAATAACTTCCCTGATTGTTATAACCAAGTGAAGAACATCCACGAATTTCAACATTTAGAAGATTTGAGATTTTATTACAAAAATTTGCGAAATCTTCCCATGTTGAAAATTCTATTGAGTCTTGGGATAATTCGTCCCACGCAAAACCAGATTTCTTTATAGTGTAATAAAAAGTTTTCATGATAATATTATATAAAGGTACATAAATAATAAATATTTATTTCCGATTCTTGAAGAAAATTAATATCAATTTGTTTAGTTTCTTTAATAATTTTAATACTTTTAAAATTAAATTGATTTTCTAATTCATTAATTTTCTCCAATATTTCGTTTTTAGTATCTTCACTAAATTCATCAATTTCTTTAGGTGTAATATTATTAACGCACAAAGAAATAACATCACCAACATTAAATGGGTTTGAAACCATATTACTAAATACGGCTATATTGGTTTGTTCATAATCCGTTAAATAAAAATATATTGTCATAATATTATTTTTGAAATTTCATCAACAATAGAATTGTGCTCTTCTCTTCCTTCTTTTGAAGAGTATGGTCGATATCCACCTGAACCCCATTCGCTCCAACATCTGGTTGGTTTAATGTTTTTTTCCAACAATTCTGCACAATATTTTAATTCATATGCATCTGGTGAAGTATATTTATCATCTTCCCCATTTTCAGGTTTCCAATCAGGACTAATACCAGCATATTTATCTAAAAAATTATAGATTCTTTTTGCCAATTTTTGTGAGTTTGTTTCTTTCATAATAATATTTTTTAATTGTTTATACTACTTATACGAAAATTGTTATGAATATGTTTCACGAATTATGTTAAAGAATGTTAAATTATATTATAATTAATGAAACATATTACCACCTCTTAAATCAAATTCATCAAAAACAATCGTAAAATTTTCAGAAAATAATGAATCTAGTAAATTTTCTTTTAATTCTACTGTAAGATAATTATCAAAACTATCCATAAGATATGGATCAAAATCTATTTCAAGTTTCCAAAAAAAATTATTTACAAAAACAATTGGTTTCAATAGTTGAGATAACATTTTTTTTACTTATTTAACTAAAAAGCCAAACCAATTGCAATTCCAAGGATTAGACCACAGAATAAAACAATTAATAGAAATTTGGCACTACTGTTTTCATTTGCCAAATAATATTTTTTAATTGCTTTTGGAACATCACTATTCCAATAAAAGATAGCATTAGATGCTTCTTCATAATGTTCTAATGTTTTATTCATTAAATCTTTTTGTGGGGTATTATAAGCACGATTTTCCATATTGTTTTTTATTTTAAATTAGTTAATAAATCTTTTGCAATTAAATACGCACAATTAACATTATGATTTATTTCATTTTATTATATTCTTCAGTTGTAGCATATAACCACAAAATTCGATATTCTTCTAAGGTTAATTCATATAAACTTTCTTTCTTAAATTTCTCAAAAATAACCTTTTTATTGTTTTGATCATTCCAATCCAATAAATAATAGTATGATGTGGAACTCACTTGTGATTTATCTGCTAATGTTTTCATGTTTAATTTTCTTTTGTTTCTTAGATTCTCGATTAAATTTCTTTTCAGAAATTTCTACAAAACCAGTTAAATTGGGATTTTCAACAGATTTTCCAAATGCATCATAAAAAGAATCTGGAATGTTTTTGATATATTCTGAAATGTGTTGAACTTTTTTTATTAATTCACCAGTATTCGAATTTTTGTAATATGTGTAAGTTGTTTTCATATTTTATTTTTAGAAATTTCAGTATTATGATATGCAATTTCAATATTATATTCATCAATTGATTTGTTAAGTTCACTTATTCTACTCTTGATAATAGAAATGCTTTTTTCGTGATATTCAACTAAAATATTTGATATATATTCAAAAAGTGTTGTCGATTCATTAACAAAATCAGGGAAAGATAAAGAAAAAATAACTTTATCTATCTGGCCTTGTCTTGTAAAATTTTTAGATTTTTTTGTCATCAAATTATTATTATCGATTTTTTATGTTAAATTATATCTTTTTATTATAGTTTTTTATTACTTTTTATCTTTTATTAGTATTTATAGTCAGTTCTTTGATATTTGGTTGTTAAAAAAATTATACCTTTTTAACGTAAAATCATAAAGGTCAACAATTTTAGAAACAAGACGTTAAATTAAAATTTAGTTAAATGTTATTATATTAATGTTATTTTATAAAAATTAATTTTAACGAATCAAAATAATAGTTTCAAATAAAAGCAATCCTAAATACGAAAGTTGATAGGATAGAGGATATGGAGTTTATCCAATACTCAACAATGGTATAAAGAAATGATATTATATGTTGTTTCATACTCTTCTTTAAAATTTGGTATATCTTACACAAATAAATTAGAATAATTTAGATTACTATCTTTTTCATTAATATTTAAATATTGATCGGTAGATCTAAGATGCCAAGCAACAAAAACAATTCCCAATTCGTTGCAATAATCTCCTATCAAATTTTCAACAGATTCATGTAAATCTATACCAAAATGATTAATTTTTTTTCCATTTAATGGTTCAACCAATTTATTTAAATTAGTTATTATTTCACCAACAGTTATATTTTTTTGTTTTTCCATGATACTTTTTATTAAATTATTGACTACCCAATTTTACGCAAAAATAATAAATAAAGTTTCATGTTCAATGTTAAATTTTGTTAATTGTTATTTAATTTAGAATCATTCTAAATGAAACCATTAAATAATGTTAATTTATTTATATTTTTTTGTTTTATCGATAATCATCTCTATTTTTGTAAATCTTATAAATATAATAAACATGTTTAAAATTGAGAAATTAAATAATATTGATCAAACGTTTGACAAACAGTTATTACCAAATGGTTTTATTAGAAATAAATTTGTTGATTTATTTTATATAACATTGATGACTGAGTTTAGCCGTTTATTTAATTATGGGGTAATTATTCCCACCACAACAATATTTACAAATACCTTAAAAGATAATTAATAATCTAAATTAAGATGTTTAAGATTGAAAAATTAAATGACATTGATCAAATACTTGATGATTTGTTATTATCAAATGGTTTATTTAGATATAATTTTGTTGATATGGTTTCTGTAGAATTGATGGATGAAGTTGATTTTTTATTTAATCATGAGATAGGTATTTCTACCAAAATAATACTGAAAATATATTAGATGTTGAATAATAATTTAAAACAGATGTTTAAAATCGAGAAATTAAATAATATTGATCAAATACTTATTAATCATTTGCTACCATATAGTGTAATTAGAGATGAATTTTATATAATGTTAATGGGTGAGCTTAATTTTTTAGTTCTGAATGAGATAGATATTTATTCTATATGTATATATAAAAATACATTAAAAGATGAATGAAAGAATAAATCTATTAATTAGTAGAAAGTTATATGAACGATTTGAACTACAAGTATATGTTCTAAGAACTTACTTTGATAATGATATTGATCTTAGTTTAGATGATATTTTAACAGATATTTTATATTCCAAATTAAAAGATGATTTTGAAAATTTTGGACAAATATTAAATTTAGAAAATGATCAAAAATATAGATTTATTATTTGAAAAAAATATATCTGAACAATTCAAAATGAATCCATATTTGTGGCTATATTCTGATAATGATATTGATTTTAAGTTAAAAAGTACTATATTTAGTTCTCTATTTTCTGAGATAAATATAATTGATAATCAATTTAATCAAATATTAAGTAAAATATTATCTTTATGAATCCGAAAAATAACTTTAACTTTATTAATTTCCATATAACATTATTATTGTTTAAAAATTCGTTTGACGTTCAAATAATAGGTTTTGGTGAAATTATTAAGATAGATGTTTGCAATCCAGACGAATATTCGCTTGATATTCATTTGTGCGAAACTATGGGAAACTTTTTTATATGAAAAAAATGGTTGGTAAGTTGTCTTTTAAATATTCTTTAACTTTAGAACTTCAAAAAATGCTGGAAATTGGTTTACATCATTTTGATGTTGGTTTTATTCGTCGTACAATTAATATAGGTATTACTGATGATGATATTGGTGTTGAAATCAGAAAAAATCCTAATACATTAAATGAACTTTCTGAATTATATATTTTAATTAATGATGTTTAATGGATAGAATTCTTGATATAAATTTGATAAATTTATTTAAAATCAAAGGATGTTATTCTCGACCAGATTTTATTAATGTGGATTTATTTCAATTAGAATATGAAGTTTGTTTGAGTCATTATATTTAAGATTTCAATTAAATATATAATATAGTTTAACTATGGAAAAAGAAACATTGTTTTATGAATTCCTTGATGAAAAAATTATTATGTTGTTTAACATTAAAGGACTATATTCTGAACCCGATTTCATACCACCATTATATTCTGGTTTAGTGTCGAATGTTTGCCTAAATGAAGTTTACAAATCTTGTCTTGAACTTTATGAGGTTTGTTATTAAATCTTAATTTACTGAAAATGAATAAAATAGAACTTAAGACATTAGATAATGTTTTAAAAATAATTGACAATCTATTATTTGATTATTTTAATAATGATATTAGTGGAGAAATTAAGAATTCGTTTAATGAAAACATTTCAGAAATTTTATTAGGATTGGATAGTCTTTTTAAAGAAGTGGGTATTGATGAGATCACATATATTTTTGAATGAACTTATCTTCAGATAACATGAAAACAATTTATTTATCATTGCAAAATGAGCATAGTAACTTTATAAATGAAATGAATGATGTTGAAAGGATATTTCAATTTATGATTGGTTATAACTTTATTAAATTATTTTTCGAATTAAAAGGAAATCTTAGTTTAGATCTTGAAGAATTAAATGATATTAATTTTTAAATTAAAATATTATATATGGTAAATGTTTTTAGTAACAATGTTTTAAAGGCTATTGAAGAGGATTTAAATTCAAAATGTATCAGATTCCACATTTCTTCTAAAGCTTATGAAAGAGGTTATGTTGATGTAAATTTTGAGTTATTAATGATATTAAACGATGATTTTGAAAATATTTTAATGGGTGAGATTGTAAATTAAGGAAATGTGAAAAATAAAATTTTTGAAGAAAACTTTCAACTATATTTTAATAGATTATATCAACTTGATGAACTAATTCCATTAGAATTAAGAATACTTTTAAATGTATTGGAATTTAATAACCAATATCGGAGAGAATTTGATGATATAGTTTTTTTGTTATCTGATTGATTTTTCATCATTAACCAACTTGTTAATTTATTATGATAAAAGATTTTTAACTTTTTTTAACATAAACATTAAAACAAATTTTAATAATTGTCGTATAAATAAATAAACTTAGAAATTTTAGGTTTAAATGCCTATAAAAAAATACAAGAATGGAAGATAAATTTTTTTATGTTTTTAAATCTGATCTTGGTACAAAAGAAAGTAAAATAAGAAATTTAAATAAAGAACTTTCATCTGCTTTATATTATAAATTAAGTGATTTAATACTTGGTACTATTTTTCAAAGTGTTGAAATTGCATTAACATTTGAAGAAGATGTTGTAAATGATTTAGAATTGTGTACTTTTTAACTATAATAAATAAAATAACAATGAAAAACTGGAAGGAAGAGGCTCAAAAAATTTTGGATAAACATTTAACAACAATGTTAAATAAATACCCAGAATCTTACAAAACATTAGAAGAAATGACAAAATTGCCTGAATATGAAATTATAATTAATGTAATGTTTGAATTTGCCAGATTGTACGCAAAAGAAGCTTTTGAAGCAGCTAGAAAATTGGTATTAAATAAAGGCAGTTTTGAAAGAAAAGACACTAATGAATGTTATATAAATATGTTTGAAACATTTAACGATTTTTTAACTAATAATAAAATATCATGAAAACAAAAAAATTATTTATTGTAATTTTTATAATCCTACTATACTCATTATTAGGATTATTTGGTTGTACAAAACCAGTTAAAGAAACTGTGGAAGATCCAACAGTAACCACTACAGTAAAACTTCAAGAATTGCCAAAAGATACTGTTGTGATTAGTGTTGATGATGACAAGCTTTATGTTTTTGATAAAGATAATAAAGTTATTTATGTTACAACGGGTGAAAATATAACAGGAAATGGGATGTTAATATTTTTGTTTATATTTTTAGTATTCTTTCTTATAATATCAATATTTGCCAACATTAATCAATAATTAAAAATTTTCGATTATGAAAACATTAAGAAGAGTTAGCACAAGTGAAAGACTTCCAACTAAAGAAGGGATTTATTTTGTTGTTAAATTAAACGGTATTATAGATACATTAGTTGCAATACCGAAAAATGAAAATAATAGAATTTGGTGGAAGCAAGATGTAGAATATTGGTATGAAGAAATTGAAAATTTAAATAATTTTGAATTTGTTATTCCACTACTTGAAGAATTAGGTTTTGTAAAAGGCGCTAAATATGAACATACAACAGGAACATATACATTAGATGGTGATTTATGTAGTGATGAAAATGGTGTATGTGAAACTGGAAGTGGAAATTATTTATGGGTTTACTTTAAAGGACTGTGTGCCAAATTAGTGAATAACGATTTTTGAACCTAGTAATAAATATTAAAATGAAAACCAATGACATGTTTTGTGAATTGTTTGATAAAGAATTAAAAACAGTTTGTATTGGAAAAGGATTTATGTGTTTTAATGAAATGCACTTTGAATTGGAGAATGAACTTTATTTAGATCTAGCTAGATTTATGAGTAATTTAAATCAAGAAATATTAATATGAACATAAAAGAACGTTATAAATTAAACAAATCGTTAAAAGTTGGTGATGTTTGCATTTGCCCTTCTTGTGGAAGTAAATTTATAAAAACTAATTATCAACAAGCTTTCTGCAAAACCAAAAGTAAAACAAAATGCAAGGATAGATACTGGAATACCGTAACACCAACTAAAAGAAATAACACAACCAGAATTTCTCCTGCTAATGCTGCGTGGATGAGTAGTAGAGAAAACAGATTTAATCCTGAAGATTATGAACATCCATTTAGTTGTGAAGGATTAGGACAGTGGATAGATGATTAATTTACATACCAAATGAAAAGATTTAAAAAAGTTTTTATTGAATTAAAAATATATGAATAAAAACATAAACACAATATTGACACAAAACACTATATTTTTGGTGGATGATTTATATAAATTCACACGTACTAATGTGGGTAATATATTTTTTGATGAAATTATGGATGAAATAGATGATTTATATTATTTGTTTTTAGTAAATTCAATAAACGAATAAAATATCATAAAACTTTCATAAAATAAAAATCATGGAAAATTTGTTCAACATAATAATTAATAATTCTAAAGAAATATTTAAACATCAAATAGAATCACATCTTGAAATGTTTAGGAATAATTTGAAATTAATTGAGAAAACTAAAAGAGAATTATTTGATTCTTTTGAATTTCAGTTATCTCCAATGGAAAATTCTAATATACCAATATTTGATAATTTTCAACTAGAAGATAATAATCCCAAATCATTAAAAGATGTTCTTGAAAAGTATTGCAAAATAAACGATAGAGGGTATTATGAAAATAATAACGTTTCTTGTTGGTTATTAAAAAATTCATTAAATAATAGTGATTTGGTGGAAGTTTATCAAGGTAATAATCTTTTAGGGAATTTTACTAATATTAATGATTTGATAAGTTTTTTTGAAAAATGATAAATAACAATATTTATAAAAATTTAGATAATGTTTTACAGATAAACATTAATGTATTGGATGAATTAAATTTGGAACTTTATTGTGAACTTATTGATAATTTATATAATACTTCTGAAGATAGGGAACTTCGTATTGTGTTTAATTTTGTGGTTGAGTAATAAATGGAAAATCAGTTTTACGATAGAATTCAAAAATTTAGTTGGTTGTTTGATTATGATATTGATCAGAAAATTTCAATAAATATAAAAAACATAATTTCTATTGAACTTAGATTAGAACTATATAAAGAATTAGGAAATTATTTTAGAATTATGTTTAACGAAATAGAATGAATGATAAATTTTTAAATAAGGTTTATAGTGTTGATTGGCATTTAAATTCTGATCTTAATTACCCACTTTCAGGATATTTACTTAATTTAGTTTATTCTGAACTTAAATCAGAACTCAATGAAGATTTAAATACTAATATTTATGATATATTTAACGAAATAATTAATTAAAAATAGGAGATAAAAAAAAATGACTTATAATGTAAGCGGTAAAGCAAATTGGACTATTCAAGACACTCCAAAAACAAAAAAAACCAAAGTAGAAGACAAGGTAGAAGAAAAAACAAATGTGGATTACAAGCCATTTGATAAAGATTCTTTTGATAGATTGTTATCAAATGCTAAAATAGAATATGATCTAACACACTCAAAGAATTTGGGCGATATCTTAACACATTTGGAAAGAATTGATAATTTACTTAAAATTTAAAACATTATGAAAATATTATGGTTTCTAATCTTTATAATTATAGAACTAACCGTTATTTGGTTAATAGGCAGTTTCATTGCGATGGATATAAATCCTTTACATTGGTGGTTATTTACTGAAGCTAGTGGAAGAATTGCATCAGTACTAATTCTTCTTCTATTAATTGCTGGTAATGTTAAAGCACTAACCGAAGATTATTGAAACAACCATTAATGCTAAATCTTCTGAATTAGATAGAATTAGAGAAAGCATAACAGTCGATTTATCTGATATGCTTTCTTATTTTCTTTATTGGAAATATACAGAAATGTTTAGAAATATTTTTAATGAATTCGATGAAATTGAAAATATGTTTAATATCATTAATATACCAGTTAGTGATATTGAATGTATTTTGGATTAATATATTAGAAAATTTGGTATAACAAAAACAATAAAATTTATGCTTCTAGGGCTTTTATTTCTATTATTGACATTATATTATATAAGTGTTATTATCGCATTAATAATTGGTGATTATCACTCAAAAAAAGAATTCTACTTTGATCTTATTCCATTGTTTGGGTTGGTTCAAATATTTATTTTATTTATGAAAATAATGAAAAAATAATATTAACTTAGAATATGAATAAATTTAATATACAACAGTTTGACATTAAAGTACATATTGTCGTTAATTTGTGGTTTAATTTTGACTATGAATTTAAATATAAACTTATATGTGAATTGGAAGATTGTTTAAAAATAACATCAATGGCGGAGCTTGCAAATCTTGGTAATGAAATTTCAAGAAAATATTAGAATGAATAAAATTTTTGATATAAATTTACATAATAAGATAATTAAAACGTTTGATTCTATTGAAAATGTAATTGAAAATGATTTTAACTATATCCTATGTGATGAATTGCGTGAACTCATTAGCATTGATAATCGTTTTGGATTGACTGAATTAACAAGATCAATTATTGAATGTTTATAATATTCTTTCATAAAAAAATGTTATGGATAAGAAATTTGATGAAAATTTGCTTAATAATATATTTAATATAACCAATTTTATTGAAGAAATTGCTAATAACATTCATACTAGATTACTGTTTAAAATTCGTAATATTTTTATCAATAATAACAATACTATTAAATTGAATGAATTAATGGGTGCGATTGATGAGAACAATTGATTTAACCAGAAATAATCAAATTCTGATGAATATACGAAACTTTGAAAGAAACTTGAATTCAAAACTAAATAAGTTTATTTTTGAATTTGAAAATGACTATATTCGATATGATTTTCTTGTTGAACTCTTTAATATTAATATTGATATTGGTGAAGAATATGACTATAATATAATTTGTAATGAATAGTTTCTACAATAAATTACTTAGTAAATTTAGTTATAAATATTATAGTGAATTGTTTGGGATTGATAATCTCAACGACAATTTGTTTTCATTTCTTCGAAATGAATTAGAAATAAACATGGAACTTTATGAGGAGATCGAAACGTTTAATTATAATGAATAGAAATAGGTTATATGATGATTTGTATAATTTTGTTAATTATAAATTTGATGATGAAATTTGGGATATTGCTTATCTAAATTTAGAAGATAAATTAAACTTATTTCTTCAAAATGTACTTGATATTAATAAAGAGTTATATAATTTAAATGAAAACTTTATTCTTGATGAATGATCAGTTTTATGATATTTTACTTAATAAATTTAACAAGAAGTTAGATTTTGAATTTAGCAATAAATTAGATAGAAAACTTAATAATGAATTATATCTTACGATTTGGCATGAATTAGATCTTGATGTTATGTACAATATGTTTAATCAAAGGACTAATTCTGCTTTTTAAAAAACAACATTAATTGTAATAAAATGAATAAATTACACACACCACTTTATAGTAAATTGATATCATTTAATGATCATAAACTTGCTGTAGTGACTAAAGAAATTGATGCTGAGTTGTTTTTAGTTCTTTGGGATTTTTTTGAAATGGATGTTTATCATGATATGTTTACTGGTGATAATAATTCAGCATTTGAAATAAAATAAGAAATGGAAAATGATATTAATGTTATTGGTGAGTCTGGACACGACTTTGTAGATAAATTATATAATTATACGAATGGTTTAAATTTAAATTCCTTTATTGATTTAAATTTATTTAAACATTTAGATATTTAGATTTTAATTTTGGAAATTTAAGCAATTTTAAAATATTCTCTAATGAACTTTCTGAACTATATATTGATACAAAAATTTAGTAATTAATTCTATTTATGAAACGTTTCTTAATCGAAAATGTTTATTTAAATCAAATAGATTCTGATTTTTATATGGATTTTGAAATGAAATTTTTATTATCTCTTTGGTCAAAAGTTCATGATGAAATAAAATTAGATATATCTAATCAACAATATGAACTTTATCTTGAAATTGAAAAAACATACGAAAATGATTAATAACAAAACATCTTTCGAACCTAGAAAACTTGGTAATAATGAAACTGTTAATGAAATCATCCCTATACTTAATATGTTGCTTAATCCAAATCTATATCTTGAGTTAACTGGTAATATATATGTTGAGGTTAATATAGAATTAAAAAATTGTATTGATCTTTCATTACATTTATCTCATTAAATTATGATGAATAGAAATAGATTGTATGTTAAGTTATATAATGGATTAAATCTTAATTTTGATGATGAAATTAATCCTAAACTTGATAATTTATTTAACACAAATTTATATGTTGAACTAAAACGACTGTTAACTATTAATTTATATGTTGAAGTTAATAGAGAATTAAAAGACTGTATTGATCTTTCGTTACTTTTTTATGTTTATATACGAACTTTCTTCAAGGATTTATAAAATTTATTATTACAATTTTTTTTGTTATTAACATTTATTAACTAAATGCCTGAAACAAAACAATGATATTTTTCGTAGAACTAATATTATAAACAACAAAAATATCTCATGGAAATTATATTTGTCAATAAAAATCCTAATTTTACAATTGTATGTGGATTAGATGAAATTATAAACGGTATTGAAATAACTACATTTGATCTTGCAAATAATCACAAAATTCTTAATCTGTTACATTTCATCTCTATGTATGCCGAAAATGATGGTTCTGATAAACAGAAAAAATATGCATTTGATTTCTTTTGTTATTATATTTCTGCGTTTGATAGTGATAATAGTAAAAAGAAATTTGATATTTTAAGTAAAAACCCAAAACTTCAAATATTATGTTCTGGGGAATTGCTAGGTAATTTGAAATCAAATTTTTAAACTTAATCACATGAAAAAAAATACATTATACTATAAAAAAGAAACTGCCCGAAAAATGATGAATTTTCATGGCAAATTGCTTGCTTGGTCATTAGTTATTGCGGTTTTTATAGTAATTATTGCAACATTAAGTTAAGAATAAAAAGCGTCTATTGAAAATCCTTTAGAATATTATTTTTTAAAGGATTTTTTTTTCATTAACATTATTTAACTAAATTATTGAAACATTTTATCCGATTTAAACGTATAAGAACTATATAAACAATTAAAATAAATAAGTATCATGAAAACATATCCACAATTCCCTGAAGATTGGAAAGATGCAAAACAAACTCTTTATAGAAATTTTTATTTGAAAAGTAGTGTTGATATTGAAATTCTAAAAGATTTGGTTAAAACTCATATTTCTGATAAGGGCAATAATGGTGTTTTACGGGCAAGATTGTTAGGCATTCTCAATTCTTATTTTAGTAGAGCTAATGAACTTTTTTGGACAAAACACTATCATCCATATACATATAAACTTATTTTATTTTGGAAACATACTGGAGAATGGTTTGCAAGAACTTTCAATACTTGTAAATTTCGTAATAATGTAGAATTATGTAATATTGCCTCCTCTGTGGTGGATGAAATCCTTGCTGAAGAAAAAAGTAAATAATAAAATAATAAATATCATGAACCCAAATAAACAAAAATGTCCATTTAAAGATTATGAAATAATCAACTCTGAATCTTTTAAATTAAGATATCATTGTGTGGGATATTATGGTTATAGAAAACCAGATGAAATTGCTGAATATCCACACGAAACACATGTTTTTCAAAGTCATTTTGTAATAAAAATATTCAATTATTGTTTAAACTAATTAAATAAATAAACATCATGGAAACATCAAACAATTGGAAATTTAATATAAAGATTAAACATCTTTTTACAAGCAAAACAACGCCTGAAGTAATAATAATCATATGCACTTCTTTAATTCAACAATTAAAATCATTGATTGAAAGTATTGAAAAATCAAACATTGTTGAAGACGATAAATATTATTTAACTTCAAATCTTGAAGAGATTAAAGATGGTTTTCAATTTCTTCAAGAACTTGCAGATGGTTCAATTCCAGAAAATGAATGGGATGATTATTGTTTTGAGGGTGATTTCGAAAGTGAATTTAATGGTAATTTAACAACACTTTATGATCTTGCTGATTGTAAAATAGAATCAAAATCTGGTGATGATACTATTCAGGAAAAATTTCTTTGGATTGATTAATTAAAATAATTAAAATACATCTATTAAAAAAATCTCTTATAACTTAATTTGTAAGGGATTTTTTTCATTAACATTCTTTAACTAAATTATTGAAACAAATTATCTGGTTTGTTCGTATAAGAAGTAATATAAACAATTAAAAAATAAGTTATGGAAACATTTTATTATTCGATAAAAACGGCAAATAAATCTTGGAATGAAACCAAGCAACATGAAATTGAGTTTGATTCGTGGGAAAATTTTGGAAAGTTCTGTAATGGACTGTCAAAACATTTAAAAAAAGAAATTAGGGGATGCGAAACTTCTGGCTATAATAATCAGGGATCGTATTTTTATAAATTTTGGACATAGTAGTAAAGTTTTTTTGTGAATGTTTCTCAATCAAAATGTAGCTGATTTACAAAAAAACTTGCAAATTGTAAAAGATAGTGTATCTTTACAAAAAATTAGACTATTTACCAATAGATGAAAGTAATTCACAAATCATACAAGTTTAATATTGCTCCTGATAATGAGCAAAAAGAGCTCCTTGCAAAACATTTCGGAGCTTGCAGGTTTGTGTTTAATCGTTACTTGAATAATAGGAAAGAAAATTATTTAAATGATAAAACTTCCTTAAATTATTATGACAATGCTAACGATTTAACTAATTTAAAAAAACAAAATGAATTTAATTGGTTAAAGGAAATTAATAGTCAATCATTACAATCTTCTTTAAGAAATTTAGATACTGCATACAATAAGTTTTTTAGAAAGCAAAGTAAATTTCCAAGATTTAAATCAAAGTATGATAGACAAAGTTTTACTATACCACAATCATTAAATGTTGAAGTAGATATGTTGTTTATACCAAAATTTAAAGAAGGTATTAAAATAAATTTACATAGAGAAATTAAAGGTAAAATCTTGTTTGGTACAATATCCAAATCTACAACAGGTAAATATTATGTAAGTATAACTTGCGAAATAGAATACACTCCTATTGAAAAAACAAATTCAAAAGTTGGTATTGATACTGGAATTAAGGATTTGGCAATATTATCTAATGGTAAAACATATAAAAATATTAAAACACTTAAAACCAATTTAAAGAAAATAAAATATAACCAAAGACAATTATCTAAAAAAGCAAAAGGAAGCAATTCCAGATTAAGACAAAAATCAAAACTTGCAAAAGTACATGAAAAAGTAACCAATATTAGGAAAGACTATTTGCACAAAGTCACTACAGAAATAATCAAAAACCACGATGTGATTTGTATTGAAGATTTAGCCGTAAAAAATATGATGAAAAATCATAAATTATCACAAGCATTTTCTGATGTTGCTTTAGGTACTTTTTATACAATGTTAGAATATAAAGCTAATTGGAATGATAAGACAGTTGTTAAGATTGACAGATATTTTCCAAGTAGCAAAACCTGTAATGTTTGTAATTACATTAACCAGGATTTAACATTAGATATTAGGGAATGGACTTGTCCAGATTGTAATACAGTACATGATAGGGATTACAATGCAAGTTTAAATATATTAAAACAAGGATTAAATATATTATCTGGTTCAGGAATTGAGTCGGATATAAAACAAAAACGTAGTGAGGCGTTGCCATTAGGTGAGTCTATGACCTACGAAACCCAACCTATTGCTATTAGCGTAGGTGAGTAGTTCACAATGTGGTTACTTTGCCAAAGAAAAAAATTAACGTTCTTTAACTATAATAACGAAACATTTTTAATTAATTTTACGTATAAGTATATACCCACTGCCTAAAAAGTAGATAAGCGAAACTTATTAAAGATATTTTAGGATGGTATAAAGAAAGTCCAATTCTTTCCTGTGGGTCGAATGCCGTTCGAATCGGCTCGTTGATTGAGGTTAGGTAAGTGACAAGGTTTAATTCCTTGCAAATTAGTTGATACTACAAACAATCTGGCAGCTTGGAAAGACAAGCAAATTTTTTAAAATAAATTTAATTAACATTATAATGGAATTATTCACAGAAATTGAATTTAAAGTGTCAGAATTTGATAAAATTGATAAGGTTTTATATTTTTTGACCAATGAAGGTTGGGAAATTATAAATACCAGAGAATTTTCAATTATAAGACCAAACAAACCAAAAGAAATAACAGCAAAAAAATATAAATTTAGACGCACAATCTAATAATTTTTAGTTACAAAATCATTTTTAAAAAATGCATTATGGAAAATATAAACGTGAATAAAGAAGCTATTCTTAAGCGTATTCAAAGACATGAAGAAAATATTAAAACATATATGTTAAAATTAAAAGAAAGTGAAACCGTTCTTGATAGTGAATATTACATTAAATATATTAGGGAATTAGAATTAAGAAAAAATGAATTAGGTTTAGTTTTATCAACTTGTTTTGAATAAATTTAATTACCTAAAAACTGACCAAAAAGCTTGTTTTTATGCCGCTAATCCTAAGAACGATATTTATTTATGGATTGCACCGAGAAATGTCTTAGATGTCGTTAAAATTGATAATTCAGATGTTCTTTCATAATTGATTGTTTATTGTTTATAATTGTTTTAAAATCCCTGAGATTAAATTTAGTTTCAGGGATTTTTTTTGTTCCACATAAAACATTATGTTAATATTTATTAAAAATTGTTTACTTTAACATTTATTTTTTAATTTTGCAAAAATAACATAGCTTATATGTTCGAAAATAGTTTTGATAGTGTGATTAATGATAATCTTAATTGTTCAGATATAGGTTTTCCGTTTGATTGTAATACTTTTCCATATAATAAACTTTTAAATTTATTATATGATGATATGGATGTAGAATTGAGTCAGCTAAATTTTAATATACTTATTCATTGTAGTTCTTTTTCTGATTAATTAATAAGATAATATGACAAATTTTGACAATAAACTACACCAATCAATAACATTTCCATATTTTGATTATAATATCTTGCTTAATGATCAACTTATTCATTTCTTGTCTAACAATCTTTATATTGAGTTAAATGATTTAAATAATAACATATCTACTATTTTAATATGAAATTACCTAATCCAGAATTTAATGAAGATCTTTTTAATAAATTATTTAGGATTTTCAACAATAAATTATTTGAAAATATACGAAATGAATATTTTCAAATCGTTGAAAGCAAATCAAATATTGAAATACAAACTGAAGTTAGATTTTCATTAGTGAAAGAATTTAAAATTGATCTACTAAACGAAATTTCTAAACTATTGTAATTAATTGGTATATTCTTATGAAAATAGATTTTTATAACACAACTCAAGATGATTTTTATAACATAATTCAAGATAATTTGGATGATAATTTTCGTTTAAGATTATTGTATGATATTACTGCATTATATTGTCCAAGCATTGGAGGTAACAAATTATCAAAGCCATTACACCGTGAACTTATAAATACATTTGATTTTATTAGACTTGAAATATCATTTAATAGGTTATTTGATGTTAGTTTTTAATAATAAAATAATATATAAATGAAATCTATTGAAATAATACTTTATGATAAATTAAATGGTTTTGATAAAAATTTATGTAATGATCTTATTAATGGTTATGTTTTATCAATTAAAGGTGAATTAAGTAGTGAATTACACAATGAATTTTATTTTGAAACTAAACAACTTCTATTTTTTGAAACATTATCCCTTTTGAACTTACCAGGAAAATAATAAATCCTTTTAACATTATTTAACTATGTTAAGGAAACATTTTAAAACGTTTAATCGTATAAGAACTATATAAACAATCTAAAACAATAACATTATGAAAGCAAAATCAAAAAAAATTAAATTTTGGAATCTTCCGAAAGAAATAAAATTAATTAAATTTCTATTTGATGGTGAAAAAGATAATAAATATTTAGATATTGTGGAATCTTTTTCATGGTCAGCAAAAAAAGAAAAAAAGTATTATAAAATCACCAATCAAATTGATGAACTTGAAGTTTTAGGTAATGGCTGGAGAATTTATTGTTGGTATGACATTAGTGGATATGATTATTGGGTAAAACAACAAGAAGAACCTAATTACATTGAGGTTACAATAAGTTTCGATAAAAAGTCAATTTTAAAAAGCGAAATCGGAAATATTGAAAATGCCTTAAACGATATTCTTAATAAATGCAGAGAAATTGAAAATAAATATTTTAGGTAAAAATAATGTTAAGATAGGTAATTCTTTAAATAATGTCCCTTGTATAATAACCATATAAGGGATTTTTTTATTTAACATTTTTTAACTATTTGTTCGAAACAAAACAATGAGTTTTTACATATAAGTAATAAACAATATAAAACATAAGAAATATGAAAGCAATAAAAAAACAATCAATCATAATAAAGGTTTATGTGGCCTTTGCACAATTTCTAATTATCCCAAACATAAAAAAATTAACAAGGGATTTAGAACATATTGAAAACGAATTGAAAAATGGTAAATGGTCGGATAAATTGCTACGAATTAAATTTTCTGAAAAGGATTTAGTATGTCCTCCTTATAGATATTATCTAAGTAAAGTTTCTGAAAATGAAAAAAAATCAGTAAAAGAATTCCATTTGAATCTTATTATTGAAGGGGTAAATAACCAAACAATTGAAATCTATTTTTATTAAAAATCGTTTCACATAAAACATAATAAAACTTTTGAGTAAGCTATAATTATAAAATAATCAACAAATGAAAAACTTAGAAAGAATAATCCAATTCTTATTGGAATACAAAATGAATGAGAAAACTGGATATAATATACATATTCAACATGCACCAGATTTAGATGTTACAACTAGTCATTGTTCTGATAATGGAATTACCTACAAAGGACATCCATATTATTCAATTTTTAATGATATTTTAAAAACATATGAATCTGATTTTATATATCATGTAAAGAACAGTCAAGAAATTGATTGGGAAGGTTATTTAATAACTCCAATTCTAGGTTATATAATAAAAATAAACCTACTTTTTATTGATTATGGCACAAATAATGGTTTAGATTGGAATTATTCTATAATTGGAATGATCAATTTGCCAAATGTGGATTATATTGCAAAGAATCATAATTTAGTTGAAAAAATAGTACAGCAAATATATTCGGATGAATCTATCTGGAAGCGAAATAAAAGAGAAAAAAATAAATTAGAAATTCATCCATATAAAAATATTTTTGGTAGAGAAATACAACCCACAAAAGGACTTAGGAAAAGAAAATCTAAAGCAAAACCTATTCCAAATTTATCATAAGTTAATTTTTGACATATGGAAGATACACATAAAACTAGGCAATATCTTAAAGAACTAAATGCAGTTTTTGTAGAAGATAAAATAATAGTAAGTCCAGCAATTATTAATAGTAAAATAGCCGTATTTACTCGAAAATATTATAAAAAAAGAAACAATAAAATTTGCTATGTTGATACAAACATAGTATTATTTAATGTTGAGTGGGATAAAACCAAAACACACAAAAACGTTTCAAACATCTATATTAATGATTGGAATAATACGTTTTTTAAAAATGAAATTACAAAAATTTCAAAAGAATATAAAGAGGAACTGATCGAAAAATACATTAAAATACATGTTAGTTAGTTGTTTATAATTGTTTATGCTAATAATCCCTGAGATTAAATTTAGTTTCAGGGATTAATTATTTTATATAATAGCACTTACATAAATATCGTTTTACATAATAATTTTTAATAAATTACTCCTAATAAAATATATTTATTACCTTTGTGAAAAAATATTCAATAATTAATCTTAATTTAAGTTTTATGCAATTACTATCAGGACTATCAGGTTTAACAGAATTTGATTTATTTAATTTTAATTCTGATTTAAAAATTTGTCTTTGGACTGTTCTTTATAGTGAAATTAGAGGTAGTCTAAGTATAGAATTTAATGAACTTAACAATAATATCTTTTTATAAATTTGTGACAACAATAGATAATAAACTTAGTATAAATCATTGGTCAATATTTTATCATACAAGAATTACTGAAAGTTATTTTTGGAATGTTCTTGATGATGAAGGTAAGAATGATTTAGCTATAGAACTTAAAGAGCTTAATATATTATTTTATGTAAATTTATGAAAACAATCGAACTTAATAATAAAAAGTATTATAAACTCCTAATAGACACACATAGCCTTTGGAGCGAAATTAAATATTGTTTTAATGATGAATATTTAAACCAAATTTATGACATATGCAAAGATGAATTTGAGGGGTTGTGGGATGAACTTAAATTAGAATTGGATTATATATTATAACTAATGAATTGTAATGTTATGAAAGAAACAAATGTAGATGTTAATATAAATTTGGCCAACACTTTAAATAAAATTATAAAAGATATAAACTGTCAATATAATTTAAAACTTTGTATTGAACTTAATAATCTTCTATTTATCGATTTATATCCTATGGCTAATGAATTACTTTATATAGATTTATGAAGAAAATATTAAATTCAAGACTAGTTCAAATTGGGGATGATTTTTATAAGGATCTTGCTAAAAAAATTGAAATTGAACTTCAGAAATTTCTATATAATCAACTCTTGTCTGATTTATATAGTGAATTTTATCCTGAGTCACCATTCGGAAATCTAAATTTATAAAATTTAAATAACAATGTTAACGTTTAATAAATTAATCGAAATAAAACATTATCAAAATGTTGAGTTCTGCAATAATTTCCATAGTGAGATTAAGACAGAAGTTTGGAATTTTCTATATAGAGAAATTAAATCAGAATTGCATGAAAATTTTGATAACGAATTTTATATAATATTTAGTGAAATAATCAAATAAACCTTGTGTTATGTATGAAATAAATGTTAAGTTTATCACACATTGGTATGATAATATTAATATCTATGATATTTTTTATAGTAATCTTGATAATGAACTTTGGGAATTTCTTAACGATAAAATTAATCTTGATTGCTATAGAGATTTCAAAGAACTTGATAGAGAATTAAGTTTTTATAGAAATTTATGAAAAACAATGGATGATAAACTCAATATATATTGCTATAGTTTTAATTCAGAATTTTGTGATAAAATTTATCACAAATGCGATGATAAACTTTTTAAAGAATTTATACATATATTCAATAATGTGTTTACCGATACATGGAATATGCTTACTATAGAATTTATGTTATGAAAAAAACAAATAAAATTTTTATTAAAAATATAAATAATACATTATTGGATATTGTGTCATTAGATTTAAATTATTCATGTGGTATAAATTTTTATATTGAACTTAAAGATAAATTATTTAATGATTTGTATCATACATCTAACGAAATCCAATTACTTTAAAATATGACAACACCACATAAAAAAATAGGTATTCAATTTGATAGAGATTTATATTGTGAACTCGCTGAGAATAATCTATATGATAATCTTTGGAAATTTCTTTATAAAGAACTTACTAAAGATTTAAATATTGAACTTGATGTTTTTTCAGGAATAAATAAGGAACTTATAGATTGTATTAATTTATAAATGAAAAAAACAATATTATTTAATATTATTTTTAATCGATATAATACTCAATTATTCGAAAACCCTCTTATTAAAAATAATGTAGATAATAAACTTTATGTAGAAATATTAAATATATGTTATGTTGAATTTTTCGAATTGTTTTATGAATTATATTATATTTGATTAACATTCTTTAACTAAAATACTGAAACATTAAATCAAATTTCAACGTATAAGTATTATATAAACAATTAACAACTAAAAAATATAATCATGGAAACAATAAAATTTGTTCAACTAAAAAATAATGTTATCGATAAAAAGAATAACATTAATTTGCCAAAAGATACTGATCTACTTTTTAAAGTTGATAGTAAAGGCAGATATTATGCAGCACAACCCGAAAACGAATTTTTTATCTGGATCTCATATAGAGATATTAAAAGCGAATCTTTTGAAACAAATCCTATAAATTAATCAAATAAAATCTTCTCTTATTAACAAACAATTATAAAACTTTACAACTATGAAAAAAATTATAACATTCACAATCAACATTAACTTAGATAAAGTTAAATCTTATGTAGTTTTATTATCTTTTCCAGCTATTATCATAAGCACAATTGTTTATAATTGTATTATTCATGGAACAAATCTACAATTACTAATTTTGTAAAAACCCTTCTTCCAAATAATTTTTAATCAAAATCCTTTATAAATATCTTATAGAGGATTTTTTTTATTTTAACTTTTATTAACTATAATATTGAAACATTTTAAAACAATATTTCGTATAAGTATTATATAAACAATTCTAAAAACTAAATTTATGGCACATATAAAAAACAAATATGTAACAAAGAAAGAAGTTGAAAAATACTTTAAAAATGTCTACTATTGGAATTTAAACCCTAAAAAGTATGGTTCAGAACCGAATTGTCTTCCTTGTAAAATCGATTTTAAAAAAGATAAACCAGCAAAAAGACAAATTTGGAATGATCTTGTCGATTCATTAAAAAAAGATGGAACTATAAATCCAAATAGCAATTGGAATCAACCTAATTTCATTTCAAAGTAAATAATAACTTAATATAAACAATTAAAACAATATAATCATGGAAACTCCAGTAAGAACAATCAATCACAGAAATTTCGAAATAGAAATTTATCACGATTCTAACAATGTTAATCCAAGTGAAGATCAAAACGAAGACATTTTTTTGGTTTATGATCACAAAGATTTTAATATTGAGGTTAAAGGATTTAAACCAATAGACATTTATAGATATCTTCAAATAAAAGAACAATTAAAACTCCCATTCGTTGAATTAAATCATTACAATGATCTGATAGAAGAACTAAAAGAATATTCAGAATTTGATAAATACGAAATCTTCACAGTCTTTGCCTATATCCATTCTGGAATAGCTTTAAGCCTAAATACTAATAATTATCCATTTAATTGTCGATGGGATGTTTCTTCAAGTGGTTTTATCCTTGTAAAAAAAGACATTCAATGGAATAATGAATTAGAAGTTGTTGCAAATTCTTTAATTAAAGAATGGAATGATTGTTTATCTGGCAATGTTTATGGATTTGTTATTAATTTTGATGATCAGGAAATTGATGCGGTTTGGAGATTTATAGGAGATATTGACAAATCAGGAATTATTGAAGATGCAAAAAGCCATATTGATTATAGAATCAGAAACAACCCTGAAAAATATGCAGAACAATTAAACTTGGAAATATAATAATAAAAGTATTTTTTATTTTTCAATCCCTTATATAAAAATCATGTAAAGGATTATTTATTTTTATTTTAACTTTTATTAACTATAATATCGAAACATTTTAAAACAATATTTCGTATTACACTATATAAACAATTTAAATTTATAAGTTATGAAAACATATTTATTACAAAGAGCATCATTTAAAAATGGTAAAGATAAGAGTGGAAAGGGTATTGATACTATAATAAGTTTAGATTATATGGGTAGTTCTGAATTTGAATGGGGAGCATTGCCGAATTCTCTTAAAAATATCAGAAAAGATATTAATGATTATACTTATTTGGACGTACTTGTATCGGATAAGCTTATTACTGTTTTTTGTAAAGTTTCTCAAAAAAGTGATGTGGAGTTATATTTGATCAACCTTGCAAAAAATAATATGATATTAAAGGAATTTTCTGCATTTGATTCTTATATTAATAATGATGGATATTTCAAAGATAGGTTTGATTTCTGGTGGGATATTGATAATGATTTAATGTTTTGGAAGAAAAATCAGGAGTTTGAATTAAAATTTAAAACGATTATTACCACAAAACCATCTTAATATGAAAACAAAAAAAATAAAATATATCTTTAACGGTAAAATTGTAACAGCCAAGATAAAAAATAATAAGGTTGTAAATACTGGCATAAAACCTAAAAAATAAAAAAGATATCTTGATTGTTTATATAAATTGTTTTCAAAATAATCCTTTTATAATTATTCTATAAGAGGATTATTTGTTTTAAATATTATCATTTGACAAAAATTATGTTCCACGTGGAACGTAAAATAAACTACTTCTAATAAATTTTATGATATTTAACTTTTATTAACTAAATTCAAGAAACATTTTAAAGTCGTTTTACGTATAACAAGTATATAAACAACAAAAAAACAATATAATCATGAATAAGCAAGTAGATAAAAAAACAACAATCCTACAACCAAACCAGGGAATTTATTCAATTCTTTATGGTGGTCGTTATGGATATATAACCAAAATCGAAGGCGAACAAAGACCAGAAACAATAAAAAGCTTATTAGGAGATGTTTGCGTTAGTGGTGGAAATGCAAATATTTTCATTAGATTTTCAAGTGGTAGCGAAACCAGCGTTCCTGAATCAATTGTCAGAGGTGTCCAGTGGGAAATTTATGAGATTTTAACAGAAGAAGAAATAAAAGAAATTGATCAACATTATTTCGAAGCTGTTGAAGATCGTAAAAAAGCTGCAATTGCAAAAGAATTAAAAGATAAGGAAGAAACAGAATATTTTTTAAACAAATATTCATCATACCTTATTCAGAAAAAAGATCATGCAAAAGGTGAATTTGATGTTGTTAAGCAAAACATAAGAATCGAACTTAAAAGAGAATTCCCAAATATAAAATTTTCTGTTAGTTCCGATCATTATGGATGTGTAAATATTAAATGGACAGACGGCGAAACTGTTGAATCTATAAAAAACATTACTTCAAAATATGAAGATCATGAAACTGATTTTACAGGTGATTTTAGGGATTATAACCCAAGTAATTTCAATAGAATTTTCGGTGGATGCAATTTTGTTTTCGAAAACAGAAACATAAGTGATAAGTCAAACGAAATTTTATTGGAATGGGCAAAAGAAAGATTTGCTAATAACGATACTTATAATTGTCATGATGTTCATAATTTAGCTCACAAACTATCTTATCAATATCCAATTTATGATGGGTTTAAAATTGTAAAAAAAGATGTTGAATTTGCTGTTTATAGCCCTGAAAAATTTTGGCAGATAATTAATGTTAATAAAGAATCTGTAAAAAATGTTGTTAATAAAATAAAGGTAAATAACAACAATTTAGATAAAAGTAATTCTTTAAATGTTGTTAAGGAAAATTCTTTGAATAATAATCTATCTATAAAAAGTAAATTACCAAATGATAGTAAAGAAACTATTTTAAATATTATTGATTACTCCGAAAAATCATTTGCAATCACAGGCGATACTTATCAAATTAAAGACACATTAAAAGAATTAAATGGCAAATTTAACAGGTTTCTAACTTGTGGCGCTGGATGGATATTTCCAAAAACCAAACTTAATGAGGTTAAAGAAAAATTGAATATTGTTTAGTTGTTTATATGAATACATTTTCTTTAATCCCTTATGTAAAATATATGTAGGGGATTAATTATTTTAAATAAAATACTTCTAAAAAATAACATTAAATAAATTTTATTTAATGAATTTAATTGGATTAATTACTTTTACCGAAATTTATAAAACAATTTTAGAAAACTTTAAAAAAATAATGATATGTGTAATGAATTTAATAAACTTGATATTGAACTTTATAGTAAAGTTCATACTAATCTTTTTATTGAACTTTGTAATGAACTTTTTAATGAACTTCGAAATGAGATTTGTAGTGAATGTGATGAACTTAATAGGAATTGTATGATCTAATAATATATACCTTAAGATAAATTATGTTCCACGTGGAACACTAAATATATTTATTTTATTAACATCCTTTAACTATATTAACGAAACATTTTATCTAATTAATTCGTATAAGAAGTATATATAAACAATCTAAAACAATAATCTTATGAAAACAATTCAATATTATGTAACTTCTGACAATGTTCATCATTTAACAGAAGAACAAGCAAACAAACATGAATCTCAAATCATAGAAGTAAAAAAATTTATCGAAAACGAAGTTAATCAATGTCATGATGAAGATTTTTTTATCTGTTATAAAACCGAACCATTTCCAAAAAATCATTTATATTGCAATAGACATTATGAATATTTTAACGAATATAACTTATATTATGAAATCGTTATACACTCCATATCAACAAGCGTATATTTTGAAATTGGAAATGTAGAAAAAATAAATGTAAGAAAATAAAATTACATAGCATATTTTGATATAAATTATTTTCAAATCCCTTATGTAAAATATATGTAAGGGATTTCTTGTTTTTAGATATAACGTTTAATAAATTACCCTGAGATAAATTACTTTTACCGAAATTTATAAAACAATTTCATATATCTGCTTTTAAATAAACTACCTTAAACTAAATTATCTCTCAGAAACTTTGTTTTAAATTTGCCTTGAGATAAAATTTATTTCTTACCTTTGTGAAAAAAATGATATGAATAATAAACTTTCTAATAAAGTTGATAATAATCTTTGTAATGATCTTTCCAAAGATATTACTAGAAAACTTCATAATGATCTTTCTTTAAAGAACGAACTTTGGTTTAAACTTGAAGTTGAAATTTGGAATAATCTTTCTATTTACAACATTTAATAAAACTTACCCTAAATTGAATTACTTCTCAGAAACTTTGTTTTAAATTTACTATGAGTTAAATTACTTCTAATAAACTTTCTAAAACTTATCTTAAGATGAATTGCGTTTAATATTTACCCTAAAATAAACTTATAAAACAACTTTATATACCTCCTTTTATTGAATTACTTCTCAAAAAATTTATACCAATACCTTTAAAGTATAACTTGATATCAAAATGATATCATTATAGTATCATAACATATCTTTAAGGTAATTTATATGTACTTTTACACTCCCAGAATGATTGAATCTAGGGACTTGTAGGAAGATGAATTACTTTTAAGGAAATTTAGTGTAATAATTTGGTAATAAGTGGGGTAAAGTGGGAAATTGTGGAGGCAAATTTGAATAATGTAGTGCCCGCAATCACACTGTCACAGCCTCTTTTGAAATTTCCCTAAACGAAATTTTATAAAAACATACTATTTTACAACAATCCTTTACATAATAAATTTTTAACAAATATAAGAAAAAAAGTATTGTTCCACGTGGAACATAACAAAAATTTATGTTAAAAATGGTTAATAAAAGTTATTATATAAACTTACCTTTAAATAAATTTTGTTTCAGGGTAAGTTTATATAAAATTTATCTTAAAGGTAATCATGAAACAAATTTATCATATGACTTTTATTTTGCCTTATTTTTTCTAATTTTTGTTAATGTTTTATGAAAGGCTTATATAATAATAGTTGTATGAAGTTAAAAATATGAAATAATTATAAAAAATTAAGATTAAACAACATTTTATTAAAATACTCATAGATAAAAATTTACTTAATACATATCCTGAAAGAAATTTTGTTAAAGGTAATTCATGAGATTAAATTTATTTAACAACATTTATTAGATCAACTTGAAATAAATTTTATCTCACAATTTTATATATAATAACTTTTAACAAAATTTAACTATATATGGGAAACTTTTCAAGGTCATTTTTCGTATAAGAACTATATAAACAATTAAATTTATGAAAATAGATAAACTTACAAAAGAACAAGAAGAAAAATTATCTTCATATAGAATAAAATGGTTGAATAAGATATTTAACTATGATTTGTATAATTCAATAACATTTGAATCTGTAAAAGAAAAAATGAAAGAATTGTATAACTATTGTAATTTAGATGAACCACTAGTAATTTTATGTGATAGTCCATTTGCTTGTCAAATTGCTGTTAATATTTTTAAAGTTGAGGATCAAGTTGGGGATCAAGTTAGGAATCAAATTTGGAATCAAGTTTGGAATCAAGTTGGGGATCAAGTTGGGGATCAAGTTAGGAATCAAGTTGGGGATCAAGTTAGGAATCAAGTTTGGAATCAAGTTGGGGATCAAGTTGGGGATCAAGTTGGGGATCAAGTTAGGAATCAAGTTAGGAATCAAGTTGGGGATCAAGTTGGGGATCAAGAATATTTTACATTTTCTTCTTATATAAATTATAGTGATTTTGGATGGCTATCTTTTTTTGATTTTTTTCTTAATGAAAAAATAATTAATTCGAATTTAGTAAATCAATTCAACAATATTATAGATTATGTAAATAATTCGTTTTTATCAATACAATTAGATAAGTTATGTATTGTAAGCAAATATCCTTCAAAAATAATTAGAAATGAAAATAATCAATTGCATAGTATTTCAGGATCTGCAATTGGATTTGGAGATGGATATGAACAACATTATTATAATGGCATTTTCATAAAACCTGAACTATTTGAAAAACTTATATCTAAAACATATACTTTTGAAGATTGGACAAAAGAATCTAACGAAGAAATAAAAAGTTTGGTTTTGGCATTTTATGAAGAAAAGTTTGGAGGTGAATTTGTTTATAGGTTTTTATCAAAACATTTGAATGAGGTTAATACATATGTTGATAAAAAATCAGACGAGTATTTGAAAAATACGACCAAAGGAATGAATTTAGGGGTATATACATTATTTAAAGGAAATATTAATAATAATAAGATAGCGTATGTAAGATGTTATTGTCCTTCAACTGATAGAATGTTTTTTTTAGGTGTGCATCCAAATAACAATAATGCAAAAGACGCTATTGCATCATTATGTCAAGTTCCAGTAAAATTAAAGGATGAATTAATTTCAATAAACAGACAAGGTGAAATATTTTCGTTTAATTTTACTGAAAAGGGAACAAATATGTTAAAAAATAAAGAATTAACAAAAGAAGATTTCCTTAATGTTGTTTCTTTATCAGGAAATGAGTATTTTTGTAAAATAAAATTTGAATATTAATTAATATTGAAAACAATGAAAACAAAAGAAAAAGTAAACATTGCAAAAAAATCTACAGAAGGGCATTTTGTAGAAAAACACAAACAAGTAATTTGTTTAGACGATACAAAAGAAGCATTTTTTGTTGAGGGTGAAGCTGAATTAAGTACAAAAAACCATCAAACATTAACACTTGAAAAAGATTGTTTGATTATTCCACAGCAGGTATATAATCCTTATTCAAAATCACTTGAAAGAAGTAGGGATTAATATAATAAAAATCTTTTTTTATATAACTACTTCTAAAGAATTGCTTTTAACTAAATTTATCTCATAACAATTTATTTAAAATCCTTTATAGAAAATTTCTGTAGGGGATTTTTTTTATTAATAACATTTATCTAATAACTTTAAAAGAAATATCTTTAGAGTAAATTATGTTTAACTAAATTTATTTAAGTACTTTTCATTAAATTTTTGTTATGTTCCATAAATATACTTAATAACTATTATCTAAAGACATTTAAGAAATTTTAACTATAATAAGGAAACATTTTATAACATTTCAACGTATAAGAAGTATATAAACAACTAAAGCAATAAAGTCATGAGAAAAATAACTGAAAAGTCAATCGAAAATTTCAACAATAACAAGTTGTATTTTGGTAATAACACTGAAGTACTTGTTGAAAACAATGTAACTAAATTATATTTATTTGGTCATTGTATAGCAAAAAAAGAAAACAATAAGTTATTCATTACAAATTGTGGTTATTTTACAAACACCACTAAAGAACATTTAAATGGTTTGCCAAATGTTAAGATTTATCAAAAAGATTCTAAGTGGTATCTTAATAATGAACTTTGGGATGGTAATTGGATTGAAGTAAAATAATTAAATAGCCCTAAGATAATAACATTTAGTTAAATTTATCTCAGGGTTAATCTATAACAACATTTATCTTAAAATAATTTATAAAACTTAATATTATGCCACTATCGAATAAATGGAATTTAACTGACAATGCATATGTGCAAAGTAGATTAAATAATAACATAATAGTAAATTATAATAATGGGGTATTAGGCTTATTTGAAACTAAACATGATGGCAGAGTTAATAAGTGTATTTTTGATTATGCTAAAACTCATGATAGAAAAGATACTCTTTTGTATAATAACAGGCTATATTTTGGAATTGTAAATCCTAAAGAAGTTCATAAAGAACAATACGAAACAAATAGAAATTATATTTTAAATTTGTTCAAATAACAATCTTGTTCATTGTCAATAAATGTTTAAATTTATTGAACAAACTTTTAATTAAATTTATCTCAGGGTTAATCTATAACAACATTTATCTTAAAGAATTTTTTATAACATAATTTATTTCATAACGTTTAACTAAAATTTTATAACTATGGGACCAACAATTCAATTTATCGTATTAGCTATTATTATATTAATAGTAATAGTCTATAAAGCACTTACACGCAAATCTAGTGCAAGCAAAACAGAACCTGTAATAAACCCTGTAATTAAAGTAGACAATTTTCTTGCAAACTGGAAAAAGAAATGTCAAGAAGAATCTTTTGCAGGTCAACAAGAAGTTGAATTATTACGAGAATGCAATAAGGAAATAAGAGAGAAAAGCACAGAAAACGCAAAAAAGATTGCAGATTTGAAAAATTTAAATAAATAACTTTTAATGAATTACATTTAATGAAATCCTTTAGACTAAATTTTGTTTAAAGGATTTTTTTTATACATTGCCCTGAGATAAAAATTAGTTAAACGTAATTCATGAGATAAATTTTGTTAAACGTAATTTAATGCTAAAACCTTAAAAAACAAACAAAACATAATGCTATACCCTGAAATAAATTTTAACTATAATAAGGAAACATTTAAAAGTCATTTTACGTATAACATAGTATTAAACAATCTAAAACAAAATATTATGACAATTATAGAATCAATAAAAAATGTTCTTGGTTTATCCAAACAAAAATTTGAATCAAAAAAGGCAACAAAGAAATTAAAGAAAGCAACTGAAGAAGCTAAAAAGAATATTGCCAAACGTTATAAAAATGTAGTATAGTAAATTACCCTGAGATAAATTTGTTTCAGGGTATCTTTATAAAATGTAATTAAGTAAAATTTATCTAATACCCTTTAATATGAATCGACACAATAAAGTAAAAGAAATTTTGGAACATGCAAAAGAAATAAATACAAATCTTGCAACTATTGTATTTTTACTAGCAACATTAAACGATAAACAACTTACAAAATTTTATAAGGGATTTTTATCAAAAGTATCTAATGATACACCCAAAGATAATATGACAAACGAATTAAAATAATTTTATCTCATAGCAATTTATTAATCATAATTTATGAAACATAATGTTATAAAGCACGTTTCCAAACAAGACCTTATAAATTTACTTCTTAACTGGAAATTTGGAACACAACCTGCTTCAATACAATATTTAACTCGACCTGCTTTAAACAAAGAAGGAAAAAAACTATTTGGTTCTATTATAAAACTTGCAAATGTTGGTTGCTTAATTGGATATAACTATCAAAATTCTGTTAATAATAAATTACTAAAAGAAAATAAGATAAGAAAATCCAATGAAATAAAAGTTACTAAAGAAAATTTATCAAACGATAATCCTGAAACAAATTTATCTCAAAACAATTCTTTAAATAATAATTTATCTCAGGGCAATTCCTTAAACGAATTTAATCAAAAGTCATTTAATAACAAATTTAATTGTAATAAATTTATTAGTGGTGATTTATGGCATGGTAAAGGTAAAAGGATCAGTTCATGCCTCGTTCAACATACTGAAAAGAATACTTTCTATTTATCATTTAAACACCAACAAACATTTAAAAGCTTCTATCTGACAGACGATCTTACTCCTGTTAAGAGTGAAGTACTGGAAAATTATTTGCAAGGCTCTAAACCAACAAACCAAAATGTAAATGAAGGATCTGAAATACTTCATAGGGAAATTCTAATAGATAACATTAAGAAAATTAAATTCAAAGGGATTACTTACTTAATAACCTAATAATAAATGTTGCTAAATAAAGTTATTATATAAATGTTATTAGGGGAAATTTATTTAATGACATTCTATAAATGTTGTTAGGGGAAATGTTACTAAATAAATTTTATGTTATGACATTTAATAAACAACCTTTTATGAATTGGTTTTAATTAACAATATTTAATAAACTTTAACATATAAATATGATTAGATAAATTTATTATATAGACTTTTTATTATGTTCCACGTGGAACATTTTCTTTGTGTATAATGGACACACACCATAACCGTCCCTTAGTACCCCCGCCATACGCGGCTTCTGTGGGGGTGTGGGTACTACATGAGAAATTCCTCTAGGAAAAAAAATTCTATAAAAAATTTTCTATAAAAAATTTTCTGTAAAGTATAATTAACATTTTATAAATTCCTATAAAGTTATTATCTTTGCATAATTTCTAAGGTCATAATTTTTTCTAAAAATTTTTTTAGAAGTTTAAATTTAAAGCAAGTTTATTAAATATTTTTTTTTCAGGGCTATAAAACAAATTTATTTTATGAAATACAAATTAATAAAAGGTATAAAGGAAAGATTATATGATGAATTGATGCGTACTAAGTTTGATAAATATCATATAGATGTGTTATATGATATTTTGTTTGATGAATTGAATACATATGATGAAGAAATAGATAGGATTATATCGGATTCGCTATATATTTAAATTTAATTAAAAGTATTTTATGGAAAAAATTTTAATTGACAATTTAATGAAAAATTTGGTAGATGAATTAATTGACAAGCCTATATTCATCTACTTGCCACCTATTTCAACTATGAAAACGGATTTTTATAAAATTTTGTTTAATGATTTATATGAAAAATTATCAGAAGATGAATTTGAATTACGAAGATTATTTTAATAAACATTATTTTATGAAAAGTATAGAAAACAATTTTATATCGCCATTCAAAAAGAAAATTCATTTAAATGATGAGTTAATTAATTCTCACACTCATTTTTATTGTTTGGGAGATAATAAAGATTTAACAGATGATTTGATAAAGGAAATTTATTCAAAATTAATTAGAGAAATAAACAGAGAACGTATTTCATTAGAGAATGGTGTATTTTTTTTGATAGCTTAATTACAGAGAAAAGCATGGGGTTTCTGGATTTGCCAGTAAATTATATTTTAAGAAATATTTAGTTATGAAAGATGAATTAAGAAAGAGAATATCAATAAATTGGGAAGATGAGTTATTAGACTATGGAATTTTATATGCAGTTAAATTTAGCAAAGATACACGTCTAAGTCTTTTACATAAAATTTTATTTAATGAATTGGATTCACAAGATGATGAATTAAAAAACATTCTTGAACAAATAATTTAATTCATAGTAATTTCATGAATCTTATTTAAAATAATAGATTCTTTTTTATAGGTTCTGGGTGAAGATAATCTTATGATATGAATTTCATTATCTTTACAAAATCTATTTTTTAATTTATCGGTTTTTCTAATTCGTTTAAGTTTTTTTAAACCATAAATTGGTTGTGTATGATGTAAACCATCATATTCTATAATAAGATTATACTTAGGAAGATAAAAATCAAATGGTAATAAATTTATATTACGACAACTATTAAACACTTTTTGATAAATGAATTCTAAATTATTTTTGATTAAAATCTCAGCAACAATTTTTTCACCTGTTGACATTTTATCCTGTGTTAAATTTGTCATAAATTTGTTAATTAAATATAAAACAATTCGCAAATTTAAATAAATATTTTATATTTGTTGGTTAATAATCCTGAAATATTTTCATTTAACAACAAATTTACTATGAAGTCATTTATTAATAAGAGTTATAAAATTTTAGTTATTGTAATTTATAAAAAAAATGTAAATGATAGATAATTTATTATGTGGTATAAGAAAGAATTTGTATGATGAATTAATTCAAAACATTTTTTATCGTGATTATATTTCTGGAAAAATAGTAGAAAGAAAATTTATAGATTTGTTGTTTAATAATTTATTTGAATTAACTGAACAGGATTTTGAATTGTATGACACTATTGAATAGATAATTTAGCTCAAAAAAATTTATTTCAAAATAATAAGTTTAATTAAATTTACTAAAGAAATTAATTATGAAATATAAATTATTAACTGGTATAAAAAAGAATTTGTATGATAACTTTATTGGCGAATATATAATTTATACCACAATTTCTTCAATTATAGATAATGGTTTATATGATAATTTGCTAAGTAGTTTATATGATGAATTACGTGATATGGATGATGATTTTCATTTTTTATTATGTAGAACAATTTATTTTATTTAAACAATATTTAGAGAAATTTAGTTATTATAATTTATGAAAATAAACAAATTAAATAAAAAATTATTAAATAGTTTGTGTGATGAGTTAATTATTAATTATTGTTCATTTATTTGTATATCAATAAAAACTTCACCAAATTATATGAAAATTTCAGATAGCTTATCATTTCAAGAATTAAATATGGAATCAGATATATTAGATAGTATGTTTTGTCAAGAAATTAGTGAATAAGATTTATTTCATAACAATGTATTTGAAGTGGTTTCTTTACCCTAATTTATAAAAAAAATTAGTTATGGACATTGATTTAGAAAATAACATTAGAAGTTTTTTGAATGATGAGTTAATTAATCATTCTATATTTATTGGTATTAATTTGACATATCTGAATAAAGATATTTATTGGGTTTTATATAATGATTTATTCGATGATTTACATAATATTGAACTTAGGTTACATCAAATAATATCTATAAAAACTTAGTTACTATGTTTACAGAAAAATTAGATAACAAATTACGAAATTTAGAAATACTTAATATTATATTAACAATAGACAATGATTTAATATATGAATTGTCTGACAAGATTTGGGATGAAATACATTTAAATAATCAGGAATTGTTTATAACGATAAGTAATATTTTGTTTAATATCAATGATAATATTAAATATGACTAAGATAAATTTGGATTATAATGTTATTGCACATATTGATAGCAATATTATTGATAGCAATATTATTGATAGCAATATTATTGATAATTTAAAGGATGAATTAATATCATCTAATAAATATATAATTACATTAGAATTAGATGATATTAATTTTTTATTGGTAAATGAATTAGATGTTATTTTACTTAGAAGTCTTTTTAATGAAGAAAATGATTTACATGAGTTAATGTTAGATGTTATTTAAAACTATTAGTTAAAGGTAATTTATTAAAAGCAGTTTAATAAACTAAGTTTTATGATAAATTTTAATGAGAACTTATTAGGAAAAATAAGTAATGAACTTGAGGATTCTTTATTGAAAATAGGTTTAGTGAAGTATAAATATAATATAGAATCGACCATATTTAGTGAATTACATGTGGAAATATTTAGTGAATTGTATGGGGAAGTATATAATTCAGAATCAGAATTATTTTTCTCAATAACGCAATTATTAGATGATGAAGAATATTTATGATTATCATTAATAAAAATTTAATAATGATTTTAGTTAAACGGGATGGGAAATTAATAGCCTTTAAATTATAAAATTGATTAATAAGTATTTTTATCTAAAGGTTAATATGTAAAATTTATATTATGATAAATATAATAAGATTTGAAAATCAACTTATCAATAAATTATCAGATGAATTAATACAAAGTGAAATTGCAGTTCCACAAAATTATTTAGAAGGTCTATTGTGGTTTGATTTGAATTTTTGGGATACTGAATTAATTCATTCTATTAATATTGAATTATAAAGGACTAATTTATAATTTTTATGTTATGATATCATTACAAAAATTTATCTGACGAATTGATAGATAGAAATATTTTTATATATTCTTATTCTAATAATAGAATATTACGAGATTTGCTATTGGTTGAAATCTATGTGTGGGATTTTGATTTATTTGATTCTATTAATATTTGTATATAAGATTTTTAGTGAGCATGTGTTATGATAAACATAGTAAGATTTGAAAATATTATTTTGAACAATATGTCTGATAATTTGATAGATAAAAATGTGTTTATAAAACCTTATTCTATAACATTTTATAATATAATATACGATTTATTAATAACTGAAATAAATGAGCAAGAAAATGATTTATATCGTTGTATTAATAGTAAAATATTTGAATTTTAATAAACATTGTATTATGAAAAACAAACTAAATGAAAATTTAATCACAAATTTATCTGATAAATTAATAGATAAAAGTATTGTTATAAGTCCATTTCTTAATAAAAAAATATTATACGAATTGTTGTTATTTGAAATAGATCTACAAGACAGTCGTTTGATTATGTGTGTTGATAGATGTCTATTTTTTTAATAAACATTATATGAACATGATGACATGAAAGACCGATTATAATAATTAATTAATGGTGTTTAAGTTATGTTTGAGAAATCTTTAGAATTAAAATTTTATAAATATCGTTCTATGCGTTATGCAGTAAGTTTTTTTGAGAATCTACTTATCAATAATTTATTAGATGAGTTAATAAAAAGTGAAATTGTTTGTTGGTCTGATGTGTGTTTCTCTACATCACTTAAATTATTATACAACGAATTGTATTTTGATATTAATAATAGTAATAGCAAATTAATACATCTAATAAATGCACAAGTTTGAATCATATTTTTACAAAATTAAGATTTTATGAAAACATTTTTAAATAAATCTTAATTTTTTTAAATTTATAATTAAATACAATGATGGGTTGGTAAGGATTTCAGTAGATTCTGTTAAAAATAAGAAATAATATAAAAAAATATGGTTGATAGTCGATTTTCTTGTAGTCATCTTAATAAGTATGACTTATTTTTTGATGCTGTAGAACCCTATGGTGTTTATATAAAAGTTGTTTTTGGTGATGTAGTAATCAAAGATGAAGAACTTGATTTATTATTAAGAATATCGATTATTAATAATAATATGTAAAAATATGACTAATAAATCTTTTAATAAGAAATTTATTCACAAGAAACTAGATAAAGCAATATTTGAATTGGAATTGGAATCAATGGAATACGATGAACTTGGATATAAGTTATATTTTGAACTTAGAAAAGGTTTATACAATAATATTTTTAGTGATTTACATAACTTAGTAATTTTATCAATTAAATAAAATTTACTAAAGAAATTAATTATGGAATATAAATTAATAATTGCTATAAAAGAAAATTTAGAGGTGTTAGCAATTATGAATTGAATGACATTTCTGGTGAAGTTTTTATTTTTTTAAAGAATAGTTTTTCAGATATTGAGGACAGAAATAATGAATTATCTACTTCACTTTTTTACTTTATTTGATTAAATAGATAAATTTGTTGATAATAAATTAATAATATATTTTTAAATAATTATGGAATATGTTGAACTAACTTTTGAAGGAACTGTTGAATCTAACTTATTTCATAATTTCATTTATTCTTTAGATGAAGATGTATTTAGCGATGATCTTATTTATAGTGATGTTGGTAGTATATTACAAGATTTCGAACAACTATTAGATAGTATTTTTGTTTGGGAGTTAATAGATTTAATTTAATAAAAAACATATCATATGTTAAGATTTGATATAGATTCTAAAAATAAACTTTCAAGTGAATTATCTGATGAATTAATTAATATTACCAGTATACTTTTTCTATATAGAGAAGATGTGTTGTCGAGTGATTTATATAAGGAATTGCGTGGTATATTATTTATAGAATCATTTAATATATGTGATGATTTAAATGATATTTTAAAAAATGAACTAGGATATGTTTATTAATTTAATTGTTCTTTTCTTAGCATTTTAACAAAAAACGAAAAAATGCTATTACATTTAATAATATAATTTTTATATATGAAACAAAATTTTTGACTATATTTTCCATCTATGGAAGTTAGAATAAAATCATTATTTGAAGATTCTTGATACCATGCAACCATGTTCTTTTTAAAAATAGTTGACATGGGTTTGATGATTTTAACTAAAGTATTTTCCATAAAATAGTTTTAAAATAAATAGTTAAACAATAGACAATAATACATTCAAAAAAATATAAATATGAATAATATTTTAACCGGAAATCTTCTTAATTCTTTATCTGATGAACTTATCGATAAATTCCTTTGGTTTAATACCAAACCACATTTTTATTACGATCTATATCTTGAAATGAGTAATATATTATATTCAGAAATTTCTGAAAAAACTATTGAATTAGATAATGCAATTTCTGCCGCTTTTAACCAAATAAATTTTATCCAATGAAAAAAATAGATGAATTATTTTTTGATAGCGATTTAACAAAAAATCTTCTTGATGGAATTTTAGATAGTTTAATTGATAGTTTTTTTATATATTCTTTGCGCACTGTTTGCATTGATAGGGATTTACAAAAAGAATTAAATAAATTAATAATTGATGAAATGAGGAATAATGACGATCAATTAAACGGAGCGTTTGACAATACAATATATTTTTTACCAAATAACGAATTCTAAAACATGAATAATTTAGAAAATATACTTTTAAATAAATTAAATGATGAACTTATTGATAATTATGCTATTTTTTATTTACCTAATAACTTGTTAGAAGAAAAAGTTTATGTAGAATTGATAATATTGGTGAGAGATGAAATGGAAACTCTTGATGATATGTTAGTTATTGACTCTTAATTCTTTTGAAATTAAATCTGTAACATCATCCAGTATGTAGTGATTAAATTCTAGGTTATTGAAAATAAAATGCCTTACTAGAACATCGGTTTTTTTCTCTATTGAAGAATTAAATTTTTCATGTATTTTAACACAAATTTTATCTAATCTATTACAAATCTTTAAAATATTTCTTTTATGAGGGAATTTCATTTTGACATATAATTATTTCAAGAATTATTATCTTTTTTCCATTTATTAAAAATTTCTATTTGCCTTTTTGTTAATTCTTCAGCCTTTTCTGATATTTTTCTTAAAAGATTATTTTCTTCTTCGTTAGTTTCGTCCCACATTTTATCTTCACGATAACCCAAATAAGATAATAAATCAATAAACATCATTTCATTTGAAGTTTTTAATTTACTTTCTAGTGGAATGCTTTTCATCAAATCTTCTATTAATTTTGATGTATATTCTTTGGGTTTAGGAATCTTTTTCATTATTATATAACATTAACATTAAATCATGTTCAAAATCTATTTTTAGTAAATCACCAATTTCTAAAAAAAGTCTTCTACTAACCTCATAAAAGAAATCTTTATCCTTCATAGTAGTAAAATATTTACATTTTTTTAAAACTTTTTGACGTGTTTTAATGCTATTAGTTTTAAGTAAAGCAAGTGTTGAAGAATCAATGTGGTTAAAATTCATAGCATATTCTATTTTAAATCATAAAATGGATAATTTTCTGAAAACGATGATGAAATTGTAATCATATATAAACCATTATCTGATTTAAATATAATTGCACCATCATTCCATCCAGCAATATGACTAAAATCTTTACAGTCAAAATAGGTTAAGATATTTAATAAACTTCTAAAATATTTAATTTTAAATTTAATTGAATTAATAGTAAATATCTCTTCATCACGTGGGACTAAATTATCAATTTCTTTATAAATTCCAGTTCCATTACAATTTTTACAATCGTTTGTATGTCCACAAACATTACACGAAATCTTACCAGTTCCATCACATGATTCACAGTCAATAATTTCTTTTGTTTTTGGACATTTATCAATTATTTCCTGAAGAGTTTCGGTTTTTATTGTAAATGGGTGGTTTATATGTGTATGATTTAGTAAATTAGTTATTTTAATTGCAGCATCTTCATCTAAAAATGAAATTTCATCAATATCTGGATCTGAAACAATATCTAATGGAAATAACCAAATAACTGTAGTGTTCGTTGCACCAATATATTTAATATCGTTCCATATAATAAAGAATGGTTGTGAATATTCTACATGATGTGAATTCTGTTCTACACAATATTTTTTTAAAAATTTTATAATCATAATTTAATTATAGATAAAAAATAAATGTTTTATTAAAAATAATGACCAAATGTTTTTATTTTCTCAAGAATGTTTGTATTATTACTTTCTTTGATTTTATTAATCAAAGGTTTGTGCACTTGTTTGAATTCACCATTATATAATTTTATTAAATAAATATCGTTTCTTTTAATTTCGTGAATTCTTCCTATTAATGGAATATGATTAGAATATTGATAGCATTGAACTTCGTCACCAATATTTATTTTATTCGAATTATTCTTCAACATCATTATATGAATTTATTTCTTATTATTTCTTTTAATCTTTTTAAAAAAGAGGTTGATGAATTATTAATTTTAGATAAAATTTCTTCAATTTCTTTTTCCATGCCAGAAATTACATAATTTGCTTTTTCAAGTTCTTCTCCAAGCAATTTATTGTCTTTGGTTAATTCATTAATTGCTTCGTTTGTAGTGTAGTAGGCGTCTTTTAGAATATGAATACCTCCAAAAAAACTATTACTTTGTTTAACATTAGCAAAATAAACCTTACCATCAATTATTTGTTTTTTAAATTCTTTAAGTTCCTTTAATAATTCTCTGTCTTTTAGATATTCGCTAAGACTTATTGTTACTTTATTTTCTTCCATAATTCTTTTTATTACCTTTATTATTATTTTTAGATTCTTTTTTATTTATAAATGTTTTATATTCAACTTTACATTTTGGACATAAGATTCTTTTCTTTACATCTAGGACATTTGTAGCTTTTGTTTTAAAATAAACTTTATGTAATTTACAATAAATTATTACATGACTATAATTTGATTTGTACTTACATTTATCAAAACCACAATATTTTCCCCGTAGCTCAATTCCTTTTTCAATATATTCTTTATTTGACGAATATTGAATTAATTTAACTAAAGACGATAGTGCAAATATAAGAATAATTAATGGAATTATATAATATAAAATAGCTCTTTTCATTTATCTAAGTTTAAAAAAAATTTCAAAATTAAACAATAAATTCGATAACCAATATAAAGACCAGTTAATTCGATACAGAGAATCATATTGTGAAATAAATCAAAGGGTTTGATGATTATTAAAACCAATGCCCAAACAATCACTACCAATATTAAATGTTTCATAATTATTAAATTAAATTCATAACTAATATTTTCATCTTTTTCTTTTAAAGAATCAAAATGTAAATCTTCTAATTTCATTATATTATACGAATTTATTCAATAATTGTTTCATCTTTTAATTATTTTTAACATCTCATAAAAGGCTTTGGAGAACATAAACGGAATATTTCTCAAATCGGCAAAACCATAAAATCCTGTTGAATAGAACCTATGGCATTCAATTATAAACGTGTGTTGGTAATTAACCCCTACATCTAACGAATATGCAATTGGAGCATCATTGTATTCAATTATCATTTCTTTAATTAAATTAATATCTGGAAATATTGTAAAATCCCCTAGATAATTCTGAAGTCCAACTAATTTGTTTTCATAAACAAACGCTCGCCATTCTGATTGAATATCAATAACATCTGAAATTTGGTAATTTCCTTGAGGAATGTCTTTTATATTGTTTTCGTCATAGATGCCAGTAAAATCAACATCATTTATTTTAAATTTGATAATATCATTTGATTTAACGAATTTCTTTCCATAAATATCTTTTTCAGTTCCGTTGATAACGTTTCTTCTGGTGAATTTATAGTGATTTATTGAATCTGGAATATTTAACGGTTTCAATTTTATGTTAAAATATGTTAAAAGATAATTTTCAACGAATTCGATCGATCCTATTGGAATGTAATTAGGAAATAATTTCTCATCCGTTAATTTAAATTTAATAGAATTTGGTTTGAGCCAATTATTAAATTCAATTGCTTTTAATAAGGTAAAAGCAAATTCATGTTCAATCTTTTTATTGATAGTTTGTATTAGGAATTTCATGTTAAAATTTTAATACAAAAATACAAAAAAATATTTAATTAATCTATTATATAACTAATAAGATTTAAATCATTTCTAATTCTTTTTTTATTAATTTAATAATATGTTCTTTAATATTAAAAGGAATTTCTGATTGATCAATATAATTCTTTAGGGATTTAATTGGAATTTTTACTTTTTTAGATGGTTTCTTATCATCCTTGTATTCAATTGTTGCATTAATATATGGTTCATTATTTTCAGAATTATTAACTACATTATTAATAAATAATGTTCCATTTTTCATTTCCTTTTGAGCAAAACTATTCCTTGTATCTACAAAGTCAAATTTTAATCTTTTTAACTCATTATCGACTTCAGTACTTATTTTTGAATCCACATAATATTCACTATCTGGATCATCAAGATCATTAAGAATCTTAACCAATTCGTCATTAATTTTACGATTAAGATTATCATAATCTGCATTATTCCATCCAGCTTCAGAAACAGTATCTATTGAAAAATCTGGAAGATTGTTTTTTATTTGGTCGATAAGATCATCAAATGTCATTGCATTAATTTCATTATTAACCACATATTCAACCATATCATCAATTACAAATTTAACATTATTGTCATTATCAAAATCAAACGGTATTTTACTCATTTGGTTATTTGCTTCTTTAATTTCTGCTTCATTGTGTGCCAATTCAAGTTCTCCTAAATAAACATCTTTTATATCATCTAATTCATATTTTTCGATGAAATTTTTAATTGCACCATCTTCATCATCAAAATCATTAATTTTTGTTCTATCATAACCAAAATTCTTTGCAATATCTTTTAATAGATTGAGATTATCGTCATTTAAATAATTCTTTATATAATTCAATTCTTCTTCGTCTGAATAATAGCCCATATTATATGCATCTTGTTCAGACATTCCTTGTATCCAATTAAAATCACTATAATCAATATCAAAATATTCAATTATTTCTTTTGGTGTTAATCCAATATAAACATTATTATCAAGAACTTCAACTTTACTCTCATCACCATATTCAGTAACAATATTGCTACTTTGAATTGATGTAATTAATAAATCAGGTTCATTTTCACCATTTTTTATAACAGACATAATAGAATCTGAAGTATTGGAAATTGCATCAACTAACTTCTTTTTATATTCTACAATATAATTATTAAAAATATCAAAATTTAAATTTTTTTCTTTAACAATTTTATCTAAATTTGTTTGTCTATCATCTTTTAAATGTGTGGTTGAATGTTCTGGATTTTTTTGATCGTATGCAGTTCCAACCAAATAATTAACATTTTCTGCTGGATAATTGAAGTCCCAAATAAAAAAATAATAATTTTTACCTGCTTTATATTGTTTCCAATATGAAAAATCTCTTGTAATACACCAATTAGTTGTACATCCTAAAGTTTTAGATGCTTCAAAACTTTTTATCGAAGCAATAATTATATTAGTTTCAGAATTGTTATAAATAATATCAGCACCACTTGTATTATTAATTTTTTCTTGAATTGAATTAAAATCTTCTTTATTTTCAATACTATTAATATAATTTCTTAAATTACTAATAAATGTTCGAATATCTTTATAACCTGAAACTTTTTTTATGAAAAAATTTTGCTGTTCTGGTGTTAAAATAGTGTTATATTTATTTGCCAATTCTTTTAATCCTTGTTTTTCAAGTTCAGAAAGTGTTGCATATTGTTGTTTTAATGTTGTTGACAATTCATTGTATAATCTTTTCAATTGTCGCATACTCTCCATATCATCTAAATCTCGTTTTAATTCACGATAATTAGCATATGTTACAACTGGTTTTGGTAAACGAGTAATGTGTTGTTTATTTTGAATTAAATAATCATGTAATTTTTGAATATCGCTAAGTGGCATTCTTTCATTAACTAGAAACTTTGTTAATAAATGCGTATAGCCATCACCTTTAGTAATATTATTAATAGAATCCAATATCTCTTTTCCCTTTTGATTATTAGTAGGATCTAAATTCTTTTCTTTTAAGAATTTTATTGCTTGGTTTGGATTTTCAAACAATAATCCTTCTTGTAGATAATATTGTGAAGGATTTGATTTCAATACAATATTTAAAATTTCATTTAATCTATTCATAACTTTAACATTAATTAACAATAAATACTGAAAATTTTTATAACAAATTTAGTTTTTTTTCGTATAATATAATAAATAATATTTAAAAATTTGTTCATATGCCAAACGGTAAAACGCACGATATTATAGCCTTTGTAACAACACCAATAGTTGTAGGAATAGCCTATTATGTTACTACAGACATTAAATCCACTACTATTTTAATGTTTACATATCTTTTCGCCTCATTTATGTTCAATGGTGATTTAGATATGAATAGTAGGCCATATAATCGTTGGTGGTTGTTAAAGATGATCTGGATACCCTACCAATTACTATTTTATCACAGATCAGTGTTTACTCATGGGATTGTTATTGGAACAGTTGTTAGATTATTATATCTTGGAATAATTCCTATTATAATATTGACAATTAATGGAGATTTGATAAATATTATTTCAACTTTGGATGTTAATATAACATTAACAATATTACTAGGTTTGGAATTAGGATCTATTGTCCATACAATATCTGATAAGATGTTTTAGTTACAATATATCATTTTGTCTTTTTTGAACAATCATAGTAATTTCAAAATTACCATCATTTAATCTTCCTTCTAAATATGTATGAAGTTCAAAACCATCTTTGATTATTTTATCCAATTCTTCATTGATTTGAGATTCTGTAAAGAATCCATTAATCCTTTTATATTTAATACTTCTTTCCATAATTAATCGTTTAAATTGGTTTTATAAAAAAATTCTTTTTTAAATAAATAAACAAAACCCTCATCTTTATCATAATCACTTGACGAAAATTCCAATTCGTTTACATAGTCTTGATAATTTTTCTTATGGAAATCAACAAAATCGTCAATTATATCACATATTTCATCATTCTTAGTTAATATTGAACGAATCTCAGGAAATTTTAATAAAAATACTATCCATGATTTTAGATCAATAGATAAATCATTATGTTTCTCTTTAATATAACTTATTCCAATTTCAAAGATATTTGCTAGTTGTTCTTTATTTTCACAACTTTTAATGAATTCGAAAAGTGGAAAATATTTTTTTACTAAATCAATTTTATTTGTTGAAACGATCATAACTATTTTTTGTTATTTTACAAAAATTAACTTTTCCTATAAAATTATCAAGTGTTTTACAATTACAGTATGACATTGCACTTCTAAGATAATGATTAAAATTCTCTACCCATCCATTTAAAGTATATTCAACATTCCGAACTCTATGTACGCCTTCAGAAGTTTTTATAATTGTCTTTCCTAGTGCCTTTTGAACTGCTTTAGTTGACATACCTCTATAATGTTTTTTTATCGTAAAACCTTTTTTAAAAAGAAATCTGGCTATTTTAATATTTATTCTAAATTTCCAAATATAGTTAGGAGCACAACTTTCAATTGCTTTGTTAAATATAGAACCAATCATAACATAATCAGAACCAAGACCAATCGATTTTATAATATCAGAATAATCTTTTATTCCACCATCTACAATTATTTTAGGTAAAACAAGATCAGGATTTTCTCCAATTAATCTCTTTTTTATTTCATTAATTTCATAAACTAACGAACCTAATGGCATATAAACACCCGTTTGTTTGGCGCTTAAACAGCTTTGTCCACCACCAATACCTAGTCTAATGTAGTTGACACACTCATTTTTAACATACCATTCATACGTTTCTGGATTAGCAATATTTCCTACCATAATAACAATATCTGGTCTTAAACGCTTGATTTCGGTACAATAATCAACGATTTTTTGCATATGTCCATTTGCTATATCGATAAGAATATGGGCGTTTTCGTGAAAACTTTTTGATTTATCTTTTATTAGGTTTCTGGTTAGATGATAATCCAAATCATTAAAACCAAAACTGGTAAAAACTGTTTGATATTTCTGAGGATTCTTATCATAAAGCTTTCTTAAATCTTCATATTTAACAGTTCTGGGAAGAACAACATTAATATTGTTTTCAAGAAAAACATCTATATTACTTAAATCTACAACAGTATCCATTGGTGCTGTAAACAATGGATAGTTTTTTGGTAGTGAAATATCATCATACCTACTATTGATATGCGTTTTTTTGCTAGGGATAATTACAATGTCATTAAAATCAAATTTTTCTTCAAGAACCATGCTTTTAATTATTTTTTAGTTAAAACTACTATTTTTGCTGTGGTTGAATTTTAAAATAAATTGTTGATTTCTTTATTTGGGAATCGGTAAATATGAAATTGTCTAATTCATTTATCTCATCTAAAAACGCAACCAATATATCTATATCTTCATTACAAGTGTCTTGTAATTGTTCTTCGTTACTAATTGAATCAAATCCATAATATTCATCAGTTTCATCGTAATTATCATCACAACTTTCATCATCTACTATGTCATAACGATAAAACAAATAATTTTTATGTAAATCAATATCACCTTTTAAATCATCAATAACGTTGTTTTGAATCTTATCATATAATTTCTTTATGTCTAACATATTAATATCTATTTAATGAAGTAATTTTTATTCTTGCAGTGAACTACCCACCCACGCCAGAGGCGATGGATTGAGCTTCATAGGTCATAGACTCACCTAGTGGTAACGCCTCACTATGTTTTTGTTTTGTGTCCGACTGCATCCCACAAGCAGACAATATGTTTATTCCTTGCTTTAATATGTTATTAGCTGCATTTATATCTCTATCGTGAACTTCACCACAAGATTCGCAAGTCCATTCTCTTATCGAAAGTGTTAAATCTTGTTTTATCCATCCACAACTTGAACACTTTTTACTGCTTGGAAAGAATCTATCAATCTTAACGAATTGTCTATCATTCCAATTGGCTTTATATTCAAGCATGGTGTAAAAAGCGCCCAATGAAACATCGCTCATTGCTTGTGCTAAACAATGATTTTTCATTATATTCTTAACAGCTAAGTCCTCAACTGATATTATATCGTGGTTTTTGATGATTTCAGTTGATACTTTGTGTAAGTAATCTTTTCTAATGTTTGTGATTTGTTCGTGTACTAATGCAAGTTTTCTTTTTTGCTTATTTCTTGACTGACTTCCTTTTTGTTTTTTAGAAAGTTGTCTTTGCCCATATTTGATTTTCTTTAATTTGGTTTTAAGTGATTTAATATTCCTATATACTTTACCATCTGAAAGTATAGCAAGTTCTTTTATTCCTGTGTCCACACCAACGGATTTGCCTGTTTTTTCAAACGGCTTATATTCTATTTCACAAGTAATTGAAACATAATATTTACCAGTTGTTGATTTTGATATTGTTGCAAACAATGGTTCGCCCCCCATTTGTCTGTGAAGGTTCAATTTGATTCCTTCTTTAAATTTAGGAATCACAAGTTTATCATCGTCAACAATTACATTTTGTGGTACTTTAAAACTTTGCCTATCATACTTTGATTTGAAACGTGGAAACTTATTTTGTTTATTGAAGAAATTCTTGTATGCAATATCTAAGTTTCTAATAGATGCTTGTAATGATTGACTATTCACCTCTTTTAACCAAATATATTCATCATCTTTTTTCAGTTCAGTTAAAGTCCTTGCATTATCATAATAGTTAAGTGAAGTCTTTTCGTTTAAATACTTCTTTTTACGTTCATTCAAGAATCTATTAAACACAAATCTACAATGCCCAAAGTGTTTACTCAGCAAAGATTCTTGTTCCTTTGTTGGGTAAATTCTAAACTTATATGATTTATGTATCTGTGTCATTCTATTATTAGATAGTCTAAAGGTTAGCGTTTATCGCTTACATCCTATTCATGCTAAAGCGATGAATGGGTTTTACGCTCCGTTTTATAAATAGATAAATATTTTAAAAAAACTCATTTATTTTATTTATAATATATTATCATCACTTTTGCATAATTTCACACCCTATGCAATTATGCAAATTTTATGATAATATATTAATTATAATGTTTTTGTGAAATAAAAAGTTAAATAATCCAATTCCTTTTCTTCTTCAATTGTTAGAGTAAAATTATTTGTTTTTTTATAAAAAAGATAATCGAACTTTTCTTTTAATCTTTTGTTTCTTTCGATTTCTTTTTGTTTAAAAATTTCAATTTGTTGGTATTCTGAAAATTGTTTTAAGCCATCACCTTTAAGGAAATTCAATGTTAATATTTCTAATTCAGATGGTTTTCTTTTAAAAAAATTTAAAAATTTTCTTATCATAAATTTATTAATTATTCTGTTATTTTAACTATTTCCCAATCATATAACTCAGTATCTAAAACTCCCCTGCAATGATAACCATTCGGATCTTTTAAATTATCAGTAATTCCAAAATCACCAAATCTTGAAACCATCCAGATCCTAACCTTAGTGTCTTTGGGACATAAATGTTTACCATTTGTTCTAGTTGTCGAATCCCAAACGTTCATCTCAAATTCTTTATTGGTAATTGCAAATAATTGAAATTTATGATAAAATAATAACCAACTAGGATCTGTTTTTACTTCAATAGGATATTTTAAATTGAAAACTTCGTCAAATGTTAATGATTTTCTTTTAAGCGTTTCACCAACATTTAATAATTTCAATGTTTCAACAAATTCTGTATTCTTTTCCATTTTATAGATTATTTAGTAAAAAAACAAATAATTTCTTAATTTTCAATTGGAAAGGTTTTTATTATTCGTTCACCATTTCTTTTTAAGATAATAATATTTTTTTCTATTTTTTTATAAATCCCAACAAAATCATTTCTATTTAATTTTGTTGAAAAATGGCAAGAACTTATATTTATCGAAGCAGCACATTCTTTAGGTGAATTAAATATAATATTATCTTTAAGAGATAATATTTTAATTTGTGTTGTTGTTTGTATTGTTTCATTATCATAGTTTTCAATTCTTTGTAAATATGATTCATATTTTCTTTCCAAAAAAACTGTAGCATTTGAATATATATGGTTTAAAAATTTAAGACCATCTTTATAAAAATAACGCATATATACGTTTTTTTCTTTATTAATAAACTTTTCAAATTTTGTTGCAAAAATATTATAATTTTTTAAGTATTTTAATATGTCATCAACACATTCCTTTGTTGAAATTATACTAACAACCCTTTTACCAATATGTCCATCACCATCCACCAACCCTCTTATTAAATGTTTAATTAAATCATTATTTATTTTTGGAAGATTTAGATTTTTTGTTTTATCACTACCAACGCCCAATTTTAATAAATCATTTATTATTTTTTGTGAATAAATAATTAAATATGTTGAATGTATTTCACGACCATTTCTTTTATCGATATAAATACGATCATTAACTGGAGCAGTAGTTTTTATCAATTCTTTAAACTTTAAAAGAATATTCTTATCCTTAGTGTTTATAGTAAACGCTAATCTTGTTTTTTTTATCTTATCACTAGCAATAGATCCATCAGCACAAATAAAACCCAAATAATATGCTTTTTCTTCATTATCTATTATATTGAAAAAATTATCATTTTCTGTTATTTGTGGTTTTTGTTTTCGTTCAACATTATTTTCTTTAGCAAACTTTACTTTACTTTCTCTAATATTTAATGATATAACTGGTTTTGCAGGAAATTTATTATTATCAAGCCATTGTTCTGTAATTTCTTTATTAATTGGCCTCGATGTAATGTAACATTCTGGTTCAAATAATAAGTCATTTGATTTGATTAATGGTTTAATGTTTAAATAAAAATCATCTAAACTGTTATTATTTTTCATTTCTTCAAATCTTTTTAACATTTGTCTATCACAATAATATGTTGAAGGATTTGATGGAATTTCAGAATATATTTCATGCCAAGCACCCATAAAATCTGCGATAACTCCATCAACATCTAACGATATTTTAGGTAAGTTTAAAATTTTCTTAACTCTATCATCACCTTGAGGAAAATCATGATAAAACGCATTTAAAAAATGTGCATTACATGCAAGATGTGCAATATGTAAATTTCCACTTTCTTTATCATAATCTTCACCCTTCTCAATTGCAATAAGATGTCTTTTAAGTGAAGCAATTAGAGAAGACCAACTCATACCTTTTTGCCAATTTCTAGGTTCGTATTTGTTTGCCCCGTCTGTCAAGACTTTAACCATGTCTTCAAGCGCTTTTGAATGAATCAAATCGTGTCTCAATTTACCTTGATTATATCTCAATCCAGTTCCAACACCTGTCGTGAATTTAAATTCATTTTCTTCCATAATGTTAATTTATTTTGAATAAAACTCTAAAACATTAATAATTTCATTTTTTAAATTTTCCATTTTTTGAATGAAATTATCATATTGTTTATTAAAATCTTCTAAATTATTTTTTATTTCATCTTTGGTTGTATAACCATCTCTTAACAAATCTTCAAACGGATTTTGAATAAATGATGCTAGTGATTGTATTTGATGTCTCATCCGAATAAAATCTTCAAACAATCTTTTTTGATAATCAAAGTCGATATTTTTATTCATATTATTTTCATTAAATTAATCAATGTTATCAGTTTGTTCGTTCTTTGTCCATTTTTTACCACATTTAGCACATCTAACATAATTTGGCATATTATAAGCTTTCCATATATGTTTACAATGAGCTGAATTGGTAGTGGTTATAGGCACATACAATTGTTTCTTTTGTAATCTAAACAACCATCTAAAAAGTTTTTTCATTTGTTTCTTTTAATTAAATTTATATATTATTTACACAACAATATATATCTACAATCATTTTAGGCATAATACTACGTTTCTTTATTCAAATACCATTCTCCAGTATGCCAAACTATAAATGACATTATAGTATCTTCATTAATAGGTGATTTGTAAACAATAATAGTATTCGAATTTTCAAACTCATTACATATTGTATGCACCAAATCACTATCATCCGAATTTGTAACAAGTATCCTATTACCATTTGAGTTCATGAACACATTATAATCCCCATACACACTATGTCGGTATTGTAGTTTCTTACCTTCTTTTAGTAATGTCATTATCTTTTTAGCATTACCAATATGAAAAAAACCAATCATTTCATCATTCCAATCACTATTACAAATAAATTCATATTGGTAATGTTTTTTACTTATCTCTAATTGCTTTTTTAATTCATCAATTTCTTTTTGAATAATTTCAGGTTTTTTTATATCTTTATCCATGTTATCTTTCATTAAATTAATCAATACTATCAACTGCTCTTTTAAAACATTCATTATATGCATTTTCAAAAAAATCGTCTGGTAATATTTCTCCACTATCCTCATATGGCCTAGCTAATTCGTCTTCAATATTACTATAGTTTTTATTCATAAATTTAATAACATTATGAATATCTTCAATAGAATAGAGTTTTTCGTTGGTATTACTAATCTTTTCCATTTTACTAATTTATTTATTACGTATTTGTAAAATAATATCATTTACCATGTTTTCATCAACTTCATCAGGTAAGTCTGATTTGGAAAAAACTTCAATCATTTTATTATTTTTTTCCTCTACTAATTTCATAATTTCATCATAACTTACCATGCCTTTACGAATCGATAACAACCATTCCCTATTTGGTCTTGCAACGTTTACACCCTTCCCCTCACCTATTTCAATAGCCATTTCCAACATTCGCAAACAATGCATTAAATTTTTACCGTCATAGTTTTGGCTATTATTTATATTATCATTATATCTATGAGGATTTCGTTTTTCGACCCACTCCCAATATTCTTTATATTTTTTACAATAACTGGAATATCCATCCTTATTGTAATATAAAAAAGCTTCAACATTGAAGTTTTTGGGAATTTCACTATGTTTCAAATCATCACCATTTTTCGAAAGAATGCCTTTAAATCCGTGTATCTGTGATTCATCATAAAAAACTTTATATAGTTGAACACCATTAGGCATTTCAGACAATCCAATACGATCTTCTATTTTATTGTGTTTTCTCAACCACTGTTCAGCAAGCATCATGTAACCATTTTCCTTTTCAAAGATATAACAAAAATCCAATATAGATTTTCTTTCTTTTGGCATTGGATTTACAATTTTCTTGTTTAATCCACGAGCTTTTTTTATTTGAGAAACCGAATATCCACCAAATGTAAATTGTAGTTTTTTTGTTAAAAATTTCATTCGATTATCATATAGTGGTTTTATTCTTTCATCAAAATATAATATTTTATCTTCTGGAGTAAATAAAATTTCAATAATATTTGGATTATTATCAACCAATAAACTTATAAATCTATTTAATTCATAATAAACTATGTCATTTTTTACATCGTTCAATTGTTCTTTATAACCATTGGCTAATAGAAATTCATTTGGTTGTAAATAAATTCCACGAATATCAGTATCTGAAGTTGGTAGTTCTAACCCATATGCTTTACTACCAGTAATTACTTTAAACAACAAATCTTTTTCAGCTATGTCAAAATTATAATTTACCATTTCCTAGAAAATTTTAACGTTAAACAATTCTTCTAATTCTTTAGGGGTTGCTTCATAATTCTTAGTTTCTGTTTTAACATCATTATCGACTGAATATACTTCCATTTCAGAAACACTCATTTGATAATCGACAACGGCCATAATTTTTTCTTGTTCGTTTCTGATTTTAATTGAGGTAACGTAGGTAAATATTGCTCTTAAATAACCAGGTCGTAAATCGGGGTGATCTACGATTCTTAACGATCCAAAAGGTTTATTTGTTTTTTCATTTTTCAAAATCCAACGACCATCAACCCTGTTTTCAGTTACATAACCCTTTAGTCGTTCCCAATATAAATCTTCAAAATTATATGAATCCATTATTTATTTTTTTTGTAAAATTAAAATAAAATAATGAAAACAACAAATTAAATTTTAAAAAATGTTAAACTTTTCTCCTGATTTAATTTTCATTAAGAAATAACATTTTCTTCAAACCATTTCTTAAATTCATCAAAACTTGCCATTCTATTTGCATTATCATATATTTCACGTGTGGTGGGAACTGGTGTTTGTTCTACGATCCTATCTATTGCCATTATATTTTTTTCTATTTCTATTGAATCATCATCATCTCGATAACATCCACTTACACCCTCATAACAATTAATACTATCAGACATTACAGCATATTCCCAATAAAAACAATCTCTACATTTTACCCATTTTTTCATATTAATAATTTTTAATAACCATAATAAATCATTATATTACGTTTCCAATCAAACGTCTTATATATTCTAACAAGTTCGAAAACTTCATATTCAAATTTCCAACTTGTAGTAACTTCATTTCCGCGTTCTAAATCATATGGAACTGTATCCATAAAAGTATTTATACCCCATTCTCTTCCAAAACTTCTAATATGTTTAATAATTTTAAACAGTACAGTCTGTTCATTATCGCTTATTTTAGTAAAATCAAATGTATATTTAACATCATCAGAAGATAAATATTTTGTTTTAAGTGAATTTAAGAATTCACTAGGTTCTTTTTCTTTAAAAAATGGATCAAGCATTTCTGAGTAATAGTTTTTTATTTTACTGGTAAAATGTTCAATTATGTATTTTAAAAAATTACTATCCACTACATATAAATCTCCATCTGAATATTCTTCTTTTAGTTCCTTTTTCTTAAAAAAAGATTTCATAGCTTTTTTAGGAGGATCAAATTCGACATACTTTCCAAATCTGTATAAACTAGTTCCAAAGTCATAAACACCAATATATGGCTTTTCACCATCTTCGCCCCTCACACGATAAAATTCATATAATTCGTTCTTTGTCAACGATTTTATTTTATTATATTCTTTTTTTGGCATCATACCAATATACAATCTATATCCCATTATTCAATTTTTATTATTGATTGGTATCAATTTCTTTCCAATGAGTAGGTTTTCTGAAATCAACAGTTTTCTCTGGGTTTTGTAATATTGTCCAAGTACCATCAGATCTTAATCTACCAGTAGATTGCCAACCTTCTCGTTCTGGTGATCCAACACCAATTGGTTCATATTTAACTTCAACTAGTTTATTAAATTCGGGTTTAGATTTGGTTAAACTTCTCCAACCTTTGTAATTATTCATTTGAAATTAATTTAAAGGACAATCAAATTCATTTAAAATGGCACTATTAACTTTTGATTTACTCATGTTATTGTTTAATAAATCATGATTAACTATTAAATTAACAGTATCATCCAAATAACCAGATAAAATATTTTCATTATTTGCTGTAGATAAAATTTCATGATCTCTAATAAAAATTTTACCAAAAACATTGTTTAATAATCTTTTTATTTCGCCATAGAAATATTTACCATTACCGTCTGAGGCAAGAAACATTTCGTTTATGTTCAAATCATTGTTCATAATTACATTAATAAATTAAATAATTATCATATAAATTATTCATAAATAGTTTATCAATTTCAATCATATCTTCAATAATGTTTGAATAACAATTAAAATCAATCCTTCCCCATTTTAATTTAACTTGACATATTTGAAATTGTGAATCAACACTAATACACAAATCTAAAACCTTATCAATAATCTCATTCCAAACTGGATAAATTGGAGTTCCAATTGAAAATCCATAATGACCATGAGGAATATATTTTTTATATTTAAGTAAGAAATAATCATCGCTTCTTCTTGGTTCATATTTTTCGCATTCTTTTGGAAAATCTCTCAAATAATCATAAATATTCCTATAATTATTAGGTAGAATATTTATTCTTAGCCATTTATATTTCCACAACCATTTAGTTAAACTATAATTCTTACTCCAGTGTTTTTTATAATTTGATTTAACTTTTTTCAAATCATTCTCATAATTCGAAAATATTATTTTGACATCGTTTATTAATTTCATTTTATATATTTTCTAAAATTGTTTTTATTTGTTCATCGGTTAATTTGAATCGTAATTTCAATTCATTTGCACCACATGTATGGTTTTTTATTTCACCATATGCATCTTCAAAAATAACAATCATTTTATCTTTATGTTCATCAGAAAATGGCTTTAATATTGTAATGGCACAATCTTCCTGATTTGGAACTACTAATGTTATTGCTTTTCTTTTTCTCATTTTATACAAATTTTAATATAAATTTTCTGAAAATAAATTTTTAAACAATTCTTTTGTTTGTTTAGCATTAAATGCAATTTCTGCTGCTTCTGTTCTATCTACAAATCTATTTGTGTTTGTTAAGAATCCTTGTATATATTCACCAACTTCTGATTGATATTTCCCTGTCATTGCAATCATTTGATGTATGCAATGTGGATGTCTGTGTCCACAGAAAACAATTCCTTTATCCACATTTCTTACAGTATAAATAGGGGTTGGTAATTCCTTATACCAAATTGCCGCACATAGAATATATTCCATATTTTTATCTAATGTAAAGGAAGAAACATCTAAAAAACTTCCTTAATATATTAACAATTGATTATATACACTTAAATTAACATTGTTAATAAAAATTACTATGTGATGTTTTTTGAAAGAATTTATTTATCTTCTGAGTTTTTGATATCTTCTTTAAGAATATCTTCAATCCTTTTTTTTTCATTCCAAATTTCACTCAAAACTTTTAAACAGTTTATGTATTGTGTTGGATTGCCATAGTATAAATTTTTAACAGATTTGTAAAACTCAGTAATCAATAGTTGATCTTTAAACACAATCTTTGGCAAATGAAATGTATATTTTTGGTTGTAGTTAAAAACAATTTCTTCACCAGTTTTATAGTGATTTATTAATGCTCTCATTATCGTTCTACTTTTATCAGCAGAACAAGTACTTCCTTCAATCTTTTCAATCCAATATTCAAAATGATGTTTTATGAATTGTGAATTTTTATAAATAAAAACCAATTCATCATTATTAGATATTTCAGTTCTAACAAAACCTGAAAGAAATTTTTCAAAAGGATAAATTAGTTTAAAATAAAAACTGTTAAAATCACTTAATTCAGCAACATTAAACTCATTTTCTCCAATTATTTTCTTATATAGATCAATGTTTTCCTGACTAATAGAATTAAACATATTATCAAGAAAATTTTTTATTTGATTGTTTTCCATTTCTTTAGTTTTTATTATATTATACGAAAAAATTAACTATTATTATTAAAATATTTCTTAAAAATTGTTAAATAAATATTAAATTCTGGTTTTTTCATTGGGATCAAAACCTCACTCCAATCCATTTTAGTAAATTTGTTAATCCATTCAATGTCATTATACATAGGATGATTTCTATCAGGATTTTTTGTCAAATTTTCATAACATTTAATAGCATCATCACCATTTTTCTGAACCAATTCTTTTATCAATAATAATTTATCTATGAACTGTTTTTCAATGAAATATCGCTGTTCGGCATGAATAAAACCAACCAAACCATCGTCATTTGAAATTGTTTGAGGAGAATAAATCTCATTTAAATTCTTATCAAAAAATTTAAGATTTTCAGCGATTTCAAATAAATCATTTTCTTTTATTATCTGTAAAATCATATATAAAACGTTTTTTAATTATCTAATCCGACATATCCACATGCCAGTAAATCTTGCATTTATCACAAATATAAATAACATCACTACACCTATTTAAGTACGTTGAATTGTCAAATTCCCTATGTGAATGATTCAAATCGTGACATTTCTTAATTTCATCAGAATTGCCTGAATGTTTTTGCCAACCAAGATCAGTATAGTTTTTATCAAGACTTAATTTTCCTTTATTATAATTTTTTTGCCACATATTATTTTAATTTCTTATTTTATTGTATATTACATGATAAAGATCGTTATCTAGTTCCATATCAAGCTGATCTTCAATCAAAATTTGAAGTTCATTTATAAGAATTTGTTCAAGTTCTAAATTTAACTCTATAAAACCCTTAATATTAATTAAAATTGTTAGATCCATAATTCATCTCTAATTACATAATAAATATCATCATCAACCTCCGTATCAAGCTGGTCATAAAGCAAATCGCTAAGATCAAACAAAAGATTGTCATCAAGTTGATTTTCAAGTTCATCAAAATCGTCAATATTAAATAACCTATCATGCATTATTTTAAATTTTTAAAGTATCCCATATTACATCACTAAATTCTATATCAACCTCTATATTAAGCTGGTCATAAAACAAATCGCTAAGATCATACCAAAGAGAGGTTTCAAGTTGATCATCAAGATCGCCAAAATCATCAATATTTTTTAATTTATCTCGCATTATTTTTTATGTAGATATGGTGAAAATCCGCCTTGATAGCAACCAACTACAGGAATCATATTATCCCCACGAACATCAACATGATTTAGTTTTATAATATTATTATACCAAGTTTTCTGATACTCAATATCTATTTTAGATAGTTCTATTAAAAGATGGAAGCCACCCCTAGTTTGCACAATATTAATAGATTCTTCATTTAAATATTTTCTTATTTCATCAATCATATCATATGTTGGTTTACCATCAAAGTTATTTGGATCAAATTCTGGATATAAATCAAAATCAATGTCAAAATATATTTTTCTACTACAAGCTTTTTGAATTTCACTCATTAATTCTTGGTGTGGATTATAACCAGAATATGGTCTTGTTACTAAATTTGCAAGTTTTATTAAACCGTTTTTGGCAGCATTTTCAAAAGATCTTGGATTTGGATTAATGTATAGTGCCAATGATTCTTGTGGTAATGGATTGTGTTTTTGATAATAAGATCCAACTTCACATTCCAATTGTTTTATTTTTTCAAACAAAAATTCTTTATTAGAAGTAAACCTTTTAACTTGCTGTTTATCAGAACCAATGTGAATTATATTTTTACAATATTTAGATCTTGCTAATAAACAACAATAATATGCTTCACCAAATTCTAAATCAGGCAACCAATTGATAAAATCAATTAAATCATTTTTGTTGACAATTATCTTGTAATTCATAATAAGTTATGTTTGTGAAAATATTTTAATTCGTTTTTAAACCAATTAATACAATCTTTGGTTGTATGTGAAACATATTCTTTATTAATATAATACTTTTTATAATAATCAATCACATGTTCAGCATTGTCACTACCAAACCTATAATTATAAAAATCACAATAAAAATTAATTCTATGTTTCAAATTTTCAATACTTTTATTTTTAGATGAAACATATTTAACTAATTCATTATATTGAACTTTATATTGTTCGATACCACTTTCAGTTATATAATAAAAATTTAAATCTAAAAATCGTTGTTTATTGGCAAAACCTCTGTCAATTAGATCATCAAACAATTTGTTAGATTCTGCTTGAAAACGATTACGATAAAATTCTTTGGGTAAATTTTTATCTTTTAGTTTATTTGACATAACTGCTTTGAATAAATCAATTCCTAATGCATGGGAGATTTCAAGCATTTCAAGTAATGATAGTTTCATAACACTTCCTTTTTTAAATCTTCAATCGATTTAGTTGTGAAAATTGATAAAACATTAAATTCCCATTCTTCTTCTGGTTTTGGAATATGTTTAATTAATGTTTGTTGAGTTCTATACCACTGTATTGATTGTTCTGGTGCTTTGTAAAACGCATCTTCACAGTTCCACTGAAGATCTTTTATAAATTCCTTTTTATCTTCTGGGATTTGTTTTATCATTTCGATAATAACATAACAACAATTTCTTCTAATCATCTATTTATTATTTTATAAATCAAATAATCAAAAAATAAATATCCCCACATTCCTGCGACAAAACTAAAACCAAACGATATTTGTGATGGAATTACTATCAATATAAATATAATTATTATAATAGAAACTATCGTAAATAGTTTTAACAATTCTTTATAGTTTTTTTTCATTTTTTTTTTATAAATTTTAACCTTCGAATTTATACAAATCAACATTTGGAGCATAAAAGGAAAAATTAACATCGTTTATAATACGCCCATTATAATATAATTCATCAATGAATTCCGAATAATTAGACAAACAATATGATTCCTTTTCTTTCACTGCATTTTCAAATTCCTGAATCATCTCAACAATATCTTCATAACAATGATAAAATACAATATGATTGCCATTGCTTAAATAAAATTCTGCTCTAAAATTTTCTTTTTTCATTTTCATTAAATTTAATGTGATTTAAAGTTATACAAGGGTTTTAATGTGTCTATAATGTCAACTGTATCAACAATCATAGATTTTATTTCTTCAATAGATTTATATGCTTGAGGCGCTTCATCTAAGGTTTCTTTAACAACAGATGTACTATAAATTCCTTTCATCGAACCAATGAAATCATCCATTTTAATATTTTCTTTAGCCTTACTTCTACTAAATAATCTTCCAGCACCATGAGGAGCAGAATAATTCCAATCTTCATTACCCTTTCCAACACATAACAAAGAACCATCTCTCATATTAATTGGAATTAATAAAATTTCGTTTTTTTCGGCACTCACTGCACCTTTTCTTAAAATCATTCGATTTAAATCAATATAATTGTGAATTGTTTCAAATTTTTCATCTATTATCCAACTCATTTCACTAATAATGATCTTGGCCATTGTTTCTCGATTAAGACTTGCAAATTTTTGAAGAACTGCCATATCATTCATATAATCATTGAAATCGTCTCCTGATAAATATGCAAGTTCTTTATCAGTAACAGGTTTTTTTAACTTTTTCAATTCTTCATTAATTTCCCTTTCTCTACCATTTTTTCTTAATTCTTTAATGAGATTTTGCTTAACTTTTGACATTTCGTTAACATTTTGAAATGCTTTGTCTTGATAATATTTACACATGTCGCCACCCAATTTTCTACTACCTGAGTGAATTATAAGATAAATATAATCGTAATTATCTGACTTTGAGACCTCTATGAAGTGATTGCCTCCACCGAGACTACCAATTGACAATATTGCTCTTTCTAAATCAACATGTTTTGCACATCTCAGGTTAGAAAAATCAAACTTAGCTTGTGAATTTTTATGAATGTTGAATCCATGAGGAACTTTTGTTTTGATAATGCGATCAAGTTTTTCGAAATTAATTTCCTGATTTTTTATTATAACTGTAAGCATTCCACAACTTACGTCTACCCCTACTAGGTTTGGAGTTATTTTATCTGTAATTGTCATAGTAGTTCCAACAGTACAACCCTTACCTAAATGAGAATCTGGCATTATTCTAATTTTTGCATCTTGATATGCTTCAAAATTAGCCATTCTTTTCACTTGTTCATATGTTTCATAATCAAAAGTTTCAGCAAAAACCTTTGTTTCAACGCCTTTAACATTTTTTATTATCTGCATAAATATTAAATATTATTTGACAACTTCTTCTTCAACTAAAGATTCTAACCATCTTTCTTTAAGTTTATTACAATTATGTTTGTTTCCTTTACAAACCAGTAGACCATTCTTAGATAAAACCCATTTTATAAACATATTCCAAAGAGAATCATTTTTTTCTTCACACGTCTCGATACCATTATTATCTTTTTGATAGCGATCACAATAGTAATTATGTTTTTTTGTTGTCATTTCTATAATTTAATAGCGTAATATAATCCATCAAGTTCGTTACGTAATGTTTGAAAAAAATCAATTTCAAGTTTCATCCAAATAATATAATCAACATAATTATCTATTATATTTTTTTCAATTTTCATGAAATCTTCTTCAAAAATTTCACAGGTATCTAAACTATTCTTTAAATTAAACATCTAATAACATCTTCTTAAAATTCAATAATCTGATTAAGTTCAATAAATTCATTTTGTAGTATTTCAAATAAATTTACTTCACAAATATCGATTATAAGACAACAACCAAAAATGGTTATTGCCCTATTTTCGATTCTCATTAATTCTTTATGATAATACTGAAAACGTTTATTATCGTTATTAAAATTATAATCAAATAATGTATTCATTTAATACAAATTTTCAGAAATTAATATAGAATCCTCACCATTTTCAGAAGCTTCCAAACCATATCTTATTTGATTATTTGCTTTTGCTATGTTCCAAGCTTCTTTCCTATCAACATAACGGTTTTCAGAAGTCAAAAATCCTTGTTTATCTCGATCTGGTAAAACTGGATTAGAAACTAAATTTTTTAATATTGTGTAACAATCATCGTGTCTTCTGCCACAAATTATAGTTCCATTGTAATCAATGGCCGCACAAAGAATTATTTCATTAAATGGTTTTACTAACAAATCTTCGTTTTTCATAGTCGTTTATTCTTCGTTATAAAATATTTTCCCACAAACACAACCTATTTTAATTTTTTTATAGTAGAGATGAATTCCAAAAAATGTTACAGATTGTCTTATAACAAACCCACAATGATCTGTATCTAATCTAATTAGATAATAAATTAAATGAAACCATCTTTTAATGTATGCCAATGTTATTTTCATTATAAATATTTTTATTATTCATCCAACAAAGTTTCCAATTCTTTAACCATATCATCATAAGGTTCATAAACATTATTAAACAATGATTTTATGAAATGTTTATTCTCTGATTTATAAACATCTTTCATCTTTGAATTTGTATCTACAGAATACCTTACATTTGCAAGCCTATCACATAATTTTACAAATTTTGCATATGGGGTATTTTTTATCCCTTCATAATATTTATCGTTTGCTCGTTCTTTTCTAGTTTTACCTTTTTCATTTGTAAGTGCATAAACAATATCAGCCACAGAAGTGTTTGATATTTTTCTAATGTCATTATATGTTAATCTACAATCTTCAATTGTATCATGTAACCAACAAGCATCAATTACAATATCTTGGTAATGTTCAGGAATAATATTAAGATATTTCTTTGCATATTCAACAGTCATCATTAAATGTGTAGAATAGGACTTGCCATCATAAAGATGATTGGTGCTTTGATGTGCTTCAATTGCAAAATCAATAATATTTGAATTCATAAAATTGTTATTATGATCAATGTAGGAATATTATATTCAATACTCCTACATTAAACTAGATTTTACTTATACTTAATATTTTTTAAAAATAAATACAATTCTGGTTGTTCAATTTTACTTTCATCAAAGTTTGCAAAATTCATTCGAATGGTAGCTTCAATTACAATTTTATCTTCAGGGGTGGCTTTATTCCACTCATGATGTAATTTTATAAGTTCTTGACGCTTACCTTCAATGTAGCTTTGTGTTTGCTCAAACACTTCACGTCTTGCATTTTCTTTACGAACTCCCCAAAACCTTGTACCAAATATTTCAAATTCATTGGCTAAAAAAATTAAAAGAAATAAACCAATTATTGAACCAATAGTTATTAATGTTATTTTCATGATTAATTAAGTTTAAAAGGTGAAACTAATACTCTTGGTTCACAATATACTGGTCGTGGTTCGTTGGTAGTTGGGTCAATCAAAAGCAACCATGTACCTTCTGCATTTGAAGGCATAAATAAACCATTGGGATCTGCTTGTGCAATAACATGTCCACCACCATCGGATATTTTTTCTGGATTTGTGTATTGTGTTGCATAAGGTAATCCAAACCCAATACATTTTCCTAAAAATACGGGTTTACCTGTCATTTCTGGTACAATATACGCATAGCAAACTAAGTTTTCTTGATCACGTAATTCAAGTATCATTTTCATCATTTTTCGTTCCTGAAAATTTTTAATAGCAGGCATACCTGTTTGGGCATTTGCTTCTTGCATCATCATTTCTTGTTTTTGTCTTAATTTTTGGTCACTAGTTTGTTCACAACCCAAAATTGACATTAATAGAACCGTACTTAACATAATTCCAATTACATAAAAAATCTTTTTCATTTTTGTTTAAATTTAAAGTGAATAAATAATTTGTTTAAAATATATTTGGCTTCATACCATACTATACGAAATTTTTTGAAAAATGTTTTAATTAAATGCAAAAATAGTAAAAAATTTTGTTAAAACAATTATATTTTAACAAAGTTTAAGAAATGATATGTTAAATATTGTGAATAAATAACGATAATGGTTAATTATTGCGGTAAGTGTTAGGATCGAACTAACGCAGCTTTTACACCCTATTTGTTTAGCAAACAAACCTCTTAACCACTTGAGTAACTTACCTAAATGTACCCCCAGATGAAATCGAATCACCATCAAAACGGTCGTAACGTTCCATTTTATCCATTAAACTATGGGGGCATTGATTATTAAGTCTTTCCAGATGGAGTCGAACCACCATTATAAATTTAGAAAATTTAGGTTTTTCCATTAAACTATGAAAAGATGTTTTGTTACGGGAATGGGATTAAAACCCACGTTACACGTCTCTTTCGAGCGACATGACTTATGAGGCCACCGAGAAATCACTCCTCTATCCCACAATATGGGCTGTGCTGGAGAGACTCGGACTCCTAACTTACTGGTTAACAGCCAGTTACTCTAATCAATTGAGTTACAGCACAATATAAATATATTTCATTTTTTTCTATTTCTGGATGAATTTTTATTCCTTGCTCTAAAATTAATTGTCATTGAATGACAATTAGGACATAAAATTTCTAAATTATTTATATTACAATTTTTAGCATCGCCATCAATATGATTAATTTCAGTTAAACTTTTTCCATCAATAGGATGTTTTTCATCCCACCCACATTTACTACATTTAGAACCTCTAATCTCTTTTAAATATTTTCTAATAATAGTTTTTAATTGTATTGCCTTTCCATGCCATCCAACAGTTTCACCATTTAACCATCTTTCTATTGCATTTTTTTTAATACTAATATAAGTACATGTTTTAGAACAGTATATATTTTGTTTTTTTATTAGACGTTTTCCACAAATAAGACAAAATTCGTTTAATCTTTTTCTTTTATTTTTTTTCACATAATTCACATTATTATATTTTGCAGAACAAGAATGTGAACAAAACAAATTAATCGACCCATTATGCTTAATATCATTTGCTTTTCGTTTAAACAATTTTCCACATGTTTTACAAGTACATTCACAAATTTTAACTGAAATGTCATTAATGTCTTTATATTTTAATCCAAGACTATATAATTTTAATTTAACAGATTTGCTTGTCCTATTTAAAATTTCGCCAATTTCGTTATATTTTTTATGTTTGTTAAATAATTCTATCAATAAATTCAATTCATCTTTATCCCATTTTTTCATATCAATAACTTTTATTATAAATACTCAAATTGAGAAAATGATCGGAATCGAACAGATATTATTTTAAGGAGACATCTGGTAATGATCCAGAATACATAGATCTTCAATCTGTTATATAAACCATCTTTGCCATATCTTCTTAAATTACTAAAACTATTTGTTGTCTTGGGAGAGCATGATTCTCCAACCTTCTCCGTATCAGGGAGTTACTCTACCAATTGAGCTACAAGACAATAAGAGATGGGTATTCGATTTGAACGAATGTGTGCACATGCAAACTGTTTTGCAGACAGTCCCTATCAACCACTCAGGCAACCCATCAATATTTTATTCACAATACGTCAAAGAACATAAAACAAAAAAACCCGATTCATTTCTGGATCGGGTTGTAGGAATAATGATTATCTATTCTTCTTTTTGCTTATATCATTATATATAACAACCCAATACCTATGTCAATACTATTTCTACGGAAGAAACATGACATAAAATTTCCATTGCGATTTATTCTCGATATGGACGTTTGAGTTATTGTTATAATAGATTTCATTTTCGAATTCTTTACTTTTTTTTAAATTTTCGCTATTTCATTACTAAATACTTTGCAAAGATAAAAAAGATTTAAATATGATTAAAATATTTTGCAATTATTTTTCACCATCAAACACAAATGACACAAAAAAAAACAACAAACCCTATGATTATAAGCCAAATACTCCACCAATTAAATTCTTTATCTTTCACAAGATAAATTAAAAAACTTACAACTGCCCAAATTGCAGATACGTTGATTGTCAAAATAGACAAAATTTTAATTAATAGTCCCATAATTTTACATTTATTTGTTATATTTTTCTTTAATTTTAACATATGTTAAAAATTTTATGTTTTTTTATTCATAATTTCTCTAAGATTGCGTATTAGATTAGTAAAAACATTAACAGAAATCCAAGTACTTTTAAACGCACCCACATAATCACTATCCCACGTCTCACTACGATTATGTCCTGCTTGAGATTCATCAATAGCATCATTAATTGCTTTTTTTAGTTTTTTTTCTTCTTCTTTAGTCATAATATTAATATTTAAAAATTAAAAATAACTCTATTTTCTTTACTATAATAATCTCCATTAAATTCCAATGTAGAATTTTCACTATTTTCTTCAACTAAACAATACAACCATCTAAGTTTACATAATTGATTGATTGTATTTGTTATTTTATTCCAATTTGGTTTATAAATATCACTTGCCGTATCAATATCGTCTAATAATTTATATTGATGTATTATAATATCCAATAATGTTTTAATATTAATTCCTTTACGTTTAGACATTTCTTCATTAAATGTATTATCAAACAATTGAGACAAATTTTTATCATGAATATGAATTTCTTTAGATTTTGCATGACAATAATTCAAATAAATATCATTTTTTCCTACATAATCTTCTGTTAAATCTTCAATTACTGACAACACATCAGCAAGTTTATCAACAACTTCTAGCATTTTAAATTTATCATTTCTCATTTTATATGTATTTAAAATTTTATTAAATCATATTTCTTCTAATCTTTTTAGAGATTTTATTCTTAATTGTTCTATTTCTTCAAAACTTTGTCCTTCATAAGAATTTGATTGATTATAGCAATATCCATATCTTATTTCAGATAAAATTTTGCCAAGATGTTCTCCACCATCTTTCATTACGCCAATTTGGGCATTACCTATTTTAAATAGAAGATTTCTTAGAATTTCGAGTTCTTCTTTTTCGCTTAATTTTTCTTTTTTCATTATTTTTTTCATATTATTGGTAGTATTACTACTATTATTAGTTAAATTTTAATGAAATAAATCTATTAATTCATTATTCTTCATCTTTTATAAATAAATTATATTTAACTAATATGTTATATGGTAATGGAAATTCATCTTTCATTGTAGGATGAATAAGTTGTTTATTAGTTTCACCATCTTGGTATGCAAAAAAAATATCTGGTGACATTCCTGTTGCTGGATATGTTTTTATTCGTTTTATAACAACTTTAGCTGTTGATTTATCACCAAAAATTAATTTTCCTTTATTTCCTTCTTTTAAATCTAAACTCATGTTATTTATTATTTGTTAAATATTCCAAAACAATTTTCATTTTATTTTCATCATAAACAATGATTATACAACAACCATATTCATCAATGATTGCATATCCATTCTTTGTAATGATTTTCTTATCATCCAAAATTATTAATGGAGATATTTTTTCGACTGTTGTTTTCACAGTTTCTTTTATCTTTAAACGTTTTCATTTATTTTATTATGAATATCAATGTCATAATAAATTTTCTTATCAAATGCAATTGAACTCATGATAGTAAATGAGCCATTAAAATATGACGTTCCTAAATTTTTATAAAGCTTTTTTGCTTCTTTTAAAAGAATTAAAAAATCAATGTAATTTATAGTTTTATTTTTCATCACAGTTCTTTAATTTCATTAATTCCTAAAATAGTAAAATCTATCCCCAATATATTTTCGAAATGATATTCATGATAATGTCCTGAGAACCATTTTTTTAAAGGATGATTATTATTTATTAAATATTGATAGATCATATCAAATACTTTTCTGCTTTGTTTACAATATTCAATGACATCAGAATCTGTTAAATTATAATTCAATATTGGATATGTAATTGTTGGCATTCCATGAGTAAGAACATAATCAATTTTATAAGTATCCGATATTTCTTTTAATTTAATTTCATCAAAAACTGGCAATTCATTTTTCCAATAATCTTTTCCTTCGGTTCTTAACTTATAATCAATACTTGCTTCACCACCAACGCATAGAACATTTCCTTTAATTGTTTCAATAACAGAATAATCTGATAATAATTTTAAATTAGATAAATTCCATAAATCGTTAAAATATAGAGGATTGTCATGATTCCCTCTTATAGCGAGTAAGGTATTATTATTTTCTTTTAGTTCATCATTCAACCAATTTAAAATATTGATATAATACTTTTCTTTATGAAAACCTACACCGAAATCCCCAAGTTGAATAAATAATGAATCTTTAAACTCAAATCTTTTGTGAAGTAAAAAATTTAAAGTTTTAAACTCACCGTGTATATCACCAATTAGATAAATATCTGTATTTGGATTGTTTAAAAACATAATTTGTTGGATATTATTGTGTGAAAATTAAATAAATTTTGTGAATCGTTATCAAATATAAAATTCATATAAAGTAATTGATCAAGTTCTTGGTTTAATTCATCACATGATTCAATGTGACGAAATCCTAAATTATATTGATAATAGCTAAAGAATTTATCATCCATAACGTTTTTTATATTTCATCAAGATAATCATCAACAATTCCAGATATTGCTTTATAACAATTATTAATTCCATCACTAACACCAGCATAATAAGATGCCGAATTTAATTGTTTTCTTGTTTCTGCATTTACTTCTAATTTATCATATTTAATCATTAATTTTTCTAAAAACGAAAGAATAGTATTTCTTTTATCTTCAGATAATAACTTTTTAATTTCAGAAATTTCTCGTTTTGTTTCTTTTGTTATCATAATAAATCTTCTATAATTTTCTAAAAAATTAACAAACTATTCCATATATAAATCTAATACATGACTTAATGAAGAAATTGGTGTGAGAACATCCATAGATAAAAAATCACTAAAACATAAACAATCTTGAGTAATAATAATTCTAATTTCTTTTAGTGCTTCACAAACAAAATAATCAAAGAATCTATCATCCATAACATTATTTTATATTTCGTCAAGATAATCATCGTTTGTAAATTTTTCATTAACAATATACCCTATTTCATCACACAAATCGTTCAAAATGCTATTATCTATATTATCATAAAGAAGAGAACGAAATATAAAATACCTTGATTTAACATCTAATTTATTTCTACCTTCCCAACTTTCAAAACTTTTAAAATTTATAGAATTATAAAGTTTTTTATGCATAGTTCTGTTTGAATAAAATATTATCGACTATGCTATCAATACCACTAACATCAGGAAAAAAAGTCATAATATCTAGAATAATATAATTAGTGTCAAAAGATTCTAATTCTTTAAAATAGTTTAAATATATAATATCTTTAATTGAGATGTCTATTGATTCTTTTTTGTTGTTCATTTTTATTACACAATTTCTAATCGATACGCTTTACCATCTCCCTTATCTTCACTTGCCTTAATTCCATAAGGGAAGCACATTTCCAATAAAAATCTTTTTGGGTATATTATTGTAAAATTTTGTTTTTTATTATCAAACCATCCCCAATAATCTACAACCATATTGTTATCTTTTTTAGGAATTTCTTGATTATCGCTGATTTTTAAACAAACTTCAATCACATCTTCTGGTTTTTTTCCATATATACTTGCTAAATTAGGATGAATTCCAAAATGTTCATAATTCTTCCCATTAAATGTAGCATTATGTTTAAACGTTGTATTCATTTTATTTTATTATACGACAAATATAAGAAAATGTTTTAAACTTTTGATTATTTATTAAATAATTTAGATTTTTTTAACATTTCAATTAATTTCTCATTAGGAAATAGGTTGGGGTCAATTATTTTATCACCATCAATTGCTTTAACTTTCATTTGCGAGGGTTTTTGATATATTTTAAGCAAAATCAATTTTCCAAAATATGTGTCATCAAAATATTTAAATAATGATTTACTAATATTTCTTTCTTCGAATGTTTTTGATTTTATATCTACTAAACATTCTAAAACAACGATTTTATCATAAATATCAATTATTCTACAATTAATAGAATCAATTAATTTCCATTTCTTTTTCATAAAAATTGATTTAGTTCTTCCTTACCAACAATATTTTAGGATTATCACCATAATTTCTACTGACTATCCGATAATTAGTAGGTGCATTCTTTTTGATATACTGTAGATACATTTCAAACCTTCTATTGTCTTCTTCATCGTTTTTTGTTGGTACAATTTCAATTTCTTTTGGATCTTCTTCGTTTATAAAATCTTTTACTATGTTAACCACAGTACTCATCACTTTAAAAAGTTTGCCTTTGTTAATAATATCAGAAAATTTACCACCTTTTTCCTGATTGGCAAGAAATGAAACATTCCACATTCTTTCTGCTGGATCGTGATATATAGTTACTTGATAATTATCACCATCTTCAGTAGTAAAGCGATAGTAATAATCGAAATAATAATATTTTGAATCGAATTTTTGTCTTGTTTTTGTCCATGAATATGGTTGAAGTTTGATTTCGCCAATTTCATTAACAAAAGCAAATATTTCTTCTTTAATTATTTGAAGTAGAGTATTCATATTAAAATTTTTATATAAATACTACTTATCGTTCAAATTCTAACATCATAAAAAACTCTAAATCTTCAAATAGATTTGAAGCTAAATAAAAATAAATATTTTTTCTTATTGTTATAGTAATCTCAATACAATTATTGGGATTAATTTCTTTAATAAAATTTTTATATTTAGAAGAATCTATTAAAAACATATTCATTTATATTAAATTCTCTAGGTAATTCGTTATAAAGTTCTATACAAAAACCATATTTAATAATGTTTTCAAATCTATCCCTAAAAACATAAGAAAGATGTTCTTCAATATTATTTTCAAATGGTATCTTAAACCCAAATAGTTTAACGCCAAGTTCATTTAAAAAACTTGGATTTAAATAACTATTCATTATTACATTATTCATAACTAATTCATCCAAAATCCTGTAACCCAATTACCACAAATAGAACCACAATTAGAACAATAACTATTTTTTTCCATGACACAACCTTCAATTCTATCAACAATCTTTTCAGTAAATTCTTCATTACCACAATAACGACATTTTCTAGGAGAACCATCGTTATTTGTAAATCCCAATTTACGTTCCCATTTAATAAATTCTCTTACATCTAAAATGTTATCAAGAATTGTGCGACAAATTTTTAAATATATTTTTGTAAACATTGTTTTAAATTTATTTAATCATCATTATATTAAACATTTTTACTATGTTCTTCACAAAACCAACATTGATTTCTTAAATCAGCAACATCTCCATCTTCTGAGACAAACCTACCATTATAACCTTCAGTTCCTTTGATATATTTATTACAGTTTCCATATTCACAATATAACCTTATTTCAAGAACATCACTTTCATTAGTTCTCTCAGGTTTTATGTAATTATCACCATTGTCAATATAAACCGATTGTATTTTATTCAATTCTTTTTTCATATCATAAAGTGTTGTTAATTATTGTTCGACTTAATATTTCTTTTAAATTTGTAAATATTAAACATCTAATAATCTCTCTATGTAAATCATAATAAAATGCTTTTAAAAGTTCATTTTTGAGAGTATCTTGAAGTTTATCCAGCATACAATTTAAATAATGTTTTTCAAGATCATTTCTAAATGTTAATGTAGATAACTCAAATGAAAGTTTATCTGAAAAATTTTGTGCCATATTATAACAATAATTATGTTTTATTCTATTATACGAAAATTTTATGAAATTGTTTTAAATTTATTTAATTTTTTTCAGATCTGTAAATCCATGATTGAGCAGTAATAGATATTTGTAATGTTGTAATTAGAAGCAATAATAAGGTTTTCATAATATTTCGTTTAGTAATTCGTTAAAAAAATGATAAACTAATTACATATAGTGATAATAATATCTACAACACTACTAATTACAGTTATTATAAAAAACCAAAATGTGAATCTATTATATCTTTTATCTCTCTTCTCTTTACATTCTTCTAAATATTCTTTATAAAAACCTCCATTTTGCATTTTCATTTCACCTAATTTTGTAATATAATTACAATAATATATTTTCTTAAAAAAGATCGAATTATTCATCATATAAGGAATTGATTCATCTTGATTTATATCAATAAAGCTATTTTCAAATAAATATTCAATACAATATTGAATTATATATTTATTATTTTTAAATTTACTAAAAATAGGTGATAGTGATATTTCTCTTTCAAAGCCAAAATTATCAACGTCTAATTCAAAAAGATAAAGTTTCTTATTATTATCAATTTGATATGATAATTCATTTAAAACTTTATCATAACATTTGTATTTTGAAATCTTTAAATTTCTTTTAGTTTTAAAACTAAATAATTTAATATAAAGTTTAGTGATATTTTTTTTTAAATTTGACATATTTTTAGATTTTTTCTATTTTTTTTCACAACATATTATTTTACACTACTATTATTAAAATATTATTCCAACAAACCATTCACTAAATCATCAAATGATCTTATATCATTTTCAATACTAAAGAAATTATTCACATAAATCGCATTATTTTTTATCTTATAATTTTGATAAAAATTATCAAAGCCATCAACATTGCCCAATGTTTCATAAAAATAAAATTCGCTATCAACAGCAAGCTCAAGATTTTCAAAGATTTTTTCGTTAATCCAATATTTTTTACCAATAATTTTATTGTCAATTGATCTGTTAATTCTTTCTTCAAGTCTTGTGTTATTGAAATATTGTTTTACTAAAGGAGAATCTATATTTGATTTTGATGAAAAAATATTTTTTAAATAATTATCATAAAAAGTATTATTGTCAATATAAATTTCATGATCAGAAACATCACCAAGTTCTTCTAAACCAATTTTTATGTCTCTAAAAAATTTTAAAAATATATTAAAATCACTTATCTCTCCTAATTCATAAATATTATTTCGTAACATTATTATTGTTAATAATATTACGAAATTTAGTGGGAAATAAGTTAAACGTTTCATTAAATTTATAGATTTGAATATCTTCAAACTGAAAATCATCGATATTATCTAATTTAATGATTCTATGTTCAGAAACAAAAATATTTGTATTTAATTTTTCTTCTAAAGTTCTTTTCATATAACAAATTAAATTAAAAAAATTCCCCTAACCCTATTTCATTAGAGGAATTTTTTATAAAGTTATTTATATCTTCACTTCAACTTCTTTTATTTCAAAAGTAAAGTTCAAATCTTGTTCATCTAGTTTCAAATTCAATTGATTCTCATCAAAAGATTTAAATTCTTTAAACCATTTTTTGCTCAAAATAATTGAAAATACTGCCTGTGCCTTTAACTGAAGCAATTCTCTTTTTTTCTTATTCAATTCATCAAATTTTTGAGTAAGATATGTATTAAGAACTTCTTTTTGTTGTTCTTCGGATAAAGATTTATAAATTTCTGTTTCAGTTTGTGCTTTATAATTCTTAATAGCATCAGCCATAATCCATTCATTTAACTTCAATGACTTATTCTCCAACAATTTCTTTTCAACGTCTAAAACCTTTGGAAAACTAGATAGATTTTTAAGCTTCAAGATTAAATTAACCGACATGTAGAAGTCTTTTGAATCTTCAACATCTGTTTTTGGTGCAAAACCATTGAAATCTGTTATACCAATCTCTTTCAACCAATCAGCACAATCTTGACCATATGATTCAACAAAGGATTTTGATGTTTTGGGAAATAAAATATCTTTATAATATCTATATGTTTTACTTAAACCCTGTATTTTAAGCAATTCCCATTCATGTGTTGCAAGAGATTTTGCTGAAAGTGAAACTACCATTGATTTGTTAATAATTGGTAAACTATTAAGATCAATAATAATATATTTAGGTTCAGCAGTTTCTTGATCATAATCAAACGTAAATTTAACGGATTTACTTAATAAAAAAGTATGAATCTCTGGTGTGTAGTTTATAGGTAATTTATCAATATTTAAGATCCCATCACGAATCAGAGTATATGTCCTCCAAATGTAGGTATCTATCTCAGATAAATTATGTTTATTAGAAGGTAATGCTACTTTTCCATTAACTCTAAGTCTAACGCTCAAATTAGCACGTTCTTCGTTGAATACCAAGTCATTAAGAGAATAACCTTTTTCTAGTTCTGTATTAACAAATTTTAAATCAACATTTTTTTCTTCAAGTTCTTTTAGAATGATTGATGCTTCTTCCACATTTTTTGCCTCTGCTAAACGTTTTTTATCGTCTTCAGATAGATTACTTCCTTTTGCAACTTTCTTACGACCAATTCTATTATAATTAAATTCAGAATGATTTGGATAGAATAATATTCCTTGTTCTCCCAAATCTTCCATTAAATTCATTAAACAATATGCATTTTCATCAACTGGTTTAATTCCTGCTTTTCCTTCTGGAAATCTCTTAGTTGGATCTTCGACACATTCTTTTATTGAATTCTTAAATGCATTAAGTTTTTGTTTACCATATGCATTAACCAACATTTTATAATGATAATTATCTTTTAAAGCAACCAAAACAAGTTCAGCCATTTCATTAAGTAATTTATCAGAAAGTAAATAAGTGGCAGCGTATAAAACGGTTTCTGGCAAATGTTCATCACCAACACCAATAGGAGAAAAATAATGAATTTCTTTTACATCTGGATTAATCAATATTTTATTATTGGTTATATTGTATAATAATATTGAACCATCATTAGAAACTGAGAAAGCGAAATCGTATAAATAATCATTTTTAATATCTACTTCTACTTTCTTACCACCAGAAATTGTGGAAGTTAGGTATTTTTCAAAAACAGGCTCATATTCGTCGAAATCTGATGAACTTACCTTCGACCCACCAAGTATTGCACTCATTTCTGTAAGTTTTTGTGAATCTGCATTATAACCATATTCAACTATAATTGAGGCATTTAAATCCTTTTCAATTTCTTTGAGAGCTTCTATTACTGACCCATATGAGCAATCATTATTATAACCATCAGATAGGAAGAGCATTGAAATCAGAGAGTTAGCTCTATTCTTTTTAATTCTATTAATTGCTTCTTTAGCTAAAACTAAAGGTTTGTAAAATGCAGTCATACCAATAGGCTGAAGCCAACGGTCTATTGCTGAATTAATCATATCAAAACTTTTAAAAGATTTTATTTCAACTTCTTCAAGAAGAATTCCAGAATCGTTTCGACCTGAAAACCAGATAATTGTGATCGTATCTCCTTCTTTCATCAATGTTGGAATTTTGTTTTTTAGTTGTTGACGTATTAAAGCCAATTCATAATGCATAGATCCACTGACATCAATACATATAAGATAATTAACTGATTTATTTACCTCAACAGTTTGTTGATTATTTTCTATCATCTGTGTTAAAAGATGATAATTTTCATTAAATTTTACGTGTTTTATCATAATAATATTAAATTAAGATTTTTTAGTGAGCAAATTTATAACAAAGTTTTTAATTAAAAAAATTTAAATAGGTTAAATTCGTTTTTAACTATCATAATAGAAATTAATCACTAAAATAGTTTAAAATGAAAAAGTTATTTGTTCTAATTATTTTAACAACAAACTTATCTTCATGTGTTGTTGATTATCGAAATGGAAAGTTATATCTTTTGAAATAAAAAAAAAAATCTCTAACAAATTAATGCTAGAGATTTTAATATTGTCATTTTTTTTATTTTAGAAATGTATCTCACACGAATTTCCGTTACATGCGATAGCACCAGTTGAATCAATATCAGTATATTTAGGTTTAACGTTTAACTGTTTCCAATCAATATCTTTTATATCTCTATTAATCTCAATAAATTTATGGTAGTTGTTTACATCTTTCAAACAGTATGTCATTTCTTTTATTGAATTAAAATATCTATCAGAAAATTGTTTTGCTCTTCTAAGCCAATCTTTTTTCAACGGATAATTATGTAATGTAGAAATCAATTTACTATCTAAATATCTTTTATATTCCTCTAACTCTGGTTTAATGTTTAATTCACTTAATTGTTTTAATGTTCCATTTTTAAATCCCAAATTTTTCCATAAAATTTCAGGTGTAGTATTTTTTATTTTTTCGTTAACTTCAATATCTGAATATTCCAATTTTTCGCCTAATCCTAAAACAGTATCACAAGCCATCCACAAGTTATTATTAAAAGCATTCAATCCATCAACGATCAAACCTGATGCAAATAAAACTGCATCCCCATATTTTCTCACAAGTTCTTCAGGTGAAGGTATTGCAGTAAAAGGTGCTTGGTTATAATCTTTATCTCCAGTCATTGGTAATAAACTAATTCCAGCAAATGTTTGTTTATTATCATAAATATAATTTTCCACAGCATCCCAATCATCTACAATAATAGTATTACTTACATTATGACGTATACTAGGATCAGTACATAATTCAACATTTGTCCCATATTCAACCCAATTTTCTTGTGTTGTTTTAACATATTTTAGCAATTTAATCCCCATTAATTCATCTTTTAATATACTATTTTTGGGGGTTGTTATTGGAAATGATATAACCCAATCGTTATTATTTGCAGACCAAACCGATTTTTCGACCATTTTAGGGTTAACTTCCACAAAATATTTGGCAATATCGTCTTCAACATTCACCTGAACATTTCTTATATATTGTTCAGAATGTTCACCATGTATCCCTGACGCACTTTTTAATAAAACGGAAGAATTTCCCGATGGTTTCACACATGTTGTACGAGCAGCTTGATTAATTCCAATCATTTGGGCAACTTCTTTATTTATTTCTTTAACAATTATTGCACCTTTTCTTTGAATTTCAGGATTTAGTAATATTTGTGGATTATTCATAAAACCAGTTATAGAAACCCCTAACAATGCTTCTCTGTCAAATATTTGTTTAGTAATTTCGTCAACATACTTAAAGTCAGTGTATGCTGCTTGCATTGTTCCCATAATTGCCCCAGCCTTACACGCCCCATAAAATTCTTCTTCTGTATTACATTTACTCCCATTAATTTCACACAAGTTACATCCAATAGATCCTGATCTTCCATCTTCTGTTTTGGGTGAAAATCCAATCTCGAAACAATTTGAAACATTACAACCTTGAGTCCAATAAGTATGTGATTTATTATCAACAGTAATATCATATACTTCCTCTTCAGAAATAAAAGATTTGTTTATAATTTGTTTTGAAATATTTTCAGAATTTAATTTACACCATTTTTTTAGATGAATTTCTAATTTTTCATTTTTATAGTTTTGTAAAAATCCGATATATTCATAAAACAAATCAACATCTTTAGATATATTTAAATCATAACTTTCTTTACAAATATATTCACCATTTGAAAATTTTGTTTTAGTTGATTTATTTGTTGTATAATAAGATGCAATTCCTATTGAATTTAACATTAATTGAACATCTTCTATTAAATTAAATGATGTTGATTTTAATGTTACACGTCTTCCAACAAAACTACCATTAGCACTATATAACCCTCTTAAAAATGAACATATTATAGATATATCACCCTTTAAGAATCTTTCAGGTATTTTTCTTTCAAATGTTTTATTTAGTTCATCATACTTAATTGAAGTAATTATTTCATATTGATATTCACCAACACCGTCTCTTTTTTTCAAGATAAGATTTTTTATTTCACTATCAAAATAATCAAAATCGTTTTTACCTATACATAATAATACTAAATTATTTGATGCTTTATGAACAGTTCCATCACCAATTACTAGTCCATCCATAATAATATTATTATCAAATATTGGTTTATTTACCATAATACCTCTTAATAATTCTATATTTTCGGCTAAATCTATTTCAATTTTTTCATTATTATTTACTATTCTATGATTTTCTGTACCATAAAATGAATTAAATGTTGTTCCATATCTATAAACCTTTTTTATTCCCGTTGACCATTTATTTGTTATTTTCGTCCAACCTTCTGAACTCCATATTTCATCACCAATATTAATATCTTTTAATTCTTTAATACCTTTTGGTGTTAATAATTTGGCCCATGCAGGTTGACAAGGGTTAAAAATATTATCCTCATTTTCCGTAAATCCAAAACCAGGTTCTCCATATTCTTTAGTTGATTGGAAAAATTTATGAAACTCTTCTTTTGTTAAATTATTTTTATTTAATAAGACACTATTATTAGATCTTGCTCGTTGTGGATTTTCAATAAACCAATTTCCTGTTTTAGCTTTCATCATTTTCTCGTCATTGGGACTAAATAGACATACAGAAGCCGAACGCCTTAATCCTCCAGAGATAACAGCATCACTCATATGCATGACAATATCATAAGCTAATATTGGTTCAACAACCCCATTAAAATTAGCTTTATCTAGTTCTTTTTCTAAAAGATCTTCTATTTTTTGAATTGCATTTCGTAGTCCATCAGAACCTGGAGCTTTAAAGCCACCACTAATCATACTTCCTTTAGGCCTTATTTCACTATAATCAAAATGAATACAACAATTTTGAAATTTTGGAAAAGTAACATCACCATCAAAATAAGAAGATAGAAGTATTCCAATCGCATCTGCCCAGCCTTCAATACTATCCTCTATAATATGGGTTTTTGAACGATTTGATCTTTGTTTAATTTTGGGAAGTTTTTCAATATGTTTGTTTTGAACTGAAAATCCAACACCACAACCACATAAAAGCCAATACATACAATCTTGAAAAAATCTTACTCTATCACAATACATTCCAATACAATTATAAATTTTAGCATTGTGTTTAAGTATTGGAGCACCACCGAATTGTAAACCTCTTTGTGAACCTAATACATATTTTTCTTTGTATTTTTTTCTTGCAAATTCATAATATTCTTTAAATTGTGGATTATTTTCCAATATTTCTTTAAATTTAATTTGGTGCATTTGATCAAAAACTCTATCAACACTTTCTTCCCAAGTTTCGTATCGTCCCAATTCTTCATTGTATTTACTATAACTTGAATAAAATTTAAAATTTGATAACAGATCATGACCTAAGTCATTGAATTTCATTTTCTTCATAACAGATTTTTGTCTAGTTTAAAATTATTTTTGTAAAATTTTGTGATGGGATTTTTATTTTCATAAAGAGTAAAAAATAACTTTAATAAATAGTGCAAAAATAAACATCTTTGTGAGATTTTTAACATTTGTTAAGAAAATATTTTTCAACAAATTTATTCTGTTGTTTGTTAGATTTTTATGAAAAAAAAATTAATAAAAAGATGGTTAAGAAATGATAATAATTAGATTTTATTCAATCATCGTTTCTATAAAACTTGTCAAATCTGGTAATTGTGCCACTCGGTTTTTCTTCTATTTTTTCATTGTTTTCAAATGAATCCAATGAAGTGGTAGTGTTTTTCTTAAATATTTCAAAAAGTAATTGTAGGGGGGTAATTATTTGATAGTTATATGATTCAGAATCATCATAGGTTATTATTGTTTTTTTGGCCATGAAAAAGAAATTTTTATATCCTATTATTTTCTTGCAAAGATATGAAAAATATGGAAGAAAAACAAAATAATATAAAATTTAGTTGTGGTGGTAGGAATCAAACCTACATAGCTGAAAGCGAAGCATTTACAGTGCTCTGATTTAGTCAATTTACCATCACCACAATATATTGTGCCCCCACTTGGTTACGATCCAAGTTCTACAATTTAAAAGATTGTAGCTCTACCATTGAGCTATAGAGGCATTTATAAAAACAAAAAAACCCGAAACTTATTCAGAATCGGGTTTTAACTTAATAACCTAAAATTTAAAATTTTTAGCACATAACTTTCCCAATTCTTACTAAGATTTGTTTCTTATAAGATTTTGAGTAATAATATGTGCTGCTTGTCAAAAACATTTTTTAATATGATAAAATTTAAAGTAATTACAAAGATAACAATAAATAGTTATTTTTCCAAAAAAATTTCGTTAAAAGTTGTTAATAAACTATTTTATTTTTTAGCTTCTCTATCATTGTCTTCATCTTCAAGTTCTTCTAGCGTTTCGAGATTATCTTGATAATATCCAGCCAGAGCATTTAAACTAAAATCTTCAACAAATGAAATATTTTCGGTATTTGTTATTTGTTTTTTTATTTCATTTATTTTTACTTTTAATACAGACATTAAACTTTTTCTAGGTTCACCCATGATTTTTCGTTTTAAATAAAATTATAAAAAAAACTACTATTAACTATAAATACTACGGTAAATAGGGATTAGACGGATTTGTTGAAATAAATATTTTTAAAAGCCTATTTTCTTTTTTCCATTATCAAACGACATTTCACTTGTATTATAGATATCTGCTAATGTGAATGAATCAACAACTTCAACTTTTAGTTTTTCTGCTAATTTTCTTGCACGATCATTTGATAATTTTTTAAACTCATATTGAGCAATTAATCTACCTTTTCTCAATAATGCCTTATCAATATTAAGTATTGATGTGTTAAATGTTGCGACAATTTGAATATTTAAACAATCTGATAATAATCCATCTGTTAAATTTAGTAGATTTGAAATTGCTTGTGATGAATATCCGCTTCTTTTCATTAGAATATTTTCAGCATCTTCAATAACCAGAATTGAATTTGAAACATCAACAAGAAATTTAATTAAGTGTGGTGATGAAATGGAATCTGTCATATTTGGTGGAAGATAGATAACATTTTTATTTAATTTATTAATTAAATGTCTAATATATGTTGTTTTCCCTGTCCCTGGTTCACCATATAGTAAAACCAAACCTTTTGAGTTATCTTTTGAAAGTTTGTTTACGATTAATTCATTCACTTCTTCAAAATCTTCATTATAATTTAACGAAAAGTCGATTGTTGGTGGTTGAATTTCTTTTTGAAGTAAACTAAATCCATTCAAACTTGATACTAACAGGTTTATATATTTATTATTATTTTGATCTATTTTATAATTGTTTATTTCATTGACTAAGTTTTCTAGGGATTTGGTTTTAATTGAAAAATAAAGTTTGATCGCAATTCTACCATCGCAATAATCCTCAACAGCTTTTACATAAACTACATTATTAGGTTCATTAAAACAAAAAAGAATTATATGATAGTATTTGTCAACAATTTCCTTTTTATCATAGTAATATTCTGATGTTGTTACAATATTATCTTTATATTTTTCAATAAATGCATTAATTATTTCTCTATCAAACATATATTCGAACCCAATACAATTTGGAATTTTCTTAAATTTATCCCAAATCAAATTTTTTATTGGATAGTTACTATCATCATCAACAGATCCAAAATAATTATGTGTTAATTCATTTCTTTTTTTACTGGTCGATTCTTCCATAGGATTTTTTTAGAAATTTAAATATATAAACGTTTTTAATCTTTAAATAAATCAAAATTATTATTATTTTTTAGAAATACATTAACATTATCTTTTGATAGTAATTCAATAAAATATTCAATTTCCTCAACTGAAGAGAATATTAAGACAAATCCTTCATGTTTAATAGAATTATCGATTGTGGAGGCTAATTCACCCGTTTTAAACGATAAATAATATTTATCTTCATCTATTTTAAAATTAAAACTTAAATATATTAAATATTCAATGTTTAGATCTTTTTTATGTTCAAAATACCCACCACCTACAATTGATTTATATTTCATTTTTTTGTTGAAACTATGAATGTTATTCTTTTTCGCAATATCAATCCATTCAACATATTTTTGTTTTGCACTATCAAGTATTTGTAGAAAATTTTCATGTTCTACAGTACTAACCATTATTCCACCATATTTTCTATTAGAATCTGTTGATAGAAGATCAATAAATAAAACATATTCATTTATATCGTTATGAGCAATATATGTGTTGAAATATTTTTTTGAAAAGGCATTATAATAGGATTTATAAAGATCTTGTGCATCAATAAATAATGTGAACAATGTTAAAATAAAAAGAATTTTAAATTTAAGCATGATATGTAATATTAAATAAAATTATTTTTGGGTTTTGTGTTTGTTTTATAGAATATTAGCAACATTATTAGTAATTACATAATGATATTTGTTTGGGCAATTTGTATTTAAAATGGATGGAATAAACGATATTTTATTATTCTTTTCAATTAATTTCCATCCATTTTTATCATTTAAATTAAGAACTGACAAATTTACACAACCACATAAACACAAATGAACCACTGTTTTGTATTCTTTTGAAATATAAATAAAATGTTGTTTTAATGTATTAGGAATATATTCAACAAACATTGGTATTATTTCAATCTTTTTTAGGGTTTTCATTAGAAATTATTTTTCAAATTTTCTTTTTAACTGTTCATATATTCTACGTTCTTCCAAATCTTGTTTATTTTTTTCCACTTCAAGTTTTTCTCTTTCAATGTCTGAATATAACTTTTCAAGATCAATATCAATTGTTTGATTAATTTCATACAACTCACAGACTTCAAGTTCTTGCTCATGATCTTTGGTATAGTTTTCTTTGATTTGATTAGCAATTATTTTTTTAGCTTCTTCAAGATTTGAAGTTTTGATGTTAATTATAGTTTCACCACAAGCAATTGTATAATCACAACCTTGTCCTTTTTGTTTAATAAATGCTTTGTATAACATATTTTTAAGAATTAAAAATCATTTTAGAATAACTTTTTATTGATTCATAATCATTTAATGAAGTTTTTAAACTTTTTATATAATTTTAAATAATAATCTTACTAATTCTTCATTTGATTTAACTGGACGATTGTAATCTGCTCTAATTAAATAAAAAGGTATTTCTTCTTCGTCTGTAAAAATATCCCATAAATGTGGATGTGGGAGATAACCGTGAAGTTTTTCTGAATAAATTTTAGCTTGTTTCTTTTTCATTAAATTAAAATATTATTTTCTTTTATTAAATCATAAACTTCATTTGCAACCCAAGTACATATATATGCAACAGGTTCATCGTTATCAAAATCTGCAACAAATCCTCTATTTTTTGCAATAATATTAGTAGCGTGTAATATTTCGTGATGAATATCGCCATGAGTTATTTTTTGTAGATGTTTAAAGTTTAATACAATTAATGGACAATTAAATCCTTCATAAAAAATTTCAAATGTGTGTGCAAAATTTTCATCTTCATCCAAATCATCTACATATTTAGTAATTTTATTAATGTTATTACTAAAAATAATAAGTAAATGACCATTATATAATGGAATTGGGGTTATTTTTTTTATGAAATATTTTTTATTATTTTTTGTCATTAAAACGTTTTTTTATTAGTTACATGTCAATATAAAGTTTTTTACCACAAAATTTACATTTTTCGATATAGTATCTATCTTGATGATCTGTATGAATTGTTTTTGTTTTTTTATGATCACAAGTTCTTTGAAGAAGAATTTTGGCAAATCTATTTAACAATCTTTTCATTTGATTTACTGTTTTTAATAATCTATCCAACTACTTTTCTTTGTTTTTCCATCATACCAAGGCCACGTTTCTTTAGCTTTTTTCAAATCATTATTTGAATATTTCTTCAACCAGAGCCATTGTTCCCAATATTTGTCATCACCCTTGAATATATAAAATTGAAACCACAACCATTCGAATAAAATCTTTGGAGATAACTGAACTCGTGGTGAATTATTTTTATCTTTCCATATCAAGCCATTTTTTCTAAAATAGGGTTTCCATAGGAAATGTGATGATTTGTAAAAACGAAAAATCAATTTTGGTTTTTTCATTCATAATATTTTAATCTTCATCTCCAAATTCTTCATATAGTTCATCAACGCAACGGTTACATAACCCATTGTTATAATTATAAACTTCTTCGGATATTGTTCTACCACATTTTTTACAATTATACGTTATGTCAACATAATCCGAATCATCATTGTTATTGAATTTATTCTTTTTCATAGACTTTTTAGTTTTTCTTTATATTGTTCAACTGTTTTTAATATTTCTTCTTTAAGAGATTTATTTGTTCTATCTATCTCGAATTTCTTTAACAAATATATTATCTTACCAAAACTATTTGCAGTACGAGCCACATAACTAAATTGAGATTTAAATGCTTTTACTAAGTTTGTATATTCATCAAAATGTTCAATAAAACCATCTTCTTTAACTACTTTAATAGCATTCTTATTAAATTTATATAACGGATCGAATTCATTATTTTCCATTGTTATCTACTTTAAACGTTTTTTCACAATACTCACACTGAACATAATCATATGGCGTTTCTTCTAATTTTCCACCACATGAAGGACATGGAGCTAAAATCAAATTAAGTTTAATTAATTCTTTTTCAACTTCTTTTAAAAGATCTTGTTTATCGTGCCACGAACTTATTGGTTGTTGATTTTCATCAAATTTCCAATATCTATCAATTAGATCTAAAATTATATGCATAAAATTAGTTATTATTTTTGAATTTTCTCAAAAAGTGGTTTATTTAGAGTTTCTACAAAAGAATTCTGTTTTTCAGGCAATTTTTCATCAGTTTCATCAAAATCCAACCAATCTTCCTTATCAGACATTTTATTTTCTGACTGAAATTCAACAGAGTTAAATTTCTTCATTGGATCAAATTTATTTGCAATTTCTTCCATTGTTTTTTATTTTTAAACGTTTAGTAACTAAAATCCTTCATACTTAATTTCTTCCCACATTTTCTTTTCACAATCAACACATAATCTATGATCAACACATCTATTTGTAGATATAACTTTTCCACATTCTTTACATTTTACAATTAAAAACATATAAACAAATTTCTTTATAGTTCTTTTAATGTCTTTTTTAATATATTTGATGAGATTATCTGCAATATCTTTTTCTATTAATTTAATTAAACCAGCCTTAGAATGATCATTATTCTTCCATTTTGCAAAAATATCACCATCATAATTATAACAATTATCATAATCATTAACAAGACTATTATATTCATCAATAGAACTAAATCCTTTTGAATCAGTGGGTAAAACACCCATTTCACTAAATTTCTTTATTGGATTAAATTCATTTATGGTTTTTTTCATTATTTTTTGTTTTTAAAAATTAAATAACTACTTTTTATTCTATTATACGAAAAATTATTAAAAATGTTTTATTTTTCATCACAAAATTACAAATTATTTTTTAATTCCTTTATAGTATTTATATTAAAAAATGTTAAATATTATGAAAAGGTCTTTAAAATCGTTAATTGGCGAAGAAATAAAAAATATTATCAATGAAGGTTATGTGATGAATGATGATCGTTTTAAATTTCAACATAGGGTTGAAAATCCATCTTTTTTTAACACTAATTCATTTAGTGCTGACTATGATACTGATATAAGTGAAAGCAATATCACAATCTTCTGGAATGTCTCGTTCTGGTTAAACGATTTTGGTATCGAAAATTTAATTATAAACGTAGAAAAGGTTGAAGGAACATATACATTAGAACTCATTAACAAACAAAGTGGAGAAACTGAACAAGAATCTGAAAAAAACATTAATGAAATCGAATGGAATTTTATTGTAGATGATGCCACTCTTCAAAAAGGAGGTAGTTTGTATGTCTCTGATTTAATATTTGATTTTGCTAAAAAAACTTGTGAAGTTCAATTTTAACGAATAAATATAAAACCAAAATCCTATTAATATAATTATTATTAATAGGATTTTTTCTTTAAAACATAATTTCAACATAATCTCTTTGAAGAACGTTTGAAAAAGTTTTTACAATTTTAACTGTTTTTTTCATCCATTGTTTGCGATTCTTTGAAACTAATTTCCAGTTTGGATGTTTTAGATTTTCAATACTATCATATGTTCCAAAGCAATCCCATGTACAATTTTCTCCTCGATGATAACCACATCTTGAACATCTTATTTTACCAACATGTTCAAGATATCTTTTGTAAATTCTATTGAATTCACCACGATTTGTTGTTTTTCCTAAAATTTCTTTTGTTCCCATTGTTTTCTAAGATTTAACCTAGAAAACAGATGCCCCTTCATTAGATAAATTTATTTTCATATTACTTTTTCTTTTTTTTCTTTATTATTGTACTTTTCTTCCTAACTGGATCGTTAATTTTTATTGGTTTTCCACAGCAATTATCGTTATCGTTTTTCTTTTTCATTTATTCAAATGGTTTTCCAAAAACATCACTATCTTTCATAGATAATTTATTGTTTTTTACTAAATCTTGTTTTATTGTGTCAAGAACCAAACAGCAAATGTTTATCATGTCTTTCTCAAAGTAAGAAATAAATTCATTCACTTGTTTTTCACTTGCCAATGATATTATTTCTTTTGCTTCTTTTCGATATTCTTTAGCAATTTCATTATCAATGATAATATTTGCTTTGTCTTTTAATTCCATTGCTTTATTATATAAATAGGTTAAACTTTAGGAATAATATATCCATCACCATTTTTATCATTAAATTCATGACTTGATAAAAATTTCTTCGATAATTTATCTTTTTCATCAAAATCAATATTATCATCTACATCATTTATAGAATTTTTATAAATTTCCAATAATTCGTTTAATTTATCAAATAAGTTCCACATAATTTAAAATAATATTCTTTTCTTAATAATTTTATCAAAATCATTAAAGTTATTAAAATCCCATCTAATTCTTTTAGTTCGTTTTTGTTTCATTAATCGAACCCCACACAATTTATTATTAACAATTTTAGTTCCAATACAATATCCAAAATACCTTAAAATTGGATTAATCAATACTTTTAATAATGAACGATGATTAGCGATCTTTCCATTTTTATATAATATTCCTAAATTTAATTTCATTATATTTTTTTATCTTTTCTAAAAGAAGTTTTCAAATCAAAACCATGTTTAATGATTTTTGTTCTATTATCAACTTCAACAATTTCTTTTCCATTACTACCCAAAACACCACCAAGAAACATACTTATTTCCTGAAAAGCCTGATAAGAACCAAAAACTTTATAAAATTGATAATATTTTAATAGTGGATTAATAATAAATTTTTCATAATAATGTGAATTGAATTTATCAAATCTAAGCGAATATGAACTTTCGTAAACAAAAATAGGTGTATTATATTCCCTAAATTTATCAATTAGATCAAGATTAGCAATTTTATCATATCGTTCTTTAAAATTATCTCTTTTGCTATGAGCAATAATTGTTTTAATCTCATTAAAATCATAAATAATATCAAAATCTAATTCATTATCATCATTAATATAAAAGAATTTAAAACCAATATATAATTTTCCACAAAATCCAACAACAATATATTGATAAGATTTATATTTAATATTTGGTTTTAGAGAAGGGGAATTGTAATGTTCTAAATCAACAATTGGTGAAATATTATCTTTTTCTTTTTTTGAAGACCAATAAATTTGAAACAACTTTCTTTTAAGAAATTCTGGGAAATCTTTATCCTTCCAATTGGATATTTTTGGTTGTCGATCATAAACAATAGTTTTGTCAATACCACTTGTCTGAACAACCCCATCATAATAATCTTTTAAAGAAGACTTGGTTAATATTAACATAATAATTCTTTTTTATAAATAATATGAAGAAAATATACTCTCGTCAAAAATTTCCTCATCAAGTTCATCAATTACATTTTCAATATTTCTAAAAATATCTAAAATATTAGAATCAGTTTCATTTACAAGATAGTTAACAAATGTTTCATCAAGATCATCAACCATCATATGCAAATCCTTTATGTTAAAATTTTTAAAATTCATATATATACGTGAAAATTATTAAAATTCATATAAAATATTATATTCATTTCATCGTCAAGTTCAAAAATATTATCTCGCAAATTGCTATCAATTATATTTAACATTTCATTATCAATTTCAAATATAAGAGATACATTTAAATTATTTTCAATACTATTAATTTTATAAAACAAATTTCCACTTGAAAAATGCATAGGTTATAATATATTATAGAAATAAATTTCTAAAAATAATAGAAAATGTGAAAATTTTTGATGATGTCCAACCGCAAATACTATTTAACGTTATTGAGCATAAAATTTAAAATAAACATCAATTAATGCCATTCAAAAACTTCACAAATTTAAAGAAATTTTTTTTAATATGAATAAATTAATTCAACTTTTTTCCACTTATCGGTGTTGTAGTTTAAAACCCAAACAGTTATATCGTATTTAATTGCAACAGTCATTAGTCTTTTTACATATGCATCATCTTTCAAACCTTCAACAATTAAAAGAACGCCTGGTTTTTTATTGAGTTTATATGCATAATACAAAGATTGCCCCACACCCTCACTCCACCTATCAGCAAATTCGACTTCAATGACAAATGTGTCTGTAACGATATCAACCTTTGCCAGATCGTTTAAAACAACTTCAGTTTTACCATTCATTATTTCAGCAAAACCATCACGATAGTAAGATTCTTTCATTTTTTGAGAAAATGATGATAATGGAATTATAGATAAAATTATTGTTATTATAATAATGATAATTATATTTTTCTTCATGATTTATAATCTATTTGCACCTAATGTTATTATTATTGAGATGAATGCTAACATCTCAATCCACCAAAAATATTTTACTTTTAATAAAAATAGTATTAATGATATAATTCCAAATAATAGTGTTAGATACCACATATTGAAATCAACTATTGTTGAAACCTGAGATAAAATTATTCCACCAAATGCTGATGTCATATGGACATTAAAAGTTAATTTACCGTCTTTAAATGAAGTAGCAGCACCAACAAACATCATCATTCCACCTGAAAAAAACATTAAAGGAGTTGCACCTATTACTATAATTGGTAAAGAAATTCCCCAAATAAATAATGTGAATAAAATTTTTTGTTTATTTGGTAAAACATAGTATGATTGAGATATCGATCTTTGTATACCAAATTTTATGGCAATGTAGAATACATAGGAAACAAACGTTCCAATTAATAAAACGAACAATAATTGATTTAAACTCATAAACTTAAAATTTTAAAGTGATGCTAAAAAAATTAAAACTAATATTACTAATAATACTCCAGCACAAATTAGAAAGGTTAGCATTGTTCCACAAAATCTACAGAATTTCTTTTTACCTACCAATTCAACATCACATGATAAACATTTATACATATTAATTATTTTAATATATATAAATAGTGTAATTTTACATGGTTTCTAAACTAAATCAATAAATTTTATTTAAAATATAAGAAAAAATCAATTGGCGATGGATTATTACCACCAATATATGGCCACAACTTATAACCAAATAGTTTATAATTAGTTACAATATTACTAGATTTGGCGATTAGTTCATTATTTCCTTGATCTATGATTTCAAATAGAATTTCTTTAGATTTTTTCGAAAAAGATATTGAAAATATATATTTTCTATCGTAATCAATATCACATAAAAATTCAGAAAATCTTCTACTTTTAATGTAATAGTAAGTACCAATATTAATATTTGAATCATTCAACATTCTAAATGCAAATCGATAAGATTCATTTTTTAAATGATGTCCAAAAGAAATTCCTAATATTTTACTAAAATCTAATTTATCATTTCCTTCAAACTCAAAATAAGATTTTTTAGGAAATTCAATGACATGAGAAATCTTATATTCTTTCTTTATATAAAGAATTAAAGAAAATAATCTTCTAAATAGAATTAATGGCGAATGTTTACCTTTTCTAATTTTAATTATCATCAATAGTATTTTTTATGCCCAAAATAAATCCAATAATTAACAATATAATAAAATAACCTAAAGAATATAATCCAATAACAAAATATGTTACATTCCTTGTATTATCTGTGATTACCAAACCAATTAAAAAAACAATAAATGATATTATCATTTTTAACACAGGTGACTTTAAGAAAATTAGGCTAAATAAGGTTTTCAGAAATTTAAATATTTTTTTCATAACTTTTTAATATAAATAGTTTAATGCAAAGATATGAAATTATTTCAAAATAAAAAAATTTTAAGAAAATTTGGCATATATAGCCAAATATGGATATATAGTCACTATATAAGCCTTTAAGACGATATATTAATTATTTCTTAATAAATAAAACTAAATTTGTTTTGTAGCACCGATCCGAATCGAACGGATTTTTTCATCCTTGAAGGGGATGCGGCTCGACCTATATCGCCCTCAGTGCCATATTATTTTCATAAAATTTAATCCATTTTTTTGTACTTTATAAAAAAATACTATAAAGTACAAAAACTGACTAAGGCCGTCCCCGTGAGATTCGAACTCCTCCTACACATCGACAGTGTGTCATGCTACCATTACACTACGAAGACGTTATTTTAAAAATATTTCAAAGAACATTAAATTGTACCCCCAGAAGAATTCGAATCTTCAACACACAGTATCTAACGCTGCTACCTCTACCAATTGGGCTATGGGGGCATATAAAAAACAAAAAACCCCAACAAATTCATGTCGGGGTTTTAGATAAAATTATACAATAATTATATATTTATTTCCCGACAAAACATAACAATTCCTCATCAGCAGCCCATAGAAGAGTATCTGCTAAAGATAAAGTCAATATGTCGAGTAAATTTTTCATGTTAAACTGTTGTTCCTACCATTTTCATAAAAAGTAATTTTAATTTTTTCATAAATACTTTGTTTTTTCAAAAACTTCCCCAAATCATAAGAAATGAGGAAGTTTTTTTTAAAAATAACCTTATAATTAAAACTTTCAAAATGAAAAGCAAAGATAGATATATTTTCTTAATCTACCAAATATTTTAACATTATTTAACTAATATAAACAAAACCATCATTACCAACGTAAATGTTTTTTTCTTTCATGTTCCTAGCAATATTTTGTAGAGTATCATTCCAATCATCAAAAAATCCTACACCATGTCCATTTCTTGACAACCATAAATTATGTCCTAATGCATTTGCATCATAACTATTTAATTCATCTGGTGCTTGTTCTTTTGCTGTTTTGATAAAATCGATAATATCTTGTCGAGCAATTTCTTTTGATTTTTCATCAACATCAAAAATTGTTTTTTCTTTTAAACCGTTTTCGTCACTTTCTTCTGCCCATAAAGCAGTTTCTAAGTAACTAGGTAAAACTTCATTAACATCTAAATTATTTTCTAAATTAACGTTCTCATTTAACATTTTTTTGGGTTTATAGGTGTTATCAATTTTTGACATTAATTCAAATAATTGTTTTTTGTTTCTTGTATCTTTATTTTTCATAGTTTATAATAATTTTTTTAATAATAAGATTTTCAATGTTTTGCCATTGTTCTTAAACGATAATTCAACTTTAGAATTTTCACGAAATTTTATATATGATCTTCCCAATTCATCAATAACTTCAACAGTATTTACATCATTAAGGAAGATTGTATCGTTTTTCATCTCAACCAATTCTTCGTTCGATTTTTTTAAATTCATTTAAAAAACATTTTATATAAATACTATAAAAAGTTATTAATTAAACGTATTATTTAAAAATAGTTGCTCTGGCAGAATTCAAATCTGCACGCCTTACGGCACAAAAGTCAAAGTTTTGCGAGTCTAATCAATTCCTCCACAGAGCAATATAGTATTTTGGGGGTTAGGTGGAGTATGATTCCACATCTTTCAAGGTCACAGCTTGATGCTCTATCCATTTAAGCTACTAATCCCATATAAATAATCTTAAATTATTTGATTATCAGTCGAGCGTGCCGAAATCGAATCGTTCCTGAATGTTCCAGACATCCCATGCTAACCATCACACCCCACACTCGAAAAATTTATAAAATAAAAAACCCCATTCAATTTTTATCTTGAATGGGGTTTGTGATAAAACCTAAAATCATTTTTTAAACATAGATTTCCCATTCAACATTTTGTGGATGTTGTGGTTGGGGATGCTGAACGCACAATATGTTTAAAACATTTTTCATTTTCCTTAATTAAAATACAAATTTACTCGTTTAAATTCAATTAACCAAATTTATTTAGTTAAAATATATTAAAAATAAACATAACCGCTATTTTCGGCAAAGAAATCATTTATCATATTTACTACTTTATCAAACATAACTTGAAGAATTTATTTCAAGCAATGACAATAATTCCTTATTTTTACATAAATACTCAAAAATTTAAAAAAATATTTTAATAGATTATCATAGTATTTATAATAAAAAAATATTTCACATGAAACTTGATAACAATATATTAAATATTATCAACGAAGAAATATCGCAAAGTTTTAATTTTTTAAGCAATGATGATATTTTAAAAGAACAGGAAGAGAATCAATTGTTAAATAATGAAGATTTTCAAAAACAATTTATTTGCGATTCTTTATTAAATACAAGCAATAAGATAAAATTTATTGAATTTGGTGATGGAAATATTGGAGGGAATTGGGAAGAAGACCCTGAAAATGCTACTAATTTATCTATTGATCAATACATTAAATTAGAATTTAAATACGATTCTGAAAAAGATCCTATTGTTCTGGAATTAAATTTTGATGGTGATATTTCAATAATTAAAAGCGATTCTTCAGAACAAGGTGATTATAATAGACCATCATATAGTGAAGCATGGTTTAATGGTTTTGATTGGAATGATGTTAATGTTTCTTTATATGATTCTAATGGTAATAAAATTGAATTTGTTGCATTAAAAAAAGCTCCAAATAATATTAGAATATTGTTTGTAAAAATAATATTAGAATATTGTTTATAAGAGAATGTTATAATTTTCAACAAAAATAATTAATTTTGTTAAAAATTTTTATAAAATGTTTAAATTAAACTTAATTTTATTGGCTGTAACACACAACCTCTACAAACTAAATTATTGAAATAATTTTCATTTGCTACATTTATTTTTCTTAACATCCCCAAAGAACCATTTATATCTGCGTTTAGTGTAATTCCTGTTGATGATCTAAATAAACCTCTTTTAATTCTTCTTCCTAAATATTTTTTAGAATATTTCATTTCTTCATTTGATAGGTGATCAGATTTTGAAGTATAACTTTCTTCAGTTAATAAAACTTCTATTCCTACTTCTTCTGCCTTATATTTAATCATGTTAATTAAATTATCAAATGGAATGTTAACAAAATTCTGATTATTTTTCTTATTTAAATTACATTCTTGTTTCCAATTATCATTTTTACCAATAACAATTTTTCCAACATCATGTTTAATACATAATTCTATTAACCATTTACTTGCTTTATGTAGATAATCATCTATTTTATTTTTTCTTTTTAATGTAATTCTATTTAATTTTTTTGAAAAGTTTTTGTTATTAACAATTTTAATAACCGATTTTTCTTTGGAAATTAATTTATTATAATATTGATTTATAGTTTTTAATGGTCTACCGTTAACCAAATATGATAATGGTTTTTCTTGGTTTGATGTTATAGCCAATAAATTATTCACACCCAAATCAATCCCTATTACATTATTTTTATTTAATTTTAATTCTTTAATGTCTTTTTCATATACAATTTCTATTTTAATCTTATTATTTTTTGGTACTAATCTAATTTCTTTTAGTTTGTTTTTTGTTATTTTTGAATTAATGCTGTAATCTGATTTTGGTATTTTAATTTTGTTTTCTTTATTGTAAGATAAATTTTGTTTAGGAAAAATACAAACAAAATATCCTTTCTTATCCAAGTATTTTGGAAGACTTGGTTTACCTAAATATTTATTTGGATTTTTTACATAATCTTTTATAGATCTAAAGAAACTTAACCAATTTCTATCTAATAATTTTAATACTTGTTGAGATGTCTGTGCTGGTAAATCTTTATAGGTTTCATGGGATTTAACTAAATTATATAATTCATGATATCTAATCCAATTAGCGTATTCAACTAAGCCTTGTTCTTTTTCTTTAGAAGATTTAATAAATTCTTGTCTAATTATATAATTAGAATAATTATAAAGATTTTTTGCTTTATGACAAAAATCAAAAAGTATTTTATCAGATTTAATATGTGATTCTATTCTGGTTGGCATAATTCTTCAACAAGGTTTTTTCTTTTATTTGAATATAATTTCATTGAATATGAATGTAATAAAGTAACGATTTCTTCAAAAATTTCTTCTGAATCTAATTTAGGATTTCCTATTTCACTAATAACTTCAATATTTGTTCCATATTTTTCGAATAATACTTTAAACAATTCAAATCCAATCCTAGATAATCTATCTTTATATGTTATGATAATTCTTTCAATTTTTCCATCAATAACATCATTAATTAAATTAAAAAGTTCTTTTCTATTTTCAAAATTAATACCTGAAGCAATATCATATTTGATTTCATTAATAGAATAACCTTTATTAAAACACCATTGTTTTAATAAATTAATTTGATTTTCAAGATCTTTTTTTTGTTTTATTATGGATACTCTTGCATATATTATAGTTTTTCTATTCATTTCTTTATTTAAGAAATCATAAATAGATTTATCATCATAAGAATATCTACCATTAGGTAGTGTAGTTGTTTTTACATATCCCAATTTAACATATTTGGTTAGTGTTGGTCTACTTATTTTCAATAAATTCAGGACATCATTTGCCTTCATTGTATATTTTTAATATAAATACGTTAAAAATTATTAAAAGTAAATATTTTTTAATAAAATTATTTAAAATATTTATTATTTTTATTAATTTTGTGCGTTTTTTTTAATATTTAATTTATTAATTATTTTAACTGTTCCAAATATCTTCTATAATTATTTATTTTGCTTTCTAATTTTCTTTTTTCAAAACCATCCATATCAGGATTATTTCTTATTTTTTCTTCATTTTCTTGAATTTTTGCTTCATAAATATCAATTATAACATTTTTTGGTAAAGCCATTTTATAGAATATTATTATTAGATGATATTATTACCATTTTTTTAATGGACAATAACTTTTTGAATTTCTTACTTTAGCTGGTGTAAAACACCCACATTTTGAACAAATATTATTTAATAATAATTTTGGACATTGAATACAAATAGCCATTCTTTCTTTGGCTTGTTTTTCTGTCTCAGGATTTGGAAATATATAATTTTTCCAACCATCATAAATTTCTTTTAATTTTTCTTCTACACTTATCATAATTTATTTTTATTTAAACCTGTCTATTTAATGTAGTTTGAAACGCTTGTACTAGTGAATATAAGTTAGACACATCTATATCAGTTAATCCATTTCCTATGCTTGCAAATGCGCATTGTTTTGAATCAAAATATTGACCTCCATTTCTTGAAAAAAGAAATACATTACCACTATCATACGAACTACTAAAATCTGTAGTGTTGGTAGATCCTTGTTGGGTTGCATTTTTAAAGCCTTTGAAAACAATATTAGATGTTCTTGTAGCCGTAAATAACCCTCTTGTATCGGTTTGAGAAGCACCTATTGCATTAGCTAAACCACCTAAAATAAATGTATATAGACTACTTTTTAGGTTCATTTGGATGAACTTATTATTGACAAAATAACCAATACTTAAAATAT